CCTTGCCACCCTACTTTTCTCTAGAGCTTAACCCTAATTTTTCTAACTGCCCTAACCCTAACCTAGCCCTAGCCCTAGCCCTAGCCCTAGCCCTAGCCCTAGCCCTAGCCCTAGCCCTAGCCCTAGCCCTAACCCTAACCCTAACCCTATTCCGTCGTCCAAGACGGCGTGAAACAGCCCCAAGTAGGGTGTCCGCACCACACGACGGTCATTTGCTGGGTGGGAGGAGCCTAAATGGCCTTAAAACTGGCTTCTGCAGCCATGGTGGACACTTCCAACCCTACCTGGAGCATCAAAACTCATCAAAACCTCTACAAAAACAGCCGCTTCTACTCAAACCTACCGTCTCAAGCCCTAACTGGACTCAACCCTACCACTTCTAGCCCTAATTCTGCTCAACCCTACCACTTCTAGCCCTAAAAATCATGCTGGTCAAGGCCTACTGCGACTTCATGCGACGCCTGGACGACGCCTTGTGGGTCTCTGGCCTCAAGGAGAGCGACGTGGGGCACGTCAGGCACTACAAGGACAAGAAGATTCTGTCCAAAATGACCAAGGTGAAGCAGTGTGCGCTCAGCAAGAAGTACCACGAGTGTGAGAGGGCAGTGGGGGACGTGTTTGAGACAGTGTTCAAGGGCCTGACTCTGGTCATTTTCGTGTGCATGCTTGTGTTTTTCAACTACTGTGCGGCGAGCGAGCGTCGCGTGGCCAGCAAGGGACCCGTGGTTAGGTGCTCAGACGGCGTGCAGAAGCTCATGGGCGAGTACCCTGAGCACAGGACTGCTGATTTCTGTCCCCTGGACGCGGACTGCGCCTGGTACAAGGGCCCACACGCCGGCGTGATCCCCATCTACCACCCTCTGGCCCTCTACTACAACGACTCTGACGAGGTGAGATGCTTCCCAGGCTTCACACTGCTGCCCGTGGAGGCCCCTGCCTACATCCCCAAGACGCTGGACGCCTACCCAGAGCTGTGTCAGATGATGGCAGCGCACGCAGGGATGTGTGAGATGGACTGTCCCAGGGCCAGGATCACCTCTCTGAACAGAAGGAGCCTGCAGCTGACCTTCTCCAACAAGAACGGGTTCGAGATGAAGACCCTGGTCCCTTCATGGGCTCATGACTACGCACACGACGTCGTGCTACCCAACTTTGACTACGCTATGGTGCTTGTGCACAGGGCCTACCTGTCATTGTAATTGTTATCATTGTTATTGTATGTGTATACGCATGATTTTCAATAAAAAGTTGAACTCTATCTATCTCTCATGTGGTTTATGGTTTAAAGTTTTTTTTATATATAGTACCTTCATTTATGTACATGAAGTGTGTATGCACTAAGTTTATTTAATGAACATGATGTTTATGACTTCATTTATGTACATGAAGTGCACTAAGTTTATGACTTCATTTATGTACATGAAGTGCACTAAGTTTATGACTTGACCTCGTTTATGTACATGAGGTTTCTAAGTTTAAGACCTTTAAGTTTTATTATTATATTGTTATACCATTGAACCATTGACCATTGATGACCATTGATGACATGAGAAAGAAATAAGTTTAAGGGTTTTTATTGAGTATATTCGCATCAATCATACACATTCAACAATAACAGTAAAACATTAAACAGTTTAAGAATCAGCAAGGACGATCTCAGCATCCAGGTCAGCCAGGGTTCTCTCCCGACTCTTGATGGGGACAGGTGAGGTGATTCTTCTAAGTGCCTTCTTGTCTCCCTCTCCCACCATCCACTCCACGTCGCATCTGACCCTCACATCAGCGTATCTGCGGCTGCCATACCCGGTGCAGGTCAGCTTGCCCTCAGTGAAGGTGTTGCGTTGGACTTTGGTCAGGTCAATGTAGCAGCGGCGTGAGTTGCCAGTCACCATCTTGCCATACTTGCTCACCTCAGAGGAGATGTTGTGCTCAGCCAGGGGAGCCATTGGGTCCAGCATCACCAGGAGTTCAAGGTGGGCAGCCAGGCACATGTTGTGTCCCAGCTGGATGATCTTGGGTGCCCTGTGGTTTCTGTTGAAGTTAGTGGCCATCTGGATCATGGTCTGGCTGAGGACTGGAGCGTCTCTCTTCTCAATCAGCTTGATCTTGTGGACTCTGACCTGTCTGAGTGTGAAGGGGTGCATGAAGAAGAGGTCATCATCATACTGGAACCTGCTTGTGATGCCTCCAGTGGTGGCATAGGTGCGCAGAGCTTTGATCTGGTCAGGGATGTCTTTCACAGTCATGGTGGAGCAGTCAAAGGCGACGCCAGTCGCAAGACGCATGACGGCGTGGGCCCCAATCTCCACCAGCAGCTTGCCCATCTGCCACTGCTTCTTTATGTCAGGGTTGTAGGTGTTGGGAGGGTGGTTGAAGGCATAGTCGTGGACAGAGGGCATGTGCACAGAGGCCTCAGTGGCAGGGGATATCTCAGAATCATCGCAGGATGCAAAGATGTCGTCCAGCATGAGGGAGCTGTCTCTGGTCAGGTGCTCGAACCAGATGTCTGTCCAGGACTCGTAGCTGCCCAGCCAGTTGAAGCGTTCGGTGGATGAGAAGATGGGTCTGCCAAGGAAGATGCACACCTGCATGGCGCTGGCTGTGGTCATCCTGGTCCCACAAGAGTACCGGTATGTGCCATCTGGTCTCTCAGTCTCAATCACCACGGCGGCTCTCATCAGGATCAGGCCGATGGCTCTCAGCTGCAGGTAGTCTCTCTCACGCCTCTTTCTCACCTCAGCCATGTCAAATGTCTCTTGGGCAGGCACAGGTGCAGGAACAATGTGTTCATCTTCATCATACCCGAGCCTGAGGATGTTTCTCAGCATGGGCAGCTCATCATCCACCATCTCAGCACGCACCTTCTCCAGGAAGACGTCCTTCTCGTCATCTGGCTTCTGAGAGTAGGAGCCTGCAATGCTGTAGATGGCATAGCCCAGATCATAGAGTTCTTTGGCTCTCACCGTCCTGGGCTTGTGCTTCTGGAAGATCTCAAGCAGCTCAGTGTGTGTGAGGTACTTCTTCTGCATCAGCTCATTTACCAGGAGACGCTGTGCCTCTACGGCGTCCTTCTCGACGTAGTAGTACTTGTGCAGATCAGCAGGGTTCAGCTTCTCCAACACCTTACGCAGGTCTTCAGGACGCAGCACCCTCAGAGACACCTCAAAGTCTGTGACATTCAGCTCAGGGATGTAGGGCTTAAAGTCAATGTCAGGGATGCCGGTGATAGGCACACCAGCGACGCCTGGAACGCCGTCTTCAAAGGTGAGACGCTTGGGAGACATGGTAGGAGCAACTTGAGACTCACCATCGTCAGAGGCGGCAGAAGAAGAGGCAGCAGAGGCAGGACGCTTGGCACCACGTCTGGACTTCTTGGTTGCCTTCTTTTTGGGAGCCTTGGGAGTTGGTGGAGGAGTAGAGGGTGCAGGTGAGGCAGGTGCAGCAGCATCAACTTGCATCTCTTCAGGTGCAGCAGCAGCAACGTTCTCAGCAAAGTTCTCCATTGTAGTTGGTAGAGTTTGGTAGTTGGTTGTGTTTGGAAGAGTTTGAGTAGTTTGACGCACGGTCAAGCAGCAGTAACCGATGTGTTGTGACACTTTCAATTGTCATTACCCATTTATACCACTGGATGTTGCGCAAGTTTCCCGCAACAGTCTAGGCGCGGCAGTGCGGTGACGTATGACAGTTGATGACTAATGTCATAACCCATTTTCCGATAACACTCATGACTCATGACACACCCTTTCGGTAACACCTGTGACTCATGACACAACCTTGTTGCCATGACTCACCCGCGAGGTAGGTTTCGGTATCAACCAAACCGGTATAGCAGATTTCGCAATGACCAAGCCCCTTTCGGGTTGTACCTTTATAAGGTGGCGCAGCGGGCCACTCCTCATTCATTCTGATAGACTGCCGCGAAGCACTCTGCTCCCCAAGTCTCCGTTCATTTCTATTGACACTTTGTCATTTTTTGCAAAACCTTTGACCACCCACCGTCTGACCATGTCTTCTGAGGTCCCTGTTGTTGCTGTACCTGAGGCTGGTGCACCCGCACCTGTACCTGTACCTACACTCGCACCCGTACCTGAACCTGAACAAGTTCCCATCGAGGTAAGGCTCTTTACTTTTGTGTGGTGGTTGGCTGTGACTTGTTAGAGGAGTATAGAATGGGTACTAATGGTGTCTTGTGCTTGTGTGTTTAGAGTGATGTCGAGCAAGACGTAGAAGTAGACGCTCAGACGTCCTACTCTCCTGCTGCTACTACTGTTGTTAAGCGTAAACGCAAACTTGATGATATGAAGAGTAAGAAAAGTGACAAGAGTGCAGAGAAAGTTTTGCTAAAGGCTGTCTATGTCAAGAGTAAACTGAGCCAGATGATTGAAGATGATAAGAAGAAGAGTGGCAAGTGTCCCTATGGCTGGGACTCTGATGATTCTGAATCTCATGTGTGGTCTGATGGCAATGGCTTTGACTCTGAGGCTGTCATCAACTCTGACATGTCTGAAGATGAGATGGAACAGACCCTGACAGACCTTGCCAATGAATCTGATGACTCTGATTGCTACTGCTTCGACTGTGACGTGCGTAGTGAGTCTGATAGCAGCATCGGCAGCGTTGGTGACAGTGATGATGATGAGGAGGAGAAGGAGAGAAAGATGAAGCTGCTGAGAAAGCTGAGGAGAGACCTGGGCATGGACAGCACTGACTCTGAGGACGAGGCACCCAAGAAGAAAAAGAGACAGGCCTTCAAGCCCCTGAATGCCAGCAGCAGTGAATCTGATGATCTTTCTTGCTCTGAGAGTTCTTCTGATGATGATGATGTGTACCTGAGAACTGCCATGCACAAGCTGGAGGCTGAGGAGGAGAGAAAGAAAGCATCCAAACAATCAGGCAAGAGAACAGCCAAGCGCAACAACATTGAACCCTCTACCTCTGTACCTGTACCACCTGTACCTGTTGAAGAGTATGACCCAGCGAGTCCAGCGCTCACGCCTCAGGTAGTTACCGCAACGGTACCCTCCACACCAGCAGCACACAAACCCAAGTCCAAGTCTGCTACAAAGAGCAAGAGATCTGACAACTCTGCACCTGGACCAAGACCTTCAAGAACCATGGATCCCAGTCCAACACCCAACAAGAGAGAGCTACTTGCCATGTGTGAGGGGATGGCTGAGCTGAGCAAAGAGTCTCACAGAGAGGTGGCTGGGCTTGGTGCTCTGCTGAGTAGACTGGGTCTCTTCTTGGTGTCTGGTAGCAGCGCGGACACTGAGCTGATGAGTCTGAACAGCCTGCACAGAGCCCTTTTCAGGGCTCCTCTCTATCGTCCAAGACGCAGCGACCACAGGTGTGAGCTGATGAGAAGTCTGCTGAGGCTGATGGAGAACAAGAAGACTGTGAAGCCCAGATCCTATGCCCACATGATGCTGTTGGCTGATATGAAGGAGGATGAGGAGGCCATGGAGGTGGAAGAGGGAGAGGTGGACGAGGAGCAGGCAGTGCTGGCTGAGCTGGAGAAGATCATCCTTGAGAGAAATGGCTGTGATGATGAGAGTGACAAGAAAAAGAAAAAGAAGAAGAAGGCTGCTGCTGCTGCCAACCTGACCAAGCCAAAGAAGCAGAGGAAGGGTCTGACTGACTATCAAGCCGTCGCACTTTGCCTGTACAATCTGGGCTACTACCTGATGAGGATGGCCTTCAGAGGTGAGCGCATCACACTGTCTCTGCCTCTGGGTGACAAGGCTCTTGAAGCTGCCTGGGGTATCATCGGGTGTCCTGGCTCTGCACACCACCTGGCCATCACCTGCAGACGTCTCATGGAGCAGCTCAAGCGTCCCACAGTCATGAACCACTCTCTGTTCGAAGCTGGGCCTCAACTGACTGCTCCCTTCTCCTTCTGGAACCTGGGCATCCACAACAGAGTCCTGTACCGTGAGCCCCCATGCTGTGCCAAGAAGACCTGTCTGGGGTGCGTGAACCAGCCTGACATCTACACCAACACCAAAGAGCACCTGGATGAGGACTTTGAGCTGAGCAACTACACTGGCTGCGCCTTCCCTGAGCCCTGCACCTCAGACGCCTGCAGAGACGCCGTGGCCTGCACCTGCTCTGACAAGGTACCTCACCTCCCCATCAAGACCATCAGACCCAACACCAACCACCAGTGGATGGCAGGCAGAGAGATGATCTTCAGGGGCTGGGAGTACATGGCCAAGTACACCAGTCTGTATGCTGCTGGCTATTCCAAGATCCCAGGTCCCTTCCACCCAGATAAAGACTGTCTGGAGAGTGTGCTGCATAAGATGGACTGGCCCAGCTTCGTGGCCACTCACGCTGAGTTCGAGGAGAAGCAGCACAAGGATGCAGAGGCTCTGTTCAAGCTGAAGGCAGGCAGGCGCAAGGTGACCAGTCTGGTGGCCAAGAGAAAGCTGAGTGAGGAGATCAAGGCCATCAAGTACTCCATGGCTGTGGCCGAGGAAGAGCAAGAGTCCCTGCGCCGTCTGCACCACGTCTGGGTGCGCTGTCATCCTGACAGCAACTACCCTTTCACTGTGCCCATTCCCTCAAAGGGTGAGTCTGAGAGAGACTGTGCTGTGAAGCTGTTTGTTGAAGCTAGGAGCATGACTGATGCTGGCTACCTGCTGTGTGTGGCTGCTCACATGGGCGTCCTGCTGGACTTCAACAACATGTACAAGTGGGACCCAGAGAGGATGCTGGATGGTCAGCCCAGCTTCATGACCTGGCTCGACTTCAGCACCAAGCTGGAGGCTGAACTCAAGAGAGTGCATCTGCACCACCAAAAGAAAGACTCTGTCACTCGCTCTCTGCTGTACTGGGACCTGAACATGGGCTACACTGGCCCCTTTGTGCTGCCCTACGCCGGCACACAGGAGAGCACCATGAACCCTCAGTAGTACTGTAACTGTTTGATTGTGTCGTTTGATTCTGTTTGATTCTGTGTGTTTACTTGATTTCTGACTTGATGTAATGTTCATGAGCTTCAATAAAAACACTCAACTGTATTTCTTTGTCTGTCATGCTTACATGGTTACCTAGGTCTCTAATACTTAGACTCTAATACTTATAGACTACTTAGACTCTGAACCATAAATGGTGCAGCATAACATAAACTGGTGAGATAAACCAGTCAAAAAAAACTTGTACTCAATCAATATACAGAGAGCTCAGTGGACTGGTTCTCTTTCTTTCACTCTCTGAGCTCCTTATATTGTGACGTAACAGGCGTGGTGTGCTGTGATTGGTTTGGAGGAGGAGCTTAGTGGTATAAAGGGGGCATCATGGCTCCACTCTGCATCTCATCTCAACGCAACAACTCAACAGCAGCAAAGAACCCAAAGAACTCTTCTAAAAACAAAACACCAAACATGTTCAAGCTACTGATGCTGGTGCTGTGCAGTGCATGCGCACTGTGCAACAAGCCGCTCATGAAGGTGCCTGATGCGCCGCCACCCCAGGTGCCTCCTCCTCCCCAGATGCGTCGTGCAGTCGTGGACCTGGAGCAGATGGTGGCTGATGCCTATGCTCTGGACGTGTCTGAGTGGTACTTTCGTCCCACTTATGAGCACAGATGTCCCAATGGTTTTGGTTCCTATGGCTGGGTAGAGGACTTTATGGTGGCCACATGTGACTCTCACAGCAACAAGCAGAGAGAGCTGTATGGGTTAGATGCTGATAGGAAGATGACACACAAGTGGTCCATGGTGATCAGAGAGCACAACGAGTCAAGGACAGTGTCCGACTTGTGCGACGTCTGCAACCCCTGCGACAGGTTTGAGTACCTCTCACCAGCCGGCGTGTGCTGCAAGCCATGCTACCCTGGGTACTACGCCGTCCAGCACTGCGCCACTGCCCACACAGCCAGCGTGTGTGAGGCCTGTCCAGTGGGCACCTACAAGAGCAACGCACATGTGGGCACCACCAGCCACCTGGAGCTGTGCATGGACCATCATGAGTGTCCCAAGAACACTCATCCCAGAGACGGCGTGTTCGAGGCCAGCGCCGTGCAGGACGTCTTCTGCGACCCAGACCACGGCTACTACTGTCCTGCCATACAGGAGGGAGCCTCTTGCAGCCTGGTCAGTGGAGCCAAATGGGCTGGCTGCTACCCTGGTTCCTACATCTTCAAGTTCCCCACTAGAGAGGCCTCTGCAGTGTGTGCCACCTGCGATTCAGAGAAAGAACACATCTACATCTCCAAGTCTGGCCTGGCCAAGTGCATCCTCCACACCAAGTGCGAGAGGGTCCAGGAGAAGGGCAGCCTCAACAAGGACACCATCTGCCTGGAGCTCAAGCACGAGGAGCTCTAGTTTGCTTGCTTTACTTTTGATATTTTACTGTACTGTTTACTGTTAATGTGTACTTGTGTGTATATGTATACTGTTGATGATGTTAAAATAAAAGGTTGAAGCTATGCAGTGAGTGCAGTCTATTTTTGGCCACTAGGCGCTGATGCGCAGCGCACCTGTCCGCAGCCTCGACCCTTCACACCCTGCACACCGGGCCCTTTCAGCATAAAAGGCAGGGGCGAGTGCGGATCCAGCAAGCACACAGCAGGACTCGAGAGCAAGAAGAACAAGAACACGCCATGCCTGCCACCTTTGGCAGGCGCCCTGACGGGGATGACCAAGTGTACCTGGAAGAGGACACGGATGACGGGGGATTCAGTGGCAGAGCACCACCCCAGGTGGCCCTGGCCCTGGACCTGGACTTTAGGGACAGGCTTACTCAGTTTCCTCACCACTCTGCTGCAGTCAGGGGTGGCCTGAGAGGCTGCCTGGGCAAGGTACTGAGCATCTCCAGGGGCAGGCTGCTGATGGGGGTGGTGGGCCTAGGCCTGCTGCTGGCCTTCATCGTGTTCATGGTGGAGAAGACGGACTCCAGGCTGCTGGACGAGGCCAAGTGTCCAGACCAGGCCCGTGTGTACTACCCTCTGAGGACGCACAGGCGCAAGTTCATCTTCATGTTCTGCTGCCACTGCTGTGCCCTCAAGCAGCCCCACATCTGCTACGAGGACATGTTCAAGTGGCTTGACCACTGGTACAACGACACGCTGTCCCAAGAGGAGCAGATGGGCTTTGCCCAACATGTGTGGGCAGCCGGCGTGGTGAGAGGCCACCTGGAGCGCAAGGCTGCTCCCCTGTCTCAGCAGGACCAGGACTCTTGGCCTCAGAACCTGCGCCAGATGGTCAAACGCACGCGCTGGGTTGAGTGGCTGGTGGGGGAGCACTACACCAAGAGCCTCAACCACACGCTGGCTGGTACAGAGGACTACGAGCACCTGAGCAAGCACACCATCTTTGACGACTCCGAGCAGCTCAGGCCCATCAACAGCACGCACAACGGTACTGCCAAGACCTACAAGCTGGAGACCTTGGTGGTGGACAATGTGTACGCAGCGGACGAGCTGGTGGCCTTCATGGTGGAGTCTGGGCACGCTCAGGACACTACCATGTTCAGGATGGCCTTCAACCAGTACTACGGCGCCTACAACGTGTACGACGAGCTGTTCCACAAGGCGCTGGACCTCGCCGGCGTGGTGGACTCTGTCGCCTACATGCCCTCTGCGGCTGAGGTGCTGATCGAGGCTGCCATGGACGAGGCCTTCTCGTACAACCCTGACGAGGAGGATGCCAGGCTCAACGCTTCCAGGGCCAACGCAACCAGCAACAGCACCCTGATGAACGGCACCTGCTCTCTGGAGCAGCTGTGCAAGGCCTATGATGTTGCTGCGACTACCACGCCGTCTCCCTCTGCTCTCCTCAGCACCAGTGACGTCACAACACCCAGCATCAGGCCCAGGACCAGTGACGTCACCGCGCCCAGCAGCAGGACCAGTCACACCACGCCCCCTTCTGGTACCCATGATGGCTCCACCGTGTGGACTGTTGGTAACATTACAATGACTGCTAATGGTACCTCTGCGGGGTGATGCTGAGGCTGAGGGATGAGGGAAGAGACTGCTCCTATTGTACAGAAGCTGTAAATGTCTAGCTTTGAATGGCCTCGTCGCCCAACCCAGGGGACATCGTGAGGCCGCTGTCCTGTCTGTTCTCCGCTCCGCTTCTCTGTCTTAGGTCTAGGTTAGGTTAGTGCAGTGCATGATTAAGCGTTAAGTTAAAGGGGTTTAGTGTTAGGTTTAGTGTTAGGTTTAGTTGTTTAGTGTTTAGTTAGGCCGGTGCATGAAGGAAAAGGTGCCACTGGCACTGACAGAGTAGGTACTGGGTACCTGAGCTTTAGCAGAACAGGTGTGGGGGCCCAGCAAAGCCACGTGCTAGAGGCTGAGGGCAGGCTGAGGTCCCTGATTCGATGGTAGAGGGTCCAACATCGGTAGGATAGCGCAACGTTGGTTTTTAGTTATCTATTCATCATCATGAATCCAATTGTCACAGGATAATTACATTCAAACAACATTGTGTATTCACAGGTTACTTTACTTTGTGCCTTTATTTGCCCTCATTCTGATGTTGAGCATCTTATAGTTTTGTTGAGCGCTGGTCTGGAGGGGGCCGTCGCTTGGGGCTGCCGTCTGCTGTTCCCGATGGGGCTCTGGTGCGCCACGAGTCCCCGGTCCTCTCTGGGCCCTCGTAGTTTAGTTTGATTATTTAACCTTCATGGATTAGGTACCATTATCATTTTTCGTTTAGTCTCTACGTGAAGTTGCATATTTCTAAAAGTGGTTCAATCGAATGACTGAGTTATGAACGAGTGGTTATCATTTTATTTGGATACTTATGGTTACTCGTAATGGTTACATATATTACATATATTACATATCATACTATACGGTTTACTTGTTTATTTTGCTCGTTACTGATCTACTTCAGCTGACTCTACATACCCTTTACTCTACAAACCCATGACTTTATCTTTACCTTGTTATGGCTAATTGAAAGACCGATAAATTTTGTCAGAATGTACGATGTGGTTTAACATCTTAGCATCGTCTCTCTTTGCTTGCTTGATTACCATTATTGTGATATATTAATGGTCTTTGGAAGAAACGAATAAACAAGCGATTTAACTTTGGGGGTCCGGTTCCCAGTGTATGCGTACCACTGGGCGACTCTAATGTTATACTTTGTCAACCTTATTATGTGGTTCCCTATTTTATTGACCAAACATAGTGTTAGTTTGTTATACAATCTTATACAAAAAGTTCATTTTGTAATACTACCATACTGATAGTGTCATCTCTAGAACTGAATATGAATACTATCAATACTTGCCTACCAATACTTGCCTTACTCTAATAAAGAAAATTATTTGACCTTACACATGTTCTTGTCATCATTATCACAATGTTTATTGATTCAACATTTAATATCCATCCACATTCAACATTGTATGTATATAAGTAAGTACATCAATTGTTTGACACATCAACTGTAAGTACATCAATTGTTTGACACATCAACTGTAAGTACATCAATTGTTTGACACATCATCAAGAACTTCAGCAAGACAAAGACATTAGTCAGAGTCAGAGTCAGAGTCTGGCTCCACATACTCTCTGGACTTCTTCTTGGACTTGTCCCTCTTCTCGCTCCTCTCCCTCTCGCTCCTGTGCTTCTTGTGCTTGTGCTTCTTCTCCTTCTCCTTGTGTGATGAGTGAGCAGAGTGAGCAGAGTGAGCAGAGTGAGCAGAGTGAGCAGAGTGAGAGGGAGAGGCAGGGGGTGACCCAGGGGACAGCTCTATCCTCTCTGCAGACTTGGGCGTCTTGGGAGACGGCTCAGCAGACTGAGACGCTGAAGACGGCGCGGGGCGCTTCTTGGACTTGGCCTTGGGGATGGCAGGGGCAGCCTGGTGCAGGGGTGCAGGCACGTGTGGCTCAGCAGAGGTGGCTGAGGTGAACAGGGAGTGCTCCAATACTGCAAAGGAATCAAAGAACACAACACATCAGACACTGTGCTGTACAGTGTGACAAGTGTGAGAAAGCAAAGAACTCAATAATTACCTCCAGCCAGGACTGATGCAGGGGTGCTGGTCTCTGCAAACTCTTGCCACTCTGAGGCAGTGTTGAGGCCATCTGGGATCTGTCTGTCCATGGTGCAGAAGCGCCACTTGTACCACTGGTTGTCCATGCAGATGGCGTCCTGCCAGTCTGACTTCTTGAGGATGAAGCTGGTCTGGCCCAGGGTGAAGTTGTGCACGGGCAGCATGGGGCCTGTGATGGGAGGCAGCCTTGGTGGACCCACAGACTTGAAGAGTGTGATGCCAGGAGGCCTGAACCAGGTCCACACGGTGGGGCCCATGGTGGACCTGTCAATGACCCAGTACGGGTCCCAGTCTGTGGTGTAGTAGCGCATGGACATCACGTTCTGCTCTGGGGTTGGAGGGCCCTCTGCCTGAGAAGTGGCTGGTACTTGGGAGGGCATCTGTCTGGGTGCTGGTGCTGCTGGGTGCTGTGGTATCTGTGCTGATTGCTGTGGTTTGGTGGGTTGCTGAGGTGGCTGAGGTGTGGGTTGATGAGGTGGTGGTGTGGGTTGCTGATGTGGTGGTGTGCTTTTAGCAGGTTTCTTACTTGGTTTCTCTTCAGGCTTTGCTGTGAGCTTGGCCAGGTCAGGCTTGACGTCCTCTGTTGCTGCTTCATCACATGAAGTGTCTTGTGGCTCAGTCTTTATGGGTACCTCTGTCTCAGCATCTGAAGTGGGTGCAGGTGTTGTGGTGGTGGTGGCTGCTGTGGTTGAAGTTGAAGCTTCTTCTTCTTCTTCATCACTGCTGTCCTCCTCCTCTTCAAGGTCAAAGTCTGAAAGGAACTCTTCCTTGCCATAGTTTCTGCCCTGGTTCACACTCTCTTCAAGCTCTTTGCCAAACAGTCTCACCTGCACTCCTTGAGGTACCTCGTCCTTGGTCATGACGTGCCATTCCCACCAGGTACGGTCAGCGCCAGTGATGTGACACAGCTTGACTTTGTAGAGTCTGAAGGCCAGGCTGGAGGTGGTTGAGCGCATCCAGATGTCAGAGTCTGAGCCCTTCTTCTTGTACAGGCAGTGCTGAGTGTCGCGCCAGTGCAGGATCCAAGAGCCTCCCTTGAAGGGCAGAGGTGGGCAGCGTGTGCTGAGTGCGCTCTCGCTGTCGTAGACTGGAGGTCCGTAGGCCTGCTGCTGTGGGGAGAGACCTGTGGGCTGCAGAGTGGTGAACTGCACCCAGTCAAATTTTTGCTGAGCGTTCCTGTTCACGATGAAGAAAGCAGCGCCGTCTGCCTTGACTCTGTAGATGGGCTTCAGCGTCTGGTGCTGAGTCTTGGGCAACTTGGGGTCAGGCTTCTTCACGGGGCTGGTGCCCAGCTCAAACTTCTCCTCAGCAGTCAGAGTGTGCGTTGGAGCAAAGTGGTTAGGTCTGCCGTTGAGCAGCGTGCCAGTGGGTACACTGCACCACTCAAACCACCACTCAGTGTACAGGTGAGACTCAGCATGATCAACCAAGTCAGCTCTAATGCAAGCAACAGCGTGTCTCTGGTACGGAGTACCCTCAGCGTTCTTAGCACACCACCACCCATCAGTCAGTCTCTTTCTAATCAAATAACCACTGTTTCCACACGTCACATGATAACACTCAATGTCATTCTTCGAATCGTTGAAAGCCTTTCTAGGGTTTGCAAGTTTAGGACCAAAACTCTTTACCGTGCTCCTGTGTCTGGCACCAGCGCTGAACTTCTTCCATTCCCAGTCACCATTCTTGCGAGGTTTGATCCAGAAGGCATCACCCTCGTACGAGTGCACGTAGAAACGCATGGCTCAAGTGTTGAGGTTGAGAGAAGAGACAAGGCGAGAAAGTAAAAAAAGACAGAGTATGTCAATGACTCTCGTTGTACAAACGGACAGAGTTTCACCCTCGCGCAAAAGTGTCAGAAATTGAGAGGTACGACGCTCGACGCCCTTATCAAGGGCAGCGCCGCCCACCACAACCCGAAACTGATCCTCCCTCTTCGCCTTCAAAACCCTCCTCTTTGACGTCAGACCCTCCCTTATTGCCACAATGCTACCACATCAATAGGCGTTAAATGCGTCATTAACGGTCAGTGTCGCAATCAGTGGCAACAGTCACACCCTTTATTAGTCATCCTTTCCTCGTAATCGCCGTTAAATGCGTCATTAACGGTCAGTGTCGCAATCAGTGGCAACAGTCACACCTTTTTCCTCGTAATCGAGTCACCCTTTCCTCGTAATCTAATCTAGTCACTTCACTCCTTCGCCATGTATGCCCTGGCCATGTATTGCCCCTGACTGTACGCTACACCCTGGCCATGTACGCTGTATAGTACACCCTGGTCATAATAGTCTATGTCTAAGTATTATGTCTAAGTATTAGTATTATAGTATTAGTATTATAGTATTATGTATGTGTCTAAGTACAAGTATTTGTCTAAGTATAATGTCTAAGTATAGTAAGTTTAATGTCTAAGTTTAATGTCTAAGTATTTGTCTAAGTTTAATGTCTAAGTATTTGTCTAAGTATAATGTCTAAGTATAGTAAGTTTAATGTCTAAGTTTAATGTCTAAGTATAAGAACTTTATGGCCTCTTGTGCCTCATTAGTTCTTCATTATTTTATTATATTATTTATGAACTACCCTCATCGTGGTAGGATTATTGTTATATGTTATACTTGTGTACTTGTATTACACATGAGTGCAATGAGAGAGTCAGAAAAACAATTCAACATCATTTATTAAAGTAAATAGTTACACACATGAGCATGGTACTGTTTTGTATTTTCACATCAGCATCAAACATCAAACATCAAACATCAAACATTCAAGAATCAAGTAATAATATCTGCATAGCATATAGCATAACAATGTACAAGGATCAGATCTTTGAGTGTAAAAGTGTAAAGAGAGTCTATTTTCTTGCTCTTCTGCCCCTCTTCTTGTTCTTGCTGCCAACTGGTCTACCTGGCCCACGCTTAGCAACCTGGGCAGCAACAGCAGCGACCACAGCGGCCTCTTCCTCCTCTGCATCAGGCTCCTCTGGCTCAGGCAGACCACTCTCTCTGGCTCTCTCAGCTCTCTGCTCTCTGTCACTGCGTCTCCTCACACGCTCAGCTTCAAGCAGTGCTGGGTCAAGTGGCTCGGACACAACACGAACAAACATGCAGGCGTCCTCATCACCGTCCGACTCGTCAGCGTCTTCGTCCTCCTCATCATCAGCCTCCTCTCCCCTGGGCTCTTGCTTGATGAAGGCCAGCACTGCGAGTTGTTGGTGCAGTGATGGTGTGAGAAGTGTAGAGTTAGGGGTAGAGGGCTCACCAGCATCAGCATCAGCAGAGGACCTCTGTGTCTCTGGAACATGTGTGACTTGTGTCTCTGTCTCTGGCTCTGGTGTCTCTGGCTCAGCAGTGGCGTCTTGTGGCACCTCACCCTCCTCAGCATCCTCACCCTCCTCAGCATCATCAGCAGTCTCAGCATCATCAGCAGTCTCTTGTGGGTCTCTGTCTGCAGTGGACATCACCTCCTCCTCACCAGCATCAGCAGCAGGCTCATCATCATCATCAGAGTCAGAGATGAGGATGGTCTCAGTCTGTTGTGGTGGTGGTGTGGACTTGGCTGCACGGCGCTGCTCACGGCTTGCAAGACGGCTGAAGTACAGGTCTTCTTGCTCTTGCTTGGGTACAGTGACAGTGACAGGTGCAGGTGCAGACTCTTCCTCACCTTCTCCATCACTCAGCTGTGCCACTTGGTGTTGTGGTGGTGGTGGTGGTGGTGTGGGAGTGCGTGGTGCAGGTTCAGGTGCTGTCTGCTGCTGTACCTCTGCTGCTGCAGTCTCCTCATCATCACTGCTGGATGTCACATTGTCTGCATACTGCTTCACCTTCTTCAACAGCAGGCTGGAAGGGTCGTAGGGTGCAAAGCCGCGTCTGACAGTGTCCCATCTCTTGGCAGCCAGGTCACACACCTTCTGCATGCTGCCAGTCTTGTTCATCTCCCCCATGCTGCCAAATCTGTAACACATCTCCATGGCAAGGCACATGAAGGCCTTCTTGCAATCTGCACACACAATACAAGAGAGAGCACACATGAGACACTGAACATGAACACTGAACACAACAACATTCACAATATTCACAATAGTATTGAGTGTGTGTGTGTGTGTGTGTGTGTGTGTGTGTGTGTGTGTGTGTGTGTGTGTGTGTGTGTGTGTGTGTGTGTGTGTGTGTGTGTGTGTGTGTGATAAGAGTATGGAATAATACTTACGGGTGATGGGGATGGATTCACGCGCAGCATAAGGCCCCAGCTTCTCACGTCTCTCCTGGCGTCTGTGTTTACGTCTGGAAGGACCTGGTGCATCTTCATCACTGCTCTCTTGCGGCTTCCAGTCAGCTGCCCATCTGTCTGCGCTCTGCTTCCATGGCTTGTCAGCTCCCTTGTCACTCTTGTCAGAGTGCTTGTGCTGCTTGCTCTTGGGCTCAGAGGGAGAGGGTGAGCGCTTGCGCTTTCTCTTGCCACCTTCCTTGGCTCTTGGTGGTGACCGCTCTTCAGGTACCATTTCAACCTCACTCCTATCTAGCATCACAACAGGTGTTCTGGACTCACCAAGTCTCTGCTGACCAGATGAATTGGGTGGTGTGGACCTGGACCTGGACCTGGAGTCTTTCCTCACAGTCTTGGGCTTTTGCTTGGGTCTTGCTCTGCGTGTGCCATGCTCCTTGATGTACTGTCTGTAGTCTGGTACTGTCATGTCCATCTCAGCAGCTGCAGCCTGCTCCTTGGCCTTCAGTCTGGCTCTGTAGTGCCTGTCCCTCCTGGCCTTGTACCACTTGGAGCGTCTCTCAGGCTCAGTCAGTGGTGGTGCAAACTCAGAGTCAGATTCAGGACGCTTTCTGGGTTCTTCATCAGACTGTTCAATCTCACTCTCATCCAGCTCTACCCTCACACGTTTTGGCTTGTGCTTGGGTGGTGGTGTGGGCTGAGAAGGTCCAGACACACTCACATCATCTTCCTCCTCTTCAACAACATGTTTCTTGCTCTTGTGCTTGCTCTTGTCTTTCTTCTTCTTGTCCCTCTTCTCTTTCTCTCTCCTCTCTCTCTTGTCTTTGCTTTTGCTTTTGCTTTTCTTTTTCTCTTTCTCACCATGCTTGCTTGACTTGCGTCTCACAACAACATCTTCACTATCTTCTTCTTCTTCAACAGCAAGAGCTTCTTCTACAACCTCTTCTTCAGTCTCTTCCCCACCACTCAAAACAACAAGAGTCTTACCATGGGTCAGAGGCTGGTTGTCATGCTCAAGAGGTCCTTGCAGATCAGTCTCTCTGTAGCGCTGTCTCATTTGCTCATGCAGACGCTCGATCTCATCAGGCTCATAGTCAGACAAATCAGTTGCTCTCACAGACTTCTTGGCTACTGGTACACGTGCTGAAGAGGTACCTGCTGTTGGAGGTCTTGCTGATCTGGGTGTTGAAGAAGCGAACTTTCTTGCTGCTTTCACTTGCTGCTGGCGCTGCTGCTCGGTCTCGCTATCGTACTCGGATGAAGACATGGTACTAGTTGTAGTTGTTCAAGTATCAAAGTGTCAAAGTGTTCAAAGCGCTCAAACGACAAAGTGTCAAAGTCTCGAAAAAGTAACAAAGTGTCAATGAAAGTCTACGAACGCTAAGCGAAAATGCAAGGCGGCGTGCTCTGATAAGAATGGCAGCTTCCCGCTCAGTCTCTCCTTTATGAGCGCGCCGGCTCCGCCTCCCAGCCCCGCCCGCACAGAGGTGACTCAGTTAAGTTTCGATTCACGCCCAAGGCGTCGCCCACGCCGTCTCACAGGGCGTCGTCACAACAAGTCCAAGTATGTACAATATTTACAATAATTACAGTCTTGCAATGAATCAGAGTTTCTGTCTTACTCAATCCTGCGACGCCTTGCCTGCGGGGCAGCTTCGGCCTCGTTGCCCTCCTCGTCGCTGTCCCTTGTACGCCGTCTTGCCTGACGCTCTTGGTGCTCTCTGTAGGCCCTCTCCATGCTCTCCTTGCGCCTCTTCACATCACACAACAGACTGTAAGGTGTAGCATAAGAAGTAGACTCTACCTCACACTCCACTCCGTTGATCACTCTGTTCATGGTCAGGCTGCTCTGCTCAGTCACCCTCACATGTGAAGAGTTGTCCCCATCATAAGACGTCGTGCTGTCAGGCGCACACTCGTCCTCATCACTCCATGTATGCACATCAGCCATGCTCATTGAACGTACACTGGTGTCACTCACTGTGTTGTCTTGTAGAGGAGCGTCTACAGCGATGGTGCGTCTCCATGAGCTGGTCTCCCCCGTAACCAGATCCTTGAGGTGCCTGGGCAGCTCATCTAGTCTCAGGCCTACCAGTCTGAAGGTGTCTACGTGCGTGGTTCTGAAACACTCGGTGTAGATGGTCAGGCACAGCATCTTGAGCGTGGTCAGGGTCAGGTTGAAACCAAACAGTTCACGCACCACTCTGAACACAGTGCAGGCGGCTTGTCTCACCTCACACTTCAGCCTGTCGTCCACCTGCCATGCTGGGCTGCCCCTCGCGTCTCTATGGATGGAGAAGACGCTCTTCAGCCTCAGCCTCAGCTCAAACATGGTCTCTGGTGTGCACAGCGTGCGTCCGTGGTCAGTCACACCAAGCACGAGTCGCGTCGCCTTGATCACCGTCGCACACGTCGTCCTCACGGGTCTGAACATCTCTGGGATGATGTCCCTCAGTCCAGCCATCACAAGCACTGCGTTGTTTGCCATTGTAGGTTGTTGGTGTAGTATTAGAGCACTAGTATTAGAGCACTAAAAGTATTAAAGTGTTAGAGTACAAACGACGTAGCGTCTAGGTCTATAGTCTAGAGTATGAATGAAGTTGAGCGGCAGCCATTGCGCATGTCCCACATTAGCTCCTCCCCTTCCCACCCAATGAATAATCGAACGGTCATCACACACCCTTCCCAGCAGTGGGTGACTCATAGTAATTAAGTGGTGTACAAAACGAAACATAGTAATTAAGTGTTGCGCAAAACGAAAACCACAGTAATTAAGTGTTGCGCAAAACGAAACAGTTGTGCGAAACGAAACCACAGTGATTAAGTGTTGCGCAAAACGAAACAGTTGTGCGAAACGAAACCACAGTGATTAAGTGTTGCACAAAACGAAACAGTTGTGCGAAACGAAACCACAGTGATTAAGTGTTGCGCAAAACGAAACAGTTGTGCGAAACGAAAACCACAGTTAAGTGTTGTCAAAACGAAACAGTTGTGCGAAACGAAACCACAGTGATTAAGTGTTGTCAAAACGAATCATAGTAATTAAGTGTTGCGCAAAATGAAAACCACAACGATCGGTGTCATTCAAAACATGTTTGTTTATTCTCACATCACACGCAATCAATCACAATTCAATACAATACAATTCAATTCAACGGTAAATTGGACAAAGACATTATGGACATGGCACTGGGCAATGGTGTGGATGGTGTGCTTGGTTCATCTTCATCTTCTGTGGTAGTGGAAGTGTGGGGCAGCCATCTCAAGCTCTGACCAGTGCGTCTCTGTAGTCTCCTCTGTCTCATCAGTGTCCACAGCTCCTTGAAGTCACAGCTCTGCCTGCCCTTCATCAGCTCAAAGTGTGAGGCCTGTCTGTGTGTGGGGTTGGGTATGGCCTTGTGCTCCATGTATGTGGGCTCATCCTCACACAGTGTCCCTGTACGTGACATGCACCATTAGTATAAAGTGCCAAAGTACTAGAAGTGCCAAAGTACTAGCAATATAATAATATAATAATATAATAATATAACAATATAACACTTACGTGTGTTCATTGTAGTGTTCATAGTTGTTCTAGTAGTTCTAGTAGTATAGTACAAGTGTAGAGAGATGTGGTCTCAAGAGATGCTCTGTCTGATCTGAGTGTGTGGGCTCTGAGTCTGGCTCATATAGTGTCCACTGACTCAGTTCATAGTGCATCATCGTGCATCATAGTGTGTGGTGAGTGTACCAAGTACCAAGGATGACCATGAGAGGTATAGCTCAAGTGCATTTATTGATAAATCATAACATATCAGTGCAATGGTACAGTACAACAGTGGCATCAAACACCAATGCCTCCATCAATAACAGTGTCCATAGATTTACGTGCATTCACTCTCTGTATTCTAGTAATTTTGGCACGTTTGCGTGCCAGCAGCTGTTGCTTTCTCAGATAGCAGCTATCATTGCGACCAAGGTAAGACGCACCAGCCCTGTGCATGATCATACTATCAACACTTTGACACATCTTAATAGAATCAACTACAGCAGCATTATTAGCATCAACAAGAGAATCAGCAGGGTAATCAACCAGTGCATACACATGCTCTTCTTCTTCTTGCTGTTGGAGTCTGTCCTTCACCTCGCTGTACGGCTCAAGCATGGGCACCTCAGGCTCAGGCACTTCAGGCAGAGGTCTCTGGGCCAGCGGGGCAGCAGCATCAGCTTCAGGTGTCAGGGCATCACGTCTCCCCACTGTAACATGAGATGCACAGTCAGAGTCAAGCAAGCAAGCACGAGTATATAAGAGTATAAGAGCATCAGTATTATCACGAGACAACAGACACAATACTTACAAGCACCACGGACTGTGTAGAAGGCTTTGCTGAACTTCAGAAATCTGGAGGCCATGGTAGTGGTAGTGTAGTAGAGAGGCGGCGTGCAAGACGGATTAGATAGAGTGAGAGTGTTATGTCCTCCATGCCATCAGCCTCAGCTCTTAAACCCCTCTACGCGCGTCAATGTCTGAGTCAATTGGGTGTGCTGATGCTGCGCCCATCACGGTTGCACGCGATACCTGACTCACAGGGCGGCGTGCACGCCGGCGCACCCTAACGACGCCTTCCACCCACGCACCCACGCACACACGACGCACGACGCTTACGACCACAAGCCACACCTATTGCGACATAAGCCGCACAAGGTGCACGATTACTCACAAGCCACACCTATTGTGCAATACATGGCAAGGCGGCGTGCGTCGTGTATGTGTCAACGGTGTGTCATGATGTGGCAATGGTGTGGTGTGTCATAGTATGCCTAGGGCTCATGCTTGTCCCTTTATTGTATTATATTGTATTGTATTATATTGTATTATATTATATTATATTATATTATATTGAAGACATGAGAGAGTAGTACAGTTCAACTCATTCAATAATTTATTATATATGTACAATACACATCATGGTACAACATCACACAGTACATCAGGGACTCATCCAGTTGCCATCACGTTCAACAGCATCAGTGCCATCATCATTAACAAACTTATTCTGATTCTTATCCCAACGCCAGCTATAGTACACACAACGCTTCTTCTCAAGATCACATGAATACACAGGATCAGGTACATAGTCAAACAAGCCAAGCTCATCAAAGTCCTCATCATCCTCATTCTTTGGTGTGGGGTCAATCAGGGCACAGTGTACAGCCACTGGACAGTATGGCCTGCCTGGATCGCTCCTCATCACAGACCTCATGCCTTTGATCTCCATCCTGTTCAGTTCAAGCATGCATTCAGCATCATCCTCCCAGTCAGTATCACTTGGTCTGGGTCTCACTCCGAACTGTTTGTAACCTGTAGAGGTAGAGACACACGTTAGTATCACATCAAGCCGTCTCACACGACGTCTAACAGTACAGCAGTACAGCACACAAGCACAATCATACTCAATCATACTCACTTCTGTCAGGCAACAGTTCTAGAGACTCCCACAGCATACTGGTGGCCTTGGAAGCGGCAGTGGCCTCTCTCTCTTCCACTGTTCTCTTTCTTTTCTTGAGTGGTAGGCAGCTCTCATCAATAGACTCGTCTCTCATCCTCTTGACGACGTCGTCCACTGTCTCCCAGGGTCTGAACATGGCTTAGGGTTGTGAGTGTTAGGGCTACAGCTGTTAGAGTGTTAGGGCTAGTGTTAGGGCTAGAGCCATTAGGCCTGCTGCTCTTATACTTGGCCCCTCCTTCAATACGTCACACACCCTCGCGCCATCTGGGACAGCCCCACCAACGTAATTGGTACAGCCCCGTATATGACGCCGTCGATGCCGACGCAATTAGGGTTGGCGCGGTTCCAATTAGGGCTACTACGGTTAGGGCTGTGTACTATGGTTAGGGGTATGTGTGCCACATGGTGTTAGGGTTAGGGTTAGGGTTGAGGATTCTGTTAGGGTTAGGGCTCTGGTTGTCTTTGCGTTAGGGTTAGGGCTGTGTGCTGAATCTCCCTGCCAAGTGTTGGGGCTAGGGGTAGGATTAGGGTTAGGGTTCAGAGTGTTATAGTTGGGACGGTTATGGCTATGGGCTAGGGCTAGGGTTAGGGCTGGAGCTAGAGCGCACTGCTAGGGCTGGTTAGGGTTAGGATTAGGGCTTCGGACTGTGTTAGGGCTAGGGTTAGTGTTAGGGCTAAAATTAGGGCTAGAAGTTGGGGCGGTTTTTAAATGGAGCTAACCCTAACACCAGGGGTCTAGGTAAGGCAAGGACCTACCACCCCGTCATTTTTGGCCATAGGGGCTCCATGGAAAAAAACAGAATCAGAAAAAAACCTGGAGCGAAAATGTGAAGAGAAGGTGTGTTTGCAGCAGTGTGTGGCAGTAAGAAGGTGAGAGAAGATGAGCGAGAGAGAAGGTGGGTAGTGGTGTAGTGGTGTAGTGGTGTAGTGGTGTAGTGGTGTAGTGGTGTAGTGGTGTAGTGGTGTAGGTGATGGTCCAAGCACACGCATCATACGGCGTGTGCGAGACCGGGTTCTTTTTAAAAGGTTGGTAAAAATGCCGCAAGCACACAGAGGTTATCGTTTGTGAGACAGAGTCTCGTTTTATTGAGTGGGGTACATCACAGCATCATCGTAGACATATAAACATAGACGCATTAACATCGATAGGTACAGTACAAACAAACAGTACAAACAGTACAAAAGGGGCGAAAATGCCGCAAGCACACTCAGGCGATGAGGTCGTACTCGTGGACGCCCGTAATCAGGGCAGGGGTGCAGGGCTCCACGCCGTGCTTGGTCTTGCGCAGGGCCACCGAGTAGAAGCGTTCGCGGTCCATCCTGGTCAGATCGACGCCCATGCACACCTGCCAGGGCCGGCGGCCCACCTTGGCAAAGTGGGCCAGCAGACAGTCGATCAGGTCGCGCTGCTTCACCAGGGGCACATCCTCGAACAGCTCAAAGCGCACGTTCATGTGCGACGCCAGCATCAGAGCGTGGCCCATGTCCGTCAGCTTGTAGGACGGGTGCGTGCCCCTGTTGTTAAAGTGGTCAGACTCTTGCTGCAGGTGCACGTCCGAGATGAGGGGACTCTCGTTGGCCTTGAGCTTGGGCTCGGCAGGGTGCACCAGCGCCAGCTCCTCGGCGGTCCACTCGGGCTCCTCGGGCTCAGGCACCAGAGTCATCCAGTTCCTCTGGGGCACCGCGCCGTCTCCCCTATGCAGCAGCTTGGCCCACCTGTAGGCCTTGTCAAAGTCGGCGAGGGTCAGGGCCTTGAGATCGGCCGTCGAGGTCGTGTCCGTGGAGGCGACGGAGGCGTCGGCCATGAGCTGCATGAAGCCCATCTCCGTCAGACGCTTGCCCAGACGCCACTGGTTCCTGAAGAAGGAAGACTCTCTCACAGAGGACCAGGTCGTCCTGTTGTTGGCCTGGAAGATCAGCACCTCAGAGGGCTTGCAGGAGCCGTGCTCGTCGGCCTCCACCAAGATGGTAGAAAAGTTGTCCGTGGTGTCCTGCTGCAGGCGGTGGTGCCACAGGTCCACGAACGTGGCGTAGCCCATCCAGCTATTGAAGACGGGCAGCCCCAGCCAGTTGGCCGTCTGGAAGGCGCTGGCGCAAGCACCCGGCATACCGTCCACCGTATAGGGCTTGCCGCTCTCGCTCAGACGCTCGCTGCAACACGCCGCCCGCATGCACATCAGTCCGACGCTCCTCAGCTTCACCAGCCACTCCAGACACTCGTCGTCCTCGTCCACCTCGGGCAGGGCCAGCTTCTCCAGGTCCTCAGACAGGTCATAGCCGTACCCAATGATCACGTCGTCCAACGTGTAGATGTGGGCGCCCTTGAGCAGCGCCAGCCGGATCTCGTTCAGCTTGACCGCAAAGCCGGCGTTCGACCCCAGCGACGGCACCAAACTGCAGGCGATCCTGTAGATGGCGTGGCCCAGCATATGGAGTTTGTGGGGCCTGCACCTGCTGGGCATCATCTTCTTGTAGGCCCTGAACAGCACGGTCTGCTCGTCAAAGACGTCGTCCTCGGTGTCGTGCATGAACTGGATCTCGACGTCGAGCGACTCGTGGTGGGGCTTGGGCACATAGTCCAAGATGATCTTGCCGTCAGCGTCCTTGGGTGCCGTCACCACGTTGGGGTACGGGGTGCCAGCCTCGCTCACGGCCATGTCTCGTCTCAGGAGGTAGCGCTGCAGCTCCCTCGTCTTCTCAATGATCTTTTTGCGAGAGTCGGTCAAGACGGCCTCCGTCTCGGACGCCGTACGCCTGTCTCCCAACCGCGCACTCTTACGAGTGCCGACGGCAGCGACGGCCTTCTTGGGCCTCACTCGCTTGGGCTTCACGATGGAGTAGTCGGGGTCCTCCTCGTACTTGGGCCTCTTGCTGCTGACGGATGAGGCGGATGAGGCGGCTGATGATGATGATCTCTTCACTGGTGCCATTGTAGGTATTGTAGGTATTGTTTTGGATGAGTCGTACTCGTACTCGTAGTAGAGGGAGAAATGCGTGCCTTCCATCAGTCCCGAGCCACCTTTTATCCACACAAACCAATCAGACCGCTTGCGTCAATTGGGTGTGGAAACCGGTTTAATTGGTTTTCCACGCCCACCCTCCGCCTCATTGTGGGTTTGGTTGACTCCGCCCCTCGTTTATCAATAGTGCGCACCGGTCTCTGAATTTTTCAGAGTTGCACGCGTTTGTCAAAGGAACAAGAGTGGAAAAAAAGAGTGGAAAATAGTGAAAAGACAAAGACCATGGCTTCAACAACGACGCCTTCTGCTTCAACGACACCAACAACAACACCCGCAGCGGTACCCACCAAGACAACCACCAAGACATCATCGGCGACCGAAAATGGCGCAAGCACACGAGAGTTTGAGTGGGTCAGGTTGTGCGGAGGCACCGTCGAGAGGGCACCGTGGACGTGCGTCTTTGTGACTTCCACCGTCGAGAGTCTCGACAGGTTCAATCGCGGCGCCTCTCTCTTCTCCGCCAAGCACACCATCACCAAGAGCGAGTGCAGGCGCCTCAACGCGCTCTGGAGCGCTCTGAGCGACACCGACAAACAGAAGGCGGCGTGGACGATGGCCGGCATCCTCGACAGATGCGACAATCACGCCTACGCGCTCGGCAAGGCCTCGACCATGCCCGAGGTCGTCAAGAGGTGCCTGACGCTCTGCTCCGTGAGGCTGCCCCTCGCTGACGATCAGGACCTGCTCGAGCATCGCAAGTCGACGCCGCTCTGCGCCAGGGCCGTCTCGCTGCTGGCTCACCCTGCTCCACGCGACCTCTCCGCAGAGGCGCTCACCACCCTCAGGACCGTCGCCTGCTGTAAGTAGCCTTCTCACTTCTTCACTCTTCACTCTCTATCGTTCTTACTAGCTCACGATTTCGCAAGCACACGAGCCTAACCTCTTCTATTCTCTCCCTACAGTGGCCCAGCTCAACAGGCTGCTCACCGTCCTCGCACCCGTCAGACCCGACGTCTCCATGCCCGCCAGTCCCTTCGCAGAAGTCACGGACCTCACCAGGGAGTGGATACGATGGGCCCTCGCGCACTACAGGGGAGGCAAGCAGTGGTACGCTCACCAGATCGCCGCCTCGAACGTCGTCGTCGGGTTGGTGCTCTACGACAGAGAGGCCTGCGCCAAGCCGTCGCAGCCCATCGCCTCCCCCATGCCCATCTTCATGCCGCCTTCGCCCCAGCAACAACAGGACCTGCAGGAGCTGGAGCTGGAGTTGGCGCAAGCACACGAGGTCTTTACAGGTGGGTTCGAGGTGATGGACGAGCTGGTAGAGTCCGTGCGCACCTTCACCTCGCAGAGCTCGGCCTACGACGAGATGGCCATGGACCTCGAGGAGCTGCTCTCGGGACCCGTGCCCGAACAAGAAGTCGACATCGACCAAGCCACACTCCGCGACACAGGCCTCGAAGCCATCCACCCATGCCAAGACCACGACTACCCGCACCACGAGTTTGGGACCGTCACCGAGGCGCAGGCCGACGGACACGCCGAGCCCGTCCAGGGCTCACTCGCCACCCTCTTTGGACCCGTCCAGGTCGGCACCGAGATCGCCGCCGAGACGACAGCGACTGCCTTCATCAAAGAACGAGAGGACGGCACCTACCTCTTTGCCGTGCCCAGCGGCCTCATCGACGTGCACTACTGGCCCACACTCATGCAGGTCCTGCTCCAGCCCAACGTGCCCTCCACCGTCTACCTCGTCCTCAAGAAAACGGACATGCCCATCCGCAGAGGCACCCTCAGAGTCAAGGCCAACGCGTCCACCACGCTACAAGCCAGAAACAGATGCGCCGAGATGAGGGTGCCCTCGGGATCGGAGGCCAGCGGCATGCTGCAGATGTGGAGGCCAGAGGGACTCTACTTTGAGACGTGCGGAGCCAACAAACCCATCCTCAGGTGCCCTTACCACGCCGACGAGGAGAGCGCCGACGTGCCCTTCGTCCAGATGGTGCGACTCTGCAAGTACCTCAGACACATCAACCACTGGCTCGACGCCGCCGAAGATCACTCCGACCCAGAGATCGCCGCGCACGTCGGGATCAGGCGCAGACAGGGACTCATGGCCGAGATCGTCAAGGTGGCCATGAGCACCCTCCTAGAGAGGTCTGCCGTCGCCGCTATCCATCACAGCGACACGCCGACTCCTCACCCCGCCAACATGATATCATCGTTCGCCAACAACACCACCGTCGTCTCGGGCGCCTTCAGCACCCCCGACCAGTTCACGCCGTACGGCACCACGCCGCAGTTTATCCACCCGCACCAGACGCTCGTCAGACAGTCGGTACCAGTGCTCCATCAGCAGCAGCAGATCCCCATCCTCGACTCTGGCGACGCGCTCTCGGCCATCATCGGCCAGACGCTCATCACCGACGGCGAAGAGGCCAACAGAAACATCACGATGGTCGACGTGCCCGTCATCCGCATGGAACATCTGCAGAGGCTCCAGCAGACCTTCCAGATGGTACAAGTGCCGCAAGGACACGAGGGGCAGTTTGTGTGGAACGCCGTCGCACAAGGCCAGACGGTCGCCACGGGAGGAGAGTACGAGGCGGCGCAGATCAGCATCGCAGACACCAACAGGTACTCGGCCGAGGTCCCAGAGTCTGCCAGAGAGATCATGCCTCCCACGCCTTACTGCCTGCACCCCGTGCAGCTCGAGTACTACGATCCGAAACCCGTGGAAGGCGAGAGGGACGAGGAGCCCTACCAGACCACTACCGTCGAGGGCATCGTGCAAGGCGCGCCGCTCAAGAGGAGCCAGATGCCGCTCTACAACAAGGACCCGTCCTGCGCCTTCTTCATCCCCATGAAGGGCGTCAGGGACCCATCAGAGATCCCGCAAGAACACTACGAGGACGCGAGCCGCATGGCCTGCGAGTACGAGGAGAGGCTCCGCAGCAAGACCAAGGGCAAGAAGAAGGCATTCAACACTTGCGACGCCATGGCATATGCCCCCACACACTACGCCGCGCAGTCTTACGGCGACGGTCCAGACGGGCCCTTCTACCACGATCTGGGCAACGCGTTCAGGTACCACGAGAGACACTTTCTGCCTCCCCTCAACAACACCTACGACACCATCAAGAGACGAGCGATGGGGCAGGAGAAGGCTCCGCCGGGTGCCAGGTCCATCGACGCCCTCGTCACTTCGTTCTGGGCCACTCACCCCAACACCCGAGTCTTCTACGACGAGCTCGTCACCCTCGTCCGCAATCAGAACTCGCAGCCAGAGTACCTCAAGCAGTACTACGCTCACGCCAACCTCAACCCCTCGCCAGACAGCCCGGCAGCCCTCAAGCTCACCACAAACATCTCGGGAGATCCCATCAAGGACGGCCTCACGCTCTTCTTTCTGGCCGTGGAGTACTTTGGGCACAGGCCGCAGACCGTCGTCTGGTGGGCCCGCACCAAGACGCTCGGAGAGCTCCTCACCGACGACTACTGGGCCAGGTTCATCACCATGTGGGGATGCTGGAAGAAGATGATCGTGAGGCTGGCCGGCGGGGACATGTGCGCCAACGTTCGCAACGCGGTCAGGGCGCACAGGCACGTTGGCGTGGAAGAATTCCACAAGAAAGTCACAGACGGTCTCCAGGCAGTCACTCGCATGCACACCGGCGTCTTGCCATTCATGGGAGACAGAGTCGAGCCCCTACCACAGCAGCCCGTCCACCTCAGGCCCTACACCAACAGCCACAACAGGTCCATGGCCCAGTCCCTCGTCGACGCATACAGCACCAACGGCAAGAGGACCTGCAACAACAGGGAGCCCGTCGTGCCGCGCAAGCAGCACGCCGTCCCCTTCTTTCTACCAGACAAGACGCTCATGCTGGCGCTCAAGCAGGGCCACTTTATGGACGAGTACGCCTTCGTGCCCATCAGAGCCGCGCCGATGAGAGACAAGCAGAGCCTGGGATTCGACCCCAAGTCTCCCTCCAACACCTGCAACCGGGAGGACAACGCCGCCACCATGAACCTGACCAACATCGTCTTCTGCAAAAACACCAACCAAGAGATCGGCTCCAACAACAACTCTAGACGCATCCTGGGAGCAGAGACGAGGGGACTGGCGCAGTGCGAGGCAGACAACCTGGAGCCCCGCATCACCAACCTGCCCTGCGAACCTCTGGGCGCCCTCGACCTCAGCCTCAGAGTCAAACAGACGCCGTACCCAGACGCCGTCATCTTCAAGACCATCCAACCCTCTCCCAACCCCACATCAGCCAACGAACATAGACCCGACCCGGCCACCTGCTCTTTCGTGGAGATCACAGCCTACATGGAGCCGCAAAGCACCACTCAGAGTCCTCCCATGGCCCTCTCTACACCCTCACCCCGCTACTCTCCCTCTTCTTCCAACACGTTACCCTCGCTGTCTTCTGAACCCTCACGAAAACGCCGCAGAACATGATTGATTGTTAATGATTGTGATTGTTTGTGAATGAATGCTATGGCCACTGTATATAAGTTTTAACATGCTTTATTTGACAATTAAAACAACACACTCAAACTGAATCCTCAGAGTTTGTCAGATCAATTCAATGAAACACAAAAGTTTTTGACGAGTTCATTCGTCGTCGTCGTCACTGTCGCTGAATCCCTCTGTGCCTCGATCAAGAGCGAAGCCGTCGACTCCTTTGCCCTGTCTCATCTTGGTGTTGCTGAGATCAGCCATACGCTTTTTTAGGTCGACTGTCTGCTTCTTGGGTTTTGTTGCAGCAGGCGCAGGCTGCTGCGGGTAGCCTTGTGGTGGGTAGCCGGGGTAGCCAGGCTGAGGTCCAGGATAGCCAACTGGGTATTGACCGTATGGTGCCTGTCCAGGGTACTGTCCATATCCTGGGTACTGCTGTTGTGGGTTGATTTTAACCTCTGTGACAACGTCTGCGACGGCGTCAGTGACAGCGTTTTTAAGGTTCTTGAGGAAGTTCATGATGAAGAGTTTGTGTCGAGCTGAGAGTCGAATGTGTTTGTAGCAGTAGAGTGGTAGAATTTATATGCAGCGAGTGGTAGGCTGCACTGCTGCGCACAGTGACGAGTAGACGGTGGGAGGTCGGTGAATCAACTTCTCTTTGGTTTTCTGCACATATTCGTCCCCCCCACGGTTTTCATTTCGTAGTCGCCCTGACATCCACAGACTGTGTTCTTAGTTGGAGTACACTGTTCCTTTACGACTTTGCGGCCACCGGAACATTTGTCACAGCTAAAACAGTTCTCATAATAATTGTGTGTGGCAGAGTATGTCGATCCAGCAACACAAGCTTCACATACTGTTGGTGAATCTTTGGTACAAACCGATTTAAATTTTGTGCCGGGCTGGCACTTCTGACAGCATTTCTGAAGCTCAGTCTCGTAGTATTCCGTCTCACCGCATGATGAGTGTCTAGTTGGTTTGGCTTGAACAGCCAGGTAGCAGAGTCCAAGACCCAGAATCACAAGCAGCTTCATGGTTTGAGAAGAAATCAAGTCGGAGATGTGATAGAGTATAGTAAAACAAGAGATTTTATTGAGCACAGAAACAGACAATAATAAACATTCAGCTGATGTTACAGTGTGAGTCATGACAGTTATACGTAGCCGCAGCGGCGGCGAGTTGACGACGGCGTGCGTCCAGGGCCATCGCCTCGAAGCGAACGTTCTCCCCCAGCTCAGTCATCTCCTCGATCCTCCGTTTGTGTTGTTGTAGCCAGAGTCCCAACTCGTCGTCCGGTGCAACCTCGTCCTCAGAGTCAGAGTACCACGGGTCGACGGCCGATGTCCAGTCAGTCATGATTAGACGGGAGGAAGGATGTTGTAGCCTCTGATCTTGCTAGCGACTCGGTTGATGAGTGTCACCTCGACGTCGATCGAAGAGGAAGTCCCCTTGGCTCTAGCGCCGGCTTTAGCGTCTTTCCAGGCAGCCCAGATACCAACCACGAGTCCGATGGTGAGGAGTAAGCCGATAGAGACGTAGACGTAGATTATGTTGTTGTCAACCTCGGCAAAGTGTGTCGGTTTGTGTTCAGCAAATTGGTGGAAAATGGTAGTTGTAGCGTTTGTGGCGTTTGACGCATCCATCTCGAATGTGTCAAGTGTGCCCTTTAAAGCAAGATCTGTCCCCTCTTATGGTTCGCAGACCACTGCGTGAAAAGGATTTTGCTGCGCTACACCGCTGTCTCATCTTCAATATCCAAGTCGTCCAGGTAGTCGTACTGTGCGTAGTGCTGTCTGAGACGAACCACACACAGACACGCGTTAAACACCAAGTACAGTAGACAAAATGTAAAGACCACGACGGCTAGCGTCTCCCCGGCACTCAGAAGGCTCTTTTCGACAAGGATTGTCTCAGGCATTGTTATGGTTATGCTATGCTTCAACCAGTACACTATATAGAAGACAGACCACTGCGGTGTAAAGTTATAACACACTTTTATTGAAAAAAAGCATGTTCATCCAGTGTCAGTGGCAGTGTCAGTGTCAGTCGTTGTAGACGGCTCCGATGCCTTGGATGTCGATCTTAAGTTCATCCACGACAATAGTAGACGTTCACGAAGACGGCTTGGAATACATCGCTGCTTTATTGGGCAAAATTCAAAAGCCGTGGACGGTCACGCGCTCGCCGTTGTCCTCATAGGACGCCATCGGTTGAGTTCGCTGCGGCTGCGACTCCCAGTCCTCGGGGTCGCTCATGCGCTCCCAGCCGAAACAAGTTGATACGCGCCGTCAGGCTCCTCGCGCGGTCAAAGAACGTCGTCCCCATCAGCATCGTCAGCGTCGGACACGAGTAGGTGAACATCGGCGTGTAGAAGATCAGCACACACTTCACGTACCAGTACGCATGCTGGTAGGGGACGTAGTGCGCCTCGCGACGCTCCGGGTGCTTGGTCGTGTGCAGGAGCATGACGGCCTCGTTGGGCAGGTAGAACGCCGCCAAGCACGCCAGCATCATCGCATAGAGCGAGTCGCGGCCGTCCTTCAGCGCCGTGCGGTTCCTGAAGAGGTACACGCCGGGGATCACCACGGTCACCAGGGCCTGGAACACCCGAGAGCACATCAGGTACAACGTCTCGCTCGGCGCCGAGCGAAGACCAGCCTCCTCGATAAACGCCTTGCAGTAGTAGCCGTCGTCGTACTCGTCGATGTTGGCCAGCCAGGTGTAGGGCAGCGACATCCACATGCACACGCCGCTCAGCATCAGCAGCGACCAGCCCCTACGCTCCAGCAGGTAGTCGACCCAGGGGTGTACCTGGCTCCTGGCGGAGCCCATGCACAGCATCATCAGCACGGCCACCGTCAGGTACAGCGTCGCAGACTCTAGCCCGATCGCCATCTGGCAGCCGCCGCGGCCAAAGTGCCAGTGGATGTTGAGGCCGTGGATCCTCGACGCCAGGTGCGCGGCGCAGGACCCCATCACCACCTTGAGCCAGTAGCCCTCGTCGTGCTTGGCGCTCAGCATCCACATCACAAACAGATTCAGGCACCCGCCGACCAGGTTGAAGATGAGCACGCCGGCGGTGAAGCCGTCGCTGGACGAGGGGTTTGGCGTCGCCACCACTCCTCCGTCAAAGTCGTCGCTGTAATCCTCGTACTCGTACAGGGCCTCGTTGACGGAGAGGTCCTCCACGGAGGCGTCCAGCGCGCTCACACTCGGAGGCGACAGGGCAAGCAGCCCGAGCACAGAAACAAAAAGACCCAGAGGTTTCATGGTTTCAGCTCGTACGAAAAAGGTTTTATTGTCGGTAGTGTAAGTGTAGTGTAGGTACAGTGACAACGTGACAAAGTTAATACGGGAAGGTAACACAGAAGCTTGCTATTTACACACCACAGAAAAAAAAAAAAAAAAAAAAAAAAAACACTCATCACTGCGCTGCGGGCGGACACATGCCGCTCGTCACATGCGCCAGGTGCTTGTCAAAGTCGACCGAGTTGAGTCGAACGTTCCTCAGCACGCAGTTCTCTAGGGACAGCTCGGTGGGGATAGTCTCGTAGGTCGACATGTGGAGCGCCATGTGGTAGACGTCGCAGAAGCCGTCGCCCTTCTGGTTGGGGCGCTTGGGCCAGTAGTCGACCTGGGTGAGCCTGTAGGTGTGCTGGTTCGTCTCGAGCCTGTTTAGCTCCTCGGCCAGCAGCTTCACGTACGCCGGCTCGATCTGCCCCGCCATCGTGTCCTTGACCATCAGCACAAAGACCTCGTCCAGGGTGGAAGGTGCCGGGTTTTCGAACAGCTTGAGCTCGTAGTGAGAGTCCGGCAGGGCCAGGAGACTCCTCTTGATACCCGTGCGGGACCAGGCCCTCTTCTCGATGTCCTTGAACTCGTGTCGCTTGGGAGGCTTGATGGGGTTCTGCTCGAGGAGGCTTCGGAGGGACCCGTAGGGGAACGGCATGATCATCACCGGCTGGCCTGCGTACGGCATGCCCTCGATGTCGGGCTGGATGTAGACGGGCGCGTGGATGGTGTCTCCGCAGTCGCTCTCGACGGTCTTCTGACGAGGTGAAGCAGTTTTCGAAGAAGGCGATCGGGATTGCGACTGCGATCGTTCTTGCTGCTGTTGAGGGGGTTGAGGCCGGGGAGGACCGGTCTTGGATTTGGGCAGAGTGACGACGGCGCGCGTTCTCTTGTTGAGCTGCTGCTGGAGTTGCATGTGCTGCACGTGCTGCTGGGCCTCGAGCTCCTGCCGCTTGAGGTAGAGCCTGCGCTTGTGCTCCTCGATCTTCTTGCTGTGGTCCTGCTGCTGCTCGATGAGTCTGTTCCTGTGGCGGACGTGATAGTCCAGCTGCATAGCCAGGAGTTCGGCCTCGTCCTTGGTCCTCTGCAGCTTCTCCTCGTTGCTGCGGTTGTGCGGCGGTCTCTCTTCAACCTCACACGAGTCGGCGGATGTAGTGGTGGAGGAGCAGACGGACGCGACTGATTGCGCGGGCGATGGCGCTTCAGAAATCTCATCCGAGATTGCGATGGTGGTGGGTAAGTCGTCCTTCATGATAGAGACGGTGCTGCGCTGGACGGTCGGTTCAGTGTCGGTGGTGTCAGCGGCGGCGGCGTGTGTCTGATGGTGCTTCACCACCGTCTCGATGGCCTCGACCACCGTCGCTGCGACGGCGGGGTCAATCTCCACGCGCCTGCGACTGCGACGGGCCCTCTTGATCGCGGTGGGTCCGCCGCTCGTCGATGGCAGTCTCTTGCGTCTGGGGTTGGAATTGGGCACCACGAAGGCCTGGAGCTGAGGGGGACTCTGCGAGAAGGCGTAGAAGCTGGGGTTGACAAAGATCTCGGCCGTCTCCATCACGGTGTTGGGATCGTACTTGACGCCCGGCTTCATGTGCGTGCGCTTCTGGACCGTCTCGATCTTGACGGGCGCAGCGTTGGTGGTGTTGGCGGCGGCTGGTCTTCCTTTCGTCGTACCTTTAGACGGCGCGAGCGCATTCATGAGATCCTCATGCGTGAAGGGTTTAACAGTCGCCTGTTGTACGTGAGGAGCGAGCGCCGTCGGTCCGCCGTTGGGCTTGAGAACGGGTACGGGCGGCGAAATCCTAAACTCTGGCGGAGACGGGTCCGGATCTCGGATCGTGTCTGAGGGTTGAAGAGGTTCGAGAGAGGAGGGTTGAAGCTCGACCAGAGTCAGAGAGGGCTGGAGGGTCTGAATGATCTGTGGAGAGGACGACGACGGCGATGGCGCAGACTCCACGGGCTGTGCCATGGGTTGCTGTGGCATCCAGTCCTCGATGGGGTTGGAGAGAAAGTCCATCACCACCTTCTCCACATCGCCAAAGTCCTCCGTGGCCAGCAGCTCCATCCACTCGGCATCCACCGCCGTGTCCCCCGACTGGGTCGAGGTCTGAAGCTGCAAATCCACGGTAGCGTCGGTCACTTCAGTCACTTCAGTCATCTCAAGTGAGAGCACATTAAAGTGGGGTACCCTATCTCCTATTGTGATACAAAGCGAAAGGTCCTCACTAACTTAACGGTACGGGGAGTGGCTAAATCGCTGCGCGGGTGTGACAAAATGGCGGAATGGTAGTATCACGTTAGCATTCATTTTATTCGTTTTATTCATTTACAGTCTTACAGTCTTACAATCTTACAATCTCACACACAGAAAAATCACAAGTCGTCGTCGTCTACAAAGATGACCCCCGTCGCCCTCGTCCGTATCTGGACGGTCGGCTGTGAAGGTGAAGACGGCGTGGTTGTGACGGTGGCTGAGAGTGATGGTGCGGCCTGTGGACTGTCGACGATGGCTTCATAGTCTGTGTCGGGGTCCTGGATCTCGATCACGTCGTCGTCGTTGGTGGCGGACATTGGCACGGTGAACCTGCTGACGGACATGTGGCAGATGCTGTCGAGGGTGCTCTGGAGCTGCTTCAGAAGCGGGTTGTTTTCGGGATCCTCAGCCCTCCTGAGGTCCTCCCAGCCAAAGTGATCCGACCTCTGCACGCGGACGCCCCTTGCCATCTTGGTGAGGAAGGTCATGCAGGCGTTGACGGCGTTGGTGGTGGTGGCAAAGTACTTGGCATGGTCTGCGATCTCGGAGGGCTTGTAGCTCACCTGCAGCCGTCGCCGGACGCCTCGCTCCGTCTCGCTGAGAAATGACCAGACGGGTTTCCTGTCGTAGTTGTCAATGGCCACCATCACGTTCATAAAGAGCCGCATGTCCTCGACGTCTTCCCACCCGACGCAGGGACAGGCCGTGTCGGGGTCAAGGCCGGCGTCGAGAGCGGCCTGGAACTTTTTGCCAAAGTAGTACTTGGAGCGCTCGAGCCGCCTCTGCTCCTTGGGCTTGATGGGCTCGCCGCCGGTCCAGACCTTGAGCCCGATGCGGATGGCGTCCCAGAGCATCTGCGAGCGCGAGGCCTTGCTCCTCGCGTTGCGCCAACTAAAGTCCTCGCGCCTGTTCTTGGGGTCCACGAGATCGAGGAACTGTTTGCGCGTGACGACCGAGAGGTTGCCCGCGAAGTTCCACAGCGTCTCGTTCTCCTGCGCGTAGACCGAAGGCGAGATGAGCATGCCGTCGCGCTTCCACACGGCCGAGGCCACCTTCCTGGGCATCTTGGGCACCAGCACCGCGTTCACCTGCAGCTGCAGCTTCGACGTCGGGTACACGTGCGTCGAGTGCATGGCGGACCACAGCTCAAAGTGGTACGACTCCGAGTCGCGCGTGTTCCTCAGGAGGTCCAGAGAATTGTGCACCGCCTCGCGCGCCAGCAGCCTCGTGTCCTTTACAAAGTTGAAGATCCACCACAGGTGCACGCCGAGCATGTCCCAGCACTTGTCGTCCATGAACCCCGTGAACGGCGGCGCCCTGCACGACTTCAAGACGTAGTCGAAGGCGAGGAACGCCGTCTCATAGGCGGGGTAGAGGTTGTGGCGAAGGAGGACCGGCGTCAGGTAAAAGTCCGTGAGCTGGGGCACGCCGTAGCCCGTCGTCAGCCAGGCGTACCTATCGCATTGCAGCTTCAGCTCCTGGGCGAAGCAGTCTGGGCAGGCGCTGAGCACGATCACCAGGGCGCTCTTGACCAGCCCGAGCTGGTTGCCCCTGTACCCGTCCGGAAAGAACAGGTCACCGAAGGGCGCCTTATTGTTATCCTTATTGTTATCAGACACCACGACGTCGTCGGTCCCGTGGGTCCGCTTGCGGCGCTTGCAAGACGGCGGCAGGAGATCGTCGATGTCGGTGGCGTCTGACTCCTCTCCCTCTATCCTTTCACCCTCTTCACCCTCGTCTTCTCCTCTCCTCTCGTCCTCGTCCTCGTCCTCAGAGTCAGAGTCGGCCTCGGCGTCGTCTCCGACGGAGACCTGCAGGAGCTCGAGGATGGAGGGGACCGCGTAGGGCTTGAGCAGGTCGTCCCAGGTGAGCTCTTCCTCCTGGAGAGCGGGGCCCTTGTTGGCCACCTTGAGTTCCCAGGACATGAGCAGCTTCCTCGCGAGCCACCAGGCCGCGAACTCGAAGAGGTCCTTGCTCAGGGTCCGCTCGCACTCCTCGAACCTCGTAAAGATCTCCTTAAAGTGTTGGGGCTTGGAGTCGACCGGCGTCGTCTCGACAATGGGTCGCCAGCCGTAGCCGGGCATCCTCCCGAAGATCTCCGACACTCGCGTGTAGCGGTTGAGGGGATTCAGCCTCACGTGTACGAAGGGAATGTTCTTTGCCGAGCGCTCGAGCCACTCGAGTCCGTCCCTGAGCATCTGGTACTCGGCGGCGGGCTCGAGGCACCACTCGACGTTGGGCAGGTTGGTATTGCGGCGCGTGAGGACGGGGGTGAGCTCCGCAGCGTACGCGCTCCATGACGAACCACTCGCTGCTGCTATATCACCCGCTGGTAATCCGTTGGCGGCATTCATCATCCTTGCTGTTACGCTGTTGTTGTTGTTGTGGATTGTTGGTTGTGATTGCTTTATCTTCCTCACTCTTCCTCACTATTACTTCTCGTCTAAACCTCGTGATGCAGATGCCATTGGTGCGCGTTGCGGTGGAAGGTAACCTCGGTGCGGGCAAGTCGACCTTCATCGAGGCCATGAAGGAGTACGCCAAGCGCCAGCGCTGGGAGGTGATGGTGGAGCCCATCGACAGCTGGACCGACGTGTGCGGCAAGGGCAATCTGCTGGACAGGTACTACAAGGACATGCCGCGATGGGGCTACACCTTCCAGAGCTACGCGTACCAGAGCCGTCTCCAGAGACAGACGGAGCTCGAGATGGGTCTCCCCATGCTCGGCGTCGACGTCGTCGTCTACGAGCGGTCCTGTTTCAGCGACAGGTTTGTCTTTGGCGAGGCGGCGCGGATGTCGGGTAACATGGACGAGCTCGAGTTCGCCGCCTACTCTGCCGCGCACAAGTTCTTTGCTGAGATCCTGCAGAGACCCTTCGACATACACGGGGTCATCTACCTGCGGGCCACACCAAAGACATGCCTGGAGAGAGTCAACAAGCGGTCCCGCTCGGAGGAGAGCTCTGTTGACATGGAGTACCTCACCACGATCCACAAGCTGCACGAGGACTGGCTCATGCACAAGAAGGGCCCTTGCGAGCAGTACCCCTCCATGTGCAAGGTGCCCGTGCTGGTGGTGAACGTCGACGAGTACAACTGCGAGGACGTCGCGCGTCGCAGGGAGATCTTTGCCGAGGTCGACGCCTTCATCAAGGACCAGGTCATCGAAGTGCTGTTTTAAGTTTTTGTGTGTGTGTGTGTGTGTGTGTGTGTGTGTGTGTGTGTGTGTGTGTGTGTGTGTGTGTGTGTGTGTGTGTGTGTTATGAATATGTGTTATGAATAAAAAGAGAGAAACGTACTACTGTTCCATGTGTTATTTTATTCAATGTATCAAAGGTATCAAAGGTTATCAGATGTGGGTCTCGTCGTCCGAGCTCCCAAAGTCGTCGTCGAATAGCTCTTTGAGGGGTGATGGCGACGACGGCGGCTGCTCGGGGCGTAGGGACTTGTGCTGGTTCACGTGCAGCCTGATGTAGGCCGCGAGGGTGCTGTCGTAGTTGGCCTGGCCGACCTTGTAGGGACTCTCGTGCTTGGACGTCGGCGTGAAGATGGGCCACCACGTGCCCTTCACCTTCACCAGGTCCACGTCTCCGCAGGTGAGCGGGTAGGCCCAGATGACCTCCTCGATCCCCTCCGAGTCCGGGGAGATGCTCGCGGGAGGCTGGTGCATGATCTCGTGCCACTTGACCCACCTGTGGTGCCCATGTACGGTGGAGACGGCGATCAGGCCGACATTGTCCGACCTGCACATGATCTCGACGGCCTGTCCCAGCGCCATGGTGTAGCTCATGGCCCGCTTGGCGTCGGATAGCACGACGTCGACCGGCGCCACGCCGAGGCTCCCAATGTCCTTCCAGTACACGGCGCCCGGCACGTCCTGCGGTCCCCAGATCCTGCCCGTGAAGAACCAGGCCGAGAGCTTGATGTTGCAGCAGGCCCTCGCCGCGGCCCAGAAGGGCTCCGAGATCCTCCTGTGCGACTTGGTGGGTCCCACGTAGAAGAAGCGGCGCACCTCGGCCATGTCGGCGGCCCGCATCGCGTTGAGCAGGACGTCTCGCTCAAAGGCTTCGCAGTCGGCCCTCATATCGTCGACGTCCTCCTGCTTGAGCGAGCCGCGGATCGGCGGGTAGCTGTCGGCGATGGAGGCGCTGAGCACCACCGAGGTGCACCCCAACAGCTTGTCCCTGAGCTCCCTGACGTCCGCGCGGGCGTCGCAGTAGACGTACTCGACGGCGCTCTGGCCCATGCGGTTCATCAGGGACTCGTCGGGCTCGCGGACGTCGAGGATCTTGACAGTGAAGCGGGCCGCAGCGTTCAGCTCGAACGCGGACAGCACGCAGGACCCCACCACCCCCGATCCCCCGATCAAAGCCACTGTCTCGTTGGTGTGCTCTGTCATTGTTGTGTGTAGACCGACCAAGAACCGAGATTAAAGGGAGCACCGAAGGAGAGCACTGCTGCGGGGAAGGACCAGGAAGACGAAGTAGACCAGAACAAGGGGAGAGAGAACAAGAGGATGGCGATCTACGTCGAGTTCCTGGACGACAACCTCTCGTGCAGGTCGCCGCTGGTGATCGGCACCTGCAATGAGCACTGGTACATGTTCGACGAGTACGACGGCGCGACCATGGCGACGACCTTTCTGAGGGACTGGCGGCCGGTCCGCTACCCGACCAAGGTCTGGTCCAGGCTGGGCAGCCTGGTGGGGAAGCTGCAGGTGTCCCACGTGTACGACGACCCGACCGTGTGGTGCATGCCGTGCGGTAAAAAGTCGACTCCGACGGCGGCGAGCATCAACTGGTTTCCCTGGCGCAACGAGGCCAAGAAGGGTAGCGGCGGCGAGCCCCAGCTGCCGCACCACAGCGGCGAGTTGGCCCAGGCGGACAAATTCTATTACGAGTCGCGCGGCCTGGATCCCGAGCCCGACGTACCGCCGATGACCGAGTGTGAGACGATCACGACGGAGGACGAGTGCAGCGGCGCCTGGCAGCACGGCACCATGAAGCCCGCGCGCAGCTGGAAACCCAGGCGCGCAGGGCTGTTCTTCCAATTCGACCCCAACTTGGGCGCAGCGCACACTCACATTAAGATGACCCGACCGAGTCCCCAGATCACCACTCGTCTCAAGGACACCCCAATCATAACGGAGGCCGCCTTCTCCCACGACCACTCTCGCTGCCAGCTCTTCAAGCACTGCAAGTTTATCGGAAGATGGATCGTTCACTCCCTGGACCTGGTGGAAGAGGACTTTTACAGGCTCTCGATGCTGCATCTGACGCAGCTGCCTTCGACTGCGGCGTCGGTGCCGGCTCGGGGCGGCCTGTACAGACTGGACCTCACGCTGCACCTCACGGCCAGCAACACGTTCCTGGTGAACCAGCTGCTGTTCCTCTGTCATTCGCACAGCGCGTACAGGGTCAGAGAGGAGCCTCCGCTGTGGACGCGAGGACCCTACAGTTTCAGTCCCTCTACTACGACGAGGACCGGCATCCGCCTCGGCGGTCCACCCACGTCGAGCGACGCATGAGAGACATTATCCAGCGGATCCCGGACGACGTCAAGACCATGCGCGCGCTGAACCACCTCGAGTTCGTGGTCGGGCTCGCCAAGCTCAAGCTGGTGGGCCTCGGCTACTCTCTGCTCTCTAACCTGCTGATGGCGGCCCAGGACGTGCTGAACAAGCACCGGTCGTGCGCCTACCGTCGGCCCGAGGACTGCCCCGGCATCACGGACGAGCCCGTCGCCGAGTTTATCCGCCGAATCGACTCCATGATCGCCGGCGAGGCCATGTTCGACTTGGGCGCTTGCAAGTACGGCTACTATACGGGCGCGCTGCGGCAGCTGGGTCACCTGGACAGCGCGCTGGCGTTTGCCCTGTCGATGCTGGAGCGGGAGCCTGGCGCGCCCGGCACGGGCTCGTCTTGTACCGTCGAGTACTATACGCCGTCGGAGGCCGAGCAGGGCATCCTGCACAAGGTGGAGCTGCACCTGGAGATGCCCGGCATGACGCCCGAGTTCGACAGGATGCCCGAGCTGGTGCGGCACATGCTGCTGTACCTGGAGCGGACTCAGCGTCTCCACAATCAGATGCTGGCCGAGTTTCACGTGGTGGAGGCGACGGCGTGTATGTCGAGCGTGAAGTTCGCCTTCCACATGTGGGTCCCGCAAAAGTGCCTGAGCGCCATGGCCGAGATCATGCGGCCGCGCACCAACCTGCAGATTGACCAGCGCCAGGGCTTCTCGGCCCTCATGCAGCGCCTGAAGGGCCGCTGCCTGATCGCGGAGGGCCAGGAGCCTCCATACGTGTGCCTAACGGACAAGACGGTGCGCATCTATGCATCGCACGCGCCGGCGACCAAGTGCCCGCTGTGCCGACGACTGAAGGCGGTGATGCTCGAGATGCACCGGCTGCTGTGCCAGAGGTGCGTGCGGACGATGTGCTCGAGCGACCACTGGACGGTCCTGGACAAGCCCTGCAACCGGCCCGAGGACGAGGGCGCCTACGACGAGCCGCTGTGGTTCCAGGAGGGCACCAACACGATCCTGCGGATGTCGTACCTGGAGGGCTGGCTCAAGTACTCTGTGTGCCTCAAGGAGCGCTACATGCGGCTGGTGGTGAGGAACGGGCTCAACGGCTGGGCCGCCTGCTACGGGTACGGGAGTCCCGAGGAGTTCCCGGCGCTGCACAGCGAGGCGGCCGAGGAGCGGTGGAAGCGCGGCATGGTGGACGTGAGCAACAAGATCGGCAAGATCATCAGGGCCCACGCGCACGCCAGACTCGACGCCGAGCTCAAGCGGCTGCCCTTCACGGACGCCTTCAGGGCCGAGATCGTGTGCTACGCGGCGCTAGGCGCCAACCTGACGGCGTCGGGGCTGAGCGGCGACCTCTTCATCAAGCGCGAGGACGCCCGCAACAGGATGAGTCTGGTCGATGGCGCCGGGTACATTGTGCACAGCGCCGACATCGACGAGTACCCGAAGAACTTTGAGCAGGTCGTCTACAACCTGAAGCTGGCGGCCCAGGAGCGGCACCTCGAGAGCACGCGCACCTACAAGGACAAGTGTCGCGACGCGCACGACGCCATGCGCTTTATCGAGGCGACGATGCAAAAGTTTGGCTTCTCGCAGATTGCAAGCCCGCCCGACGCGGTGGCTGCCTCTGAGACGGCCGAGGCCGAGCTCATCCGACAGGACGAGGACGCGAGGAAGCCCCTCAAGAAGCGCAGGCTGATCGAGGCTTCTTCTACACCGACAACGACAACGACTGCAGCGACGAGGCTTTTCCTCTGACCTTTTCGGCGAGAGAGCAGAGGCGAGAGAGCAAGCAGAGACGGCGAGAGAACAGCAAAACCCCGCAGCGCGAGGGATCCGCAATACCCTACCCCATTACCCCCCATTAACATGCAATAATCCTACGTGTGGTGTATATATGTTGGTTGTGGTTCAATAAAAAAATATTTGTTTTCTTTACTGTACTTTGTGGTCTTGACACATTGTTAAACCCTAAAATGGAGACAGCCTGCACCAACAGCAGCAGCGAGCTGTTTGAGCCGCTCCTGGCGCCGAGCAACTCCAGGTTCACCCTGGACGTGATCGAGCACCAGGACATCTGGTCCATGTACAAGAAGGCGCAGTTCTCCAACTGGACCGCCGAGGAGATTGACCTGGCCAAGGACACGGCCGGCTGGGAGTCACTGTCTGAGAACGAAAAGTTTTTCCTCAAAAACATACTGGCCTTCTTCGCCGCCTCTGACGGCATAGTCAATGAGAACCTGGCCACCAGGTTCATGAAAGAGGTGCAGTACTTTGAGGCGCGCTGCTTCTACGGCTTCCAGATAGCCATAGAGAACGTGCACTCTGAGGTGTACGCCAAACTGCTCAACACGTACATCCTGGATCCCGTCGAGCGTAACGGGCTGTTCAAGGCCATGGAGACGATGCCCTGCATCAAGAAGAAGGCGGACTGGGCGCTCAACTGGATCGAGAGTCCCGACGCAACGTTCGGCGAGAGGCTGGTAGCCTTTACCGCCGTCGAGGGCATCTTCTTCTCGGGCGCCTTCGCCTCCATCTTCTGGCTCAAGCAGAAGGTGTCGATGCCCGGACTCACCTTCTCGAACGAACTCATCAGCAGGGACGAGGGGCTGCATAGGGACTTTGCCTGCCTCCTGTTCTCGAGCCACCTCAGGCACAAGCCCTCGAAGGAGCGGGTCCGGGCCATCATCACGGAGGCCGTGGAGATCGAGAAGGAGTTCCTCACGCAGTCGCTGCCCGTGTCCCTGGTCGGCATGAACCACGACCTCATGTGCAAGTACATCCAGTACGTCGCCGACCATCTCCTGTGCCAGATGGGTCTCAGCCGCCTCTACAACACGCCGTGCCCCTTCGACTTTATGGAGAACATCTCGTTGGAGGGCAAGACCAACTTTTTCGAGAAGCGCGTCGCCGACTACCAGGTCAAGACGACGTCCACCGTCGACGCAGACGCCTTCATGGAAGACGACTCTTTTGATTTTTAAGCTCTTAAATAAAAAAAACCATTGAAACGTATTGCATTTGTATGTCTTTATTCGAGTGATTCAGATTGGTACAGAAGGTAGAGGTACAGAGGGTAAAGGAGGAGGCGGAGGGGGTGAAGAGGGTGGAGAGGGTTGAGCAGCAGCGGCGGCAGCGGGGAGTAAGAGCTGTCGCAAATTCAGCAAGCATGCGGCACTTCTCTCCTCCCTGCTCCTCTCTGCTCCTGTCCCTGACACCTCCGCTCCTGTCACAACAACCACCACCAGCAGCCAGGACGCCTTCATCGTTACTGGTGGCTCGCGCGACGGCTTTTTTAAGGGTTTGACACTGTGCGCATCGGTCGACGCTTCCGCGCACTGTCACGGTTTCGGATAAAACTAGGACTTTTAGCTCTCAACGGACATCACATCTTCAACCTTCAACCTTATACCTTCAACTACCAACCTTCAACCACTACCATCAACCATGTCTGAGCAGGGATACATGATGAGAGTCCAGGCCAAGGATCAGATCGACCAGGCCAAGGTGAAGGTGGACGTCGAGACCATCCGCGCCGTCATGGACCTGATGGAGATCTCTCTGCACGACGCCCAGCTCAAGCTGTCCAGGGAGCAGATCCAGCAGCTCATGACTGCGGCCAAGGACATCAAGGCCAAGCACTGCCTGCAGTGGCAGCGCGTGCACCAGTGGCCCGAGACGCACAAAGAGTTCATCGAGCGTATGAAGGGGCTGTCCGAGGTCGACTTTCAGCGGTTCCAGTACTGCATGGACAACTACACCCCCGACTACAGGATGGTGCCCAACATCCTCAAGACGGCCATGCACTATGCGACGCACATGGACGCCAAGCTGGAGAAGCTGTACCTGTGCAAGGACGTGGGCTTCAAGCAGTTTACCCTGCCTCCCCGCAAGGAGAAGGGCAAGATGGTCAAGGTCCGCCTCACGCTCGAGAACCAGCACATGTGCCCGATGTGGGACATGACTCCCCGGTTTCTCTCTCTGATTGTCGACTTTCTGGACCAGACGGCGTGCGTGAGGGAAGACCTTGGGACCTTCGACCCGAAGAACGCGCGCCACACTCGGGTAGAGATCGTGTCGGTGAGGGCCACCAGCCACTACCAGCACGTCAAGTTCGAGTGGGATCTGTGGGTCAACGAGCAGGCCGAAGAGCGTCTGTGGGGCCTGAGCTCGGGCTACAAGGACGACAGTCTGGCCAAGTACCCTAAACACGTTCAGCTGGCCTACATGGCCGCCATGTCGCGGTTCTTTGGCGCCTTCAGCGTCAGAAACGCCATGCCCTACGAGGTGTCCGAGGACGGGACCGTCGAACTGTACGGCACCATGGCGGCCTACTTTTGCCACACTTGCGCCGAGATGGACCTGGCCGTCTCGTTCCTGCACAGACGCCAGCACAAGCACGACGACGAGGAGTGCATCGAGGACAAGCAGTACTCTGACTTTGACTACACTCTGCCCTGCGTGAGGCCACGCGGAGACGCCGACGTGAGCGACGTCTTGTGGTACACTTGCGGCGACGTGAGCATCCTCAAGTACGGGGACAACCTCATGTACGAGTACCTGCGACACACGGTGGGGTTCTCCGAAGCCCAGCTGCGCCGGGTGGACTTTAACGCCCTCGACGGATACGCCGTCTGCTACGGGTTTGGCGTCAAGCTGGAGCACGGCTACCTGCACTCTGAGGAGGTGAGGCTGCAGTGGGAGGCGGGCACCCGACAGCTGTCCAAGCCTGAGAAGACCCTGATCCAGAGGCGAGCCCACGCCAGGCTGGGCGCCGAACTCACGCGGCTGCCCTACAAGTCGTACGTCGCCAGCTCCATCAAGCTGAGGGCGGCCTGCGGTCCCAAGTACGCAGAAGACGTCGCCAAGCCGGGCGTAGAGAAGGTGGAGGTGGACGACTTTGTCCGAGACTGCCACTCTGTGTGCGTGGACCACAGGATGGGAGACGGCCGGCTGGTGTGCAGGACCCACAAGGTGGCCTGCCTGCCCAACGATCACGAGGATTTGGTCAGGGAGGTGAGGGCCCGGACAGCGGCCCTCATGCACTGGCGCACTCCTCAAGAACTCGCGGTCGACGTCAAGGTCGGTCTGGCCCACATCAAGGTTCACATGGACAGACTGGGCTCCGTCTGCGTCAAGGACGACAACGACGTCTGCCGCTGCTCCTCCGACTCTGAAGACGATTGATCGATCTAACTGTAACCCCTGTGTAACTGTTGTAAACGTACAAAAAAAACCAATAAAATTTTGACCGAAGAGTAAGCGAAAGAGTCATTTTTCCTCGTGGTGTGCAGCTTTTTCTAACGTGTGGTAGGACGCTAACCATTACCAAGTAAACCATTACGATGACGGGTTGTGGGGTTTGGTGGACGACCGGCCTGGCGTTGCTGGTCATCGCCGTCTCCCCATCTCAGCAGACCACGGCCCTCAACATAAACTCTTTGGTCTACTCTGTGAGCTACTCGGTGCCCAGATTCTGCGGGGTCAACGGGCTGCCCTACGAGATCTCGGCCACCTTCACCTTCGACAAGTACAACGTGAGCAGCGTCGAGTGGCTAGCGCCAGTCACACCCTTACCATCGACACCGGGTTCGAGGACCAACGTCACCTGGGCGCTGGGGAGGCCGCACCGCACGACGCTCTCGTTCAGGCCCTTCGTCTTCACGGACGCCACCCGGCCCTACGCCGTGAGGGCCATGGGAGAAATCATCGACGTGGGGCTCATCAAGCGCTACGACGACTTGCCCCTGGGATCCGTGAAGGCCGCCTTGCTGAGGGTGCAGGCGGTCGGCTTCGACCCCGTCACATCGTACGCGATCCTCAAGTGCGTGCCCTCATGTTCCATCCGCCAGGATCTCCGGTTCGTGTGGTTCAACTACGACCAGGTGCAGCCCGGCGTCTCGGGAGATACTTTGACAACGACGGTCCAGGGACGCTACATGTGCGGCGTCGCCGGGTCCCAGCTCTTCTCCAAACCCATCTGGGTAGGAGAGCCCGTCTTCGACTGTCCCTTTGACGTGAGGGCCTGGTGTCCGTCGGGTACGGTCCAAAAGTACGAGAACGAGTACCCGCGCCGCTACACGGAGGACGACCTCAGACAGCCCGGGACCGTGCTGGCCTGCAACGAGACCAAGGCTGTCTCGACCCTGGGCATGTGCGCCGAGCGCACCGTCTGCAACGTCGAGGCCACCAACCAGTGCTCCGACTTCTCACCCGCCGTCTACACCTCCTGCAACAACACGGCTGTGCACAAGTTCTGTCCCGACAGCCTGCCCTTCGTCTGGACCAGCTCGACGCCGTGGGTCGTGAGCACGGTTGACTCCAACAACATAGTCTTCACAGACGTGCCGGGCACCACCTCCGTGATCAACACCTTCTGCGGCGCCGAGACCAACGTGTACCTGCTATGCGGCACCCCGGAGCAGGCCGTGTCGGCTGCCCGACCCCGGCCCGTCTTCTCCATACCCACTCTGGACACCATGACCGTCGCCAACGGAGACGGCGTCGTGCCCGAACTGTCGGTGGTGCGCGAGGGCACCGTCTTTGAGATGGAGTGCCCCAGCCCCAACCTGGTGGTGTACTGGCGCAGGGGAAACCTGAGGATGGCCGTGAGCCTCGGCTCCTCCAACGTGAGGATCCTCCGCAAAACCCTCACTCGCGAGGACCTCAACGCCACCTGGAGCTGCGTGGGTTTCGACAGCTACAACGCCATCACGGCCACCCTCTTCAGGTCCGTCTACCTGACGGACGTGAAGCCTACAACGCCAGCGCCGGCGACGAGCACCACCACCACCCCGACCCTGCCAGTCACCACACCAAAGACGACGACGCTCAGGACTACAACCCTACCAGCACCGCCGACCATAACCACCACCACTCCCGGGTCCTCGACCGGCGCCGGGACCTCGCTTCCGACGACGTTCACAACCCCGACGCTGACCGTCGCCCCCGACGAGGGATCCAGCGGCGCGCTGGTGGTGCTCATCGTCATAACCGTGTTTGAGGCGCTGATCATCGTATTCGTGATCGTGGTGTGCGGCTGCTATTACTACAAGCACAACCCCGAACTCAGGCACGCGGTGGAAGAGTTTACGCGAAAGGCCAAGGAGGACATAAAACGCTTCGGGGCCCAGGTTTCCCGGAGGCCCTAAAACACTATAGCGGGCGACGGTAGCGGACGGAGAGTCATTTTTCTTAGCGGCGGGTCTATCATTCTACCCTGGTCAACAGTCTCCCCAGTCCCGAGAGGATGTTCGCCGGTCACAGCAACAGCCTCCGGCGCACGGCCGTGGGCCTGGCCCTCGGCCTGGCCCTGCTCGCCTGCATGGTGCAGGTGTCCGACGCCTTCTACAGCATCACGTACCATCTGCCCCGTCGAGGGCCAAAACTTTACCATGAGGGCGACCTTCTTCACCGATAACCTGACAATCATCAACGCCTTCTGGTTCTTCTCCTCCACCCCCAACGTCAGGCCGTCCACCACCAAGTTCATCACCACCTTCTCGAGGGTGCCCGGGTCCCCGGACCAGTGGCAGACCGTCCTCACCATCGTCGGCTTCACAGCGGCCACAGACGCCAACCGCGTCTTCAACTTTAGACGGGTTCTCGTACCTCGTCGGCACGTTCGGCAACTCGCCCAACATCCCCGCCACCGCGGGCAAGTCGGTCATCAACTTCATTGACACCGCGCCGACGGCCATCACCAACGGCGTGCTGGGATCACCTGCCCTGCAGAGTCTTCTACTCGGTGGGGTACATCGGCGTGCTCAATCAGAACCAGCCTCGCGTCTTTGTCAAAACCGTCGAGCCCGCAGACGACGTCGAGTGGAGCTGCATCTCATACACCTCATACTCCGGGTTCGTGGGCAACGTCGGGACCAGGACCAAGATCTTCATGATCACCCCGCTCCCCACCACCACTGTCACAACTCCCACGACGGCGACCACGCCGACGACACCAACCACCACCCCGACAACCCCAAGCACCACCACCTCGACGACTCCAGAACCACCGCAAGCACTAGCCAGGCTCCTAACACCGTCGCAAGCACTACCACCACCACAACCCTCGCCACCCTGCCGCCGACCGAGGCGCCCAGCACCCAGCTCACCACCACCGTCGTCCTCTTCATCATGCTCTCCGTCTTTGAGGTCGTGGTGATCGGGGCCGTGGTCGCGCTCTGCGTCGGAGTCGCCAACCAGGCCGGCTCCTCTTACTCACGTTTCAAATAAAACAGTGTCAAAGAATCATTTTTCTTGACCTGGTAGACTTTTTGTCTGTGTGTACCCCGGTGAATCGTGGTCATATCATGGGGATCATGCCAAACTCAGTTTGGCTCGCGGAGCCGCTGCCTCTGCTCCTGTACCTGCTCCTGCTGCCATCACCGATCGACGCCTTCTATGCCGTCAAGTACAGCTCGCCCACCTCGGCCACATGCCCCATCGCCGGCCAGCCCTACGTCGTGCAGGCCCTCTTCCAGGCCGACAACCGGACCGTCACGGCGCGAGATGGCTGAACCCCACCAACGGCGTCCTCACCCAGTCCGCCATCGCGGCCAGAGCCAACATCACCTTCTGGAAAACCGGTGACACTTGGACCTCCTGGCTCACCCTGACGCCCTTCGTCGCGACGGACTCCACGCCGTACGTGTTCATGCTACTCAGCAACTCGACCAACTTGACCGTCGGTTTCACCTTCACCACCAACTTCACCGTGCCCGCAGCGGCCACCTTCAGGGTAAACGTGACCGGCGTCAACCTGGTGCGATGTATACCGTCCTGCGACAGACCCGGCATGACCTACACCTGGCGCCTCAACAACGCCACCGTCGTTGGAGCCGTCGCGCAGAACCTCACCATCGCGGCATCGGGCAACTACACCTGTGCTTACGCCAATTCCACAGTCTCCAACGCCACCTTCGTCCAGTTCACGCCGCCGACCACGACGCAAACGACCAACACCCCAACCACGATAACGAACACCACCACCCCAACAACGATACCTACTACTCCTACAACTCCGACTACTCAGACCGCGATACCCACTACTCCTACAACTCCGACTACTCCGACCGCGATACCTACTACTCCTACCCCCACCACCCCAACAACGATACCTACTACTCCTACAACTCCGACTACTCCGACCGCGATACCTACTACTCCTACCCCCACCACCCCAACCACGATACCTACCACTCCTACTACCCCGAACACTACCACCCCAACCACGATACCTACTACTCCGACTGCGATACCTACCACTCCTACTACCCCGAGCACTATACCTCCTACTACTCCTACCCCAACCACGATACCTACGACCACGAGCACCACGTCGCCAAGAGCCTTCAGGAACGTGGCTCTCAGCGTCGAGACGGCGGCGCCCGCAACAGTGGGTGCGATCGGGATCGTGGTCGACGCGCCTGCAGCCTCTTCACCAGCAGCAGCGGACACTCCGAGGCCCATCATCGTCCTGAAACCGATCTCCATCACCTCTGCCGTCGACACCACAGACACAACAGACGTCGTCGGCGCCACCACCTTCGAGACCCCCACAGTCCCCACCGAAGTCAACGGCAGCGTGCTGAACCCCACGGCCGTCGCGTTGATCGCGATGGGAGTCGGCGAGCTGGTTGTGGTCACCGCCATCGTCATCATCTTTCTAGCACTATGTACCACCACCATTTGATTATAATGTTGTGTCCCAATAAAAGTAAAGATAAAGCAAATGATTCAGTCTCTTTATTTATAGAAAACAAAATGTTCAGACGTGGGTGAGCAGGCGAGAGGCGAGCGGCACCTCGCACTCTTCGTCCTCCGAGTCTGGCTCGTCGTCGTAGTGCCGGGCCTTGGGTTGCATCTGGTTGAGGATGTTGCTGAAGGACATGTCGAAAAAGATCTTGGCATTGTCGTTCATGATGCCCATGATCTCGACGGCCGAGGCCCAGCTGTGCGGCGCCTTCCATCCCGGGTACAGCTTGGTCTTGTACTCGGGTGAGGACCGGCGCGAGGCCTCCACGGGTCGGGGAGCCCAGCTCAGCCACCTCAGCCTCTGCTCGCACAGCATGTCCCCGAACATGGTCTCCATGGGCCAGAAGCAGGCGGCCGGCGTCGACTTGCGACGGCGCTTGTTCACCAGCACGCACACCTCGTGCGCCAGGTCCGTGAAGGTCATGGTCGGAGTGCTGTCCCACACGGCAAACACCTCGGCCACCCATTCCAGACTCGTCGCGTTGACCAGAGCGTCGTTGACGGCGGAGCACACGTTGTCGATGTAGACCATCCGCATGGGCACCTCGGCAAAGTGCAGGGGCCCGGGGCACAGGCCGCTCGGCTGGAAGCAGAAGGCGTTCAGGAGAGGGCAGTGGGGCCCGTACACGTACGGCGTCCTCAACACCACCGCCGGCCTGCCGACGGCTCCCGCCTTCAACCAGGTCGACTCGAGCTTGGCCCGCACGTTCAGGAGGTTCGGCGAGCACCCCACGCCACTCAGCATCACCGCGCACTGCAGGTTCTTCAACGCCGTCAGCTCCTCCACCACCGCCTCCGTGAACTCACCCCAGTCGTCCATCGCCTCCTTCGACGGTCGACCCAGCTTCAGCGGATGGTAGCTGACCGCGTTCACCACGTACACCCGCTGGTACAGGGCGTCCATGGCGACAAAGAGCTCGTTCAGCGACCAGCGGTCGCTCGCCTTGTTGCGACGGGTATAGCCGAACTTGAGCCGGCGCAGCCTCACGTCCTGACCGAAGAGCACTTTCTCCTTGGCAGGGTCGACGCACACCACCGTCATGTGACCACAGTTGAGTACGTGCTCCACCACGCGCCGGCCTATGAACCCCGCGCCGCCGAGAACCACCACCACCGAACCAGGCGGGAACATCTGCTGCTGGTGGGGCACCCCCGGTCGCCGCCGATACTGATACTGCTGCTCTTGCTCTTGACGATACATCTCCTCTATTCCTATTCCGATCGACAACAAGATATTTGAGTGACACTTGACACAGCCAACCGCAGCGCTCCCGACCGCAGCAACTTCCTCCGATCTGGCGCTAGCGCTGGGGCAACGCCGGAGTGGGGTGTGCCGCGATTGCCGCCCAGTGGTCAGACGCGCTCATGATCATGAAGCTTATCATTCTAGTCTACGCGACGGTTGGACAATCTATCGACGTGTGCCGATTTGGGCGACGGTAACGTGAGCATGGGATTCATCGGACTCGGCGTCGGTTTGGTGCTCGCTTTACTAGGGATATGTGTCGGGTTATGTTGGTGTAGACTCAGACTGGAGCACGACTGCCACCCTGTGGTCACGTGTAAGAGCATCACTGGAGAGGAGGAGTTTCGTGTATAAGTAGCTAAGTCACATCATCACATCACAGAGATTCACAGAGATTCACACAACTACCAATCATGAAACCAACCATCAACATGACCAAGTCGGAGAAGCAGCCGCTGCTACCACAGACGATGCCGTCCGTCAAAGATGACTTTAGATACAGTCACCCGCCGTCCTGCCTCTACTGCGGACCTCACATCGACGGTAACGACGACCCGCCGCTGAGGGGCGACGAGATGCTCGTCTCGCCATTCTCTGTCCGAAAGTGGTTCCTGATGGCGGACGCCGTCTTCTCGACCTTGCTGGCGTTCGCGGTCTTCACCATGTACGACGACGACGTGATCTTTGGGTTCGGAGTCGCCGGGCTGTGCATCGCGAGGATGTTCAACCTTTCGCAGTGGGTGCACATCCCCACCACGCGCTTCAAGAACAACGCCGTCATCGCCTTTACCGTGCTGATGATGCTGGTCGTGATAGCAGTAGGCGCCATGTACCTGTACCTCTACCTCACAGACGGCCTGCCGCCCTCGGAGATGGTTCCCAGGATGATGGTACTGCAGGTGGCGTGCTTTGTCACCGGAGTCGTCTTGTCACTGCTTGTCATCTGTGCGGCCTGTACGGCGCGCATCTACGAGAATACGACGCGGGTGATCCCTCCGTCCAGGAACCTGCTCACCTGCGGATTCGAGATGACGGACCCCAGAGACTTTCACGGCGGTTCAGAGTATTACGACTTTCACACGGCGCCCTTCTGGCTTGTCCTGGTCCACTACATCAGCGACTTGGGCATCACCGTCTCTCTGGGGATGACGGCAGCCTTTGCCAGAGACATCAGTCTCATCCTCACAGCCGTCGTGGTCGTCGGCATGGTGATCATGAGAACTGTGCCCATCTCCAAAAACTTTTTCGCCAACGGACACTCCGACACTCTTCGACACAGCGTTGTCACGACGCTGCTTTCCATGATAGTCTCGGGGATGATCGGACTCATCCTCTGGCTGCACTACCAGGTCTGGAACGAACCGAGGTTCAATCTCCTGATCTGGGGCCTCGTCGTCCTGGTCGCGTCTCTGCTCATCCTCAGCGCCGCGACCTTCTACTCTTACATGGTGCTGCCCCGTCCCAAACCCCTACCCAACCAAGCACCAAAGAGACGAGGCGACTACACCAGAATCTGAACTTTTTTTGTCGATTTACCCTGTGTTACCCTGTGTATGTGTGTGCGATGCACAAAAATAAAATGCTTTTTGAACTTACTTTTTTGACTCTGTACAAAAGTAGGGTTAGGATAAAATCTGTGTCTTTTGGTTATAAGAGGTGTCTGGTGAGACGCCACACTCTACAAGATGATGAACGTGGGCTTCTTGGTTTTACTGGCGACGGTAGCGACGGTCAAGGGGCAGTTAGAACTGCTGCCCGTACTGACCATGGACTGGGCAGTGCAGTGGATGGACGTTGTGGACATCTTCAACACTACGGGGCATGGGGTGATAGACAACATCTCCGATCCGACCATCATCAGCTGGTTCGTGCCCTTCACCACCACTACTACCCTACCTTCCTCTAACTCTACCTTCTTGTCTACCCTCTCGTCGACATCAACAGTGGCCGAGGCCGAATCCACTCTCGCGGCTAACTCGACAGAGGCTTCAACTTGGGCCTACACTCCAACCCCGGCCGGGACCCAGGGGACCTCTGAGAATTTTCTCGAGACTGAGGCAGCGAGCACCTCTCTCGCCCCAGAAAAACTCTCTCAAACCTCCCCGGAGCTCACCCAGACCTCCGAACCTTTTTCACAAAGCGAAAGTACACAAATTTCACTCTCCACGAACGAGACCGCTGCGGCTCCTGAGACGACCGCTGCGGCTACTCAGGAGCCATCATCGGCAACCTCAACCCCGGCAGCCTCAACTTCACCTTCAGAATCTTCAACGGTATGGATGATAGAGTCGCGAGACAACCACCTCGGCACCTTCGGAGGCACCTACCAAGTCCTCAGAGGCGCATACCAAGGCGTCCGAGGCGCCTACCGCGGTCTCGGAGGAGTCTACCGCGGCACCTACACCGGTCTCAGAGGAGTCTACCACGGCATCCGAGACAATCTCCCCCGTCACAGCCGTCAACGGCATCAACAACACCACCATTAAAGACAGAGAGACGTACGACTGGATGATAACTGCGATAGTCTTTATTGTATTATTCGCAGCACTGTTACTAATGTTTCTGTTGTGGAGGCGAAACGGGAGAGTCGCTCGGCAGCAGTCCCTGGTCCTCACCAACGTGCACGCCGTCCACGCTGTTCGAACGACCGGCGACGACGATGAGATCCCCTCGTACCACGTTCATACGTTGCAGAGACGACCTCTTCCATCGCCGTCCACCGTCAGCGGCGGCGTGAGCGGCGTCTAGTCTGCCCGATTCTCATGTTCGTCCAGCTCGTGCTTGAGCTGGCGCATGGCGCAGAAGGGGAGGCAGGCTGTGACCAGGTGATCTTTGAGTACGGAACCGTGGATGTTGAAGTCCTCGCGGAGCTTGGTTCGGAGGGTGGCGAGGGGGTTCAGGCCCAGCCAGGCCAGGGGCCCCAGCAGGCAGCTCTCGCCCATCCTCATGGACAGCACGCTGGCGTAGCAAGGGCAGCAGAAGGCGGCGAAGCCCAGGTCCAGGCAGTCTCCCACGGCGCACAGGCCCATCGACCAGTCGGTCTTACTCTTGACAGTCTGTGTGACCTTGGGGTTCCTGCTGATCTGAGCCTGGACGACGTTGATGGACTCCATCTCGGCGGCGGCACAGCAGAGCGGATGATGATACCGGGAAGGTCCTCGCCTGTGTAGGCACAAATTAGCGCAAACCCAAAATAATACGCACCCTGGTCACTTTCTTTAACGTGTCCGTGTCGGGCTCCCTACACGTTTCCTCCGAGTCGCCGATCATGGAGCGCTTCATCCTACTCATCGTCGGTGCCGTCTTGTTCGGCGTCTACATCCAGCCCGTCTCCATCCTCAGACAGATGTGGCTGGACATGACCACAGTATCCAGCACCGGCAAGGCAGGAGGCTGCAACTCCACCGCTATGGCGTGCAAGTCCAACGACAACAACGCCAATAGCGCGGTGTTGAAGTACGCGTACCTCTCCAAGTGGTTCGATCTGGACAACGGCTGGGGCTATACCTTTCTGATCCAATCCGCAGAAGTATCGCAGTACAACACGTTCGGTGTTTTGCTGAACGGCAGGCCCTGCGAGACCCAGTGCCAGCCAGATCCGGAGGACAGCAACAAGTACTACTGCACGTCCTCCAAGTCCAAGCTGCCTAACGTCAAGGGTGCTTGCGCGATCCTGGGCAAGGACTGGTACGGCAACGTCGTCCCCACCAACGCGACATGGCAAAAGGACAGGACCAGCGGCGTCTTCGAGTGGAGAGACGGCAACAACACCACCTGGGTAGCCACCCACCCTCCCCTCTGTGTCACACAGCAGAACGCGGTCTACATCTGCGCCCTGGACAAGCCCTAGCATCATCATCACCACCACCACCACCATCACCACCACGTCGAGGCCGTCAGCAGATCAGCCCCTGATGGGATACAGGCGGTTGTCGGGGTTCGAGACCTCGTCGAGCACCAAAAAGTTCAAGAATGCTGCGCTGAGGATGTCGTCCTTGTCGACGGTACCCGCGGCCTTCTTCTTGCCCCCGGTATCCAGCACGGGCTGATTGTTGGCGTCCGAGATCACCTTCACCTTCTTCATCTGCGCCAACAGTTTGTTTAAATTGACACCTGTGTAGTTGAATAAAAGCTCTTTAATTTTCATCGGGTCTACGTCTAGTTGTTGTGCCACGCTGAACGCTAGCTGCTCGGGGTCCTTGCCGTCGCACACCGTCTCTGAGAAGGTGTCGGCGTCCCGGTGCAGCAGCTGAGAGGCCAGGGAGCCCGTGAGGTGGGTCTGGGGTTTGATCTTGAGCGAGTGCTCCGAGAGCTTGAGCCTCCTGATGAAGCTGTTCATGACCATGGGTCCCACAGCAAACACCACGTCGGCGTGGCCGATCTTGTAGACGCGCATGGCGTCGGCAAAGGCCAGAAACTGCTGCAGCTTCTGCCTCCCGATCATCTTGCCCGGCTGCGAGTTGACCACGTCCTTGGTCTTGTCCACGAACGCGAACACGTTCTGCGCCCCGCTCTCGAGGCACCAGTTGGCCACCGCGGCCCAGAGGTTGCTCACGCTCTCGGCGAAGGTGTTGGACTCGATCACGATGGCGACGTCGAGGTCGGGGAACATGAGGCGGCTCACCATGATGTGCGTGGTGAGCACCAGCTCGTGCAACCGCGAGCTGTAGCTGACGTGGTTGCTGATGTCGAGCTCGTCCAGGCCAAACACTATGATGCGCGGCATGCCGTTCCGGACGGTGTGCACCGACGTGCAGACGCCGATGTTGGAGACGGTGCCCGTCGACCAGGTCGGGTCGATGGAGATGACAACCAGGGACTCTGAGGACTGCTTGAACACGGTGTGGTTGACGGGGATGTTGTTCATCATGAAGTTGAGGGCGCCCGTCTCGAAGGGCCTGTTATCGGGCTTGACGTTGAGCGTGTGGCCACCGGTCAGCTCCATCTCGAAGGCGCCGTCGCACACCATGTTCATGAGTTCCTTGACGCCCTCCTCGATCTCTATATGGTCGGGCTTGTAGATGTCGTTGCAGACGCAGCTGATGCCGTCCTCCTCGGCGTGCGCCTTGCACTTGTACTTGTAATCTATGATTTGAGCCAGGGTCTCGCCGTTTTCTTGCTTCACGTCTCCGACGTGCGAAATCCAAGAGTCAGCCGAGCCGGGAGAGCTGATGTGAATCTGCTTGGTCCCCTTGACTGTCATCAGCGGTAGCACAGACACGAGCAGGTTGGCCCCGACGAAGGCGGCCTCGTCCACCACGCAGATATCTGGGTTCTGTCCCCTGGCGCTCTGGTTGGAGACAAGAGAACAAGAGTGAGACATGGCGTTCATGGCAGCGCTACCCCTGGCCGCGGTCCTGCTCTCCAACCATGACGTGGTGAGCGGGATCGGCAAGGCCGTCAATAAGGTCGGTGACGGCGTGGGAGCCGTCGTCGACAAGTTCAAGTCTAAGCTCGCCGAGCCTCGAAGGAAGCCTGCTCCTCGCAGATCACAGGGACAGGGACAGAGGAGAAGAAGAAGGAGACAAGAGGTCGAAGAGACCGAGGAGGACGAGGAGGACGAGGAGGACAATGAAGAAGAAGAGGAGCCCAAACCCAGGAGAGAGAAGAAGCTTCGTTCGAGGCCACAACAACAAGAGAAGCCGCCGCCACAGAGGAGGAGGTCTGATCGACACGCCGCAGCGCACCGAGTCGCCAGCTCCGTGATGGACGCGTATAAGCCGGGCTTCAACCCGGGCATGATGTCTGGGTTCTCGAGTCAGTTCTCGGGTCAGTAGAAACAGCCAACGGCAGCTACGACGACACGACGACGCCTCCCCTCCCACACTCTCCACCCCGATCCCCCCTACAAAGCCCCGATGCGAAGTCGGATCGGATCAGTCTTTTGCGAGCGCTCTTCCCGTCTCTACCAAAACACCAACGCTAACGCCGCCATGAGTTCGAGCTTCCACAACGACGTCGACCGAAGCGAACTGTTTTCGAGGACGGACCCGATCTGCAGAGCGGAGGGCCCCATCCTGCGCGCCCTGCAGGCGGCCCTGGCCTGGCGTCCTCCCTTCCTGACCACGGAGACCGGCAAGAAGGACCTGAACATCTTCGGCCAGGACCTCCTGTGGGTCGGGTGTCGTCTCTTGACGGGCGACAACCAGGCCAGAGCCGACCTCGTCGAGCGCATGAGCCGCACGAGAGTCGGCGGAGGCGGCGAGTGGTTCCACACTCTGGCGGAGCTAGCGTCCCACTGCGGCTACCCCAAGCTGGAGCTCTTCTTTTGTCCCGGGGTGGACCGTCCCGACGCCTTCGTGGACAGGGACCGCAGGCTGGGCTTCGCCATGTGCTTGGCCGCGTTCGAGCTCGTCCGCTGCTCCCACAACGAGGTGGAGGAGGCGGTGACCAGACACGTCAGTCGGATCAAGGACCTATTTAGCCGGAGCCGGCTGAGCTCTACGTTTCATTTCACCGCAGCCTTCTACGGTCAACACGACCTCCTCCTGCACTGTCCCGGAGTCACAGGCATCCACGACGTCGAATATGACCGATCAGGCCACCCTCTCTCTCAGGGCTTCGGAGACGACGGCTCCTGGTACCGCGACCAGCTCGAGTCCGGACTCTTTGACAAGCTCGTCCTCGGACTCAAGGACTTTGACGACTCCGACGACGTCGCCTCTACCAACTTCAGGACCTTCCTCGACGGTACCCGCATCGTCGGTCCCACTGACTCAACCTCAACCTCAACAACCTCTGCCACCCCAACAACCCCAGACAAAGCAGGCCCTCCGAGGCGACTCCTCAAGGCCGTCCGATCGGGTCAGAGAGGAGGAGAGCAGTGAGAACCTGGCAGAGGGCGGAGAGTGTGTAGGGGTTAGAGAGGGTAGGATGCCTGAGAGCGTGTTCCACATCGGCGCCGAGCGCCACCAGCAAGCCTTCATGGGTCCTGCCAACGACGCCTACCTCCTGAGAGAGTGGAAGACGGGGCGCATGATCTACGAGATCGGCAGGGCCGTGGTCGGGGAGCCGGACGCGAAGCACCAGTACGATCTCCTGGACAGGTTCGAGTCAGTGAGGGACGTCGACTACGACCTACACGGTGCGCACGCCGACGTGCGACGAGTAAGGGTCAGGGTAGAGTCTCTGATGACGGACGACGACCGTGTGAGGGCCATGGCCTTCATGACCGACGGAGGCAACCCCTGCTACGTGATGTGGGGCCTGGGCCTCTGCTCCCTGGGCTACAGGATCATGAAGGCCGCTCACGAGGGTGGCCTCGCCGAGATCCAGGCGCTCAAGATGTCAATCAACACGACTCTCAAGAATCACACTTTCTTCTACACACTGCCCGTCTTCCACTTTATCTAAACTGTATCCCCCTCTGTATCCTCCTACCCAATTTATAACAACACAGTTTCTTTATGTTTTTTTAATGATTAAGTTTGTACATTGACATGAAAAGTAGAGCACTGTGGCGACGACGTTGTGACGATTTGATCGGTGTCTGTATCCCCTGTCTGGTGTCTTCTGATGTTGTCAATAAAGCCTGGAAAACTGTCGAAAGAATACGACATGATGTAGTGTGATGTTGCGTCCTTGATCAATCGGCTCTTTTTGAGGTAGAGGCAGACACCCACAATGTAGAGGACTGAGATTCCCATCAGGGCCAGCACGACGCCCATCAGCAGCGCTTTGGCGTCTGGCACCTGGTTCACGAAGCCAAGCACGCTCCAAGTCGGACCCGTGAGGGTGTTGGTGGTGTTGGTCATATTTGTACGGTACAGTTTAAGGGTTCACAAAGGGTATTATTTAGTTATACAAGGGTATTTATTGACAGAACACAATATCACAGAACAAGGTCGTCGACGGCGTCGACTTCAGCATGAACAATGACACTGCGCTCACAGTGCGTATCAACTTGTAAGGGTCTGGGAGACTCTATGACTGTCCCCGGAATATACAACAACGTCTCATTTTCCTCGGAAAATCTGAGGCGTCTCGCTATAGCGGCGGCCTCCTCCTCGTCAAAGGACGAGTCCAGGTCGTCGTCCGACTCCGAACTCAGCAGGCACTCTTCTCTCACATAGTAGTCCTCGATACATTTGACGCGCCGCTCGTGTCGGATCCTCCTGACCTTTCGGTAATGGGCGAGCTGGCGTCTGTGATGGTACTCCACCGAGCCCAGGATCAGGGTGATGATCAGCAAGGGTAGCACGAGGCCGGTCACGACACCGTATGCGAACATGTCCCACTCCAGCATGTCCCAACGGAACGACATCTTAGACGATGGTGTGCGTCGGCTCTGGAACTCCGCTGGTGGTAGGTGTCTGTGAACAGGGTACGTACCCAGAAGCAGACTTGTAGAAGACTGTGAGCCCGAGTCCGAAGACGATCTTGACCCACAACCACGTCCCTTGCTTAGAGGCCAGGTAGATGGTAAAGATGGCTCCTAGTATGAGACCAGCTATGAGCCCAATGAAGTAGCTGACTCGTCTGTACCACAGAACTGTAGGGTCTCCCTCGCCGCCAAAGGCTTGTGCAAAAGTTGTGAAGAGTGTCAGCAGTTGTAGCAGAACATTAGACATGTTGTCTCAATGGTTCAGTGATACACCATGACACTTGGCCTCCCTCCATTTTATACACACAGGACCAAACCGCAATGTCACATGACACTATATTTTATTGGTTGAAACGGTGAGGCAGCCATATTGTACAGATGAACATTTGGTAACATTAGTAGTAGTACTCGAAGGCGCATTTCCTCGCGACTCGCTCTTTTGTTATCCAGGCTCCGTCGTTGGCGTCTGCACAGCAGGACCCCGAGCACTATGAAGATCAGCAGACATCAAGAAGAGTCCCGAGCCGACTCCCAGCGCGATGATCACCCACGTCGGCGTGCAGAGATCTTGGTGGAGAGGGTCGGGAGGCTGAGTGGTGAGGAGTTGTCGGCTCCGTCCTCGTGATGACGTTGGTCGCTGGCTCTTCCGTCGTGGTAGTCGGTGGTTCAGTGGTGGTCGTCTGTTCTACTGTCACCGTGTAGTTGGCGAATGTTCCGTTATTCAAGACACAGATGTATAGACCCGCGTCTCTCGCCAGAGCGCTTCTGATAGTCAGCGAACAACTCTTGACGGTATGTTGCAGTTGAAGCGTCTCGTTCACTCTCGGGTTCACCAGTTTAATGGATGTGTTCCCATAGTGCACAATGCCGAAGCCGTGACCGCCGAGAAGCCAGAACGCCGTCTGTCCGCTCGAGCATGGACACGTCAGTGTCCCAGCTTGGTTCTCCTGAATGCCGATGGTAGAGGTTAAGATAGAGTGCGCGCTGAGACACAGCAGCAAAAGCTGAAGGTGATGTGGCACAGGGTACAGTGGAGCTATATACAGAAACATCAGAGAGGAGGGGAGCTGCGCGCAGTGGTCACTGCCCGCGGTAGTCTATCAGCGTCAGCGCGCCAGTGTTGCCTCCGATGGTCACGCCGGCGACCAGCGTGACCGACGTTGAGCCCTCTCGGAGCCTCGACTGGTAGACGCGCTCGTTGGTGCGCTTGTCCCACATCACCACCCGACCCGTCCTCACGCTCGCGTGAACAATCACCGTCATGCCCGTGTAGGTCCTGATGGGGTAGCTGCAGGGATCGTACATGGCCGGGTGCTGGTCCGAGGGCCTGAGGATGCCGTCCTTGTACACGACGGCGAGCGGCGCCTCCATCACCCCGATCACCCAGCACGTCTGGATGCCCGTCTGGATCTCGGCGTAGAGGTTCGAGTGGGACGCCGTCATCTTCATCAGGTAGGGAGGCCGCACGGCCGTGTACCAGTACCGGTTGACGGGTCTCAGGCACGGCGGGTCCCACTCGACGCCGCCCGAGAGCGGCTCAAACGACACGAGCCGTGACGGGTACAGCTCGAACGAGAGGGGCTCCCTATTGGGCAGCGTCTTCCTCGTGGAGCAGGCCAGCATCACGCACCGCGAGTCCATCACCGGGAAGCCCCAGAACTTGAAGACCTCGACGTTGTTGGGATGCGGCGGCGCACAGTAACCCACCACCTTGCCCGTGTCAATGTCGATGTACTTGACAAATTCGCCCGGCCTGGCGTAGACGGCGAGGCGTCGCACATGCTCGAGTCCGTTCGTCTCGTTCGAGATGAGGTGGCCTTCCCAGCCTTCGCTGCCGCTACTCACGCACACGTACCAGCTGGCGCCGGGTTCGGGCAGCTCCAGCTCGAAGAGGACCGGCCGAGCGAAGCGCTGACCCTCGAACATGACCGAGCACACCACCCCGTGCTTCTGTCGGATCTCCTCGTACGAGTGGCTCGAGTACGCGGGCTGGTCCCCGATGGCCCAGGTGATGGCCTGGTTGACGTGCGGGTTGGCTTCGTCCTCCTCCTCGTCCTCCTCCTCAGAGTCGTCGAGCCCGACGGGGAGATCTCCGAGGGGTAGAGGGTAAGCGGGCACCGAAGAGTCGTCGTCGTCCTCGTCCGAGGAAGGGTTGTCGTCCGAGGACTCGAAGGCTCCGGCCGGGTACCCTTCGGGGTAGACGGTCGGGGTGGCGGTGGTGGTGGAAGAGTGGCCGCTGTCGCTGTCACCGTCGCCCGAGACGTCTTTCATCTCTTGGTCCCGAACGGCGGGTGCGACGGGCATGAAGGGCTCGGGTGAGGGCTCGGGCTCAGGGGCCACGGTCGCGATGAGCTGCTGGAGCATGATGTTGACGTTGAGGGCCATGGCGCACATGCGACGGCAGACGGGGCATCGCTTCTTGTGGTAGTTGGGTTTGAGCGCGACCCTGTCCCAGCACCCCTTGCAAAAGTTGTGTCCGCACGCGGTGGTGACGGGTTCGCTCAGGCGGCAGAGGCAGAGCGGGCACTCTAGGGTTTTGGAGTCCATCTCCCTTCCTTCTTTTTGCTGAGTTTGGTTTGAGAGTCCGAGCGAGCGAGTGAGAGGCATGGTAGGTGTATGACGAGGCGAGTGTGAGGGCCACTGCGGACACTTGCGAAATCTGTGCGCATAAAACGGCGGAGTCGCCGTCCGTCACAGAGGACGTCTAGCTCTTCCAGGAATCGCACGACGATGCATCTTTTAGTCTCGTGACCTTCACCGCCGCCGTTCAGGGTGCTTGCGTTTATACATTAGACGGAAAAGACTCAGTGTGGTCACGACGAGGAACCCAATGAATATCTCACATGTCAAGTCGTGAATGAGCTGGGACCGGCACATATTATTGCGTTAGGAAACCATGGGAGTAGTGCAAGTAAGGATTTTTTTTCTTTCGGACAGTTGTTAATACTTGTACTAATTGAAATATTTTATATCTCCATAGTACTCACAAAGTTTTCGTGTACGAGACCGAACACCAAATCATAGCATCGAAGTGATCCATGCTAGATGCGGGACTCGGCAGAAAACTTACATCACGGGCGAAGATAGCGACTACACACTGAAATGGTGGCTCGGATGGCCTTACTGTCCGGTGTCGATCGCGTCGTCATGAAAGATTATGACAATTTGTTACACTATGGATGCGTACACGGCTCAGAATTTTCCTGAATGAGATCCAAGACATTGAGACCTACATGTGGTCTAAGCCGGACGACTATAACATAAACCCCGAGCAATTCCCTGATTGTGTCGTTTACCCAAAGAGATCTTCTTGTGTGCAAGAGTTCAAATGTGTGCAAGAGTTCAAACACATCCTCGAGCTTGTCGACTGTGGCACTGTATGTACAATAATAAAATGCACGCTTGACTTATCATTGTGTGATGTTTTATTGAGGGGGAGAGGGGAAAGCGAGCAGCTGTCTCTTGTAGTCGCGGTGGCTCCTTATGAGGTCGATGGAGACCGGAGTCAGAGCGACGGAGCCGCACAGGCTCTCGCGCCAGGTGTCCCTACAGAACCACACGCTCCCGGGTCCCCACCGGTCCTCGAAGGCCTCCTCGAATCGTCTGAAGGCGTCCCGCGAGCGGTTGTCCCGGTCAGAGTCCAGCAACTCGGTTGGAGGGTTCAGGTAGCCTCCGACCGCGGCCAGCGCCAGCCTGGACCCGACCTCGCTCTCGAAGCGTTTGAGGGCCCGGACCAGGGCATCCATCATCGCGTCCGCCGCCTCCTCGTCGTCGTACTCGAACAGCACGCTCACGCAGCCCATCGCGTACAGCCGCACGATGCAGTGGAAGAGGAGCTCCTTGTGCGTCTTGGCAAAGACGGGAGCATCCGCCACGTCGGGCCCCACCATCTTCACCGACAGTTCGTCGGGGAACTCGTCAAAGCTCACCGTAACGACGGCGTCCACAGACCCAGAGTAGTCGACGGCGATGACCGTCCGCACCGTCCTCTCGAGCTCGGCCTCGGTGCCCTCTTCGCCTCCCAGGGAAGGGTGGCTCACGCGGGTGCTGCTAGGGTACGAGGTGGACGTCGCCGTGTGGTGCGCGTCCGGGTACAGGTCGTCGATGAGGGTGAGGTACGGCGCCAGCAGCCGGGGCAGCGTCCTCGCCTGGCGCCACGAGCTCCTCTCGAAGGTGTCGAGGCAGGGCCCGTACCACCTCACCCGCGACACGGCCGGCGAGGCCTTCTTCTCGAGCAGCTTCTCCACGGGCCGCCAGCCCCAGCGCGAGGGGTTCGCGTCCATCAGGGCCCTCGCCCTCGCCGAGTCGACGCCGTGATCCTTGGCAGAGGACAGGGTGAGCGACGACTCGAGGTGATCCCTGATGAGAGCGTGCTCGAAGACGCATCGCTGCGGCGCCTGAGCGTCCACGGCGAAAAAGTAGCGGCCTCCCGTCGCGGCCGGCATGGCCAGCACCTGCAGCTTCCTCTCGTCCGAGTTGACCCTCCTGACAGAGTCGAAAAAGTCTCCGTAGTCCGGGTAAGATTCGAAGGAGACGGTGGTGGGGCCCAGCCTAGAGACGGGCGCCGTCGCAGGCTCGGTCCTGAGCCACTTGCTCAGGTAGACGACGGGTGACTCCCTGAAGAAGTTGACCAGCAGCCTGCCCTCCATGTCCGAGTAGGACGGCGTGTCCCTCTTGGACCTCAGGCACACAATGGCCCTGGCGAGCGGGCTCTTCTTGAGCAGCTCCCTGATCCTCGACAGCGTCCACCTGTTGCCCAGGTCGTACACCACGATGTAGTTCTCGTCGGCCGACAGCTTGTAGTTGGGCTCGAACGCGGTCCAGTGCAGCTCGATGTTCTCGCCGCTGATGAACTGGGACACCTCCTTGACCAGGTCCGTCTTGCGGTGCATCTGGTCGACGGCGACGTAGACGTCTCGCACGTCGCGACGGCGCTGGGAGGCCTTGGTCACCCCGACCTGGGAGACGAGCTCGCGCTCGGGCTGCAGGGGCCTCACGTCGTCGACGAAGGGTAGGTTCCTGAAGAGCTGCGCGTCGAGTGTGAGCTCGTCCGGGTGCTGGATCACCACGCACCTGAAGGTGGGCAGCTCGGCCAGGTTGACTGTGAGGACGGCCTCGATGCACTCGGAGGCGACGCCGGAGCAGTCCAGCCTGATCACGGTGAGCGCGGGCCTGACTTCGCGCCACTTCTCCAGGAGGCAGTTGACGAGCGCGGGTTTGAGGCACCTCGCCTTGCACGAGACCGAGAGGGTGAGGGCGAAGGGCTCGCGCAGGTTTTTCTTGGTGTCGTCGCCTGTACCGCCTATGATACCCGCACCCGTCGTACCGTCGCGCCACTCGCAGATCGTGACGGGCGCTCCCGCTGCGGCGCCCGGGTCGGGCTCCCTGAACTCGACCAGCAGCCAGCCTCCGTGATTCTTGGTCCTGGGCAGCGCCGTCTCCATGGCGTCGAGAGTGGCGTCGAGGGACTCGAGCGGCCTGAGGAACACGGTGGTGAAGAGGTGTCTGCAGGCGCCCGCGTCGTACACCACCCTGGCCGCGAAGGCCCTGAGGTACCTGTCCACGGATGGGTCCTCCGGCGCGGAGGTCACCCGCAGCTCCAGCTCGTCGGGGAACTCTTGCACCGAGGGAGGCAGAGGCGCCGTGTGGACCGACGCGGCGTCGCCCCGGCCCCTGGCTCCCCTGGACCTCACCGAGACCTTGAGGTCAGCGGGCTCGTACTCGACCTGATAGCGGTAGACTTTCTTGCTCTGCACGGCGAACGAGCGCTGCCGCCCGGGCAGGGGCACGCCGAGGTGAGGCCTGTGCAGCGGGTGGCCCGGCACCGCAACGGTCTGGTACCTGAACGGCGTCGAGACGAGGTCCGCCACCCGACCCGCGTCTGTCGTCGAGGGCTTCGCGCGCGGCTCCACCGTCCAGCGTAGGGTGTAGGGGTCCGACTCGAGCACGGCGGCCTGGAGGAACTCGGGCAGGCAGTCGGGCAGGAACGTCTCGCATGTCCTGTCCCTCTGGCGGTCAAAGTAGGACACCGCGCACTCCCTGTAAGACTCTTTCCACCTCACGCTGAGCCTGTCCTCGACGGCTGGCAGGATGGCCATCTCCCTGTCGAGGTCCGGGGTGTAGATGGTCGTCAGGTCGTCGAGGACAATGTGTCTGTGCACGACACCGTCCGATCCCCGGGACAGGTCCGAGACGATGGCAAAAAGGTGCCTGCGGTCGTTCCAGGGGTTCTTGATGGAGAAGGCCATGCCCGAGCAGCTCACGCGCGGCAGCCCAGTGAAGCTGTTGTTGTCATCGGGCACGGCGGCGTCCCAGACGGTCGAGTTGACCGCGACGCAGGCGGGAACCCTCTTGTAGCTGGCGACGGCTCCTACGTAGACGGAAAAGAGGCGCCAGAAAACGTCGCACAGGCCGTAGCTCACGTCGATCTCGGAGAGGGTCAACGGCACGTCCCGCCACAGCCTCTCGGCGAGCAGGGCGGCCTCGCGGGTCAGCGCGTCCTCGACCGTGTGGAGGTAGGTGGTGGTGATGCGTCTGGCGGGATCGTCCTCGGGCACGAGGGGCTCGATCACCCGGCGCCACACGTCCTCGTCGAGCTTGGTGTACTCGAAGAGGGCGAGGAGCACCGAGAGGATGACCCTCACGTAGGTGCTGCTGTCCCGCTCCAGATCCCGCGCGTCGGGCGGCCGTGTGAGGGCAGAGTCAGCGGTGTGGATGAGCGCCGAGCCCTTGTCGCACTGGACCCAGGCGCAGCTGCGGCGGGCCAGGGCCACCAGGCACTCGAGCCTCGAGCCGTACGAGGCGGTGTGGTGCTTGACGAGAAAGTACTGGGGCGACTCGACCGTGTACCACGACGTGTTGAGGATCTCGTCCGCGGCGGCGGCGAGCTGACCGACGTCGAGCAGCAACACCGACAGCGTCGTGCGCTTGAGCCGGGTCAGCACGAACGCGCCCACGAGCAGGTACTCGTAGGCCTCCATCAGCTCGTACGCGTACTCGGGCAGGCCCGCCGCGTAGCCGTGCTCGTTGACCAGCGTGTTGACGATGTGAGCGTGCTGCTTCTGAGAGGTGCCCGTCGTGCGTCTGATGGGCACCGTCCTGCAGGCGACGGGGTAGACGGCCCACTGCGGGTTCTTGGTAGAGTCGCCGTGGCAAGAGTCGACGGCCTCCGAGACGTCGCGGTCGGCCTTGAAGGGTCTGAGGGCAGAGTGATCCAGGCGCCTCACGTAGGGGATTGGCGCTCCCTCGGTCATGGACGAGTCGAGTCCCCGGCGCTTCGGGGCGAATGCGTGAAACTTGGAGCAGCAGGCCCTGCACCAGATCATCATGATCTCGGGGTCCAGCTCGAGCATACTGCACACCAACCCGACCCAATCTCCGAAAAAGTGGCGCCTGTCGTCCTCGCCGTAGAGCAGGGCCCGCTGGTAGTCGTTGAGCTCCCTCTCGACCGTCCTGCGCTTGGTGACCCTGTCCGTCTCGTAGTAGAAGAGAGGCGTCTTATACGACGGCGTCCACTCGATCGAGCTCAGCCCGCCGAGCCACCCGTTGACCCTGATCCACTTGCGGCGCGCGGTGTCGTCGGGTCCGAAGCAGGTGCGGGGCCCCGTGATCTGCAGCAGCTCGTGCCTCGGCCGGTTCACCACCCGGTTGAGGACCTTGATCCCCACGCGCACCATTTCGGGTCTGTTGATGGTGACCGTGCGGCGGTAGGGGTGAGTCTGGACGTCCTCGGTGTGCAGCAGGGCCCGCACGTTGGGCCTGGGCAGGAAAAAGTCGAGACCATCGTTAGCCGTCAACCTGCCGCCGTCGAGTCGCACGATCCAGTCAAAGATCCTCAGCCTCCTCCTGCGGTAGCTGGTGGGGCCGAAGGCCTGCCTGGCCACCACGCGCTGCCTGTCGAGGCACTCGCCGAGTCCCCTCTCCTCCAGGTACTCGAGCAGGTCTGCGTCGCGCTGCGTTTCCCTAAAGTCCTGGTAGACGTCGGCGTCGAGCGGGTCGGATTCGGATGGATCCCACTCGAGGTCGTCCCCGTCGACCTGGTAGAGGCTGCCGTCCGGCAGCCTGGCTCCGGGGAACTCGGACGGGTGCTCGGTCAGGGCCCTGTGCCTGAGAGTCACCTCCACCCGGCTCGTCTCCAGACCCGTAAAGTCCACGGCCGCGGCCGACTTGTCGAAGGCTCCCCAGAGTCCCCGCACGCTGTTGGGCACAGCTTCCATCACAGGCGTCGTGGTTACCGTCGAGGCGACGAGCGCCTGGTCCCTCACTACGGTCAGAAGCCAGTCGTGCATGTAGACCCATCCTCTGGCGGTACCCGCTGCGCACAGGGCGCCAAAGACCGTATCCACGGCGGCGTTGTCGAGGCGACCGACGTAGAGGACGGTGGGCCCCTGGCAGGCCACGCACTCTACCAGCCCGCAGAGGAATCTGAGCCACTCTACGCTCACCGTCTCGGGCATATCAATCACGGCCAGGTTCCTGCCCAGCTTCTGCTCGTCGAGCGGCACCACGGGTACTGGGTTAGAGTTGGCGGCGGCAGAGGGGGTGGCAGGGGTAGAGGGAGCTGCGTTGGAGGCAGCGACGACGACGGGTCTCTTGTAGGGCCTCATGTAGAGCGTGTAGAAGAGGCGCGAGGGCTTGAAGCCGTCCCGTCTCGCGAAGACTATCCCGGCCTTCTCGCAGTAGGCCGCCACTCGGCCCTGCCTGAACGTCTCTACCCACGGGTTCTTGCGAGAGACGGAGGCACCAGAGGCAGCTATGGCAGAGGGAGAGAGGTCGGTCCGCTCGGGCACCTGACGCGCCAGCACGGGGTACTCGCTCGGATCATCGAACACGATCGAGACGCCTCTTCTGCTGATGTATCCGTCGAGTGACGGGTCGTCCAGGACGGGCTGCCTGAGTCCAACGGTGACGACGGGTTCGGGGTGCCCGTCAAAGACGAGCAGCGGCGGCGACCAGCGCGGGTCCCTGGCCATGCCGGCCAGGTCCAGGGCCCGCTGCGCGCGGGTCCGAACGGCGAAGGCCTCGGCCACCCAGGGCCGGTCGGCGGCGCAGTCCAGGTAATAGTCTCCGACGTGTGAGGCGAGGGCCGCGGCGCACTCCTCGGCCCCTCGCGCGAGAAACACTTGCCTCGCGTCCATGAGGTACAGGAGGAAGGTGAGCGAGGCGCCGGCCCTGACAGAGTCCGTGCCGAAGGTCCGCACGCACAGCCACTCGTTCTCGGGCAGCCACTGCGCACCGCTGCCCCCGCCGGGTGTCGACGGCGACGACGAGGCATCCTCGACGGTAGCGACGTGCGGCAGTACTCGCACGGCTCTGTTGCCCGAGCGGGGCGACGCCGTGAGCAGGCCGGGCGCCTCGACCAGGGTGAACCTGCCCCTGTGCTTGAAGAGGTCCCCTGACTCGATCAGGACCGAGTGCGCGCCGCTGCCGACGCTGCTACTCCTATGCGGCGCCGTGTAGCGCGAGACCCACAGCCTCCTGGTCCTCTCGAGTCTCACGCAGACGGGCCTGCCGTTGTAGAAGGTGACGGTGCCCAGCTCGGGGTGCGTACAGACCGTCAGGCGCCTCCGAACGCGCTTGGGCTTCCAATCGGGCTCATTGAAAATCGGCGCCTTTGGTGGTTTGTAAGCTCTGGCGCTCAGATCCCTGTGCAACAGACGCTTGGGTTCCTCCTCGTTGTCCTCCAAGTGATCCAGTAGCGACCGAGCGTAGGCTCGCCTCTGCCTGTAGTAGTTGAGAAGTTCGGCTCCGGCCACAGCCGCCGCCGCCGCCGCCATCATGGGGGACTCGGCCCGTCAGCAAGCCAAGAAGCTCACCAGCACCCTCGCCGCCAAGCAGGACGGCCTGATGGACACCCTGTACAATATGGTGGATGAAGACGGTGTGGGTATAGCGGGTGCAGGTGCGGGTGCGGGTGCAGCGGCAGCAACAACACCAAAGGCAACCGGCGCGATCCCCAACAATATCGTCGATGAGTCCGAGTCTGAGGTTGAAGACGACGAGGACGACAAACTGCCAAATACTAATACTAAGGCGGCCGCGGGTGGTGCGGGCGGTAGCGTAGACAAGAACGTCGTCGACAGCGGCCGCAATTTCGGGAATAAAAACGACATTGCCGTCACTGCCTCCGACTCGAAGCTGCTACCGCCTTCCCAGCAGTCCCAGCAGTCCCAGCAGTCCCAGCAGAAGCAAGTGTTCATCTCGGACTCGGACGGTCTGCCTCAGCTCGGCGAAGAGTATTTGACAAAGCCCCAGCCGCCTCCCACGCAGGCCATGACCAAGATCCAGACTCCGGCAAAGGTCGTCAACCCGCCAGCTCCAGCGGCAAAGGCCGTCAAGGTCGATCCAGCGGAGAAGAGTGGAACGGGCACCCTTGCAGTTGATACTAGCACCGTGAAGCAGGCAGTTGTACCAACTACAAAGACGCCCACCCCCGTGCTGCCTTCCTCGCAGTCAACCAAGCAAGAACCCGGGGCTCAGGCGGACATCAGAACCGCCTCAGACGCCGCATCAAAGCAGGCGTCTTTGACATTGTCATCAACTGACCCCAATAAGGACGCCGTCGCCCCAAACTCCGGCAAGGCTGCCACTCCGACAGTGGTCGACGAGCGCGTGTTTGTGACGAAGGTTACTGGCGCCGGCGTGACCGACGGCGGAAATGTCTTGCAGCCACCGTCGGCCTCTGCTACCCAGTCGTCTTCCACCGCCACCAACACCCCATACAAACCTCCTCCTCCTGCCACCACTGGAACCACAGCCACTGGAACCACAGCAACAGGGGCCGGGAATGGACCTGCGGGAGACAAAGACAAAGCACAGCCGCCGTTAGGTATCGCGCTGCCGTCCCTGCTGCACGGCGACCGATGGGCCGCCCTGAGCAAAAACCACACCGGCGCAGAGTCGACGTGGGGCTCCTACATGACCAGCTTCGTCGAGCTGGTCACCGCCTGGGAGTACGGCACCCTGTCCCTGGCGCGCAAGGTCTGGAACCAGGGCTTCCAGGAGGCCAAGGACACCGTCGAGCTGAGCAACCGCGACCACTCCAACGAGCTCAAGGCCACGGGCGCCAAGCGCAAGGCCCTCGTCGCCGAGATCGAGACCCACGGCGTCAGGCTCCAGCGGTCCGTCAACTCGACCCTGCTCCAGAACCTGCGCCTCGTGCACGAGGAGGCCGATCTGCTCAAGCGCCTCACCGAGCAGCACAACGTCCAGTACGGCTCCACCGCCAAGCACCTCATTACCACCATCGCCGCCATCCATCGCTACTCGGAACAGCAGGCGACCGACATCAGGACGCTGTGGGACTCGGCCTTCGTCGAGCTGCTCCGGCTCAAAAACGCGCAGGCCTCCATCGACCTCCAAGAGCACGCCATCACCGCCATCCGCATGGAGACCGACTTCAAGACGCAGGCCTTCAGGTACCGCCACGACGCCAAGTGCGCCAATCGCCTCCTCAGGCGGCTGGTGCACACCAAGTCCGAGTACGACGACGATCTCTACGTCAGGCTCATCAAATACTACGACTACATCCTCGACGGCATCGACGCCGACATGAAGGTGGCGGCCGACGCTCCCCTCATCACCCCCAAGTCCAGGCTGTCCGAGTTTGTGCGCAGCCAGGACGGCTTCGCCGAGCAGGTCAAGCTCGACCGCACGCAGCTCCGCGACGTCCGAAAGAAGATCCGCGAGGCGCGCGAGGCCCTCTACAGCCTCTTCGACTCTTGGCGCCACCGGCCCACCGACGAGCTCGCCACCGCCATCGTCACCGTCTTTGAATTTTACGGCAAGTGCCAGATCTCGGCCGCGCTGCTGCGTCTCGACTCGCGCCTGGTGCAGATGGTCAACACCCTGGCCGAGCGCTTCCCGGGCCCCTTCTACGACGCCTCGGCCGCGTCGCCGCACGAGGTGTCCGACCGTCCCGCCGTGCTCGAGGCCATGATCAAGCGCAAAAAACCTACCGACGGTACCCAGGGCGGCGGCGGACTCGGCGACGAAGGAGACATCTTCCAGAACCTGGCCATCGTGTCCGAAGACGCCTTCCCGGGCGCGGGACACTGGACGCCCGAAGAGGACTTTGAGGGCGCCGCCAAGCTCTACGCCACCTTCCGATTCGAGGCCTACCGCGAGTCCCTCAAGCCCGACGAGGCCGAGGTGGTGCGGGCGGCTTTCAACAGTCACGGCGAGCAGACCTTCGCCAGGCCCCGCGTCGCGCAGTTCTACAGGCCCAACGAGCCGACGCCAAAGTACGAGGGCCAGGCCCGGGTCGGGCTCCGCGTCAACACCACCGTCGACACCACCTCGTTCGTCGCCGTCTACCCCATGTTCGACTCCTTCTGGGCCGCGCTCGAGTGGTTCGGCCGCACCGATCATATCGATCCCCTCTACGTCGAGGCCGTCAAAAACGTGTGCATCCGAGTCACGGGCAGCGCTGGCGGCGGCGGCAACATCAAGATGCCCTTCATCAAGGTGGCCCAGCGCGAGCTCCCCAGCTACAACGACATGCTCGGCGCCATCGGACTCATCGACGCGCAGCAGCTGAGGACCGAAGAGCTCGCCTTTTTCCTCGACACCCTGCGCCGGTACATCGTGCGGATGGCCTGCCTGATGGTCCTGTCCGAGCACCTGCCCGCTCCCGACGCCGCGCTCTTTGCCGGGCTCCAGACCTACGTGAAAGCCACCTACAACAGCCTCATGTGCTGCCTCTTCTACCTCAACACGGGCAGCTGGACCTTCCGTCTGCTGGGCGCCTCGTACGAGTGCATCGCCTACACCTTCCGCAACAAGACCGTGCTCGACGACTGCATTAACCAGTTCGTGGCGCAGTGCGAGAAGGACGGCACCGACAAGGGCCTCGTCGCCTGCCTCAAGGGGCGAGCGGTCGTCCTCAACTGGCCGCGCGTGTCCAACGCGCACATCGAAGAGGCCAAGGGCTTCACCCTCATGTCGACCTGGGTCCGGGACGCGCGATGCGCGCCCGTGGCCGTCCCCGAAAACCACGGCTGCCCCGTGCTAATCAGGGCCGACCAGTGCCCCGTTTTCGCCTGGGAGTCCCTCACCAGGATGCCCCTGGACCACGCACCGCCGCCCGTGACCGAGGACGCGCTGGCCAAGTACGTCGAGGAGCTCATCAAGATGACCGCCTCCATGAACCGCACCGAGCACGACGCCAGCACCATCGTGCCCATCCAGTTCCAGAAGAGCGGGGGACCCCTCGACGACGTGAGTTCGACTGTGGGAGAAATGGACGACTCTACCGCTTACCCGCTGGCCCTCGACGAAGCTCCTTCTGCGTCCTCCACCAGCCGTCGTCGCCAGGGCGTCCAGGGTAGAGATGGTGGCGGCAGTGATGGTGACGAAGAAATCAGCCGGTACCAGGGCAGGTACCATAGAGGCGAAGAGGAGGAGGACAACTACGACTTTGACGCGTCGGCGGAGGACGAAGACGCTCCCAAGTCGCTGATACCTCCGCCGGAAGACGTCGCTCGCATGTACCCGGCAGACGAGTTCCTCAGAAGAGTGAGGGCCGAAGAAATCTACGGCGGCTTCGACAACAGGGACGACAGGAACGCTTCAAGAGTCAACGGCGTCTTCGAGACCCGGGGAGGCTGGAACGCTTCAAGTGATAACGGCGTCTTGAACGGACGAGAGGGGGCGGACCTCGGAATCGATACCTACCTGCATCACCACGGTGCCGCAGCGGGCGAAGGCGACGGCAGTCGCTTCTCTCCGGGGTTCCAGGGTTTCCGCAACGTCGGAGCCGAGCCCTCGTCCAACGCGCTCTTAAACTACTACCTCGCCAGCAACGTCGGGGCGGCCGTCTACGGCTACCTCTACGGCAAGAACGACGTGACCCAGCCCGAGATCCGCGAGCACATGAAGAACATCTGGAGGCTCACCGGCCGCCGCAACCCCGAAGACATGTTTGAGAGCGAAGAGGTGGCGGGCCGGATCGGGTTCGTGGAGTCCTTCTGGTCCAATCTCAAGACCATCAAGCCCATGGACCTCGAGAGCATGGAGAACTTTTCGCTCGACCTCCTCGCGTACGTGTCGAGGATGTCCCAGCTGCTGATGGAGCTCGAGGAGATTCGCCGCGAACAACAAGAAGACGCGGAGGGCGGTGGAGACGACGACTTCTTTTAAAGAAACTTGCCGCCCCACCAGTTTCTTCATTGTTGTTTAGTTGTTGCTACTTTTACCTTCCCCCGAATAAAAGGTGCATCTTGTGTACTTACCTGTGTCCCAGTTCTTTGTGGCCGTGGCTGTGGCATGGCTAGTGGTGGTGGTGGTGCTGTGACTGAAGAGGAGAAAATCAGCCGGCTCATCGCTGCAGGGCCCGCGCCCTCCCCTTCAGTACCCTCCTCTCTGAGCGCGCCCGATTTTATAGGCCAGGGACAGCCGCAGCAGTCCGCAGACCTCGCTACGAGCACCATAAACCTTACTGCTAACCGCTGGGGCCTACCAGATCAGCCGCCGCCGCGGATACCGTCGTTCAGTTTTGTACCCGTGCCGTTAGCCGTGCAAGCACGCCGAGATGACCAGCCTGGTCCTGTGGAAGACGCTCGAGTCCAGTCTCAAGATGGTGGTGGAGATGCTGGAGGACGCGCAGGGCAACGCGTCGGTGGCCCAGGAGGACTGCCAGGAGCTGCACGAGCAGGTGCAGGTGCTGCTCCAATCCACGCCATCGGTGCCGACGCCGCTGCGAATGCTGCAGCGCTCGACGTCGTTGATCTCGCCGAGGTCCCGGACGAGCCCGAAGAGGAGAATGAGCAGCCCCTCGCTGGGTCTGGACCGGCATCTGCGCCTGTACCCGCTGCAGCTCCGGACCCAGGACAGCCCCGAGGAGCCCAGCAGCAGCAACAACAGCAAGGCCAGGGCCCAGTGGCCCCGCGCGTCGGAGGCGATGCCGCAGCTAGACCTCGAACGACTCAAGCCCCTACCGTCCCCGTCCCCCTTGGCGGCGTTGGAGCGGGCGCGAGGCCGGTCTTTGAGGAGCGCGACGGCGTCCCCGTCGATCGGTCCCTTGAGTCAGTACGACCTCAGCCCCAGCGGCCCGTCGGGAACGAACAAGTACAAGACGCACCATCGTCCCCATCATCTCCGTACTACTACTACGGACCCCGAGGAGCAGGAGCTGGAGGAGCGTCGTCAACGGCTGGTCGCTTTTTCGGAGAGCCAGGCGAGTTTCCGTCTGGGCCTGGTGAAGAAGCTGCTTCTATGTACGGAGGCCCTGGAGACGATGGCGGTGACGGGGATGCGCGAAACCCTCGGCATCCTCCAAACTCAGACCCAAACCTTCCGGTCTCTGCATACGACAGCTTCAACGCTCCGCCGGCACCTTTCATCGAAAGAGGTCTGAACGCCGAGCAGCACTACGTGAAGGCTTACAGCCGCGCCGTGCTGGACCCTCCCGTCAACTACTTTGTCTACGGCACCAGCTCCAACAACCCCACCATCGTCTCCAACGACCCCAACGCCGGCATATGGATCCGCCTCAACCACCTCGCGCCCGCTCACTTCCAGGAGAGGCTCTCGGTCGAGTCCATCGGCTACCAGGCCATGCTGCCCATGTGCAAGGCCTGGTTCAAGCTGGCGCGCGAGACGACGGTCCCCACGGGCAACCGCCTCATGAACCTCGTCTACGAGCTGCAGGGCGAGGAGCGCTACGCGCGCGGAGGCTCGGCCGGCGCCAACGCCGCCATCCCGCCCGGCCTCGCCGCCGAGAGCCTCTCCGACATGGGCACATCCGACCCTACAGCCGCCTTCCTCTACGAGGACTTTATGCCGCAGCCCGCCGGCTCGACGGACTCTTCCTCCACCGACTCGGGGGACGACTCCGACGACCCTGACGAGTGGGCGGCCAGGCTCACCCGCGCGGCATCCGAGCACTACGCCAGGCTCATCATCCAGAACCGACGCGCGGACACGGACACTCGACGCAGGGCCTACAGGGACACCTCCAGCGACTCAGAGTGGAACTCTGACTTTGACGACCTCGCTCCCCCGGAGCGGCCGGGGCTGCTGGTGAGGCTCACTGCGGAGAACCTGGCCCTCAACCAGAAGCTCCAAAAGTTCAGGCGAAAGAGGAGGCAGAGGAGAACGGCCAAGGCCTCCCTGCCGCTGCTGGGCCTCGAGCCCTCGTCCTCTTCTTCCTCGAGCTCGGACTCGGATGGAGGAGGTGGAGGAGGTGGAGGAGGTGGAGGAGGTGGAGGAGGTGGAGGAGGTGGTGGCGCCGGTACCGTCGCACCCGTCAAGCCGTGTCGACTCTGCGACCACGCCGTCTTGGCCGAGTACCGCACGGGCGAGATGCAGAACCTAGAGTTCCACACGCTCCTCATGATGGCCGCGCGGAGGATGGTGAAGGACCTGGACAAGGCCGACCCGACCCTGGACCAGACCAGCATGTCCTACGCGCGCTTCAAGAAGATGCTCAACGAGCCCCACGCCATCAAGCCCGCCGTGTTCGCCGACACCTCTCAGGCCCATGCCCTCGCGCTGCTCTCATCCTCGTCCTCATCCTCGACCGTACCCTCCTCATCCTCGACCGTACCCTCCTCATCCTCGACCGTACCCTCCTCATCCTCGACCGTACCCTCGTCCTCATCCTCACCCAACGCCGGCTCCTCAGCGTCGACGACCAACAGCACCACCACCGCAGCGGAGTGTCTGCGGACCATCTGCGCATCCATCACCGCCAGCGGGCCCGCAGCGTACTCTGACTCTCTCATGAAAGCCGTGGCGGCCCTGGTGAGGCTAGAAGAAAACACTTTGGCCTTCTGGACCGAGCTCTGGTCCAGGTACGCCGAGATCGACCGTCGCTACAGACAGTACCTGAGCTCGCAGCAGGCCAGACTGCAGAGGCCCACCGCCTTCGACGTCTGCGCGCTGTTGGGTACCATCATCCGAGAGAAGACGCACGAACTGTCCCCCGACACGCTTAAGCAGCTCACCGCAGCGGAGGACCTGGCCCAGGCTGAGAAGGACTCTTATGTGAAACTGCTACACGATCAGGTCTCGCTAGAGTTTCTGTACTACGGCAAGGACAGGGATCTGGCCCTGGTAGACAACCAAGATGTCCAACTCGACTTTTTCACGCGGGAGGCAGCCATGTATTGACCTGACCTCTTCTTCCTCTGCCGACGACCTCATGATGGTGATGGAGGCCGACGCCATGGAGTGCCCCGTGTGCTTTGTGGCCGACGACCGCTCGACGCACTGGACCAAGCTAGACGCCTCGGCCGTCGCTGCCCTGATGAAAGCCTTCCCCAAGTCTTCGGAGATCATGCGGGGCTACTGGCCGCTCCGCATGTTCACCGTGTCCGGGGACAGGCTCATACGCTTCATCGGCACGGTGCCGCTGAGCTTTGGCTGCGCCGTACCGGAGTCGGTCTCGATCCCCTACAGCGAGCGGCACCGCTACGAGGACGCCTGGCAGCCCGAGCGCTACCAGGCCATGACCGACATGGGGCCCCATGTGGTGAGCCAGTTCGTCAAGCTGCGCGCGGAGTGCGTCCTCAACGACATGTCCTGGTTCGCGGACCTGGACTCGAAGGCGAGGAACAGGCTGCTCGAGCAGCAGGTGACCCCGGTGTGGCACAGCGCGATTCTGATGGAGTACGTGCGTCTGAGCACCGTCTCCTCGGACGCGATGGCCCAGGAGGACCTGGACGAGGCCAAACTGGACAAGGCCCGCATCAACGTGTGGTCCAGACACAAGTACCACAAGATGAAGCTGCCCGCTCTGCCCGAGTTTCACATCGAGCGGTACGAGGGCAACTACAGACTGACGGACAAGTCGCCGGCCACCCCCGACGGTCTCTTTCGGAGGGCTCCTTCGTCCTCTCTGCCCTATCCTCGTTCTCCCCGCCAGCCTCAAACCTCTCCTCCCCGCCAGCCTCACCAGCCCCAGAGCTCGCGCAAGAGAACCCTGCCCGTTGAGGACGACGCCGCCAAGCGCGCCAAGCAAAAGTCGATAGCGTCCTACTTTGGCGGCGGCGCGAAGGGCCCGACCGCTGCGGCGTCCGTCTCCACGGTGGCCCAGATCAAGGCCGGGAACATCAACCAGAGCGTCGAGGCCGCCATCGCCGCCTTCGAGCCCTGGCTGGAGAACACGGTCTCGGCCATCAACCACGTCAACGAGTGCTGCTACCTGCACACCGAGGCGCAGATCCTCTTCACGGTGCCCTCCAACCACGAGATGGAGAAGATCCCCAAGCAACCCTTCAAGACGGGCATCGAGATGCTGGAGAGCTACGTGAGCGACACCCAGATGTCGATGGTGTACGCGTGCGGCGTGCCCCGCAACAGAAAGCGCCTGGCGGTGATCGTCAACGAGAACCTCAAGGACTCGCACAGACGCTACGTGCTGATGACCCCGGAGATCCTGGACAGCCTGGTGCGCAAGTCCGAGGAGAGGGGCACCGTGGTGAGCTTCCACGAGGTCTTCTTCATGAACAGGATCTTCACCCGACTCAACTTTGACATCGACGCGCCGTGGCCCGGTGACTTTGACTGCGACGCCGCCCTGTACAAGAAGCTGGCCGCCACCATGCAGGCCCTGTGCTACGTGGTGTGGTCCAACACGATCGGGGCCAAGATCCAGCTGAGGCCCCTGCAGATGGCCGTGTTCCGCCGCCCCGCCAAGAACAAGTGGAGTCTGAGGGTTCTCCTCAAGCTGCCCTTCAACTGCGCCATGCGGGGCATCGACGTGGTGGCCAGCCTGGTGGAGAGCATGGTGCGGGAAGCCGTCGCCAAGCGTCTGCCCTACCTGACCCTCACGCAGCACGAAAAGAACAAGGACCTGTTCGCGCACCACGAGAACGACGAGGGCCACTCGCTCCTGATGCACAAGCCTACCAGGTCCCCCAGGTGGTTCTCTAAATCGACGGGCCAATACGTGGAGGACTCTACTCCTTGGACTGGCGGCAAGGTGGTGTCGAGCATCGACGTCGCGGTGTACGGATCCCACAAGAGCGTGCGGCTGCCGTACTGCGGCAAGGCGGACGGGTCGAGGTTCCTGCCTGTGTGGACTTCGCCGGGGACGAGGGCCGAGGTGCACTGGAAGCCGTCGCGGTGTCTGATGAGCGCCCCGTACACGCACAACGAGCTGACGCTGCTGCCGGAGCTGGACCACACGCTGCCGTTCGCGGTGTCCGAGTCGACGATGCTGCAGCACTCTAGCAAGATGAAGTGGACGTGGGGCGTACCGGGAGCGGCGGCGCTGACCAAGGACCGGGTGGCCAGCTGCCTGGCCGCGGCGGAACAGCACTACAAACAAAAGTTTACTGAGAAACCCCGGGAGAACTTTAGCATGCTCATCAGCAACAAGGCCGTATTCCACTGCGAGCTGTGCGGTAGGGAGCACAAGAACAAGCAAAAGATCTGCTTCTTGGTCTTCTCGCACGCGTGGTTTTTGAAATGTTTCCACACGACGGAGGTGCTGTACGCGGCGCTGGAGCCCCAGACCGGGGCTCTGCGTTGGAAAGAGCGTACAGCTGTCTGTCTGTATGGCGAGTGAGGATGCTGGCGGACCCCGAGCTTCAGGGTCCGTCCAGGCGCATGTTAGACTCTGTACGCGACCATTACTGGCGCGAGGCTGAAACGTTTATTAAAGACGATGTTGAGTACGCTTCAAACTGTCTCATGGTGTCTTTCTTGGCCGAGGCCCTGGAGCTGCACGCGTACGGCGGCGGCTTTGGCAAGATCTGGCGGTCGGAGCTGTTCCCCAACGGCCTGACGTCCTTCTACGGCTACGACAAGTACTTTCACAGGAGCGTCTGCAGCCGCTACATGCTCGAGGACTCGGACGCGCTGATGGGCAAACTGAACGTGTGCAAGAGGTTCCTGCTGTGCGTGCTGGCCGGGGGGCCCTTCGTGCACCAGACCTTCACCTACCTCAACATGTGCTCGGCCTGCCTGTTTGAGACGCAGCACGGTGTCGAGTACATGGAGTCGCGGTTGGCGGACAGGGTGTGCGGGCACTACTGCTTCGTACACCCCTCTCACGTCCACGCTCCCGAGCCCGGAGAGCTGGAGACGAGGCTCGCCGAGATGGACGGGGCCCAGTCCGCAGCGGCCAGCGCCGGCGTGTCGCTGACGGCGGACGACGCCGTCGAGGACATGCAGGCCGGCCGCAAGAACGCGCTGGACGTGAGGTCGGAGCGCGAGGCGAGGATGGCCAGGCGCGCCGACAACGTAGAGCAGCACGCGTTCAAGACGCAGAACATGAACGTGCTCATCGAGTGCGCGAGGGCGGCCAACAAGATCCGCAAGACGCTGACCAAGGCTCGCGAGCTGAGGGACCAGCTCACCAAGGCCCGCGCACTCCTCAAGGAGCACGAGGCGCCCAAGTACATGCACGAGGTGCCACTCTACCACTGGTACCTGGCGTACGCCTCGCTGAGGGACCTCTCGGCGCACAAGGCTCACCTGGTCGGAGGTCGACGCCACTACGCCGTCGATACCGCCAACCCTGCCGTGCCGGCGATGGTACCCGCCGTCGCGCTCAGGTCCGCCGTCGTGCGGAGGGCCCACGAATTTCTGGGCTACGCGCACGCCGGCGACACGGACCTGGCCGCGGCGGTCATCAAGCAGGCCGGCGTCATGAAGAACGTTTCCACGCGATCGCTCAGGGTCTCGGTCTACAACGAGTACCTCAACGCCATCGTGCCGCCGCTCGTCAAGCTCAACATGGTCGGATACTACGTGCCCCGATACGTCTTCTTCAAGTACTACGAGAGCATGCAGTTCAGCCCCGGCATGCTCACGGCGCACAGGAATCACCTCAACTCGGACATCGATCTCAAGGACGTACTCGGCAGCACCTTCGAACAGGGCAAACGCATCATAGGGGCCAACACCCTGGGGTGGCACTTCTTTTGGATGTATGCCAACCTGGAAGCCTACAGGATCATGCACAAACTTGCAGCGCACCGCCCATCCGGAAATCCTCTCGGCATAAGTACGAGGCCCACGAGTTTGGCCAAGTACTTCATCGTTTTCGGAAGCACGCACATTGCGCTCAAGCTGAAGGATGTATACATCGTTGAACCGATCCAGAACCTCTACCGACTCTTCCTCTGCTGGGAGAAGGATGTCACAGCGGACGACGCAGACGACCTATCCGAAGCAGGCGACGCATCACCCCCAACAGCACCACCAGACGGCGCTACACCGTCCTCCTCACCATCCCAACAACAACCAGTATCTGCACCATCAATATCAGCACAAACAGCACCAGGGCCAGGACCAGGACCAGGGCAAGCGACAGCTGTGGGAGGCTCTGCCATACCCGGCATACCCTCCGCCGCCTCCTCCGGTTCTAACCCATGGATCCTACCCATTGCCCGTCGCTCATACAATGTGCAAGCCTCAGAAGCCTATAGGTCACAACTTGAAGAAGAAGAAGAAGACGGCGACGACTGAGGCGATGAGGACTGTGACTGAAACGGCGGCGGGCGAGGAGGACCCCAAGTCCATCTCGGCGCTGCTGGCCGAAAAGGTTTTGGTGACGTCGGGTAGGACGAGGTACCCGACGCCTCGAGAGCTCAGCGAGATGCCGCTCTCGACCTCGGTGCTGGTAGGCTCCAACTACAACATCCACATCAACCACTGGATCAGTAACAACGTCGGCGGGCTGTGGCCGGAAGGCTACAGGGTGAACGCGAACAACCTCATGTGGGTCCTGACGAGTCCTGAGTTTAACCGTTCCATGACGGAGCTCAGGCACATCAGCCGGTGCGGCACCATCGTGTGCATGGAGGCCTTTGTCATCCTGAGGTCGGTCAAGAGCAAGCTGAGACTGTTGGACGTCTTTACCGAGGCGGCCGCGACGGCGACGGTCTCTGATGAGGTACCCGACTATGAGGCGCCGCCTCGTCTCAAGGACCTGTCTCCGACGCCCAAGCTGCCCGCCATGCAGACGCCGACTCACCAGGTGGTGGCCGTCAACATCAACGCCAACGAGGCCGAGACGACGCTGGTGTGCATGCCCACGGACGTGAAGGATCTCTACTCTGCCGGCGTGAAGAGGGTCCGGCTCACGCAGCAGTTTACCGGGGACATGGTCTGGGCGCGCAGAGTGGTGCACCCGAACATCATCGACTACATCTGGTCGGGCATCTACAGCAACATCCACTACGCCGTCTACAACCCCGAGCGGTACGGCTCGACGCTGAGGGAAATGTTTAACGCCTGCGAGAGAGAGGGCCGCACGCTGAGCCACGCCGTCCTGCTGGAGATCATCAGAGGGGTGGCGGAGGCCCTCACCTTTCTCGAGAGCTACCGGCTGGTGCACTCGGGCATGGACGGCGATTCTGTGGTGGTGTCGGATGAGGCCTCGGGACGATCCTGCCTGAGCGCGCTGCAGCACGTGAGGTGCGCTCCCATCGAGTGCAACCCTTACGGGGAGCAGCTGCTCAAGTTCAGGGCCGTGCTGGACGACGCCAAGCGGAGGGGCCTGCTGCCCGACGTGGAGACCGGACCCGTGCCGCTCAAGAGGGCCATGGACGTGCTGAACAAGACGGTCGCAACGCCCAAGCTGCTGCTGTGGGTCATGACGGGCTCGACGCCGACCTACGATCACGAGCAGACGGCGCGGATGATGTGCGTCCCCACGGAGCAAGCCGGGGCCAGCATCCGCATCAAGATGGTGGTGCCCAAGATCTGCGTGAGGGACGATCCGCAGGAGCCCAAGTTGTCGATGCACAGGCTGCCCCTCTCGCTCTACACCAAGACGCAGGATCCCGCCGAGACGTCCTTCTACCAGAAGGGCGCCGCCGTCGTCTACAGGGACCTGGAAAAGTGGCCGCTGCTGCAGGTCGGAGGGGACCCGATCCTCTACACGGGCTCCAAGGGCTGCTCGGTCAGATGCGTGGAGGTGCCGCTGCACTGCTTCAACTACATCGGGCTGAGGGTCAGGCACCCCGGCCTGCTGGGGCCCATGAGCGTGGCGCACAAGCACAACAAGCACCTCCTGCTCTTGTTCGACACGACCAAGATCTTTTCCCTGTACGGATGCATCCATAAGTCGGGCCAGCTCTCGGTGAAGGATCTGGTGGAGCTGATGGCGCCCGTAGTGCAATTTTTGGCGGAGCGCGAGTACGAGGGCATCTACCCCTTTGCTCCCGAGGATCCCCAGGTGATGGTGGTGGTGAGCCCTCACACGAGCAAGTGGAGCCTGACCCGAGAGCCGGCCGGCTGGGACTCTGCGCTCTTCACCTCGGTGAAGGTCGAGTCCCTTAGGTGGCTGGCTTACCTCAAGGCCCTCCACGACTACTTTGTCGACGCCGCCAACCTCAACAGCCCGCTCTCGGACCTCATCTGCGAGGCCAAGTCCCTGCAGCACCTGGCATCCTACATGCCTCCCGTCTCTGCCTACGCTCACAAGACGGCTGAGGTCGGACACGTTCCCTTCAACGCTTCGCCTCCGGAGGAGTCCCTCACGGACGTGATCAACAATATCCTGGTGGACCTGCAACGACAGGAGCTGAAGCAAGAAGCAAGAGCCGAAGCAGCCGAAGCAGCCGAAGCAGCCGAAGCAGACGAAGCAGACGACGACGACGACCACCAAACCCCACGAAGATCAAGACGGCTGAAACGGTACAAGAACCAGAACCTACATTGCCGCTGGAAGCCAGGTAGTGAGCCGTGGTCATCTTGTCTTTGACTCCGGGTTCGAAGTGATAGACGAGGCTCTTGTCTGTACCAGTCAGATCCTTGTACTTGAACTTGTCGGGGAACCACGTCTTGTCCCTGTAGGCGTCCATGAACGTCTGTACGTTTTTCCTGATGGTCGATGCCATGTTTTGATTCTGCGCCTGCACCTGTATTGTATTGTATTGTATGAATTGCAATAAAAGGTTGAAATTATTTGAGAGTCTGGTTACTAAAGTACATACATACCATGATGTCGATGCCCATGAACGATAACATGGCGCCCAGCACCACAGACACGATGGTGGTTTTGCCGCAACGACGGGGCACCGTCGCCACCATGTAGCATTTGTTGTAATAGTTGAAGAGACGGTCCACCTCTCTGAGCAGACGGGGGTTGTTGATCTCTGGGTTGAAGCGGGCGACGGCCGGGCTGGCCAGGCCGACCATGTCGAGCAAGAGGTGCTTGTACTTGTAGAGATCGTGCCCCAGCTGCTTCTCGGCGCATCCCAGGGTCATGCCTCTGAGGATTTCGAGCTGGAAGGGCTCCATCCTGAAGGGGATGCCGTTTTGCTCGTGCTCGGCCACGAACCTGATGATGCAGTCTATCATGGTCTTGATCTGCTCGAACTTGCGCTTCTGCCTGTCCCTCTGAGCAGCCTTCTCGGCGGCCAGCTTGAGCAGGTGCTCCTTGTGCGCCAGGGCCTGCGCCCGCTCGACGTCCCTCTTCTCGATGGCCTGCCTGCCGGCCTGCAGCGTCTCGCACTCGAGCAGGAGCCTGGCCTTCTCCATGTCGGTGAGCTGCGGCGGCACTAGAATGTTGTCCAGCTCCGCCGCCAGAAGCTGGTCGTCCTCGTCGTCCCTACCGACGTGGGCCATGCGGTTCATGGTCCTGAAGATGTGGTCGCTGTACCCGTCGATCCTCTGCTCCGGGTAACACATATTACCGAGCGCGTCCACTATTTTGTGCGAGACGTCAAAGTCGGGAGGGTACTCTAGCGAGGCCAGCAGAGCGTCGACGCTCATCCTCGGAATAGTCGCTGTTGCCATTCTGTGCTTGCGCGATATGCAGTGCTACCCTGTACCGAAGTGTTACGACGGAGAGCCGGCGTGCGGTCCCTCACTCAGGGAGACGTTAATGAGGGCCGTCAGGCAGTGTCCGCGTAACCAGACACAGCCGTGCCTCACTTGGAAATTGGAAAACGGCAGCACCTTCATGTCGGTGACGCGTTGGGAAGAGACGTGCGCCCAGGTGCTGAGGTTCGTGAGGGGCTGCGCGCTGCACCGGCTGTCTCCCCCTGATAACCTGGGCGCGCTCATCGCGTGGCTCCTGGACCAGGCCAGGCTCATACCCTCCAACCACCACGCGCTCACCTACGTGGGGACGCTGCACGGGTGCATGCTCAAGTTCAGCGCGTTCATGGACAACAAACCCAGACTGCAAGGCATAGACATTGAAGCGCTCAACGTTTATTTCGGTATCACACAGAGACAAAAGATTATAAACACAGACAGCGTGATAGAGGCGGCCGGAGCCGACGACAAAGAGCACAAGAGAGTCTACAAGGACCACTGTGAGCTATCGGCCATGAACCCAGGCACGTTCTTTGTCCGCGGAGTGGTGGTCGAGGGAGTCCAGTGCTGCGTGGGCCAGCTCGTGCCCTCGGCCTCGGACGATTCGAAGGTCGACGAAGACGACGACGCGCTCGAAGCGCTGGAAAAGCCCTTCTGGCACAGCGCCGTCATGTGGCTGGGAAGCGTCATGCCCTAGGTGAGTGGGGGGGTATAGTGGGTATAGTGGTGAAGAGAGCGGGAAGTGACAGTACGATCAACAGTACGCGTCGCTCGTCTCTCTCCTGCGCCGGTATGGGTGCGAGCGTCTGTATCCCCTGGCGGCGCAGGCCTCTCGGATGACCCTGTTCTTGAGCTCAAACTTTTGCTGGCGGATCGACTCGGCCACGGTCTGGGTGAAAGAGTCCACGAAGAAGGTGCCCACCGGAAAGCTCTTTTCGATGTAGGCGTCGTCCCAGTCGGGCACCTGCGTGTTGATCAGTCTGAGGACCTCGGAGCGGTGCGCCTGCTGGGCCATGAGCCTGATGCCCACGGCTCGCTTGAGCACCATCCCGGCCAGCATGATGCCGATCTGAGCCCCTACGTTCCTAAAGTCGTGCGACATGAGGAACCTGTTGGAGTAGGGGTCGTCGAGCGACACCACCGACTCCATGTTGTAGTAGTCGACGGGGAACATGCTCTTGATTAGCAAGACGTGCGCTGCTTGTGTCGCCGTCGCGCCCATGTCCATGATCCTCGAGACGGGCAGCTTGTCCCCCTTGAGCATGGTGGCCAGGATCATCTCGTTGAGGCTAAAGTCATCATACGAGTAAGAGTTGAGGGCTCTGCCGAAGTAGCCCTGAGCGCGGCTGCTGACGCCCTTGAAGTGCCTGCAGTCCAGGGTCATGCGAATGTCGTTGAAGAAGTGGCACATGCTGTCCTGCACGCTGGGCACCTGGTAGGTTGTCAGGGCTCGGGAGGGAGACGAGGGCAGAAGATCGAGTGGCGACGATGGAGGGGAGGGTAAAGCGGGTTGAGATGGTACGGAGGGTAGAGGCTGAGACCGAGCGAGTAGTTGAGAAGGTTGAGACAGCGCAGAGACGAGCTCGAGGTCCAGGCTGTTACTAATCCTCAGGTTCCTCCGCAAAGGTATCGCCGCCGGAGGATGAGGACGAGAGCTGTCGCTTGATCTTTCTGCTTCTCTTGCGAGGTTCGGGAGTGGGAAGCCGATCGAGCTCATGCTCAAAATCGGACAGGGACAGGGACAGGTCTGACTCGCCGAGTGCGTCGAGCGTCGCGTCTTGGAGGAGCGCCTCGATGTCATCAAAGTCTCCATCCGACTCATCCTCGCCGTCGTCGGCGCGAGGTGCTCTCACTTCTACGTTCCCTTCTCCCTCGCTCTCCCCCTCGCTCTCGCTGCTGCTGAGCAGATCCGATTTCGCGGCGAGGGCTGCCCTCGACCTCAGAACGTCTTCGATGTCCTTGGACAGGCCCGTATCAACCAGCAGGACTTTGTTGGACTTGGGCGTAGAGAACACCTTGAGCTTGGGCACCTTGAAGGGTGACCGGGGACCCGCGGGTGAGGAGGCTGCCGCTGCGCTCGGACCCGCTGCGGCTGACGGTCCCAGCTGCACCACCTCGGCGTCGAGGCCCTCGCCTACCAGGACGGTGTCCTGCAGGTCGATGCCGACGGCCTCCATGAGATGGGCCAGCTCGTTGTGCTCGGCGGTGATGCGCTCGATGGCGAGGGTTAGAGTGGCCTGCTCCTCGGCGCTGAGCGAGTTGTATATGGGGCCCATGGGGTCAAAGTCCAGGGCCCTGACGATGGTGTCCTTCTCGGATGCCTTGGTCTTGATCAAGCGCCTGTACTCGCGCCGCTTGGTGCGGACCCTGCGCCGCTGCTCTTGCAGCTCGTCGGGTAGCTCGTCCTCGTCTGTGAACTGCAGGTCGATCACGCCGGCGTTGGTCTTTTCGGCCTTGAGGTTCTTGGCCGCGGTCCGCAGGTGAGCGATGGTCGTCTCCCAAGTCTTGGCAGCGGCGCGCTCCTCTTCGGTCCTGCTGTTCTCGAGGGCGAACCGCACGGCCATGTCCAGCAGGTTGTTTCGGTCGTCGGGGTAGTTGACGAGGCCCCTGAGATGCTGCTGCAGCGCGGCCTTGCTCATGGCCGAGGAGCGGGTGATGGGGTTGTCGGGCGCGGAGCCCTCCGAGTAGAGGTCCGCCGCCGCGGCCTTGATGTTGTCCTCGAGCCCCGCGCGCAGCGTGTCCCTGTGCTCCTGCAGCTCCTGGTCGATCTGCTCGAGCGTGAGGGCCTCGGCGTCCTCGGCCATGGACTCTGGCGCGACCATGCCCGTCACCCTCTCAAACACTGAAGTCCCCGCCGTCGTCGACGTCGAGGCCTTCCTGAGCAGCTCGATCTTCTTGTCGGCGAGCACCTTGAGCTTGACCTCGGTCTCCTGCAGCAGCGCGACGGCGGTGTCGAGGTTGGCGAGGGGGCCCGACGCCCGCGCGGCGGCGACCCCCTGCGCCATGAGCGCCTTGCGCTTGAAGGCCTGAGTGTGGCCGCGGAGCGCCGTGGCGACGGCCTTGTCGCCCTTGGTCTCGTAGGAGATGGCCTGCTGTTCCAGGAAAAAATCGCGGGCCGTGCGGGTGGTCATGTGCAGGGTGCGCTTGATCGAGTCCACCACTGCCTTCTCCACGCGGGCGCGCTCGGCCTCGTCGGCCAGGTAGCCCTCGCGCGACTCGCTGGCCAGGCCCTTCTCCTCATCCTCCTCGCCTCTGCCGCCCTCTCCTCTGCCGCCGCCTTCGATGATCTCGTAGAGGTCTTCGTCGGCGTCGCGCTTGGCGGCGTCGGCCAGGCAGGCGCTGGTCACGACTGCGGGCAGGAGCGAGGCGCTGGCCGTGACGGCCCCGGCGCTGGCCGAGGCCCTGACGGGTATAGTGTCCCTGGCGCTGAACGGGAGGATCTCGGGCACGGGCAGCTTGTCGGGCAGGCCCTCTCCCGCGTCGCCCCTCTTTCTGTTTTTGCGGCGGCCGCTGAACAGGACGTCGTCCACGTAGGCAGCGAGGCTGAGGTAGCCCCTGACCGAGTTGACGAGACGCGCCGTCTTGGAGCGGGCATCGGCGGGCAGCACGGGCGGCGCGTCCAGCGAGACGAGGTCCATCATCAGCGGCGAGGTCTCGTTGATGTAGGGCGCCCAGGTCATGAGCGCGCCGAGCTGGGGCTTCTTGGCGAGCCACTTGGCCCTCAGCCTGCGGATCTGCGCGTACTGCATGGCCCAGACCTTCATGCTCCTGGCGTGCGCCGAGGGCTCGACCTCGCGCATGGCCATGTCCTGCGCCACGCGCCCGGCCATGCTCATGGGGTCGAGGAAGGAGCTGACGGGCGCCTTGTCGAACACGCGCCTGCTCAGCAAGAAGTGGAGGTTGAAGGAGAGCTCTGCGAGGGCCGGGGTGACCCTGTAGTTGGGGTCGAGGTGGCCCGGCGACTCGACCGAGCGGCAGCAGTAGTCGTAGTCCTGGAAGACGAGCTGTTCGAAACCTGGGGTGGTCAGGCGCACGTCAGCGGGCATGCCACCGTCGATGAAGAGGAGCTGGCTGAACTTGCACGCCAGCCAGAGCATGCCGATGCGGGCCAGCTCGTGCGGGCCCTGGGTCCCCGGTTTGTGCTGTGCGTGCGCGACGGCCTCGATGGCGGAGCACTTGTCGACAAAGTCCCCGACGGTGCAGGTGTACATGGCGCGGGTGACGGGGCTCTGCGCCGGCACGTAGACGTCGCAGGTCATGCGCTGGATGTGCGGCAGCATGGCCGAGGGCACGTAGATGGAGTTGGGGTTGGACGGCACGGGGCTGGTGCTGTGCAGCGGCCTGAGCATGGAGGCGCCGGGCTGCTTGCCCTCCAGGTAGGAGCACAGCGCCGAGGCGACGCTCAGAAAGACGTCCTTCCTGAGCTGGAACAGGTTGACGTCCGTGGCGCTGCGCTCGAGCAGGTTGATGTGGTAGGGCGTGCGGCCGAACAGGGGCCACCTCAGACGGGTGGCGATGCACTTGTGCAGGAACTCGTCGGCGAGCCACCAGGTGCAGCGGGGAAGCATGCCCCCGAAGAGGAACACGGCGCCCAGGACGAAGGTGAGGTGCGCCGTGTTGTCCGGTTTGGTGCCGTCCGAGCGGGGCGACTGCTGCTTGAAGAAGTGGTACAGCACGCGCTCCGAGACGCTGCTCGGGTGGCCCGTCAGTCCGCGGGACAGCACGCTGGCCATCATGAGGCACACCTTGGCGGAGCGTGCCACCTCGGGCTCCAGCTTGGCGAAGACGCCGGAGACCATACCGACCTCCTGGTCGCTGAGGACGACCTTGCCCGAGCACGAATTGACGGCCATGCCGAACAGGGACAACGTGAGGTGGTTCCTGAGGATCGGCGAGGACTTGGAGCCCTTGAAGTAGATCTGGGCGTTGTAAGCGGGAGCCGGGTTCATCCAGGGGCTGGCGAAGGGCACGCTGATGTCCTCCCTGCCGAACCTAAAGTCCACGAAGGAGGTCGGGAGGTGTCTGGCCAGCGCGGCGTTGATGGGTCCCGCGAGCAGGGCGCAGTAGACGCCGGGCTCGTTGACGCTGAAGGTGAAGGGTTCCTGCTTCGAAGAAGAACGGAGGGGCACCTCGCCGACGTCCTCCTGTCGGGAGACGAGCGACGAGGTCTCGAGCAGCGCGCCGGGCTCGAGCTCGGCGACGACTGAGTCCTTGGGTTTGGTGACGACCCGCTTGCGCACGTCCTTCTTGACACCGGACTCGGAGGCGCCATACATCACGAGAGCCGTCTCCTTCATGACCAGCGCCCGCACCGCTCCCGACACGCGGCTCGTGGAGTTGGCGCTGACGGCCTTGGGCCCGAAGATAACGGGGCCGAGGCTATTGTAGAGCCCCTCAAAGTCCGAGGCGCTGATGTAGTTGGGCACCAGGCTCATGTCCGGGGCGCCCATCAGCAGGTCGTCGTCGCTATCGCTGTCGCTGTCTACGCCCGCCGGAGAGGCGACGGCGTCCAAGTTCTTGAGGCGCTTGTTGGCGCGGTCGTCCCTATCGCGCTTGGAGCGCTTCGAGGTGGAGCCCTTGTTTTCCTCCACGTCCAGCTGCCTGAGCTTGGCCGCGGCCCGCTTCACCCTGTCGTTGAGCGCGTCCGAGGCGCGCTGGGCCTCCTGCAGCTTCTTGTTCCAGGCTGCGAACTCGCCGGGGTTCTTGGTCGGGTCGATGGCGGGCGAGTCCCGCACCATGCCCGTGTAGCGGTTGAGGGCCTCCTTGAACTGCTCGTTGAGGACGGCCAGGTTGGCCCTGAGCTTGGAGCGGTCCACGTTGAGGGGTTTGCCTCCCGTGAGATCGGCGAACACGACGGCGCGCTCGCCGGTTTCCAGCACGCTCTTGACCATGTCGGGCAGCACGTTGGCCTTGGCGGCAGGCACCACGTTCGCGGCCGGCACCCCGACCCCGGCGAGGGCGTCGCGCTTGCCCTGGCCCAAACCAGTGATCACAAAGGCCGAGGGTCGCGTCGCTACGGGCGCAGCGACCGCCGCGGCGTCGGCCAGTCGCGCCGCAGCGGCGTTGGTCTCTTCGTCTTCGCCATCGCTGAGGATGACGACGGGCGCGCCGCCGAGCCCGTCTTCTTCTTCCTCTTCGCCGCTCTCGAAAGCTTCAAGATCCACCACGTCGTCGGCCATCTCTTGATGCGCGGTGGTGGTTGTGCTTGTTACCGCAACGTTCGACGCGACACCTTTCAGGGTAGCCTCTAAAGCAAACTCGTCATTTTTGTCAGTTCAACGAGGATTGCTGATTTGATCTTGCGCTCTCACCGAAAAGCTGACATCTTTGCAGGTCACCAACACAACCTTCAACCAACCAACCATGATCAGACTGTCTACCATCGCCTTGGTGCTGGCGCTGCTGTACCGCGGCGTCTTCTCCATCGAGATGAACCTAACCGAGAGCATTGGCACTACGACCGAACTGGAACGGTTAGGTTTGAATAGCACAGAGAAGGCGCGTGTGGCGAGAGCCATCAAAGAAACATTGGATGCCGACGTTGGGTCCGGGTCAGGTATGGGGTCTGGTATGGGTCTAGATAGAGAGCGCCGTGAGGCCAATGACTACGACGCATTTGAGTCTGTCACGGGTGAGGAGAAGCCGCTGGAGATCGTGGAGCTCATCACATCAACCACCGCTCCAGAACCAGAAACTACTGAGGAAACCACCGAGGAAACCACCGAGGAAACCACCGAGGTAACCACCGAGGAAACCACCGAGGTAACCACCGAGGTAACCACCGAGGTAACCACCGAGGAAACCACCGAGGTAACCACCGAGGAAACCACCGAGGTAACCACCGAGGAAACCACCGAGGAAACCACCGAGGAAACCACCGAGGAAACCACCGAGGAAACCACCGAGGAAACCACCGAGGTGGTTACCGAGGATGCCTTCACCAACGGTCCTGCCACAGAGGCCTACACTAAGATGGTGCAGATGGCCACCGACCCCACCAGCATGATGCCGGAGAGCGCCAGCTATAAGCCCTCGATGGATCCAACCTGGTCCACCAGCTACAAGCCTTCAAAACCTTCAGCGGATCCCTCCTGGTCCACCTACAACGTCAACAACAGCCCTTCAGTGGATCCGACTTGGTCCACCGTCAACAAGATGCCGTCTACACTCGACGACGACGTCGCACCCACAGCCACGTCCATGACACCGGAGCAGCGCAAAGAACTCGAGGTCCGAATGGCTGAGTTGGTCAGGTCCTTCATGAAGCGATATGTCAGCGACCTCAGCTCCCTGCTCAGACAGCTCAGCACAGCCTTCCAACAATCTACACCCAAGTGATGCTTTTTGTTTCGATTTTGTGATTCGGATTCTACCAATAAAAACTGTGTGAATATTAAGCTATTACTGTTGCAGTCGTTCCGTTTTTTGTTCATCTTTTTGTTCAACTGTTTTCTCTAATCTGCTCTAATACTGTTCATATTAAAAACTGTTATTATTAAAAAAAAGAGTTGAGATTTAAACCTTAAACCGTCTTTATTTCGCTGTACATATAACTCAATGGATGGATTCGAGAAACTGGTTGACGGAGATGCAGGGGATCTTGAGGTTGGTGGGTCTGTCCGCGACTTTGGCGACGCACCGCGCGCAGAGTCTGTGCGGTCTCCTCGGTTTCTCGTTGTGATTAAACAGGGCCGTGAAGGTCTGCCTTTCCTCCTGGCTGTCGGCGCCGCACTTTTCGCACTTGAGCGCGAGCATCGCCTGCTGAAAGTGGTAGAGCGCCGTCTCGTCGTCGTCCTCGTCGTCGTCCATGCCGCTGATGAACACCCTGTCCAGGTGCTCGGACCGCGGCGCCTTTCTATAGTCGTTCCCGTAGAAGCAGAGGAACCACGTCTTGCGGTGGGTGATGCAGTTGATGGAGGCGAGCATCTGGTTCACCCGCACCAGATCAAAGTTCCTGGGGGTAGGCTTGGGTGTCTCACAGACGGGGTGCAGGTGAGCCTTCTCGTAGTCCACGTCGGGCAGCACGATCATCTGCCGGGTCTCGAAGGTCTCGTAGTCGAGCCTGCCCGTCACCAGCTCCCGCACGCTCGAGGCCACCTTCACGCAGAACCCGTGAGGCTTCACCAGCGGCGAGTCGACGTTGCATCTCATCAGGTCGTACGTCACGCCGCCTTCCCCCACCACGTAGACGCCGTGCGCGTCGGCGTAGAGGGCTGAAGTGCCGTTGGCCAGCACCCCCAGCTTCACGCAGGACCTCTTGATCCTGATGCCCATCGGAGGCGACCTGAGCTGGTACGACAGGCAGGCTGGCAGCAGCACCAGCGTCTCTTTCGAGAGCAGGCCGTCCTCGAGGATGGGCCCGTGGTTGACCGCCTCGTTCAGGACGCTGCTGGCCCGTTTGCGTTTGCCCAGCCTGGCGCTCGGGGGAGAGGGAGATGAGCGCGAGGGTTGAGCGGGTGAAGCGGGTGAAGGAGGGTGAGCGGACGGAGGAGAGGGTCCTTGGGATGGAGGTGGCGGCCTGCGTCGCGCATAGTAGACCGAGTCGATGGGCGGCTTTGCGACGGTAAGGTGGACCCTGCTGCCCGCAAACACGTTGAGCAGTCTGTTCTCGATGAGGGACTGTACGGGCTCGTCACCCGAAGGCGTCCTGAGCAGGCAGTCGACGTAGCGCGCCATGCTCTCGAGCTGGGCCAGCTCGTCGTCAATGTCGTCGGACGGGCCGCAGCCTCCGACCTCCGAGAACCACCTGGCCCTGGTGTGTTTCAGGGCGTTGTGGAGCAGCTGGACGGCGGAGGGGTACACCGACTCTGGCGCCAGCGCGTTCGAGAGGGCCAGCTTGTCGTAGGCGCCGAAGCGGGTCATGGGCCTCACCTCGTCCTCCTCAGCGCGCGTGAGGGACCGCTTGGGATCCCTGAGCAGGTTGAAGAACTCTCCCTTGGAGATGAACTCCGCGGTCCACCCGGCCTCGACGGCGCCGGGCACGCACCTCAGGTAGTCTCTGTCGAGCGGCTTGACCCTCTCCTGATCGCACAGGGTGCTCCATCCGTTGAGCACGTTGGTGCCCATCAGCGCGTGCAGGTCGTTGTAGAAGACCTGCATGAGCTCGGGGTACTGCGTCTCCAGGTCGTACTTGAGGAGTTCCGAGCGGCAGGTGAACATGGTCGAGAGGGCGTTGGGTAGCTGCAGTCGTGCGACCGTTTCCTCGCCCAGCTCGCCCAAGAGCTGCTGGTACCTCGCCGCCACCATCGTCTCGAGCTCGTAGTAGGGTATCATCCTGCTAGATATTTAATCATCACAAAAAGGCACGGGGTTAAGAGGTTTGCGTTTTTATTAAGACACATGTTACAATGGTCGCATCAATGTTGGGAGGTTGCGGAGGTTTCCCGTGCGCTGCGGGTCCTCGCCGTCGTCTCACCGCAGTATGTGCTTCTTGAACGACTGCGACTGTTGCGGCGTCAGCTTGAAGAGGCTCTTGTAGCGGTCCTCGACGGCGTATGCGAGGTCCATGGTCTGGAACCCCACGATGCTCGGGTCCCTGCACTGCGGGCACGTGCTGTGGTAGGTGTTGCTGAGATTGTCCCTCTGAGCGGGCAGCTTGTTCGAGCACTCCTTGCAGATGTGGTGTCCGTTCCTGCAGGCAAACAGCAGCGGCTTCAGCTCGATGCAGATGGGGCAGCACACCACCCCGGAGATGTCGCCGTGCATGCTGGTGCGCCACTGGTACAGCGTCGCGTTCATGAGAGCGTCGTGGATCGGCGTCTCCCTGATGGTTATCAGGTCCTCCGAGATGTCATCGGTGCCGGTGAGACGGCTGTGGGGGAACACGCCGTCTTCTCCTTCGTGGTCGGTCACCAGCCGGGGCGCTCCCTTGGGCACGGGGTAGATGATTGTCTGCAGGCAGGTGAGCAGCCCTATCCAGCTGCCCATGGCCACCGAGGCGAAGGTGCCGTGCGCGCCCATCTCGGCCTTGAACGCGTAGCCGTACAGGGGACACACGTGCGCCAGGTGCTTGGCCTCGGGGATCCAGGTGTAGTCGCTCTCGCCCAGCGACAGCAGCAGATCCGAGCCCTTGTTTCTGAAGCCCGTCACGCCGTACTTGGGCGCGTTGCCGTCGTACCCCGCGACGCCGACAAAGAAGAGCATCGACGGGTAGCAAAAGTAGCACGAGGCCCTGCTCTTCTCAAACACCCCGAGCTTGACGGCGTGCAGGGGAACGTTGATTCCCGACGGAGGCGAGCCGCGCCGGTGTCCCATGCCCACGTTCAGAAACACGAGCCGGTCCACGTCCTGACCGTCGAGCGCGCCGACGCCTAGTATGCGGACGGCGTGACGGTGCACGGCCGGCTTCTTGAGCCAGGCCGCGAGCTGCGCGTTGGTCCTGTCCATGTTGGCCCTTCTGCGGCGCGAGTCCTCCTGCGCAGAGTTGAGGATGTGGACGAGCTCGAGCAGCTGCGGGTTGCCGAGGGCCGGCGCCGTCTCGTCCTCGGGCAGGGTCCAGAGGATCGTGTCGGGCACCTGCTGCGGCCTAACGTCCAGGGCCTTTACCGTCATGATCCCCGTCACTGCCACCGAGCCGGCGACCTCGTGTGGCGCCGTGACGGGTCGGCTGGTCTTGAGCAGGAGTCGCTCGCCGTGCAGCATGTAGTGTCCCTCCGGGTAGGGCTTGATCGACTGTAGGTGTCCGAACACGGGCAGGTTGTGCTGCCGCATGAGGTTGCCGAGGTTCTGCTCGTACGTGGAGCCCTTGGTCTGGGTGACGGGGTTGGGGTCCAGCTCGTCGCGCACGGCGGGGAGGTTGCGGCACATCTTGTCCGCCAGCCGCTCGATGGCCACGATGGCGTTGCAGGGCTCGCGCAGGATGGCGCCCAGCTTGGCGTCTCGGCGCCTGAGCTCCCTGATGGTCGCGTAGATCTCCTCGCACAGCCGCAGCGCCTTCTTCACGCGCTCCTCGCCCATACGCATCGTCTCTCCGAACACGACGGCCATCTCGTCCTTCACGCGGGTAAAGGCCCGCGCGTCGTCCTCCTTGATCCTCTTGATGACATCGGGATTCTCGTCGTCGGGGTAGAGCGTGACCTCGCCGTCTTGCTTGAAGAGGACCGTCGTCAGCACGTGCTTGAGGCTCGGCAGCTGCTCGACGGGGACGGCGAAGGTGTGCGAGACGCCGTTGCGGTCCTTGGCGTGCCAGTCCGAGTGGAGGACGGGGCACTTGACGACCAGTGTCTGCTGTAGCTCGGCCATCCGCTGGCACGCGTGGTGGTAGAGGCGAAGGGTGCTCGGTGCGGCGCCCTGCGCGCAGTCCTCCAGACGCTGGATGAGGTCACCCATCAGCATGTTGACGGGTAGCCGCTGCCGCTTGGGTCGGGGATGCGCCAGCTCTTGCCTGATCTCCTTCTCCACCGTGACCTGGGTCTCCCGGTCGAACGCGGGCCAGCTGAACATTTTTGTGAAGTTGACAGGTTTGACAAAGTGTTGAGAGGGCCCGTGATGCCAACCACTTAATCGCGAGGTTTCGCGCAGCTCCTAGAGCCGCGCTGCGGGCCCTACGCCTCTCTTTATCTCGCAGCCGCACCACCGCCGCACACTCTGAAAAAGGATGGCTATGCTGGAACTGGTGATCGGACCCATGTTCGCGGGCAAGAGCACAGAGAGCTGCAGGCGGCTGGAGCGTCTGTCCTACAGCGGGCGACGCTGCATCGCCGTCAAGCACGCCATAGACCAGCGCTACACCGAAGAGTCCAAGGTGGCCATGCACAGCGGCGCGACCTACCCGGCCATCTCCGCGGGTTACCTGTACGAGGTGATGCAGCGTCTGGAGGAATACGACGCCGTGGCCGTCGACGAGGGACAGTTCTTCCCCGACCTCTACGAGGGAGTCGTGCAGCTGCTGACCGCGGGCAAGTACGTGATCGTGGCGGCGCTGGACGGGGACTTTATGCAGCAGCCCTTCAAGCAGGTGACGGCGTTGGTGCCCATGGCGGACAAGCTGGACAAGCTGACGGCGGTGTGCATGAAGTGCAAGATGCGCGACGCACCCTTCACCGTCAGAATCTCTCAGGGCACGGACCTGGTCCAGGTTGGAGGCGCCGAGTCTTACCAGGCGGTGTGTCGTCCCTGTCTCACGGGGTTCAGGATGGCCCAGTACGAGCTGTACGGTCCGCCGCCTCCTCCTCCTGCGCATAATCTACTGGGTGCGCCCGTCGTGTCAGCCGCTCCACCTCGTTCTTGTAACATATCTATCCTGTGATGGTGTGTGTGGAACCAATAAAATTGTGCGACTTGAATATGGTTGTACGGGTTTTTTTTTAACAAAAACTAAACTACCGAAACACGAAACACTTGCTCTGAGCGACTTTGCGTCCAATACTTTAAAAAAAACAGGAGATATTAAATATAGTTCAAACGTTTATTGGGATACACACATCATACACAAAATCATGTGCTCAACAGTTCGACGGGGATGGAGCCCGTGTGTCCGTACTTTGTCAACCAGTCCTCCAGGGTCGGTTTGGCGCTGGCCTCCTTGCCCTTGGTCACGGCGATGGCAGACGCCACAATCCTCGCGACGGGTTCCGTCAGAGCAGAGTTCTTAAACATTTCGACGCCTCCTCCGACGGTGAACCACTCTGACCAATTCAGGTCGGAGGGCCACGTCTGCCTGTGCATCATCGTCTGCACAGCGTCCCTCGACAGCCCCAGCCCGCACAGCAGTCGCCACTCTTCCCTGTTGAGCGGCACGAACGCCAACGCGTCGCACCCCACCGTCGAGGCCAGCATCTCCGAGTACATTAGCGACGTCTGGTCCTCCTGGGTAAAGAGGCGGGTGGGCACGTTCTCGGCGAAGCACCTCATCAGCACGGTCCCCACGGCGTGCCTAAAGTTTTGGTAGGGCTGCTTCATGTACATCTTGAAAACGGCGTAGGCCTCGTCGATTGTCACATGCTGGTCCAGGCGCGTGTTGATGGCAAAGATGGCCTGGTACAAGACGGCCTGCTGCGGGTCCTCGATCGGGTACGTCGGCGTGCGCCACTTGACCTTCCTCAACGTCCCCGTCATGGAAGCCTCGCAGGGCATGTAGTCGACGGCGCACTTGGGCACGATGCTCTTGATCTGTTCCACACTCAGGCCCCTGATGGTGCCCAGGTTGGGCAGCGCGTTGATGACCCTGGCGAAGCCCGTCGCCGCCTTCAGCTTGGGGTTGACGCTCAGGATCGAGGTCACCAGCTTGAGCTTCTCGGGCATGTACTCGCGCCACAGAAAGAGCTGCGAGCAGCTCGCGCCGTTCAGAAAGCTCAGCATGTTCTTGGGGTAGTGCAGCCTGAGGTCCACCACGTTCCAGCTGCTGTGCGACCCGTTCGTCACCACCTGCTCCAGAGTCGTACCGCTCATCATGTAGTGCAGGATGCTCGCGTGGTACTTGTTGGCGTACATGGCAATGTCCAGCAGGCAGGCCTTGGCACTCACCGTGCAAGAATCGAGCAGGCACCGCGACATCCTCTGGCACATCATGTCACTCGACTCTAGCACCGTTCTCACGTAGATGTACGAGCGGCAGGTCATGGGCCGACTCATCACCGTCGCGACGGCCACCACGTTCTGCTGCACCATCTTCATCAGCTCCATCACGCCTTTGGTCTTGTGGTAGTCGTCCCACACGTAGTGGCAGACCACGTCCTGCAGAAACTCGCAGTCCGATAGCAGCTCCCTGAAGTGGGACCGGAGCACCCGCGTCCTGAACCCGGCCGCGCACGTCGCGCAGTTCAGCAGCGCGATGTGCTCCTCGCTCTGGTCGCACTTGCGGTGGGTCGGATTCGGCTTGGGTGCCGTCTCTGCCGCCGCCTTCAACGCGGGTACCTTGAGGTGCTGCTGACAACCGGGTGGCCTGACCCGAGTCTGAGGAGTCTGAGTCTTCTGCGGAGGGTACTGCGCCTTGGGAACGTAGATGTGAGGGTGTGAGAGGTGAGGGTGCGGGTACGGCGGCGGTGGCAGCACCAGCGTCTTGCCTCCCTCGATGGTGATGGTCAGCTTCTTGGGCTGCTGCTGCTGCTGTTCGGCCGCAATCGATTTGCTCATGACCGAAATCACCTCGCCGTCGTCCTCATCAGCCTCGTCGTCCGCATCGACTTCCATCCTCTCATTCTCGGCCCTCACCTTCTCCCCCCTCTCTACGACCCCCGAGGCGGAGGAGGTGGTAGTGGTGGTGCCTGAGGAGGACGCGGTGGAGGTGATCAGCGGAGTCTCCGTCACGGTGTAGCGTTGGGGAGACATGGGACAGATGGTGATGGTGTGCGCCGTCGTGTGAGGCGGCAGCACGGCGAGGAGCTTGGGAGGCTGAGGTTTGGCCGCCTCCGGCGCGGCCCTCCTGAAGACGCCCGTCTCAAAGTTGACGGGCGGCGTGTCCACCATCACGTTCACGATGGGGTTCCTCTTGGCGAAGGACAGAGGCGCCGGCCTCTGCGCCGCGATGGTCCACACCGGCGGCAACATCCTATTGTTGACGACGGTGTCCGAGGCGGATGACACGGACATGCACCTGCTCAGGGTCCAGGCCCTGAGCATGGCCCTGGACCCCTCGTGCTTGCTGGTGCTGGTGGTGCCGCCGCTGCCTGACACGCTCAGATTCTCGGGCTCGTCAACCGTCTCCACATCAATCTCGTCCTCCTCATCCGCCAGGGCCGAGACGGCGGCCGAGACGGCGGCGGCTGTAGCCGACCGGCTGTTGCTGCGCGTGTAGGGGTGATGCCTCTGCGTCTTCTTGTTGAAGATGTGCTCCGAGACGTGTTTGTTCGAGATCTCGATCTGCTCCTCGATCTCCTTGTACGAGATCGGCTTTCGGCGACGGCGGCCCCTGCCGAGGCGAGTCGGCACCGGACTCGTGTCGATGACCAGGTTCTCGTGATCATCTTCTTCCTCGGTCCGTTTACCGTCGTCGGGGACGGGTACGGGGTTGGGTACGGGGTTGGCGACCTCGCCATCATTTTCGTTGGCGTTTGCGTTGGTAGACATGATATTGGCAAATTTTCGGTCTCTCTGCGCTAACGGAGTTGTGTGTGACGAGGGGTGACCCCGAAGGTTCATATTCCCCCTCGACTGGGTGCGACCGCAGCGCCTGATGGCAGCCAGGGACATTGCGATGAATCAGCGGGGTGCTGCGGGTGATGGCGGCGAGGACGAGGAATCGACCTTCGACAACAGCTGCGAGGATCTGCCCGACTTTGTAGAGGCCTGCCTGACGGAGGAGAACCGCAAGCGGTACAACATCCAGGACGGCGACTTTCCTCCGTACAGGGTGGCGGTGCACCTGTCCCAGAAGGCCTTCACCGCCTGGGACGAGGTCGACTACGCGGCCCTGGCCGACTGCCTGTGCGAGGGTACCCACCTGCAGGCCGTGCACACTCACAAGCTCTACGTGCTGGCGTGCGGCGCTCTGCTGTGGGGCAAGGGCGCCTGGATGGACCCGCAGATGATGAGCCGTCTCTACGTGCACGACGTCGTCAAGATCAAGCTGCTTGAGCGCGTCGTGTACGGGTTCATGATGGCCCTGCAGAAGGCGCTGCGCATTCAGAAGCAGGGCTGCAGGATGGTGGGGCTCGAGGACCCGGAGAAGGTGGAGGATATGAAGAACTTTGTGCTGCACAAGGGCTTCAACCACCACTACGCCTTCTGCGATCACCACTGGCAGCACTGGGCCCTGGGCCGCTCCTTCGAGGGCGAGCTGCCCGACGTGGTGGTCAAGGAGATGATTAGCGACGGCCTAGCCTGCACCCTGGAGCGCGCCGGTCCCTTCTCGACGCTGGCCGACTGGCTCGAGTCCTTCAGTCTCCGCGCCTACCCGCAGCCCATGCACAAGCAGATCAGGCAGCACCTGATGGAGGCCTTCAACAACGCTCAGGACGTCGACTTTCCGATGTTCAAGAGCAGCCTCAAGTTCCTGGCCTCGATGCACTGCCTCTACAAGACGCCGCGCTGGAGCTTCATGCCCAGCGCCGTCAATACCACCCTCGACACCTTCGACGACTGCGCCTGCGACGTGCACGTCCTGCGCCACGTCGAGGGCCAAAACAGCTGCGACTGTCTGTGCTGCCGTCGCCAGGGCTGTCACGACGAGGACTGCCGTCCCACCGCGGCCCTGGACGCGGCCGAGCTCCGCGGCGAGGGCATGTCGGACGACGACGACATCGAGAGCGAGGAGGAGGCCCTCGGCGCCGTCAAGCTGGACGTGGGCCGCATGAAGCAGAAGCGCATGCAGAAGGCCATGCGCTACGCCTCGGCAGCTGCGGCAGCCGACGCCGCGGACGGTCAGAAGATGTACTCCGTCAAAGAGCCCAAGGTGGTGGCCGTCAAGGCTCAGCTGGTGGGTGTCGGCGATACCGACGCTCCCTCATCCTCCACGGCGGCAAAGGACTGCGCGGACGGCAAGTGTCAGGGACCCTGCAACTGCGAGCGTCCTCCCGGCCCTCCGACCGACTACGACAAGAGGGTTAAGGCCAAGAAGATCAGGAAGCCCAAGAACCTACCCAAAACCAAATCCTAACATCTCGCTCACTCACTCACCAATAAAAAAAGTCAGAGTCTAGTATTGTTAGTGTGTGTTTTTATTGTTTCATGTTTCAAACAAGTACGACAGTGAAAGAGTTAACAAAATGTGATCGGAGGTTCGTTGGTGATCTGAACCGTCCCCCACAACGTGAGGATGTGTGTGGACGAGCCGTCGCGGGGCTCGCCGCTCATCACGTCCCACACGAGTCGCCGGTCCTAGTCCCGCTTCTGAGCCCAGGCGAGCCGTCTGGTCGAACGGTTCCCAACGGCGACGTCTACCGGTCTGAGGGACCAGGGTCCGCGGCCGGTTGCGCTCGCCCGCTCTGCGGGTCAGGCGGTCACCCAGAGGACGTCTGGAGCGGGTTTTCGGCGACGGTCCGGGGTCGACCGTCTCTGCACGATCCGCGAGTGGGTAGGCAGCGCTGGCCCGAGCCGTCCGTCTCGACGTGCCCGCAGGTACCTCCAAGCCGAGACGGCGACGGCGAGCAACCTCGGTCGACGCCGACCTACCCCGTTGCCGGGGTGCAGGTCAGAGGGGCTCTCACCTCCCTCCTTCCCACGCGGCCGACGGCGTCCGAAGCCGTCTCATCATCAACCGTTCATCGGACGAAGGCGTCCCGCGGAACGCTGCCGAGCGTGGACCGCCGGGGATACCAACGCCGTGACCCTGCCGACTCGCGAACCGTCAGAGGCCGGTGGGGATTCCCGTGCCGAGCGCCTTCCCTTCCTCCGGACGCCTGTCTCTGGTAGAGGCCGTCCTGCCCCGCCAGAGCGAGGGCGTTGAGCGCATCCGATTCCGCGTGCCCCGATCCCTGCCGACGCGGCAGAGATCGCTCGCCGGATCGTCGTCCTGCCATGCGAGACCCTGGAGCCCGTGAAGCGCTTTCAGACTCGGCTCCCCGTGAGTGTCTGACGTGAGGAGGTTGGCGAGTAGTCGCAGCGACCGTCGCACACCCATCCGTCACGCGTGAGAGTCGGACAGACGCCGAACGCCGCCGTTCAGCATCTGGGCCATAGAGGTTTTCGGTGCACCCGAGTAGCAGAGTCGTCACGACAATCGAGAGACGGAGTCCATTTGGCCGAGGTGAAGACCGGGATGGATCCAGCTCGCTTTCGGCGGCGGGACCCGAACCCATGTCCCCGCGACGGTGGCCCGCACGACGTCGGACGCTCCCTACCGAGTGAGCCGTCTCTCTGACCCGGGTCGTGCGGGCGCCACCAGCCCTTTTATGCGTTCTGCGTCGAGGATGATGCTGGCGGAGCGGCCGTCAGGGGGCCCATCATCAAGGGTCCTCCGCGAGAGTGCAGCTGGCCCATGGTGTAGGCTGGCGGTGGCGGCGCGCTGAAGGGATTCTCGTTCTCCATGAAGCACTGGTTGTCGTAGCAGCCTCCCGCACCACCGCCTCCTCCGGGGTAGCCCATCTTGTTGCGACGCATGTCCATCCTGTACTGGTTCTTGGCGCAGTTCTTGCAGCCGTCGTCCTCGCACAGTTGGTAGCGCTGCATGGCGATGGCCATCAGCATGATGATGAAGGTGACGGCGCTGAGCGTGAGCGCCACCACGCTGACGGCCACCGGGGTCATCATAACGTCCCCGGCGTAGACCGAGGTGCTGAACGCCGTCGCGGATGAAGACATGGTTGGTTGTTGGGGTTAGGGGTGAAGGGTGAAGGTCAAGGGGGGGGGGGGGGGGGTGAGAGGACTACCACTGCTGCTGCTGTTGCTGGAGTTGAGCGAGCTGCTTCTGGAGCTGGGCGAGCAGCTGCTGCTGGCTGTTCTGGGGCTGACTCTGGCCCTCCTTGAGAATATCCAACTGACGCTGAAGCAAATCGATCGGCACCCCGCGTCCCATTGCCTGTTGTGCGGGCGCATAGACATTTATTTTTTGTTTGTGTTTCTTGGCGAAGGTCTCCGTGGCCGTGGCCAGGATGACCGACTCCAGGGTGTTCCGCGCGACGGCGCACGGAAAATACAGGCAGGCCTTTCTGAAGGGCACGCTGTCGAGGGTGTCGAGCTGAACGGACCAGCCGTCCTTACCGGGGTCCTCGGTCTCGTCGGCTCCCTTGTCTCCCTTGTCCCCGGCCTTGCCCTTGTCCCCGCCGCCGCTGCCGCTGCCGCTCTTTTTGGAGACGCTCGAAGACGCGGAGGCTTTGCCGCCGCCAGAGTCCTTCTTGCTCGGAGAGCCCTCGGGATCGTCCTCTGAAAAGTTTTCGTCGACCTCGACGCCGTCCATGCTGATGTCTTTGGCGACGGCCTCGACGTGTCTGAGGTAGAGGTTGGGGTAGTCGGCCAGACACCTCTTCTTACTGACGGTGAAGGACTCGACCAGTGTATCGAGCTGGAACCTGATCTCGGTGGCGGTCTTGAGCTTGATGAGCTCGCGCCTGATGTGCACATTCAGCGTGAGCCTCTCGAGCACGTCCGCCATGAACGTGTTGCTGACGGCCTCGAACGTGTGAAAGGCCTCGCACACGGCGTCGACCGCTTTCGAGCTGAAAAAGTGCGTGTAGTGGCGCAGGCCCGTCGTGTCCGTCTCTGTGCCCTCAAAGTGGGGACCCAGCGCGCCGCCCGCGAACCTACCGCCGAACGCCTGCCCCACCAGGTTGCGGTCCACGAGCAGCCCGCGGTCGATCGAGTTGGTGATCCTCGAGAGGTACCCGATCCAGGTGCGACTGGCGCCGGCGACGTGCAGGGCCCTCAGACTCATGAGGAACTTGACGAACATGGACGAGGCGCTGGCAATGTCCGACACGTTGTTGGGGTAGACGGCCCGGCTCAGGTTCTTAAAGTGGACGACGCCGACGCCCGACTGCGTCTTGGTGTAACAGACCTGCGACACCTCCGAGCCGGACCAGGTGCACTGGATGGTTCCCTTCTGCTTCAGCTCGAGGTACTCGCTCCGGAACGTGCGGAACTCCTTCTGCAGCTTGGAGCCCAGGTACGAGTGGATGCTCTTGACGATGGTCTCGCGCTGCTTGGCGAGAGGCATCCCCGGCAGCCACTCGTGCCAGGGCCCGCAGCCGAGGGCCTGGTAGATGCGATCTCGGGGAGCGTCGTGCGTGCCCGCGACGACGGACTGGTCTCGGTGGCCCGTGATGGTAAAGTAGCCCTGGCCGGGGTACTTGTCCAGCTCTCCCTTCACCCGGCCGAGCCTGTGCAGGAACACTACATCCTTTTCCGAGCCGTCATCCACACAGGGACCCAAGAGGTCTGACAGGCAGAACTGTCCCGTGAACTGGACGTAGTCTCCCTCGGAGAGCTGGTCGGCTTTGTGGTCGACGGTAAGGTCGACGGCGAGTGAGGCGTACTCGGCGTGGAACATGCTAGCTTGGGCTGTTGAGGTTGAAGGGTTTGAGGTTGAAAGAACCTAGACCTGACCTCCTCCTCCTTCTCCTTCTCCTCCTCCTCCTCCTCTGCTTTTGCCTCTTCCTTTTCTTCTTCTCCTCTCCGGGGTTCGGGAGAAGGTCTCTTGGCGGGTGGCGGTCTGGTCGAGAGCGAGAGTCGGGGCTGGTCGGCCTTGGGTCTCGGAGGAGCCCTCTTCCTGCCGTTTGCTGCTGTCTCAGACTTGCGGACTGTGACCGCCGTGTCGCGAATGACTTTGAGGTCGAGCTGACCCAGAGCCTTGTCCAAGACGCCGCAAACCTGACGGTTGACTGTGTGTGTGGGTTCAGCGAGGAAGGGCTCGCCGTCTTCTACGCGCAGGGAGTAGTGGGGCCTACCCCTCGTCGTCTGGAAATCATTTTTAATGTTTACGATTACCAGCGTCGCACCCTCGACGCACACGTCGCTCAGATCGTCTCCCTTCGCCACGCGCTCCTTGAGATCCGCGTACACCCTGTCCTCGGTCCACAGTTTGTAAGGGAGCGTTAGGTGCCTCATGAGGTTGGCGGCCTCGGACTCTGTCAGGCTCGGTCGGGGCGAGACGCCAAAGAACCTGCTCACCATCCCCAGCAGCGTCCTGTTGTCGTCACCGTCGCCGGCGGCGACACCGAACAGGGAGAGCGTCGAGAAGCGGCAGAGCTCCCTAAAGAGGTACTGGACGCAGAGTGCCGCCGTCGCCTGCTTCTCGCCGACGCTGGGCAGCCCGTTGGTGTAGTCGGTGCCGTACATCGAGAGACCCACCGCGGCTCCGCAGCAGGCCGCCGCCGTGGCCTCGGGATCCACGCTCATGCACACCCCGGTGTCGTCCACCATCTTGTAGCGCTCCTCGCAGTAGCGCTGGTAGCTCGAGAGGGGCACCCGGCCCGAAGCGTAGAGGAGATGGGTCAGGTCCATGATGCTCGCCACGCTTTGCCTCTTGTCCTTGGCCGGCGCGGCCTTGTTGGCCCCCGCGAATGTGAAGAAGGCGCCGTCCTTGGTGGTGCAGAAGCCGTCGTTTTGGAGCCTGAGGTTGCTCAGCCCCAGCGACGCCGTCACCAGCTCGTACACTGGCTGGCCCGTCTTGGCCACGTCGCGGCACAGCTCCTCGAGCTTCTCCGCGGGCATGCACGAGCTCATGTAGAGCAGGGTGCGTCTAAAGAGCGGGCCCCGCGTGAAGGTCCTGGCGCAGGCCCTCAGGAACCCGTACCAGACCTCGTCCTCGAGGAAGGCCTTGATGCCGTCCACTGGCACGCAGAACTCGTCCACCAGCGGGGTCCAGCTGTCAAAGTCCAACAGCCACAGCAGAGCGTCGCGCTCTCCCTCGAATCCCGCAGCGGGGTCCGGACACCCGTTCACCCTACCGTCGCTCGAGACGAAAGGCGCCGGCCTCAGCTCGCCGACGTCGACCCAGCACAGGGCCAGGCTGAGGCTAGCGTCCATATCGACATCGACAAACTTTCTGTAGCTGCGGAACAGCAGGTCCGATCGGGCCAGCGCGTCTCTCTTACCACTGTCACCTCCGTCGCGCTCGCAGGAGGAGCCGTACCTGGCCACCAGGATGGCGGCCATGTCCGTGTCCTTGGACTCTATTAGGACGGTGGTGCGGTTGGGGCACCCCAGCACGCCGCGCTCTGGCAGCATCTCGGCCACCTGGAAGCAGAGCATGTCGCTCTCGTAGTGCAGCTCCCGGTCCGTGTCCTCCAAAAACTTTTGAAAGAGGGCCCTGAGCCTGGCCAGGTCCTCGTCCGTGGAAGCGGACCCGGACGCCATGTGAAACCATCCCCGGCCTCCCACCCCGGTCACGGCGGTGCCGTAGACGTAGTGGCCGTCGCCGCCGTCCTGCACCCTGGTCCTCGACGCCTCGACATCCTCGTCGTGTCTCTGCAATATGACGACGGTCTGTTTGGGCCTGAGCTCCAGGGTGCCCACGTACTCGACGATGCGCGCAAAGAGGTTCGCCTTGTGTCGCGAATCCTTCAGCATCGACACAAAAAGGGAATCATCCCATGCTTCCCTGTGATGAGCGCGCTGGGCGCTCACCGCGAACTTTAGGCCACCGGCCATCGAATCCAGACAGAACACCACCAGGTTGGTGGCCTTGAGTTTCGCCAGCAAGAGGCCTCTGATCTTGTCCAGGACCACATCGACGGCGTCGTCCATGCTCATGCCCATGCCGTTGTACTTGTTCATTTCCGATGCCTGACTGAGGCATATCGTGTGTATGGTCAGGGTCAGGTCCAGGATACAGCAACCGTACCTGGAGTCAGCCTTCTTGAAGCGGAGCGTCTTGGGACCCGTGGGGACGCCCAGGGCCCTGAGCCACCTCGCCGTGTTGAGATACGTGAAAACGCCCGCGCTACGAATACCCATCTTTTATTTCTTTTAGAGTGAAGGAGAGTGACGATGCTGGACTTACTCTCTGAGCTTGTGGGAGCTGAGGGTGGCGGAGGGGATGAAGGAGCCATGGACACCGGTGCCGCTGCGGGTGACCCCGATGCGGAGGGCTCCGAGATGGCGACGGCGAAGGGAGGATCGGGTCGACCCAACAAGTCCTCCGCCGCCGACCTGGTCGTGCCGAGTCCCTGGGATCAGTGGCAGGGCCCGCGCGAGCAGAGGGCCTCGCTCAAGGTCGGCTACGCTTTCCACCTGCGGCCCAGGCAGGTCCAGTGGGACTACGTGTGGAACAAGTATCTGTGGCTCGACAGCACGGACCTGAACCTCGCGGGGCCCTCGATCCTCACCGACCTGCCCGAGTCCGTCTACATGACCATGGCCTACTACGACACGCGCCGCTGCGGCGTGCCCATGAAGCTCCTCTTTGACATGGCCTCGACGGTGGAGGACGTCGAGGAGCCGCCGGACGCCGCCTTCGTCAACCTGACGCTGCCCCGCTCCAAGAACATCTCGCGGGCCTCGCAGCTGGTGACGGCCAGCTCCTACATGGCCAAGGTGCACGGCATGCGCGTCCGAACCGCCGCCGAGCTCCGACTGTTCTCGGAGGTCGAGCAGGAGGACTGCAACTTTCTGGTGGCCGAGAACTCCGAGGAGCACGTGCTGCTGGAGCTGCCGCAGGACACCTTCGAGCACCCCAACGCGCCGCTGATCGGCGAGCAGATCGGGCACGTCGGCCACTACGGCAGGGCCGCGACGGGATGGACCCAGACGCACGTCGCCCTGGCCGAGCAGCGGGCCAGGAGCCTGGACGCCCAGCTCGAGCAGCTCGAGCTCACCGACAAGCGCCTCCACGACCTCGACGGCTCGCACCTCGACCCCTACACGCTCAAGCTGCACGCGCTCAAGCTCAAGGCGCTCAAGCGCCGGGTCAACCTGGCCAGGGGATCCAAGCGCGTGGTGCCCGTCACGGGCATGACCGCGCTTTCCAGCGGCACCACCGATTTCCTCCTGTCGCCCTATTCTCACCTGCCCTACGAGCGCGACTTTTTCGAGAAGACCTCGGGCTTCGTCAGGCGCAAGACACACGCCGCGAGAGTGGTGCTGCCCAAGAGCGAGGATGGCATGAACGCCATCGTGCGCCTCATCCTGCGACACAACACCTTCGTGGACGTCGCCGGCAAGATGCGATCGGACCCGGGCCCCGTCGCTCCCATCGCGCTGGACCAGGGCTTCAACATAGAAGAGTACATGGACGGCGCGCCCAAGGGACAGGGCGCCGAGGAGGACGGCGGCCCGGTTCAGGAGAACCCTCCGAGGCAACAGCAGCAGTACGTGTTCGGTCCCCTGCCCGAGATCGCGTCCTCACAACCCGTGCCAGTACCACCCTCGCAGCCACCGGCACAGCCGCAGACACCCTCGCAGCCACCGGCACCGGCACAGCCACCTTCGCAACCCTCTCAACCTCCATCGCCTCCGCAGCCCTCGGAGCCATCCTCCCTGCCCTCCGTCCCCTCGCAGTACCAGCCGCCGTCCCCTCCGATCCTCGACTCGCAGGAGCTGATGGACTCCTCGCAGCCATCGCCCGCGCCGTCGCCACGCAGAGAGGAGGACGACGGCCTGCCCAAGGTGACGGTGCGGCTGCTGCCCCAGCCTGAGTACTACACGCTGCAGTACACCTTCGCCAAGGTCCTGCCCGAGGACTTCTTCAGGCGCCTCAACGTGTGCCTGGTGGCCTACTCGTACAGGGCCGGGCTGAGCCTGACCAAGGTCAGGTCCGACGGCAACTGCCTGTTCTCGAGCCTGGCCGAGCTGTGCCTGGGCGACAAGACGCGCTACATGGACATCAAGAAGATCTGTTACGACTGGATCGTGCGCAACTACGACTCGGACCTGCTGCTGCACAACAGCCTCCGCACCTACCTCGAGGACCGCTCCAGGGACAACGGAGCGTGGGGCGAGATGGTGGACGTGCAGGCCTGCGCCGACTTCTTCCACCTGACGATCAACATCATCTCGGGCTCGGAGGTGATCTCGGACAGGGAGGTGACCGTGTCCATGCAGAGGGTGTCCCCGCGCGAGGACCCGGCCGGCACGGCCGTCAACAGGAACGTCTTCCTCCGCTTCGCGCAGAGCCACTACGATCCCTACAACACGCGCTCGACGCCCTTCAACTACGAGGAGTGGGTCACGGGCATCGGCAGCATCTGCCACTACAACGGCGTCGACACCTTCCTGCCGTTCGTGATGGGAGAGCACCCGCCGCCTCCCGAGGGCCCCCATCTCTCGGGCAGGCTGGCGCTCACGGACGAGGGCTACGAGGACCTGCAGCCCGGCGACTCGGTCTCGCAGATCTACTCGCAGTCCGTCGCCGGGGACGGCAGCGGGCGACGGGTGGTGGACGTGCGGGACCCCGGGCTGGCCTTCGAGTTCAACCAGGCCGCGGCCTTCTCCACTCAGTCCACCGCGCGCACCTCCTTCGCCGCGATGCTGGTGGAGCCCAGGGAGCGGGTGCCCCAGGACCTGACCCTCGCCCAGTTCTGCTCCGTGCCGTCCGGCGTCGTCCTCACGCGCGAGACGCTGGAGGAGGCCGTCGTCACGACGCTCATCAACATGGCAGACGGCGGCTTCGCCAAGTCGGTTCGCCTCTACGAGGGAGAGGTGGCCGACGCCAACGACCAGCCGCTCACCAACGAGCAGATGGCGCGGTGCCTCGACGGGAGCACGCTCCAACCAGGCGCCAACGGCTTCGACAGGGCCGTGGAGATCCTCAGGTCCCACACCGTCAAGCCGCCCGTCAACCAGCAGCAGCAGCTCATCTACACGCAGGATCCTCCAGGAGTCTTCTACAAGGACTTCTTCTTCCACTTTTACGAGATGGTCTGGGCCCTGCACTTTGGTCCTCTGGCGCAGACCGTCGTCGACCAGGCCGTCAGGCCCAGCGTCCACCGCAACGCGGCGTGGTTGCTGGCCAAGCTCATGCCCCGAAACGACGAGGCCAGCGCCTACAACGCCGTGGCGGTGGCCTTCCACAAATACGAGACGGCGGTGCTGGGGACGGCGTCGGGGTGGACGACGGTATGGGGAGAATCCATCCCCCAGCAGACCCGCCTCGCGCGGTCCGACTACCCGGCCCTGGCCTTCCTCAACGCCGTCAAGCCCATGCGCTTCCCCACTCCCTTCACCTCCTACGGCCCGCACCTGGCCACCTGCGGGAAGGACGTCGGCGTGGCGCTGGGCAGAGTGGGTTTCGACCCGCAGGTCGTCTGCACCATGATCGGCTCGGTGACGGACGTCGGCTGGAACAACACGGTCGTCAACGAGAACTGTCCCGTGGAGACGGTGCTCGCCGCCGCCATCAAGCTGGGCGCCAACATCACGGACTTTGCGCACCTGTCCTCCAGCACGGCTGTGTGGAGCCAGGCCTACCGGGCGGCCTCGGCGCACATGGGCATCCAGCGTCGCATCAGCATCAGGACCATGCGCGACGAGCTGGCCAGGGTGCACGCCGTCTGGGGCCTCACGCCGCCTCCCGAGGATCCCTCCCGCTGCTACAGGCTGGGCTACCTCAAGCTGCTCATGACGGACCCCGAGCGCGCCAGCCGGGAGGACCTCATCAACCAGATGTTCCTGGACGCTCTCCTCGCCGTCAACAACAGCACAGACGCCATCCACGTCGCCGCGCTGGGGAAGGCCCTGCCGAACACGACGCACCACGGGCACCTGGACTCGCTGATGGTGGCCACCCAGGCCTCGGACACCGTCAACAGCATCGAGCCCAACCTGCAGATGCACGAGCTGGTCATGAACACCTTCAGTTACCTGCCCAAACCAACGTTCCAGTGGGTCTTCCCCGACACGGACCCGGTCCTGTACGCCAAGCGGGTGTGGGACACCTACGTGAGGGACCACGACGCCGTCAACACGTTCGCCCTAGACCGGCTCGAGGTACCCGGCGCGCCCAAGATCCAGCAGCTGCAGGTGAGCACGGGCGCCTCGTCCTTCGTGGTGGTGGACGGCCGGGTGATCGTGGACCTGCTGAGGACGGCGTGCTACCTGAAGCAGCTCAGCGGCATCACATCCTTCGCGGTGATCGCCGCGCGGCACCTGGACGTGATGCCCGAGGTCCTGCTGGCAGTCTGCGTGAACCTGGCCATGAGCGGCCGCGGGGTGGAGGGGGACTGGCCCCCGATCTTCAAGCTGGTGTCGAGCTTCGCCGTGCACCACCACCACGCGCTGTCGTCCTTCGCCTACACGCCGCCGTATGAGCTGGTGGACCTCAGGTTCCTGCACTGCGCCAAGCCCGACCAGCGGGTGATCCTGGCTGTGCACGCGCTGCTGGCCCACCGAGTCGACAGGAGCAACCACTCTGAGCGCCTGAACGAGGCCGACGTGATCAAGGTCGGCTCCAGGGAGATCTCGTGCGAGGAGGTGCTCCGCTGCCTGCAGACCATGTTCCAGGCCGAGCCCGACTACTTTGCGGCGTTCTGGTCGGGCGAGCCCTGCCAGCTAGAGTGCGAGGGCCTGGTGGCGCTCGTGCTGCTTATGGCGGTCAAGCACCGGATCGGCCCGGCCAACATCAGCCGGGACACGCACCTGTACAAGTTTCTGACCTGGCGCGACGGCGCGCTCCACAAGGCGGCCGAGGCCAAGACCTTCGAGCGAAGGGCCCAGAGACTGCCTTACATGGACTACCTGGACGCCATCACGGCCGCGGTCGAGACGAGGGTGGCCGACCTCGCCACCGTTGACGAGTTCATCCGCGAGCACACCACGCGCTGGTACAGCAGCCTGGTCGACTCGTCGCAGTACCCCTACGGCATGGAGAAGGTGATCGCCTTCTGCGACCAGCACAAGGAGCTGTTGGGGCTCCGCGTGCTCCTCGCCCGGGCCACGGCTCAGGTGCGGACCTACTTCACAGACTACAACGCGCCGAGCAGGAGGCCCTTCCCCGAGTACCAGCAGCTGGTGATGGGGTGGCCCGCGCTCTTCACGCCCGTGGTGCAGGGCCCCAAGCCCGCCGTCGCGGCGCCGCAGCCCGTCTACACGCCGCGCTCCTCGGACCCCAACATGCCGCCCCAGCGCATGGTGTCCTCGTCGACCGTCACCGACGACGAGACGGCGGCGGCCACCGCGTCCATCCTGCAGCAGGACGACAACACCATCGGGGACGACGCCAGCCCCGCGGGATCCGAGACGGGCTCCGTGATAGACCTCAGGACCCAGCGGGGCCAGGAGTGGCAGCAGGGACAGGGTGTAGTGATGGTGGACCTGACCAGACCCGACGCTCCCGACCCCGACGTGATCGCGCTGTCGCCCGGCGAGGAACCCTCCGCTCGGCCGCTGCGACAGCAAGAGGAACCCCAGCAAGCGACGGGCGCCGTCGAGATGATGGAGATCACCGTCGCCGAGCCCGTCGCGGAGGACCCGGCACAGCGCGCGCTGGCCGACATCGCGGCGCAGCTCGAGCAGCTGCAGGCCCAGATGAACCCCGTCCAGCCTCCGCCGCCGCCGACCGAGGAACCGCCACAGCAGCCTCCGCTGCCGCCACCTCAAGAAGAGCCACAGCAGCCCCATGAGCCTCCGCTGCCGCCACCACAAGAACCGCCACAGCAACCACAGCAGCCCCAGGAGCCACAGCAGGAGCCGAAGCAGAAGGACGAGGAGGACGAGCGGGCCAGGGCCAAGTACGTCCAGGAGTGCAGCGACGCCTGCCTCGCCAGGTTCCAGGAGGCCGGGGCCAGCGGCGCCTTCCGAGGATGCTTCATCGTCTGCGATCCGGCGGACACGACGTTCGGCGTGCCGACGCTGTCCGTGGTCAAGATCGGCGAGGTCATCATCCCCAACAAGCAGTTCTCCTCGGTCAAGCCCAAGCTGCCTCCTTGGTTCGGCCTGGACGTCTCGAACCTGCTGATGTCCGAGGTGCCGCGCTGGGACCGGCAGAAGCTGCACCAGTTTTGGTTCGCGCAACCCTCGGCGCCGCCGGACCAGGACGTCGTGGGGATCGTGCCCTTCATGCTCAAGGGCGCGCCCGAGCCGCTGAGGGCCGTCTACTCCGCCACGCTGGCCGTCGACCGCCTGGCGAGGCTGGCCGACCTCAGCTGGCAGAACCCCGACACCAGGGTGGTGCTGGACGTGCTGTGCGCCTCCAACTACAACTTTGGCCTGATCTCGGTGGCCGTGTTCAGGTACGGCGTGCAGCTGACCGAGCCCAAGCTCCTCATGAAGCACCTGAGGGACTACTGCCTGTCCCTGGTGGTGTACAGCGACGTCTGGAGCGGCGCGGGCGGCGCGGTCGCGGGGCTGATGGAGGCCTCCAGGAGGTGCCTGGCGCAGGGCATCGAGGGCCGCGAGACGGCCGAGCGCGCGCTGGCCTTCCTGCAGACGGACCCCTTCATGCTGGGCACCCGCATGCTCAAGGACCTGACGGACCCCAGCACGGTCGAGCTGAAAAACTTTACCACCATCTGGACCAAGACAAAGATCGATGCCCACGCGTACAAGGACGGCGGCGTGTTTGCGCTGCTGCCGCCGGTCGGCGGCGTGGTGCCCGAATCGATCGTCACGCTGCCTCCGCAGGCCCCGGCCGAGCGGGCGCCGTCCGAGCCCGACTCGCCTCTCGCTCCTCTGGCGCCGACCCTGCCTCTGATGCCCCCGCAGCAGGAGCCTCCGCAGAGTCCCACGCTGCCCACCGCCGCGGCCGAGGCCCTGGCCCGCATCGAGGAGCTGATGGACACGGGTCCCGTCGTGCCGGAGGCCGCCGATCGGGAGCTGGTGAGGAGCATCGAGGTGGCCCGCGTGGACCAGGTCAGGGTGGTGGAGGAGCTGGTGACCATCCGCACGCAGTCCTCGGACATGGTGCGGGAGACCGAGACCGTGAGGCTCGCCGTCCAGTCCGAGACGCTCGAGATGCAGACGCGCCTCAAGCAGAGCGACCAGGAGCGGGCCGAGCGACTCGAGAGGGACAGGGAGAGGGCCGCCGCGCTGGGCAAGGAGCGGCGCAAGAAAAAGAGCAAGACCAGAGCCCGCGACGATCCCTACGACGCCCGCGAGAGGGACCGCGAGAGCAAGGCCGAGCGAAAGCGCCGCCTTGTGGAGAAGCGACGCGCCGTCTTCGAGGAGCGCCGCAGCCTGGAGGTTCAGCTGCTGGACATGCGTCGGAACCCTCTGGAGCTCCCCTCGTCTCAGCCGCTGACCGAGGAGGAGGTGCGGGTCATCACCTCGGGTTCCGAGTTCATACCGCCCGACGCGGTGGACTCTGACCTGGAGAGCGTGGCGACGACGACGGACACCGAGGCCGTCAGCGTCGCGAGCGGCAGGGTGGCGGACGTGGCGGACGTGGCGGACGTGGAGGAGATGGAGCCCGGCACCCCGACGCCCGACATGGACGACGAGACGGCTTCGCTGGTGCGCGATTTTGTGGCGGGCGCCTTTGCCGAGTCGGACGACGACGAGACGTACCCGAACGACGGCGACCAGAGTTGGATGGACAACCCGCAGGTGGCCCACGCCGTGGACGAGTGGTCGGCGTGCTGGGAGCTGTGCCGCTACGCGTTCTGGACGGCGGCGGACGAGCGCACCCGATCGAGGAGCTTGATCAACGTGTGGCGCCGCGTGGAGATCACCGACGTGAAGGCCGTGCTGGAGCTCATGTCCCCGAGGGGCCGTGACCTGTCCCGGCACTGCTTCGTGGTGCGCGAGAACCAGGTGGCCTGGCGCTCGATGGTGCGCCAGCGCGGCGGCTGGCCTGTCGGCGGCGTGAGGTGGACGGACTTTTGCCTGACGGAGGCCGAGCGGCAGCTGGCCGAGCTGGCCGTGCGGAACCTGGACTCGTGCGTGGCCACGCTCTTCTCGGAGCTCGAGGACCCGGTGGGGATGCTCTCGACCTCGTGCCCGCTGGCCTTTAGCATCTGGCACGACGTCGGCGTGTCGAAGGAGATGGTGCAGGCGCTGACGACGGTCGACAGGGAGGCCGTCGAGTTGTCGCAGCTGGAGGTCGACGACCTGACGAGGTGCAAGGCCTGGGTGCACGCGTTGGGCCATAAGGACAATAAAGAGATATTTTGTGGTGCTGTGGCCAACCTTTTGTCGGACATCGAGGCTCTCGATCAGATTCCCCCCGTCCCATCACCCACCAGCAGCATGGCGGCCGGCGGCGGGTTCGAGATCCCGGAGCAACTGCAGTTGGAGCTGAGCAGCCTCTTTGGCGCCGATGAGCTCCGGACCGTGACCTACAGGCTCCGCAACCGCGACGTGTTTGCTACCGATTCTTCGACGTTCGTGCCTCCCCTGCAGCAGAAGCAGAGGCAGCAGCAGCGGGCCTCCGCAGCGCCCTCCACGGCGGGGTACCAATCGAATCACGGCCTCGAGCCCTCGACGCCCAACCCGCCGACTGCCTTCACGCAGCAGCAGCCGACGGCGCCCAGAGAAGACGTACCTGCGGCGCGAGTGGACCTCAACGTTGTGGCCAACATCGCCGCCAGGAACTCGAGACAGCAGCAGGACCAGCAGGCCGAGGAGGAGTACTACCGGCAGCAGGAGCAGGAGCAGCGCGCCGCCCGGGAGCGTCTGGCCATCGAGCAGGCAGAGCGCGAGGCCAGAGACAGGGTCCTCCAGCAGCAGGCCGCGCAGGCACAGGAGGACGAACAGCAGTACAACGAGTCCGACAGCAGCCAGGATGGTCAACGCGTGCCGCCGCCCGACGACGTGCAAACGGGCGCGTACGGGTACCGTGCGCCGAACATGTACGGGGTCGAGTACAGCAACCAAGAAGAATACACTCGGTGGTATCCGCAGTATTCGCAAGACGACTACGGCCAGGGCTCCCAGCAAGACTACGGCCAGGGCTCCCAGCAGCAAGCCACCGAAGTCATCGTCGGTCAAGTGTCTGGCCAGGGCAGCGGGCAGCTCACGGGGACCGGCAACATCTTCACGCTGGCCAACACCGGCAACACTGGCAACCCAGGGACGCTCGGCAACACCAACTACAACGGCAACGGCACGTCGTACATCAACCCAACCAACCCCCTCAACCCGACGGGGCCCATCCGCATCACGGGGACCGGCCTCCCGGGCACGGGCAACTCCGGGACGGGCAACCCGGGTCCTCTTCCACCCGGCAACCCAGGCACCACGGGCAACACAGGGACAGGCAACACGGGTAACCCAGGCTTCTCTGGCAACTCTGGCTTCAGCGGTAACAGCGGCAACCCGGGTCCACCACCCGGACCGCCAGGCAACCCAGGCGGCAACAGCGGAGGCGGCGGCGGCAGTGGCGGCAACCCTCCACCAAATCCACCGCCGTTTGGTCCTCCTCCAGGCGGACGCGGATTTTTCGGCGGCGGCGGCTCGGGATCGGGCGGCCGCGGCGGAGGCGGCGGCGGAGGCCGAGGCTTCAACAACGGCGGGTCGGCGCTGAACCGTCCCCGCTCCTCGGCCAGGCCCGTGGACATGACCCAGCACATCCTGGCCAGCAACAGCAACATCGCGCCCTTCCACGACGTCTACGACGAGCAGCTCCGCATCGTAATCCTCCGCGACGTGAGCGCGCACCTGACCGGCACGGTCGCCCCTCGCTTCAGACGCGTACCCGTCTTCGTGCCGCAGCCCGCACAGCAGGGCACCCTGCCGGGTCTCTTTGAGCCCAACCTGGCCTACATGCAGTGGTACGACGGCGCGCTCAACAACGCCGCGGCGGCCAACATCGTCTACCCGGCGCTGCCCAACCCCTCTCACTTTGACGGCAACCCCAACCCCGACATCCGCTTCGACGTCTCGCAGGAGGTGCAGGAAAAGTTTGACGCCACCGCGATGATCTGGGAGATGCCCAGCCGCTGCCTCATCTACACGCACATGGCCGACTGCGTGAGGTGGTGCCTCAACAGCCACGCGCTGATGTGCACCGAGGCCGTGGTGGCCCTGGGTCAGTACTGCGCGCTGGTCAACGCGGCAGAGTTCTACCAGATCCTGGCCGGCCTCGAGTTCAGGCAGCAGCTGTCCTCGCAGCAGTGCGTCGTCTACTACATGCTGTGGGGCTGCCTGCTGGTGCCCTCCACGCACATCTACACCGGCAACGACGGCTTGGCCTACAACCTGGCCGCGCCGCCGAACCCCGTCGACCGCACGGCGTTCGTGCTCAACCTCGAGAACACGCTGACCAACGGCGTCGCCGTCAACAACGGGCCCTCGTTCGGCCCCGACGTCTGGGCCACGCTCCTGTACACGGTGGCGCAGCTGGGCAACGTCTCCGGCTCGTCCGAGTTCTGGGCCGTCGCGGGACTCTACCTCACGGAGCTCGTCTACACCAACCTGGGCAACTCCTTCAACTGCCTCATGCGCATGGCCACGCTGCTCGAGAGCATGCGGCGCACGTACCTCTACGAGAACCACCTCATGGGCTACGACTTTATGCTGGGCGGCCTGACCGGCGTGGAGATGGCCCCGGCCTGCGACGGCTCGGCGGTCGCCGTGCGCGACGTCGACCAGTGGCAGTACAGCGTGCGCAACGACCGCAACACGAGCTTCTTCTACCTGTCGGGCATGAGGAAGCTGGTGCTGGGGCCCGGCTCGCTGGGCACCCGCGTCGCGCTGCTGGACCTGCCGCAGGACCGCGACAGGGACGCGTTCAAAGCCGGCATTAACCGCGACTGCCCCATGCTTATACCCAGGCCCCTCAACTACATGGGGCCAGCCTTCTTCTACGCGCAGCAGCAGGTCTTCAAGAACGCGGACCACTACCTGCTCAACACCAACAACTACCGCGCGTCGCTGGCGCTGATCTGCCGCGACATGCTGGGCTACTACACCATCAACAACGCGCGGCACTGCTGCCGCATCTCGGAGGCCCGCGGCAAGGGCTGGCTGGTGGACCCGCAGTCGCCGCTCCGCCGCCGCCACTTTTTCGAGAGCATCCTCTACGACTCGACCAACGAGCCGGCGGGGCCGGGCCGTCGCAACCAGCAGTTTATCACCAGCGCGCACCACATGAACCAGGGCGCCAGCAGCGGCTTCGGCGCCGTGCGCCAGGGCACCTACGTGAGCAACACCGTCGTGGCGTCGATCCTGGGGCTGCAGATGGCGACGGTCACCACCAAGGACCTCATCATCGAGGGCGACGAGTCCGACTACGTGACCAACCCCGACGACTTCATCATGACCGCGGCGGACGAGGAGCTCCTCTACCCGCTCATCAACAGCAGGACCCACATCAGGGCCGGCGCCAACCTCTTCGACATGGACATCAGCCCCTTCGGCTACCCCATCTTCAACCGCAACGGCAGCATCGGCACCTACGGCGTCGACATGCTCAAGTGGACCGCCGACTATAACCTGGAGAAGGCCAACTTCAACATCACCGAGATCTGCACGCTCTTCAGCTACGAGCTCACGCGGCTCGAGTCCCGCGTGCTGAGCGACTGGTCCAAAGCGGGCCGCTTCAACGTCAACCAGTGGGCCTTCATGCACTGCTGCATGATCGTCATGCAGAACCGCGACGACATCCCCGCCGGTCAGTTCTGGGAGTACGGCACGGAGGTGGCCGAGGGCGGCCCCGAGCGTCTCAGGGCGCTGGGCTACTCCAACGTCAGGATCTCGGCGCTCGTCAAGCTCGCCAACACCTTCAAGCTGATGAACATGCAGTGCCGCGAGTTCACCACGACCAAGCCGGCGCAGCCCGCCGTCACCCTCGCCAACTTCCAGGTGCAGCTCAACCTCACCATCAGCACCATGGCCAGCTGCCTGGGCCTCATCGACCTGTTCGCCAAGGTCATCTTCAAGGTGCCCTTCATGAACGGCGTGCAGTGCCTGGCCACCATGCCCCTCACGCAGCTGCTTAAGCAGGGCTACACCAACTACAAGCGCGTGGCCCACAAGTACGAGACGGTGCTCAGCGCCCGCCGCCTCATGTCCTCCGGCCTGAAGAGAGACAACTTTATCGTCAACGGCGAGTTCCTCATCAGCTACCACGGCACTTAGGCCGCAGCGACCCGTCACCAGACCCCGGGACCTTACACTCCATTCTCACAGACTGTTAGTGCTAGTCAGTGCTGTTGTCGTATCGCGCTTGTGCTGGTCTTTGTAATATAAATAAATAAAAGAGATTATAATGTCGAGTGTGGACGAGTCTGAGTTCTTAGAGGCACCATCTGGTGAGGGAGAAGAGGATGAAGACGGCGAAGAAGAGGACGAGTGCGCCAGGATGGAGTTCCTGAGCCTGGACGAGGCCATGAACCCTCTGTACTACAACTGGATAGTGCGCTTCAACGAGTACGTGCTGGCGCACATGCCGAAGGGGACCGACGCGTACACCTGCGTCGACCTGGACCCCGTCGAGCTCGTGACGGCCGACGTGCCCGACCCGGAGGACCGGGCGCAGCTGTGGCACGACTGGCGCGCCGCTTTCGAGGAGGGACTGTGGCAGCACCTCAGGTCCGCCAACGAGCTCTACTCGACGGGGCGAACCTGCATCAGGCCCGCGACCTACCTGCCGGTGCACAACCAGCTGGTGCACCTCATGAACCAAGAGGCCCCCTCCGAGCGCAAGGCCGTGCTGCTGTGGATGGCCTCGCACCTCCTGACCAGAGTCGACGACGCCGGGATGGAGAACCTGGCGTCGTCGCTCGATTGGAGGGTGGCCACCCTCGCCAGCGTGATGAGTCCCCGCTGCGCCCTGGCCTCGCTGAGGTTCAGGACTCTGGCCCGCATGAGGATCGGGGTGGTGTGCGCCATGTGGCCCCTGCTCGAGGACCAGCTCGCGCGGCTCACGCACCAGGACTGGTCCGGGTACCTCTACACCTTCAGACACCTCACGGACGAGAGCGGCGAGCGCGACGTCTTTGAGATGGCGGCCAACTACAGGCGCAGAGTGTGCCTGTCGCTGATCGGGGAGGCCCGCCGCTACACGCCGCGCACGGACGAGTCCCTCCACCTGGACGGCACCAAGCTGAGGCTGGCCGCTGCGGCCCTGACCAACGCGACGCCTTACATGATCATCGACGACGTCGTGCGGGCGGCCACCACCTGCGACCACAGGGCGCACTGGCAGGAGCGACTCGGAAGCTACCTCGACTCGCGGCGATCGGCCCTGCACGTCTTGATAATCTCGGGGTGCATCACGGCGACGCAGGCCGACTACATGAACGTGCTGTGGGAGGAAGCCGTCGAGATATCCGAGGCAGAGCGCGCAGCGGTGTGAACGCTCGCGCATGTGTTTGCGGTTATGGGTGTGTATTCAAACAATAAAGCGTTTAAAAATGATGGTCCTCCCATGCTTTTTATTCAATCCTGCTCCTCTTGAAAAGCTTAAGATGAATACTTCAATCGCATTGTGCCTTGTGATCCTGGTCTGTGCTGCTTCTTCTGACAACAGTACAACCACAACATCGACTGAGACCACTCTACCTACCACAAGTTCCGCAACGTCTACCACTGTTCAACCTACAACGGATGGCCGGTCAGGTGCGCGCTCACTCAGCGCATCCAACGGTGCATCCAGTGCATCCAGTGCATCCAGTGCATCCTCCATCACCCAGCCTGTCACTAGTTCTACCGCCAATGTTACCGATGTTACGATCATCTCAACGATCCTCACCTCCCTTAATGCCAGCGGTGTCAACGTCAGTGCTATCACCCAGCCTGCCAATGTCAGTACCGCCGCCGCCTCCGCCGCCTCAACCGAATCAACAACCACACTTCAGGCTAATGGAACCGTGGCAAGCGTCTCCACTAGCACAGAGACGACTACACAGCAAACAACTGCAGAGAGCACTACGAGCGGTGGATCCGCGGAGACTAGTGCGCCGGCTCGGCCAAACACGACTCTGATCGCTGCGGCTTCCACCACCACAGAGAGCACCACAACTGTGCCAGAGTCTACTACCACAGCAGCACCCAACGCCACAACCACTGAGCCTGCCAACACCACTACCACTACTATTCCTACTACCACTACTACAACAACCACTACAACAACAGCTCCGGCGCCGTCTCCTCCTGCACCCACAGAGGATCCCTCTGTGCTCAACAGTAGGTCCAAGACTCAGACCTTTGTCACCATCGCGGTCAGCTTTGCCTTCGCCTTCTTCTGGGTCAAGTTCTGCAGGCTCATCACAGACGTGCGCCAGAAGAAGAATAATGACACCCTCGCCAAGGACGAGGAGAAGCGGGTCGAGATGGTGTCCCTGTCCGCCAACAACCACCACCACAGCCACAACACCCAAAACAGTCTGACCGTCTTCAAGGATTATGAGGCGGCAAAGGAGAGGGGTGAGAGGCTGCCGACGGTCGCCCTCTCCAGCGAGAACCTGCGCTTCAAGCGCGATCTGACTCCGGAGGAGAGGGCCAGGGTGGAGGAGAGGAAGATGGTGCTGGTGCTGTTCTACCTGGGCCTGTGCTCGCTGCTGCCCTGGAACACCTTTATCGGGGCCCTACCTTTCGCCCAGACTCTACCCGTGCCCAACATCGGCAACGTGATCACCGTCTGCTCCCTGGTGCCTCTGATCTTTGGGGCCTTTGTCGACGCAGTGTTTGTCATGAAGACGATCCCCCTGCTGCTGGCGACGGCCGCCGTCAACATCGGGCTCTTTGCCTTTGTGCTGGCCGAGTCCCCCTACGCTCTGCTGACGATGACTGTGGTGGCTGGGCTGGTGAACGGCGCCCTGATGGGCTCAGCCAGTAGACGGGTCATGGAAAAGTACGGCTCACGCATCCAGCCCTTCTTTGCCGGGCAGGCCACCTCGGGCATCTTCACTACCCTGCTGAGCGTCATCTTTTACGCCTTTAACCTGGAGCCCAAGGTGGTGGCCGCTGTCATACTGCTGCTCGGCGTCTTTCTCGAGACGCTCGCCGCCATCCTCATCACCAAGTACCTGAGAGCCATAGTCCAGGACGACGATGAGGCCGACGGCGCCGCCGAAACCTCCGAGTTCCAGAGACGGCTGGCGATGCTGAAGCGGGTGGACGTGAAGCGGGTGCTGAGGGGACTGGCTACGGCCTATGCCAAGAACGCGCTGCCCATGTTTACGCTCACGCTGCAGTTTCTCATGATGACCCTCTACTTTCCCGCCGTGGTGGCAGACTTTGTCTTTCAGTTCAACGACCCGTGGTCCAAGTGCGCCCTGTTCCTGGCCTTTGCCATCGGGGACAACGCCGTCAAGTGTGCGCCTCAGCTCTTCCACAAGAAGAAGACGCCGACGCTGGGCATCGTCATCACCTCCAACCTCATGGTGCTGCTGCTGCTCCTGCTGTGCAAGGTGAACCCCGAGTACCTGCGCGTGGCCCCTGCTTGGATCCACAACTTTATCCTGATGTACGTGATGTGCTTTGTGTTCGGCGGGCTGCACGCCTTCAACATGCTGCTGACGGTGGAGAACATCAAGCAGCACACCCAGTTCACGGGTTCCCTGCTCCAGATCTGCATTTACAGCGGCCTGGGCATCGGGAGCGTGGCGAGCATGGGCTACCGTCGCCTACTGTAGTATTATGTATGTGCTTTTTATGAAAAACAAATAAACGCAATATAGTGTACACCGTGGTCTTTATTAATTTGATAACATAATAATGTACTACTTGATGGTCGCGGCGGCCTTGATGGTCGAAGCCGCGGCGTGCTTGGAAAAGTATAACGCGACTCCGGTTGTGGCTATGAAGCCGGAAGCCACGGCGGACCCCACTCCGATGAGTATCGCATTGGCCTGTGTGAGCGTGACGGTGTTCGAGGCGGACGCAGGCCCTGGCGAGGTGTTGGTGTTGGTGTTGTTGGTGGTGGGTAAGGTTACGTTGGAGTAGGTCGTCGCATTAGTTGTAGTGGCAGTGTCGTTTGTGGTGGTTGTGTTGGTAGTGGTAGTGGTGGTGTTTGTGGTGATGGCTGTGGTGATGGTGGCGTTGGTCGCCGGTAGGGTTGTCGGCGTCGTGGTGGTGGTGGTGGTGGTGGTGGTGGTGGGGAGGTTGACAAATAACTGCTTGATCCTGGTGCCGTTGACCAGGCCCGTGATGGCCCCATAGGTCACGCAGCTCCAGGTGGTGTTGGTGTCCGGAACCTCGATGGTCTTGACCATGGTCCTGGAGTTGCCGACGCCGTACGAGGTGGAGAAGAGGACACTGCCCCTGTACCAGCTCACGACGGTGCTGGCGACGCCGGCCGGCGGGGTGCAGGTCATGCTGAAGACGTCTCCTATTCTCAGCGTCGCAGTCTCGGGCATCAGACCGACCATGTCCGTGTAGATGTTGCTGACCTGCAGGTTGATGGACGTCGCGTTGACCTGGAGCGCCGCCGCTGAGGTGGCGTTGGCGCAGGGCGCGTAGATCTCGTACTCTGTGCCACAAAACACCTTGACGACTCCGCTTGTGACGACGAGCCTGCCCGGGTCCGTGGTGGCTATGGCGTTGACGCCGGAGACGGTGACCCTGGAGAAGGCCACCTCGTTGGGACAGTACTTGGAGATGGTCATGTTGGTGTTGCAGGCGGCGACCACGATGGGGGTGACGGCGGAGCACTGCGCGTTGACGGTGTGGGCCTCCTGCGAGCACATGTACTTGGCCGGGCAGCGTCCCATGGTCATGACCGCTTTGGAGCTGGTAGACGTCGGATCCCCGCACACAAACACGTTGCCCATCTGCCTGAGGTTGTCCTCGTTGTAGGGTTTGACGATCCTGTCCACCACGCGGGTGATGGGTCCCTCGGGACACCAGCGGTTCACGTCGAAGGGGCACTCGAAGACGGGCTCCCCTAGCCAGACGGGATCCGACCTGAGGCTGGCCGCGACTCCCTTGAGCTCACAAGAGTACATGCCCGACACGGTCGTGTCCAGGGTGTTGACAGAGGTGGTGGTGTGGAGGACGCCGTTCCTGAACCAGTCAAACTGCGAGAGGCCCGTGCTGCAGTTGACGTGACACTTGACTCGCACGCCGCCGCCCAACGTCGCGGGTGTGTGTCCGACGGTGAAGAGCTCGTTCTTGGCGATGGGTCTGAAGCCCGTGGTGGTGGTGGGGTAGGTGAAGTTGTCGCCGGAGGTGGTGTAGATGCGGAGCCTGAAGGAGGTGAGCTCCTGCACGTCCGAGGGCATGAATGGGTTGATGGCGAACTGTCCTACCCAGGCGCCGGCCTGTCCCGCATTGGGGACGAAGGTGAAGGTGAACCTGTTGGCCGCTCCGGTCTGGGACATGGTCACGTTGGGGGTGAGCATCTCCACAGAGGAGACGATCTGGCCCACGGTGAAGGAGAAGTCCACCTGCATCGATGCGGTCAGACCGTACGCGAAGCAGCCGGCGTTCTTGGTGTAGACGACGGTCTGAGCGTCGCCCGTACCCGCCAGCAGCAGCAGCAGGCTCGGGACGACGACGAGCGGCGAGACCATCGTTTGTTTGTGGGGTGGTGTTGCGGGTTTCCGTCGTGTGAGGCGTCTTGTAAGGCGCCGTGCGTCGTTGCCTAGAAAAATGACTCTTTGACTAGGGACTCTTTTTTTTCTCGGTTTTTTTATTATTGTCAACAACACGGTACAATGGTAGCAATAATTTGGGGTACAATACAGGGGGGGGGGGGGGGGGGTTAACATTCAGACAGTTTCAGACTTCCAGCATGTCTTCGAGTTGGTGGTAGGTGCTCTGTCGGGGATCGACCCAGGCGGGTTCGAGCGTGCACTGTGGGTCGACGGAGTGCAGCGCGGCGTTGAGCTCGGCCGGGTAGGGTTCGGCGCGGATGGGTCTGGGCACGGGCTCGGTGGGATCGGGCACGGGAGGGTTCTCGATCGTCTCGAGCTCGACCATGCTGTCCCGGTGGATGAGCTTCCAGCCGTCGGTGCTCCAGATGTTGTAGTGCGGCGCCCTGTACTTTTCGAGCGGGGAGAAGGGGTTGGCGGTGACCTGCTTGCCCATCACGAAGGCCGCGCTCACGAAGGTGTCCGGGTACAGCTTGTGCGTGACGGACTTGTTCCACTTGTCGATGACGGCCTGGTCTGCGTTGTGGATGCCCGAGTCGAGGCAGCGGTGACCCTCGGACTCGGAGGCCAGGCAGGCCCTCATCTCCCTGCAGGTGTCAGACCAGTAGAAGAGCTCGAGCTTGGTGAGGCTGCCGAGCCCTCGCACCTTCTCGGGCAGCGCGGCCAGCACCAGGTAAGGGTTGGTGACCTTGGAGTAGGGCACCTTGTACGTGAGGTCCAGGCGGGCCATCTCGATGGTGGTGGCCCCCTCGCGGACGATCTGGAACTGGCGGGGCCTGTCGTAGCTGAACTCCATGTTCTCCCAGGTGTGGAAGGACTGGAAGGTCACCACGCCGTAGAAGGTAAAGAGTCTGGAAAAGTCTTCGCCGTCGCGCGTGCAGAGGACGATGGCCTGTGTGATGATGTCGACGTCGCTCTCCTCGAACAGGGTACCCTTGCGGGCGGCGAGCTCGATGAGATGGTTGTAGTCTGCGGCGAGCTGAGTGGCGCCGATGACTTCGAGCTTGGCCTTGACGCTGTCGACGGCGTTGTTCCACCGTTTCATGAAGGCGTAGAGCGGGGCGCCGGCGGTGAGGATGCCGCCGCCGGTGTAGATGACATCGGTGAGGTTGCGGGACTCGAGGTAGGTCTTGATGAGGGCCCTAAAGTCCTTGAGGTGGCAGACCTCGTCGAGGGCGCCGAGGTTGCAGCGGACCATGATCTCAAAGTGCTCGATCTTGTCGGAGGCCGTGCAGCACCAGAGGGGCACGTTGATAATCTCATGGTCGAACCCCCCCAAGGACAGACCGTCTTTCGTAGGTTGCTGCAGGGACACCATCGTCGGGCCTCTCTACCGTGAGGTTGCAGTGGAAGGACAGGCAGTCGAAAGCCTCGCTAATGATCGGGTCCCTACACAAGTACGAGATATTACGCGAAGGATAACAGAACAGTAATTTGAAACAACCCGGTCCCAGCGGTCGCGAGTGTCTGCCCGGTCCCTCGGGTAGCTCTCCGTCCCCGGCCGCCTCGTGGTCCCTGCCCTGATCGACGGCGTCGCAGTCCTCTTCGGAGTAGTCGAGTGGCACGCCGTAGTCCCAGAGCATGTCCCCGAAGAAGGGATCCACTGCGGGCGTGAGGGCGCACCTGCCCGCGACGATTGGTCTGCCGTTGCCTCCGACGGTGCCCAGCCTGATCCCCACAGCGGGGTGGACCGGGTGCGCCTTGAGCTCGTACGGGTCGGCCATGCACTGGTGCGTCCAGCAGGGCCACTCGGAGTGGTAGCGTCCCGCCGCGTGCGGCTCCAGGGCCTTGTAGGTGTGCACGGTGCCCTCCGAGTCGCACAGCTGCAGCACGGGCCGGCAGAGGTCCGAGGGCAGGCAGGGGTAAGCGGGGAACCACTTGCTGTGCGCGCCCATACACCAGGTAGAGACCTGGCAGAGTCCGTCGCGCTCAACGACAACGGGCTCGACGCAGTGGTTCCACTTTTTGACTCGCTTGATCCTCTTTTGCTCCCTCTCCTCGTCGTCGTCCCCGTCCCCGTCGGTAGCGTTGGTGATAGAAGAATAGGAAGTGATAGAACGAGAAGGGTCAGACGCCCTGACAGAAGAAGCGGCGGCGTCGGCCCTTTTACTGTTGTCGCGGGTCACGACGTTAGCTCTGCCCAGATGCCACATTGGGTCCCCTGGGTCCGGGCAGGATCTCGTAGAGCTGCTTGACGAAGGCCTTTGTGGTCTTGGGCTGCACCGTCGAGGGCATCACCGAGACGATGTTGTTGAGGATCTTGCGCGTGTACTCGTGCAGGTGCTTGTCCAGGCAGAAGTTGATGTAGAGGTTGGAGGGCAGCTGGGAGCCCAGGGTGTACAGCGCGTGCATGAGCGCCTGGATCTGTGCGGGGATGATGCGCTGCGGCGGGTTGTTGTACCTGTTGCCGCCCACGAGCACCACCGTCAGAGAGTGGATGTCGTGCGCGATGCACTCGAGCACCATCTCCCACATGAGGTAAGCGTGGCAGTCGTCGTGCACGTCGGGCTTGTAGTCTTCGAGTCGGTCGAGCTTGGGCGCCAGCGCGTGGAGGAGGTAGCGCTTCTCGCGGATGCCCATCAGGTCGTTCACCTTCACCCCGACGCAGCGACCGGGGTAGTTGTTGTTGGGCCTGAAGCAGGCCTTGACGCTGCGCTCGTCGACGGCGGCCGCTGCGGCTCCGAGCATTCGGTCGAGGGAGCCCGAGACGCCCTGCATGTGCCTGACCCTGAAGGTGGTGTTGGCGGCGTTGAGCAGGCCTTGCGTCTTGGCGAGGCCGATGTCTCCGGCGGACAGGCCGAACTTGACCTTGCCGCCAAAGAGCGCCCAGTTGGCAAGGGACTTCTCGAGCTTGGCGTAGTCCGTGGGCACCTGCGGGAACTGCGTCGGAGGTCTGGGGAAGTTGAACACCACGAAGGGGTCCGAGCACCAGTCCACCACGAAATTGAGCAGGGCCTGGTACAGGCGCGACGTCGTCCTCGACATCTCGTCGACGGTCGGCTCGTTGGGCTGGGTGCGCAGCGAGTTGACGGTGAGCAGGCACTGCATGAGGTCCCTGTACGTGGGGCGCATGGTGCGGCTCGGGTCCACGTCGGCCGCCGCGACTGCCTCGACGGTCCTGTGCGCGATCTGCTGCTCGTTGATGGCGGCCTGGGCCATGGCGTTGGCGCCCGGCCGATCTCCCCCGTTGCCGTTCCTGTTGCTGCCGTTCCTGTTGCCGTTCCTGTTGCCGTTCCTCCGGCCCGGACCGTTCCTGTTGATGCGGGTCCGGACGGCCGCGGCGGCCGAGGCCGCGCTGGCGGGTGGCGGGACGGCTGGCGCCGTCGAAGTCGACGGCCCGACCTCCATCTCCTCCAGCGCGTCCTCGAAGATGTCCTCGCGAGGCAGAGGCTGCGAGGCCACGGCCGCGGCGGCCTGGTTGGCCTGGTCGATCTGAACCTGGTTCTCGATCGACATCACGTTGGCGGGTGGCGGCGGCGGCGCGGCGCCTTCGTCGACGGCCATCTCGAGCATCTCGGTGTCCTCGACGACCGGCGCTGCTCCTCCGCCACCGCCACCAACGGCGCCGGCAGCCGCAGCGGGTCTGGGTCCCGCTCCGACCCCGGTGTCGATGTCGGGCACGGACTGCGTTGCGGCGAGGAAGGCCTCCCTGTCTCTGAGCTCCTGTGTGACGGCGTCGTCGGGGATGATGAGCTCGCCGGGGAACCGCGTGTGCATCACGTAGCTATTGCTGGTGGCGTCGTTGAGGTCGGCGGCGGTGACGGTGTACTCGGCGACTTTACCGTCGACCATCTTGCGGATGACCTGTGGCTTGCCGTCGAGCAGCTCGGAGATCTGGGCGGTGGAGAGGCCGGTGGCCGCCATCACGATCCTGGACTGGTGAGCGTAGCCGCGCTGCACCGCGTCCGAGTCCATCTGCACCGAGTCGAGTTCCCTGCTCATGACGACGTCGTCCACCTGGCCCATGGCGGCCGTGATCGTGATGGTCTGGAAGAGGGTGTTGAGCGGTTTGTTGAGCTGGTTGTAGTGGGGGAACGCAAAGTGCCAGCCCTCCGAGGAGCCGAGCGGCACGTTCCTGAGCTGCTGGGTGAGGCGCACGGCGTTGAGCACCTTCATCCACCACCTCTGGGCCGGGTCGGGCTTCTCACCCTTGATCTTGAGCACGTCGCGGAGGAAGCCGTCGGGATCCCTGGTCCTGCGGTTCATGGCGCCCTTGATGGTGGTCGTGAGCGTGGCGCCGTTGGTGGCGAAGATGCTGTAGGGGAATATGTTGTACTCGCTGCCCCAGCGAGGCGGCAGGCGTCTGATGAAGGTCCTCCAGCTCGGCGGCGTGAGCCAGTACAGGGACACGCCGACGTCGGCCAACACGCACAGCCACAGCATAAAGTGCTTGCAGTAGCCCAGGTTGGCGAGGCGCATGGCGGTGGTGAGCTGGTCCCCGCTGTTGAGCGCCGAGGTGCCCTTGGCCACCATGTCGTCGAGGATGGTAAAGTAGGCGTCCATGACGGCGAGGTCGATGCGGTAGTCGTCGGTGTTGTAGCCGAAGCGCGCCGAGCAGTCGAACATGACGGTCAGGACCTGGCTGGTGAAGAAGCGGTGGGCCGTGAACATGGTGCTCACGCGGGAGTTGCGGGTGCACTCGAGCAGCTTGTCGTAGTGCTTGTCGGTGTCGATCTTGAGCTCGGGGAACATGTAGATGGCCTCGCGCGAGAAGTAGCAGAGGTTCTTCATGGTGAGCATGGTCACCCGCTTGACGTCGCTGTCGATGATCTCCTCGACGCCTCTGTAGCCGCCGACGGTCAGGTTGTTGCGCACCTCGTTGGCCCAGCCGTGCGACCAGTACAGGGACCTGAAGTGCAGCATGGTGTTGATGCCGTAGCCCGTGTAGCCCTGCAGCATCTGACCGACGTCCTCGACGAACTGCACGGCCTGGGACTTGGTGGGCATGCTGCGCCCGGTGGTGATGGACTCCATCACCTGGTCGTAGTAGCGGATCCTGGACAGGGCCAGCGTGTATTCCACGGGCTCGATGAGCATGAGCTTGGGCATCAGCGTGGCGCGGGTGTCCTTCACGTAGAGCTTGTGCGCGAACTTGGTGATGTCGGCGTCGTTCTTGGAGTTGTAGCGGATGGTGGGCTCGATGGCGAGCTCGACGTCGTAGTAGCGTCGCAGGTAGTCGTCGCCCTTGATCGCGAACATCTTGTAGAGGTCCTTGGCGTGCACCGTCTTGGAGCCCGTCCGCCCGTACCTGAAGAAGGGCCCCTCGTTGAGCGGGTTGTGCAGGCCGCCGGTGGGGGTAGTGTTGTCGGGGATGGGGATCGGCGACTGCGCCGGCTCGCCGACTCTAAAGTACAGCTGCACCTTGTTGGCGCCGGTGGCCGTCTGCAGGTCGTCCATCCACAGCGGTCTGCCGACGCGCACCGACGAGTCGCCCGCCGTGCCGATGGTGGACAGCTCGTCCGAGATCATCTTATCGAGCTCGTCGACATCTGGCGTGACGAGCTCGGTGTCCGTCCCCGTCTCCACGTAGAGCCCGTCCCGCTTGAGCTCCTCGAGCCGCTCGCGGATCTCCCGCTCGCGCACCGGGTTGTGCACGAACTTAAAGTCCGGGTCGCCCTCTACGATGGGCTGGTCGGAGGTGCGCGCCGGCACCAGGCTCAGGATCGCGGTCTTGTCGTACTTGCGCTGGAGGCGCGCGAGGTTGATCTGCGCGTTGAGGCGCTGCATCTGGTCCTCGCGCTGCTTCTTGTTCTCGACGTCGGGATCCTCGGGCAGCTCCTCCTGATCGAGCACCTCGATGGTGGTGGCCAGCTCGTCCGAGGGCATCCTGCCGGGTCCCCTCTGCCTGTCGTCGTCGTTTCGCGGCACCACGACGACGAACTGCGGGAGGTTCTTGGGGTTGCGCGGCGGCAGGTTGAGCTCGGCGGTCGGCGTGTCCCAGCCGTTGATCTCCTTGAGGTACTTGAGGGTGGCCTCGGGTCCCTCGCGCTGCACCTGCTGCAGCTTGGCCTTGTCGACGAAGTCCTTGGTCGCCTGGTCCTTGATGATGATGTCGAGCTCCTTCTTGCCGATGGCGATGCCGGCCTTGATGATGTACTTGAGGTAGTCGAGCCTGAGCCGGTTGAAGAGCGACTCGGTGTGCCGCTTGTAGGCGCGCATCTCCTTCTCGTACAGCTTCCTGAGCTCGGCGACCTCCTTGCTGCGGTTGGAGAACTCGCGCTCAAAGAGCAGCTTCTCCGCGGCCAGGTCGACCTCGTACTTTTGGGTCATGTTCTTGGCCTCGAGGTCGTAGCGCTTCTTGACGGCGTCGACGCTCTTGATGTAAAAGTTGTCGTCGGCCGTGCGGCCGCTGGTGATCTGCGACTCGAGCCTGGAGTTCTCGCGCTTCAGCTGGTCCACCATGTCGACGCTGCCCTTGTACTCGACCTTGATGTTCTCCTGGAACTTGTACATCTGCTTGGCGTAGTCGTTCTCGTAGGTGAGCTTGTCCAGCTCGAAGCGGAGCCGGGCCTCCTCGAGCTTGTCCCTGAGCGCGACGTTCTTGGAGCGCAGGTCCTTGATCTGGCGCTTGAAGTTCTCGGCCGCCATGCAGCGGGTGGCCGCCTCCTGGTAGCGCTCGGCGTTGACCCGCGTGAGCTCATCGTACACCAGTTTCAGCATCATCTCCAGCTCCTTCACCCGGGCCTTGAGGGCCTCCACCGTCTCGGGCACCGGCTTCTTGATGGACTGCATAAAGTCGAACATGTTGACCTTGGGAGTCGGCTTGCGCACGAGGTTGGGGTTGGCGCGGGCGCTCTCCTCGAGCTTCTTGCGCTCCTGGGACTTGCGGTACTCTTCGGGGTCGAAGGCGGCGGGCGGCATCTCGATCTCCATGTCGGGCTCGTACTCGACGCCGCCGGCCGGAGGCTCGTACTCGGGCGGCTCAATCTCCTCCATGGGCGTCTCGCCATCGTCCGCGACGGAGGCGGCCTCAGTGACGCCTTGCGCGATGACCGCCGCCGCCTGCGCTTGGGGTTGAGCGGCGGGTGGCTGCTCGGCCTGGGGTTGAGCTTGAGCGGGTGGCTGGGGTTGAGCGGGTGCCTGAGCGGCCTGGGGTTGAGCGGGTGGCTGAGCGGCCGCCTGGGGTTGAGCGGGTGGCTGGGGTTGAGGTTGAGCGGCCTGGGCCTGGGCCTGGGCCTGGGCCTGGGCGAGCTGGCGTCGCGCGTCGGCCAGCTGTTGCTCCAGTTCCTTGGACGACTGCTGCAAGGCGGTGAGGGCGGCGGCGTAGTTGAGCTCGTTGTTGTTGTACTCCTCGGCCTGCTCCTTCATGCGCCGCTCGAGGTCCCGGGTCACGTTCGCGAGGTTGGCCTCGGCGTCCTTGGCGAGCTCCTCCTGGCGCTTGAGCCTGAGCGCCAGGTCCTTGATGGACTCTGCGGCGTTGCGGCCGATGGTCTCGTTCTGCTGCTTGGCGCTCTCGACGGCGTCGGCGAGCGTCTTGGCCAGCGTCTCGATCTCGTCTTCCTTGTCCGCGAGGCGGCTGAGCGCTGCGGCCGTCTCGTTCTTGGCGCTGGCCAGCTTGGTCTTGAGGTCCCGCACCTCGGCGTCCTTGACCTTCATGGTGTCGCGGCCCAGCACGGCCTCGGCCTCGAGCTCGGAGATGCGCGACTGGGCCTTGACGGTCATGTTGGCCTTGGCCGTGTCGTGCGCCTCCTTGAGCGCGGCCTCGCTGGCCTGGAGCTTGGCCTGGTACTCGTTGACCTGCTCCATGGTCAGGTCGTAGGCGCTCTGCGTGTGGGCCAGGGCATCCTTGGTCTTCTGGTGCTCGTCGTTCGCCGCCTTGATGGCGTCGGCGACGCTCTGAGCGTCGGCCTTGATGCCGGCCAGCTCGGCCGTGGTCTGCTTGAACTGATCCTCGAGCTGCTGGTAGTTGAGCCGCGCGGTGTCGAGCAGCGAGGTCGAGGCGGCCGCCTGCTCCTCGAGCTCCTTGATCCGCAGCTCGGCGTGGTCCTGCTGACCGGAGGCGAGGGTGCACATCTTCTGGGCCTCCTGCAGCTCGCGCGTCACGGCGGCCGAGCTCTTGACCAGCTTCTCGTTGCTCTTGAGCAGCGCCGTGTACTTGCCCGTGATGTCGTCGAGGGAGGCCTTGCAGGCGTCGAGTTCCTTGGCGGCGGCGGCCTTGACCTGGTCGACGGTGTCGGCGGTGTCTTGCGCGGACTTTGTCAGCGCGTCCCGCGCGGCCTTGAGGGCCTCGTCGTAGGACTGGCGGACCTCCTGCGAGGACTTGTTGGCGTTGGCCTTCTCGAGGGCGAGCTGCTGCTGCAGGTTGTCGATGGCGGCGTCCTTGGCCTTGACCTGCTCCGCCAGCGCGGTCTGCTGCTGCTGCATGGCCGCGACCTGCGTCGAGACCTGGCCGAGCCGCTCGAGGGCCTCGGCGTTGGTCTTCTCGGTCTGCTGCGCCCGGGCCAGCTTGGTCTGCAGGTCCTTGACGAGCCTGTCGCTCTTGGCGCCGCTCGCCTGCATGGCGTCGAGCTGCTTCTGCACCTGGGTCTTGAGGGTCAGCTGCTCCGCCATGTCGAGCTTGAGGTACTCCTGCAGGGTGGTGATGAATTCAAAGATGGTGTCGGCCTTGACGGGCAAGAGGGGCGACTTGATCTTGTTGTAATAGAGCGCGGCGCCCATGGTGGAGGCGAGGGTCTTGTTGCACACCTCGTAGACGGGAAGCACGTAGGCGTTGAGGGTGTCGAATATTTTGACCATGGTCTCGGGTTCGAGGGTTGCATCGTTGACGATGACTTCTAGGGCTTTTTGGAGGGTGTCTGAGCGGTCGCGGGGAGGCAGCCCGAGAAACTGCGCGACGCCGTTCTCCAGCAGAGTGATCCTGTTGACCTCGGCCGCTACATCGCGGACGCCGTCGTTGGCGTTAGCGCCAGACTGGGGTGGACCACCCGAGGCCATGACTCTCGCGGCAGGTGATCGGCTAGGGCCACTACCGAGACGAGCTCCTGCTCAAAGAAGGTGTCTAGCCTCACGAGGCCCTTGGGATCCTCGGCGTCGTCCCGCTCGTCTCGCGCGGAGCGGGTGGCCCAGGTCCGGTGCACGACGGGGCAGTGGAAGGGCACGTTCAGTCGGTCGCCCCACAGGTGAGCGACGGTGTTCAGGAAGGCTAGCCTCACGTGTTGGGTGACGGGCACCTCGCAGATCAGAGGTTCGTCGGCCGTGTGCACGGCGTAGAGTAGCCTTTCACCCAGCTTACCCGCGCTCACCAACACATTACCTCGGGGTAACGTGTATGGTAGATTTCCCTCACCCTCACCCTCACCCTCACCCTCACCCTCACCCTCACCCTCGCCCTGTCCCCGCTGCTGGCCCCGCTGCTGTCCTCTGAGAAGGATCTTGGGTCCCGTCAGGTAGACGACGCCGGTGGCCGGGTCCTCCATCGAGACCAGGGGGCCCTCGGAGGTGTAGAGGTAGGTAGGTCGGGGCACGACGCCGAGGTCGCTCAGGTAGGTCGCCGCCGCGTAGTAGAGGTCGAGCCGCAGCTGGGCCTGGGTGCTCGCCTGGAAGATGACGTGCGTGTGCGGGCCCTGGTAGCACTCGTCCATGATGGTCAGGGGCAGCGTGCCCCTGTAGTTCTCGGAGAAGAGCGGCGAGGTGGCCAGCAGCAGCGTGTGCGCCGGCGTGTAGGGCAGCCCCAGCTCGCAGAGGATCATCCTCGCCGAGCCGAAGCCCTGCATGAGCCTGGTCTCCTTCTCGGAGGGCCTCGCCAGGCACCACATGTCCCGCATCGCGTCCACCAGGCCCGTGCCCCAGCTGTGCATCCAGAACTCGGAGCAGACGGCCCCCAGCACGGCCGTGACGGGCGCCATCGCGGCGGCGTTGGTCTCGTACTCGCGGATGGCCTCGGCGCGCCACTCTGCCGTCTCGGTGCAGCCCAGGCACAGCGTGCGGGCCCTTTCCGGCAGGCCGTCGGCCTTCATGATGTAGACGCCGGACTCGTCGCGAAGGTCGACGGCGCCCGGCGAGCGCGGCCTCACTCCGGCCCGCTGCGGCACCCCGTCCTCGATCCCGTAGGGACACCAGACGAGCGTGAGGTCCTCGATGAGGCGCCCGACCTCCCAGTTGTCGGTCTTGCCCAGCATCAGCAGCAGGTTGCCCTTGGCGAAGGGCACCCTGAACCCGTACGCGTACCGCGCGAAGGACAGGCCGTGGTAGGGCACGTCCAGCTCGGCGTAGAGGTCCTCCTCGGGCTTGGGGCTGGTCTTGAGGGCTCTGGGCAGCCGGTGCGTGGCGGTGGCGGGTATGTTGCCGACGCCGAGTTCGACGAACCTGGGCGTCCTGTACGATGCTCGGGCGACGCCATCCTCGACGTTCAGGGTCCAGGCCTCGACCGGCTCGTACTCTGAGAATTGCCCAAACAGTGGCTTGCCTGCCCTCACGCACAACATGATCTTGGCGCTGGCCCTGTAGCGCTCCATACCCGGGTCCTCTTTTTTCTGGTACTAGTGGTACTGCTGCTCTGAAGGATGGAAGAGTTACTCGAGAAGGTGGCCCCGATGGTGGCTCGGGAGCACCTGGACGAGTTCAAGGAGCTCAAGCGCACCTACCGGGGTAAGACCAAGGACAAGAAGGTCAAGACGGCGATGCTGTTTGCTGCCGGTCGAACGGCGGAGATACTGCTGGAACTGGAGACGGCGCGAGAGCGGATCAAGGCCCTGCAGGACGACAAGGCGAAGGTAGAGGACGACCTGAAGGACTCGCTGAAAAAGTGCGACGATCTGGGGGACGAGACGAAGGCGCTTCAGACAGCTCTCGACGCCGCTCGCAAGGAGAATGCAGACAACGAGCCTCGTCGGGTGCATTTGGCCGCGGCGCCGCCCAACCAGGCGCAACTTTTGGCTTTACAAGTCAAAGACCTGACCCGTCGCCACAAGGACGTGGTGGAGCGCGAGGCCCAGCGCCGGGCCGAGGCCGAGTCCCTGGCGCGCCGGGTGCGGGACCTGGAGGACGAGCTGAGGAAAAGGTCGTCCGAGCACCAGCTGGCCGAAGAGGCCTCCAAGGAGAAGATCAGGGACACGCTGCGGCTGCTCAACACGGCGGGCAGCATGCGGCACATGGACTTCTTGCCCGTCGTCAGGGGCCGCAGCTACAAGGAGGTCACCCTGAACGCGTACCTGCAGTACGTGCGGACCAACGAGCAGCTGTACCGCGAAAAGTGCGGCACCTTCCTCACCCAGGGCACGGCCAACCAGATGTACGACAACGCGTGCATGGGCGCCGTCAGCCAGCTGAGCACCGAGTGGGTGTCCAAGTACTTTGTGGAGCCGCTGGCGCCCTACTCGATGGTGCACCACTACGAGGAGTTCCTCCACTTTCGCATCGTGCTGTGCAACTGCACCAACCTCTTTGCCCAGCTGCTGACGGTGGTGCAGCTGAACGCCGTCGCCACGGAGAACAGGAGGAAGGTGTCCCTGACCGAGTTCAAGAGCCTGGCCAACATTTGCGACGAGCCCAAGCGGCAGTTCAGGGCCGGCATCGAGATCCACCGCACCGCGTTCCAGCCCTACCTGGAGATCTTTGTCGAGTACGTTAGGGCCGAGCGCGCCGCGACGGAGCCGCTGCCGTGCAGGTCTGCGCAGTATGGGCCCCTGGAGAACCGCTTCAAGGTGATGGTCAAGGGCGCCCTGATCGAGGACGATCGCAACGCCACCGCCGTCAAGCGTAAGCGGATGAGGGTAGACGACCTCCTCAACTTTTACGGGGCGACGCCGCCGTACTCTTCGACGGCGGCATCGACGGCAGCACCCGCAGCAGGGTCCGCTTCGCAGCAGGCCCCCGCCTCCTCGGGCCCCGCTGCGCCATCTTTACCCTAACGTACACCCTTTAATGACACTGTGTTGCTGTTTTTGTTTTCAATGATCTGTGAAAAATTTTGATAAATGGACGCCGATGAGCTCGACTTTTGTTGCGATGAGTTTGATCTGTACGGCGAGGAGCCCAGCGAGGCTTCTCGGCTGGGGTACGGGGACAAGGACGATGATGACGACGGCGGTGACGACTGCGACGACTCTGCTAGCGTCGTACCGTCGCCTGCCTCATCTGTGTCTTCCACCTCGTCCTCTTATTCTTTCAAGGCGCCTCAATCCAGGTTCAACAGGGGAACCAACAGGTTCAACCCTTTCAAGAAAAAGGTGAAGGAGGATGAGGATGAGGATGATGAGGTGAAGGACGAAGAGGAGACGAGGGTAGAGGTAGAGAGCAAGGGAGCCCTGAGCAAGAAGGTGACCGATCACTACCTGGCCTACACCAGCCACCTCCAGAGAGTGTGGGCCTCAGACATCATGGACCTGCTGGCGTCGCCTACCAACGCTCTCCTGGCCAGGGTCTGTCTGCTGGCCGGGTGCGCCGGCGCGGGCAAGACGTACGCCATCAACATACTGAGGGAGGCCGCCGGCCCTTACTGCGCGGTGACGGCCAGCACCCTGAACGCGGCGGGGATCCACGCGGACTCTCGCACCATCCACAGCTACCTGGGCTTCAACACGACGGAGCTGCTGGACCTCAACTCGAGCGACCAGGAGTGGTTCGCCGAGTACAAGAAGCGGCACAAAGACACGTTCGATATGCTGCAGCAGGCGCACAAGGCCTACATCGCGAAGCCCAACCACGACTGTCCCTCTCTCCGCATGAGGTGCGCCAAGTGTCAGGCCTGGATGTCCGAGCCGGACGACCGCGGCTCCGGTTTCGACACCATCCAGTCCCAGGCCTTCACGGGCCCCGCCAGGCTGCCGCTGCTGATCATCGACGAGTACGGGATGCTCACGGGCGGCATGCTGGCCCGCGTGCTGATCGCGCTCAAGCTGTGGGCCCCGCCGGGCGACCAGCACCTGGTGGTGCTCGTGGGCTCCGTCACCCAGCTCCAGCCCGGACGAGGCGTCGAGGACAGGGACCGTCCTGACGACGGCCTGTGGACGTTCGGCAAGTGGGACCAGGTGACGGCGTCGCGCTTCAACCTGCCCTTTAGCGTGCGGTCCATAGAGGACTCGGAGTACAGCGAGTGCCTGGACATGCTGCAGCTGAACGTGAGCACGGTGCGCTTTCAGGAGATCATGCAGTCGCGGGTCAACAACTGCGACAGGTTCGGGCCCCATACGCCGAGGGTGATGCACCAGGACAACGCGGTGCGACAGCTCAACGACGCCTCGCTCAAGAACACGGACGGCGAGCAGCGCACCTTCATGCCCAAGGTGAACCACAACAACGTGCAGAACCCCGTCGAGCGCAAAAAGTTTTTCGCCGTGGTGCGGCAGCGCTTCAAGCACATCAACTTTTTCGACGGGGTGGTGGTGAAGGTGGGCTCGCTGGTGTGCGTGCTCAAGTACCAGCCGCAGAACTTTGAGGGCTGCCTCGGTGTGGTGGAAGAGGTCTCGCCCGCCGTGCGGGTGCGCTCGCTCGAGTCTGGCAACGTGCACAACATTGGCGTGTGCGTGTTCAACTTTGACAGGATGAGGACGGTGGAGCTGATGCCCCTGAAGCTGGCGCACGGCATGAACACTTACTTTTGCCAGGGCCTCACGTTCAAGTTTCCAGTCGTCTACGCGCCGCCTGCCTACTACGCCATGAGCCCCATCAAGCCCAGCTGCTACGTGGTGTGCACGCGTGTGACAAATCGCGGTTTACTGAACCTGACCAATTGTTCATTCGCAAACACGCCGACGGGCCAGACTTGCTATTTTTCCCCGCCGTGTGTGAGGTTCAAGCTAGACAGCGAGCTGGGCTACCGACTGGACAAAAACGCAGTCTTTAACGACGCCCCAGATCCCTCTCAGAGCAGCAAGTTTAAAAAGAATTGGAGACGGTAGCCCCCTTAGTATAAATCAGGCCGAGAGAGGGAGAGAGCTCCTAAGACGCTCGCCTCTTGTACTCCTTCTACTCTGTCGGTTTCACTGACGCTTGAACCATGTACGGATTAAACAGCGCGTCCGGCTTTCTCGACACGGAATGGGTCGAGAAGCAGGGTATGGTCACCCCGCCAGAAGAGGTGGCCAAGATGCTGAACCCTCACCTGGCCACCATGGGCAAGCCCGTGGACGTGACGAGTCTGATGCTGCCCAACGGCATCTTTGTGCCCTACACGCCGACGGGTCCCGAGCCCAACATCGCAATCGGCGGTGGTTACTTTTACAGGCCCTCTTACCACGGGTACGGGTCGGTGGCCGAGGATAGCGACGACCTGCAGAAGCTGCACAAGAACGTGCTGTGTCGCAACGAGGGACAGTGGACTCGCACGGCCCTGATCGGCGTCCCCACCACGGGCAACTTCCCCGTGGATCTATTTGACTACAAGAACCAAAAGTACCAGATCGTAAACACGGGCCCCGACGCGCTGCACTCTGGCGACGCTTTCATGGTGGAGCCTCCGTCCGTCGAGGCCTCCAAGGCCCAGATCGACAGCTTCAAGCGCATCAGGGCGCAGGGCAGCTTCAGGCAGCCCACGCTGCTGGGAGGCCTGTCCGCCACCAACCGCGTGCCCTCGGAGCTCACGCACCGCATGAAGCACATCATGGCCAGGGACATTGGGCTGTGCATGGACATTACGACGCCCGGGCAAGGCGGCGTGCAAGCCGGTCTGGCGCGACTGTACCAGGCCCCCACGGAGCTGGGTCAGGCCGTCAAGAACTCTGTGATGGCCACAACGCTGGACTGTATGAACTCCCTGGACGTGATCTTCTCCATGATGCGACGCATCGCCGCTCTACCTCGCGGCGTGCTCGAGACTCTGGCCGAGTTCCACAACTTTAAGCACGGGGGACCCAACGCGACGATGCCCGACCCGGCCATCCTGATCGAGATCTGGAGGACACCCGCCGTCGCGGACCTCTTCATGGAATCCATGGACATGGGCTTCCAGTCCATCGACCGGCTCAGGCACTGCACCTACGGCACGGTGATCAAGTCCACAGAGGCCAACCCAACCTCCACCCGGGGAGAGATCATCTACAACGCTTACAGCGGACAGTACGACACGGGCGACACCTTCGAGGGCGCCGTACTCTCCTTCAACGGCTACTGATTTTTTTTTTGATATGCGTGTATATGTTGTGGTGTGTTCAAAGAAATAAAAGAATGACCATACACGTTTCAGTTTTTATTATTGGAACAATAAACTACAACTATACAGTGGAGCGGTTGAAGGTGACGAGGAGCGTGTCTCCGTCCACCACCCTGACGAAGCCGTCGCTGAAGCTGTTGAAGGGATCCAAGTGCAGGCTGCTGGAGGGGACCGTGGGTCTCAGGTAGAAGACGACGTTGTCTCCGTCCTCTTTGGCGCAGTAGGAGATGCGGGGCTCTTCCCTGACGATCTCGTCCAAGCTGGACTTGAACTCTACCCACTCGTAACCCGCGGTGTTCCTGGGGAAGATGGTGGGTGTGATGTTGCGGGTGATCTGCATCTTACACTGGTCATCCCAGTAGACGGTCACAGACTCGGCGAGGTGGTACGCTCGCTCGCCGCCGCCTCCGTGGTTCATCACAGGCTCTGCGAGGTGAAGAACCTGCTGTTGAGGGTCAGGCTGCTGAGACATCTCCGCTTGAGAATCTCTAGGGTCTTGGCGCAGACGACGGACCTGGGTTCTCCGCCGAGCCGCTTGGCTCTGCTCTCAAAGTTGGCTAGGATGGCCTCGGACGCGGTCCGGGCCTGGGGATCGTCGGGCAGAGCGGGGAAGCAGCCCAGGAGGTTACACTCGGAGTCGTAGCGACAACGCCACTCGCAGCCCTCGCCAAAGTAGAGCAGTCTGACTTTTTCGATCTCGTCGGCGAGCGTGTAGGTGCAGACGCTAAAGTCCTGCTCCTTTTCAGCCTCGACGTCGTCCGCGGCGCCTCTTTCGATAACTCGGAATTCGGGATCGTAGCGGATGAGCAGTGAGGTGAGGCAGGAGCGGCTGGACTCGATGGCGTCGAGGGCGCTGCGGAGATCCTCCTCGAGCGCGTTTATCTTTTCGCGCAGATGGGACGACGTCTGTTGTACCCATCTGTCGTTCTCTGGGACGCCCGGCCACTCGAGTATATCGTCGTAGATGGAGGGGTGCGTGTCCATGCTGTTTGACCTGCTCGCCGCGGCCAAGTGTCAGCGACTGTTGCAGGAGGAGGCCCTGGAGGTGGTCCTCACCAACATCAACGTCTTTTACGCTCAGTGGGCAGGCGCCTTCGCCACCACAGTCGACTATGGCGCTGCGGCCCACGGCGGCAGCGTGGGAGGCTCGGGGGCCGGGGAGCACTTTGGCGCGGCGTACATCAGGCAGCTGCTGAACGGCGGCCACTTTATGGCGCACGACGGGCAGCTGACCTTCACCGAGGGCTCCCAGCTGTGCCGCCTGACCAACAGGCTCCTGCCCGTGAGCGAGCTGTCGCTGGTCTACTACGAGCCCTCTCTGCCCAAGCTGGTGGCGTGGGAGCAGTCCGCCTCGGACCTCGCGCGGGACGAGCGGCCGTACCTGGACCCCAACATGATCCGCAACTGCCTGGAGCCCGAGTTGACGGCCTCCAAGATGTCTCTGCTGGAGTCGGCGGCGTCGGGGAGAGGCGGCGGCTTCGCCAAGCGCAAGAGACTGGGGCTGGTGGACCCTAGAGACGAGCGGCTCGCGCTGCTCCACCAGAGGATGCGCTCCGAGGCCGGGTCCATGTACGTCTCGAAAGAGTACGCCTCGGAGCTGGTCATGTACTGCGTCACGTCGATGGCAGTTCTCGAATTCTTGGGGTACCCGGAGAAGCCATGCCAGCCGCCGACGACGCCGATGATGGAAGAGCATTACTAGACGACGAAGGAGCAGGCAGGGAGGCGAAGAGGGTGGTGGGGAGCTGCAGCTGCATGCGCGTGGTGTTCCTGCTGGCCTTGATGGCCGAGGTGTACTTGAGGCCCTGCAGGATGATCTTGCGCGTGTTGTTGAGCTGGTTGGCGACGTCCTTGTTGACCAGGGTGATCTTCTTGCCGTCGATCTCGAAGGTCCGCAGCAGGTAGTCCTTGAGCGTGTCTGACTCGCACACCATGTTGGAGATGAGGCGGCTGGCCACGTTCATCTCGGAGAGGTCCTGCGCGATCGAGTGGTAGAGCAGGTGCCGCTTGAGCTGCAGCAGCCTGACATTCGAGAACATGTCGCCGCACGACGCCCGCGCCGTCTTGAAGATGGACCAGGCGCCCTTGATGTCGTCCTTGAGCATGAGCAGGGCCTCCTCGAGCCTCCGCTCGCGCGTCTCCTGGGGCATGCAGTGGGCCGCGCACAGCGCGCAGTAGCCGGACTTGACCGGGTTGGACACCTTGAAGCTGGTGCCGACGTTGGGCCCGGCCGTCTCCATCGCCGCCGCGGCGTACGATTGCTGCAAATTTGGAAATTGGTTTTCGGGCTGGTCGGAGCCCGAGCCCTCGGAACGCGAGGGCACGAGGGCCCTGAGCTCACTTCCCGTGCCTTCGGTTGTTGTGGATCTCCCGTCTTCGTCCGTATCATCATCGCCGTCGCGGCCTCCCATTCCCCCGTACACCATCTCGTCGTCGGTCAGCGTCGGGTGAAACAGCTGGTGCCTTCTGTGGACTCCGCTCATCTCCGCGGTGGTTTCAAAAAAGAACAGAGAGAGACCAGGAGACAAGTGAACTGTTCGGCGTCTACTGTCGATATGGGCTCTTACCTGTCATCATCTACCAACCAAACTCCGGCCGTCCTGGCTCTCCCTCCGCCGCCTCCGACTCCAACGCCGCAGCGCGATGAGGCTCAGGCAGAAGAGGAGCGCCATCAGACCCTCTCCTCTCAGGCCCAGCAGCAGGAGAGGAAGCTCTTCTCGGTGTGCGGCACCCAGTGGCCCCGAACGCTCTTTGACAGGGACAACTTCAAGCCAGACCGCTGCTACGTGGTGAGGAGGGACAGGCCCAACTCGGAGTTCTGCTTCACCGTCTACGAGACGCGTCGCTGTTGCGTGCCCGCCAATCCCAGGGAGACGGTGGACTTTGTCAACCGCACCACCACGGAGCTGGTCGCGCAGATGAACAAGGGCATCATCAGTTCCCAGGAAATGCAGCTTTTGATCCAGGTCAACACGCAGTACCGCAACAAGATGTGGGCCGGCAACTCGAGCCGCATGGTCTCGCCGCTCACCTACGGCTCCCAGCACGTAGTCTACGGCGTGTCGCACCTGTGCGGGTCCCTGCTGCGGCTCGTCGCGGAGCAGCGCTACTTCACCTATGACCCGCAGGCGCAGACCCTGACGGTGCACCTGCTCAAGAACCCCGACCAGAACCTCGAGGAGGCAGAGAGGGCCACGTCCACCAGAAGTCACCACTACCATCGCCGCTCCGACCTGGTGCTCGGCACACTCGACACTCGACGCAACGCCGGCTATGGCCCCTCATCTTCGAAGTCGTTCACTCACCGCGCGGCACCTTACTGAGTCCCGCACGGAGGGGCTCAGCTTCCACGGCCAGCGCCCCGACGGAACCATACTGGCCGTGGACAGGGGCAGGCTGCTCTGCACGCACGCCGACATCGACGAGCTCGAGCGCACCCTCCTCGGCTCCTCTGCCCCCGTGAGCCACAAAGACCTGGTCCCCATCTACTGCGACCGCTGCCTGCCCTACACTCTGCCCTGGTCCCAGGCTCCCGTCTCCCATGACCGCGACGGCCTCCTGCCCGCTCACGGGTACACCGTCGTGGGCACCGCCGGCGTCTTCTCCAGGGACCTGGTGGAGACCAAGGGCATGGAGAAGACGTCCCAGCACTACCACCTGCCCCTGCGGGACCTCGAGCTCTTCACCCACACTCAGAAGAGCAACCGCGTGCTGTTGGTGCACTGCGACATCCCCATTGGCTCCGTAATCTGCTATTGGCACGTACACGACAGGGAAAACGCGCACTGCGCCGTCAACGCTCTGATTGTCATCACCGACCAGGCCTTCCACACCATCTTCTCGAGGTGCAAGGGGCTCAGTTGGACGACTACCTCGGTGGTGGCCAGCGAGCTGTCTCTGGTCGGGATCCCCGGCCGCGCTTCCAGCCTCATCCACAGCATCAGCAGGCTCTCGGACCTCACGCAGGGCACCCTGCCCGTATCGCGCAAACCCGACCTCAGGTCCCTGGGCTACGGCCGCAACTCTCCGCGACACGCCGACGTCGTCATGGCGGCGCTCAGCAAGGGCACGGAGAACCCCGAGGAGACGGCCAGCGATCAGAGGAGAGAGTGGAAGCAGATGGTGGAGATGCTCATGGGCCAGCTGGACCTCCTCTACGAGGCCACCATCGCGAAGGGCCCAGACGACGACGGCCAGGCCAGCAAAAGATATTTAAGCGAGGGCCGCGACCTGTTTAAAAAACTCCACGAGCTCAAGGCCCATCTTGAGAAGCTCGAGTCTGCCTCAACCCCTGCCGCAGTATCAGCAGCAGCACCAGCACCCTCAACCTCAGTACCCGCGCCGCAGCAGACGACCGAGACGCCAAAAGAAGATTCCCGAGCAGGAACCCCAGAAGCCTCGGTCACATCTCAGCAGGCTCAGTCAGCTCCTGTACCCTCTCAACCGGTAACCTCTGTACCCTCTCAACCGGTAACCTCTGTACCCTCTCAACCGGTAACCTCTGTACCCTCTCAACCGGTAACCTCTGTACCCTCTCAACCGGTAACCTCTGTACCCTCTCAACCGGTAACCTCTGTACAACAACCCAATAAGATGGCCAGCTCAGACGACATTCGCGACGCCGTCGCCAAGGCACTCGCCGACGTGATCAAGCCTTCCATCCAGCAATACACTCCTCCACCCCAGCCCAACCACGGCGGCGGAGCGACGGGGTTCAGGGACTTTGTCGAGATGTTCAAGCTCATGCAGCAGATGCACGCTCCGGCTCAGGCCCCCGCACCCGTTGCGGCCCCTGCTCCCGTGGTGGCCCAGGTTCCCCAGTCCCTGTCGCACCACGGGCTGGTGGACGACGAACACCCTTCCACCTCGGCTCACCAGAGAGGAGGCAAGCGCAAGCTGGAGCTGTCTGACGATGACATCAAGCTGTTTAAGAAGCTGAGGGAGCAAGACGAGCTCAGCCGGCGCGAGAAGGAGCGCCTGGCCCTCAAAGAGGAGCTCAAGAAAGAGATGATGGCCGAGTTCTCCTCCTCCGTACCTCAAGCAGCGGCACCCGTGGTTGTACCCTCTACCTCAGCACCAGCACCCGTCACCGACGTGAAGCAGCTGGTGAGCGAGGCCATCAAGGAGCTGCTCGCCGTCCAGCAGCAGCAACAGCAGCAAGCCGTGGTGCCGGCTCCCCAGGGAGTCCCGGGTCCCGCCACCACCATCTCCCTTCCAGTGGCCACCCTGGCCGCGGCCACAGGCAGATCACCCGCAGCCGCAGCGGCACTCCAGAGCGCCATCAACAACGTACACGAGTCGGCCAGCCAGCTGGTCCCCGGCGGCCTCAACCTCGGAGTCGCCGGCGTGCCCGTCAACGCGTCGACCGTCGTGAGCACACCACAACCCGCTGTACCCTCCACATCAACCCAGGTCGTCTCAGTCTCGGCGGGGCTCGAGGTCCAGGGCGGCGGCAACAAGAAATCCCTCAACGACGACGCCCGCAAGATGATGATGCTGATGATGGACCACTAGAGGGCCCGCTGCGGTGCTCTCCTCCGAAACCAAACCCCTATTCTTGTAATGCCCAGCAACACTCTTTCAATAAAAGTTGTTCCGTTTGTTCGACAAGTCTTGTTTGTGTACCTCTACACTACTTCCACACTAAAAGATGCAAGCCTTTAAGCTGTACGAGGCCTTCAGCGACTACCTGCCCAAGCAGGTGACGGAGCAAGAGTTTGACAGGGGCGACGGAGACAATGAGCTCATGTACGTCGCCTCCGTGAGGTTGATCGAGGAGTCCTTCAGGGTTTGGGCCTGCTGGCCGGACTCTGGCAGAAAGAAATGTTTCTGGATCAGGCCCGTGTGGTGGCCCTGCGTGATGTCGGACAGGGTGTACGAGCTCGTGGGCAGGAGCAAGCCCTTCGCGCTGGCCTCGACGCGGTCGCTGCCGCAGGTCGGCGGCGTGTGGCTCAACAACGCCGACACCAAGCAGGACGTGCGGTGCCGGCTGATCCTCTTCAAGAACAAGAGGGAGCGTCAGGTCTTCATCAACCTGCTCCGCAAAGAGTTCCCCAACGACGCCGACGTCGGCACCTTCGAGGGCTCAGACTCTGACATGATGGGGATGGCCGAGTGCATCCTCAACAGGTTCCTCTGCTGCCACTTTTACAGATCTCCCGGGTTCGTCTCGGACCCGGCCTCAGACAACCCCGTCATCTCGCTGAACGAGCTGTGGTCGTGCGACGCCGCCGACGAGTCCCTCTACAACGTGCACTTTAACTTTAGGGACGAGGTGCTCCTCAGGAAGCTGAAGGAGGCCGGGGCCCTGGGCAGGCAAGAGGAGGCGCGGGAGCTGGAGGCCAAGCGGGCCCAGGCCGTGGCGACGATGCCGCGCCGGTTGGTGCCCGAGCTCGTGTACAGGTGCGCCTTCTTCGACATCGAGTGCGTGTTCGACTCTGACCACCTGGATCCCAACCTGGACGTCGGCCTGGACCCGACGTTCGCCGCCGACCTCAAGATCGAAGCCCGAGTGAAGTCCTGCTTCATCAAGGACTTTCTCCCTCCCAGGAACACGAGCAACCTCAGGGGCTACAAAGAAGTCACGAGCGTGAGCCTGGTGTACGGAGGCAACGAGAGGGACCAGGCCACGGGCCGCAAGGTCGAGAAGAAGATCAGGGAGGTCTGGTACAACGCCGCGAGAGTGCAGGGCCCCGGTCCCATCAAGGACGACTCTTGCGGCGACGTCGTCACCCTCAACGGCGTGCTGACCTCCTGCGCCAGCGAGCTGGAGATGCTGGTGAGGTTCATGAGGGCCGTGAGGGATCACTGCGACGTGCTGTTTGTCTTCAACTATGATTTCGACGTGATGGTCATCACCTCCCGAGTCAACTTTTACAGGAGCGTGTACCCGGAGGATCCCCTGACCTCCGAGCTGGTGGAGCTCTTCGAGCAGGCCTTCTCCAAGGATCCCCGCATGGTGCCCGCCGACTTTACCTTTCTGGACAACAAGCACAACGCCTGCTACTCTGAGTTGCTGGACACCATCGACAAGCACAAGGAAGGGTTCTTTGCGGCGTGCAGGAAAGCCGGCGCGGCAAGGGACGAGCGGGGCTGCCTGGTGATTACCCGCACGCACGTGAGCGACTTCTTCCCCTACCAGACGGCCTGGAAAAAGTTTATGGATAACAAGCAGCTCAACTCGACCATGAGGAGCCTCGGCGTCTACATCGTGGACCTGATGAAGGTCAACAACACCAAGTCGGTCAAGAGCGGCGCCAGCAGGTTCGTCAAGCTGGAGACGGTGGCCAACACCATCATCAGCAAGTCGAGGCCCTTCAAGTGTCCGCACAAGGCTGGCAAGATCAAGGGCGTAGCGTACCACGAGATGGACGCCATGTTCTTCAAGGGAGGCAAGGACCTCTGGAAGTACCTCATGTATAATCTGGCTGACTCGGAGCTGCTGGCCAGGATCACCCGCTTCACCCGTCCCCACATCGAGTTTGTGTGCAGGGTGAGGGCCACCTTCGGCCTGGACTATGTGAGTCTGGGCAGGGAGAAGGTAGAGTTCAGCGGGGCCATGGTGCAGTCTACCAAGTCGGTGGAGGCTCCCTTGCTCTACAGCAAGGTCCGCATAGGACGCTTCGTGGCGACTGGCAAGAACTTCGCCTCGGTGGCGATGGGAGGCAAGTACGCTTCCATAGACTACAGGCGCAATATCAAGGTGAAAGGAGGCAAGGTGTTTCAGCCCCTGCTGGGGATGACCTACACGGGTCCCTACATCGGCACCGTCTGCACGTACGACTTTGCCAGCCTGTACCCCAGCAACATGTGCGACGGCGGTATCAGCCCCGAGTCGATCGTGTCGAAGATGGACCCCTTCTGCCTCGAGTACGTGAGGAACACGGTCATGCTGGACTGGAAGAAGATACCCGCTGCCAGCAACATGGAAGAGATCAGGGACTACCCGCACTCGGAGGACCTCTACACCATCCTCTGCTACAAGAACAAGGAGGTCGGCTGGGTCCGCTTCGAGACCTACACGGCGTCTAGCCTCAACCACTACCTGAGCATGAGGTCCCAATACAAGAAGCGCATGAAGACGGAGAAGGACGCCGGGCTCAAGGCCTACTACGACCAGATGCAGGGCGAGATGAAGGTGTGCGCCAACTCTCACTACGGAGTGGCCCAGTCCCTCTGCCAGCATCTCACCACCTGGTCGGGCAGGCAAAAGATTCTGCTGGTGGAGACGGCGGTGAAGAAGACGCCGGGCATGACCGTCGTGTACGGCGACACGGACAGCGTCATGTACCAGTGTCCCCCGGCCGAGATGAACCCTCTGGACGTGGACACCGTGAGGGAGGACGTGAGCGCCGAAGCGGTGAACCTCTACACCAAGGGCAAGACTCGGGAGGAAGGCGAGACCGTTCAGAGGATCCTGAGGGACCTCAACGACCGTCTGTACGAGTTCATGGCCGAGAGGATGGTGTACGTCGACGACCAAGTGAACGTGAGGCCTCTGTCGCGCTGCCCCGAGACCAAACACTTTTACCTGACGGACTCTGTGGACGGGCAGCGGGTGTACCTCAAGGACATCTTTGACCGCACGCTCATCACCAACCTGGCCTACGAGAACACGGCTACGGTGAGCATCAACATGGCCAAGAAGAACTACATCTACACCAACCACGAGCTGGAGGACGGGGTGCTGACCAAGACCAAGGAGAAGCTGAGGGGGGTGCAGGCCATCAAGAACAACGCCGCCGGAGCGACGCGCGACTTCAACAACGACATGGTGTACGCTTGCTTCAGGGGCTGGGCGATCGTGTACGCCAGCACCTTCGGCAACATCAACGGCATGATCTCGTACAAGAGCTGGGGCTCGGTGAGGGAAGGGGACGACGTCTACTTTTGCACGACGGCGCCCGAGTTCGACGAGTGGCACGCCTGCACCAACTACGAGAAGATGGTGTGCGAGTGGTGCAGGGTGGTGTCGTGCCTCACGGAACCCGCGGCCAGCTCGGCCGAGTACAGCATGCACAGGCTCGTGCTGAGGAAGCCGGACGGCGTCGAGTTCAAGTACGTGTGCGCGTCGGACAGTAACAACTTCAACATGACCCACACCTTCTCCCTGGCGGAGCAGATCCGTCGCGACGCCGTGGCGCTGAACCTGATCAAGTTCAGGTACTGGTCGGCGAGCGCTGGCTTCACGAGCTGGCGGAGCCTCATCCAGTACTCTGGCCTGCAGACGTTCAAGCAGGAGTCCCTCAAGGTCACCTTCAACGAGTACGGAGCGGTCAACACCAAGAACAACAAGGTGGCCTACGTGACGGTGGAGACGCTGTGCCGGGTGGACGCCGAGTACAAGAAGCAGGTGCCCATCCTGAGCTTTCTCAAGGGCTTCAGGTTCGACGTGAAGCAGAACGTGATGGACAGGGACATGTGGGGCTCCTCGAGCATCCACCTTCACGACCTGACGGTGGACGATCTCATGGCCGCGTTGGAGTGGCCCGACGTGATCAGGGACGCCGAGTGGCGCGGACAGTCGGAGGAGGCCGTCGCTTCGGACGAGCGGCAGGACTCTGAGCAGATGAAGCTGCTGAGGGACATGAAGGCCGGGGAGCTGGCGCGGGCCAAGGCCAAGAAACCCAAGAGGGCCAAGAAGGGTACCATGGACGCCTTCCTCACGGACGAAGAAGAAGAAAGGGTGGAGGTGCCCCCGCTGCGCACGAGCGGGGTGCCCGCGGAGAACCACATCGCGCGGGACAGGCGGGTGCCCCCGTTCCACCCGATGGCCCTGAAGCACGCTCTGAGTCTGGCGGCCGTCACGGAGGACACCAACTACGGCGTGCACCTGCTGTTTGACATGTTTGTGCCCAAGACGGGCAAGGTCCCCGTGGGGTGGCCTCTGAGGACCAAGCTGGAGCGTGGCCTCGCGTTCGTGAGGGACACGTACGACCACATGAGATTGCTCAAGGACAAGGGTCAGGCCGTGTTCAGCATGGTGTACTCGACGCCCGTCAAGACGGATCTGCTGGACGACGTCGACTTTGAGGAGACGTTTGTAAGGCCCGTAAACTTTGGCGAGGACAACGTGATGCGCATCCTGACGAGGCCCGAGATCATGCGGGCCCTGCTGGACTCTAACCGGGAGCTGCTGGCCAAGAAGCTGTCCTCGACCGTGGGCAAGTTCACCCACGAGAACCTGAGGGTGCCCGCCTGTCTGAGGGAGCTGGTCGGGGCCAGGCTGGTGCCCTACACGGGCGACCCTACGGACAAAGACACCATACAACTGTGCGAGAATCTGTATCAGTATAGGATTTTATTGGGTGCAGCGAAAAACTATTGTACAGCAGAGTACGACAGACACATACAGAAGGTGGACTGGACGCGGGCGGACCTGGGCCTGGAGACGCTAGAGTGTCCCCCGGCCTTCGCCACGCACTTTGAGCTCAAGGTCTTTTTTAGGCGTCGCAAGTCTGCGCTGGACCTCTTCAAGCGGCAGTCGTCCTCCCCCCACTCGGCGGCGTCTTCGGTCCAGTCCCAGGCCTCGCCGGCGCACTGCGACTTTTGCGGCAGATACTGGTCGATGGCCCTCTCGGGTGAGAACGCGTCCTTCGCCAAGTTTGTGTCTGACCAGTACGAGCCGGTCAGGCGGCTGTCTTCCTCTTGTAGTAGCGGTGCGGGTACTGCTTCGCCGCCGTCTGTCCTGCTGAGGAGGAAGGTCGAGCGGGTCTGTCTCCAGGAGTTTTCGCAGGTCTCTGCGCAGCAGCAGGCCTCTTGGGTTTCTGAGTCCGCCTGACGAAGCAGAGGTTGGGGAGGGAAGGGAACACGGAGAAGAGTCTGGGGTGGAGGCGCTTGGGCACAGCGGGGACCTGGATCACGCTGTCGATGGTGTAGGTGCTGGGGCTGACAAAGACGATGTAGCTGTGGACGTTGCTGGAGCAGCAGAGGCCGAACGTGTGCCTGAACATGCACTCGCCTATCCAGGTCTGGGTCTTGTAGCGGTTGAGGAGAGCGGCGCTGACGGTGGCGCCTCCGTGGGTCTTGATCTCGACGAGGATAAAGTTGCCCTCCGCGTCGGTGGCGACGCCGTCCAGCTCTGTGCCGTGGTGGTTACCGTCGAAGGCTGCCGGGGAGACGTCTCCACAAACTCTGCAGCGGTGTCCCTGAGGTCTCCTGGAGGTGACGGCGATGCCGGCGTCGATGGGTCTCCAGCCGTAGGAGCGGTAGAGGCTGGCGACGATGGGTCCCCTCCTGCTATGGAACTCGCGCTTGACGAGCGTGTCCACCAGCGTCCCCACTCTCACGTAGAAGAGGGACCTGATGAGGGCCTGGCGGACCGAGTGGACGGTGAAGGGCGCCGCGTGGGACAGGACCTCGGCGGCGCTATCGGCCAGGTCCTCGGCCCTATCCCTGCACGCCTCCGGTAGCTGCTTGAGGAGCTCCGTACTTAATTGTGGTTTAGTCCAAATCCGACCTTGTAAAATTTTAGCCAGGCGCTCGGACACATCTTGTTGGAGACCGTCGATCTCAAGTTTAATCGGAATCCGCTGCTTGGCCCTGTACAAGCTAGACGTCGGGTAAAGGTACGAAAGATTCTTGGTGATACCCACATCGCGGGAGCCAGGTTCCACCACCGCCCTAGGTAGCTCGCCGTTGCCGCACTTGAGAGCAGCGGAGGAGAAGACCGGTGCATCCATCTCGACGCTCGTCAGGTTGTGACTGTCCTCGTCCTCATGGCAGTCACCAAAGCTCAACTGGCCAAGAGAGCCAAAAAAATCGGCACCGCCCTGATGAACAAGGTGCCCACTGCGTCGGCGAGCAAGCTCCTCGTCAAGCTTCCCGTAGACGCTGAGCGATTCAAGATACTCGTCGCAACTGTCACGCAGGTCATCTGTCCAATGTTTGCCCCGCTGACGATGGGCATTGCGCACGCCATGTACTCCAACGATCCCAACTTTGATCTCAACGGCGCCTTCATCGGCATCGGAATCTTCGGTGCCCTCGTCTTCCTCGTCCTCCTCGGAACCTTCATCATGCTCTGCTACCGGTGCGTGAAGGGAGGCCACAGCATGTTCATGCTGATGAGGCCCGTGTTGGCGCTGTTTATCCTCAACATCTTCCTCTTCCTGATCGGGGTCATCTACGCCGGCATCAACCTGCTGTGCAAGACGGTCACCTACTCGAAGACGGCGGTGTGCGTGTCTCAGAACGCCATGTCCCTGGCCGTGCTGGAGCTCTTCACCGCCTGCCTGATCCTCCTCAAAGAGACCCTTTACAGCGGCCTGCGCATGGCCGAGATCAAGGCCCGCGTGAGCGGCGGCGCTATGGAGTACGAAGGAAGCGACGACGAATACTACTACAACTCCTACCAGAACGTAGCGGAGGGCCTCCAGAGGTCTATGCGCGACTATCAGGACGACGAGGATTTTTCTGACCCAGACACTGAGAGCGTCATCGGTCAGGCCTCCAAAATCCCACGCAAGTACACCGGCAAGATGTGGTGATTCCGAAGCCTCTCGCAGTCGCCGCCACCACCACCACCCCACAGTCGAGGCCAGCACCACAAAACACAGCAGCCGCTTTAACATTGTGAAGTTTTTTGATATTTTTAAGATACTAGAAATAATATACCACGGCGTTGTACGTGCTGGTGAAAGCCAGCATCACCGCCACAATGTGCAAAACGAATAAAACAAAATTGTACAACAGTTTGAAGCCCGTGTGTCTCATTGGGAATTGTTGTGATGACAAAGAGGTGAAGGGTTGTGAAGATCAGACGAGCTCGTTGAGGATGCGGGTAATGTTTTGGTTCTCGAGACGGTTCCTGATCTGTCTCCGGGTGCTCTTGTCGTCCACGCCGCTGACCGTCTTGATGACGGCCAGGATCCCGGCAAAGAGGCTCACGCAGGCCTGCCCGCACACGAGGGTGTAGAAGAGGTACACTCTGAAGCAGAAGCTGCGCTGGGACGGGTCGCTCTCGGTGGCGCTCGCGTAGGCTCGCATGTGAGGGTTCATGCGCTGCAGGGTGGCCGCTGCGGCCAGATGAGCCAGGGCCATCGGGAAAAGGGCTATCCGGACCAGGGCGAGCGCGACCCAGCGGGCCCTCTGCATGTGCTCGAGCGTGTCCTCGCGGAGGCCCGCAGCGGTCGACATGATGGCCCCGTCCGAGTGCAGCGCCGCGTACTCCTTGACGGAGGCGACCACAAACTGAAAAAACACGGTGAGCTTGAAGAGGTAGGTGGCCAGGTTGGCCAGGCACACCGATAGCATCGTCGCCCTCATGGCCGAGATGCCGCCGTCGAAACAGTGGAGCGGAGGGTCCGCCGCAGCGCCTCCGTTGCCGCCGATGCTGATGCCGCTGATGTTGTCGGAGGAGCCGTTCTCCCCGAGCAGGCCGATGACCCCCTGCACCACCGAGGCCACGGCGTGCGGGTTGTCGCCGCCGCCGCCGCCGTCGTGGTGGGGGTGAGAGCGATCGAGCACAAACACGCTGATGGTCACGAGGACCCAGCCGAAGGTGAAGAGGCCCGTGAGGATCACGTCCAGCCCGGACCGGTCCGCGCGCTTGAGCCTGCCCCGGCTGTTGTAGTAGTAGCGGGGGCCCTTGCCCTCGCCGCCGCCTCCGCCGCCGCCCCCATCCCGTCTCTCGTCGCCGCCGTCTCGGGGCCCCTCGCCCTCGCCCTCGCCCTCGCCCTCTTCGCCCTCGCCCTCGTCCCTCAACCTGTTGTACCTATACGCGCTCATAACCCCGTTGGGACAGCGTGTCGTTGACGATGCTCTCCACGTCCTTGTAGCGCTGCGAGTACCTGTAGGAGCTTACGCAGGTGCCCACGAGCCAGTAGAGGATCTTCCAGAAGACCAGCGCCGGTATGATGTAGATGTACCACTCGCACGGGGGCGAGACGGCCGTCCAGGCAATGTAGCTCACAAAGCAGACAAGCCCGAATAAGACCAACGTGGTGCGGGTGCCGGAGGTCGACGGCTGGCCCTGCACGATGGGCGTCTGGGGAGCAGGAATCCGCTGTTGCCTGCGCCCGTTCACCACCGAGGCGATGCCCTGCTGCTGCTCGAGCTGCTCGGCCTCGATCAGCTCGTCGTCGACGTCGTCGAGGAGGACCTCTCGGTAGGACCCGCAGCAGCCCTTGCGAGGCGGCACGCCGGCCCTGCGACGGGCGCTGGTGCGTAGGGTGACCCAGTACATGAACTGTTTGGTCCACCCGATGGCTCCCAGGATGGTGGGGATCACGCACACGGTGAGCCACACGCTGAGGTGCCCGTAGCACACGCTGTTGGGGCACCTCCTGAACATGCCCTTGTCGTACAGGCACGACGTGGCGAGGTAGACGCCGACGCCGGCGATCAGGACGTCGAAGGCGAACCTGAGCACGAACTTGAACAGACCGCACAAAGGAGACATGGCTACTGAAAGGTTGTCTTGGTGATCCCCGAGGGGAGCTTTTTATTGTGAGCGTTAACAATCATTACATGTAAGTACGGCGGGTGAGAAAGGAAAGTTTGTTTAGAAGACGAGCTTGCCCTTGAGCTTGGTGATGGCCTGCACGAACTGGTTGGTGTCGGCGGAGCTGGGCATCACCACCTCGTTGGGTCGGGTGTCTGTGCGCTTGTAGTCCTCCCTGAACAGGGTTCCGTTGTCGGCGGTGGCCGAGTTGAGACCGGCCTGGGCCTGGAGGTGGCACACGGCAAAGTGCGCGTGGTTGTTGGTCTTGCGGGCGGCGAGCAGCGCCGCGGCCCTCTCCACGCCGGTCTCGGTCGGCACGTTGACGGTGGTGCCCGTGTCAAAGTAGAGCTGTACGCCCTTGACGGACAGCAGCATGGTGTTGATGTGGTCCCCGAGGTTGTCGAACTTGGCGTAGAGCGCCTTGTTGTCGGCCCAGCGCTTGGTCGGGTCGCTGAGCTTGACGACCTTGGCCTTGACCCTGTCGAGCTTGGTCGGGTTCAGCTTCCACATCAGGCGGCCAAAGAGGTCGGCGGTGTGCAGCTGTCGCACGAGCTTGGTCCTCAGCGCCAGCTCGGCCTGGTCCGTGGGCACGCTCTTGTAACCCAGGGGACCCGTGAGCATCTGCAGGATGAGGTCTATGATCTTGAAGGCGAACGCGTAGGCCTGGCGGATCTTGGTGTCTGGGGCGGCGAAGGGGAACGTCTTCTCCATGAGCATGTCGTACTTGATGGAGGCGACGGCGCACATCTTCTTGAGGAACTCCTCGTCGATGTTGGAGAGGGCCATGCCCTCGTAGAAGGCCGCGCTGTCTGCATTGGGTCCCCCGACGGCGCCCAGGATCATCTGCGCGGGCTTCCTCTCTCTCGCGACGGCGTACTTTTTGGCGGCGGCCATCAGCTCCACGCAGGGCGCGAGGGTGCCCACCGAGGACGCGTAGGCCGTGTCCACCTCGTTGATCTTGGAGATGTCCACGGTGTACCCGGCCTCGGCGGCGAGCGTCGCGTACATGGCGTCCGCCCGCTGCAGCAACCCCGTCACCTTCTTGCAGTGGATGACCAGGGGCACCCCGGCGCAGATGCGCCTGGCGTTCTGGAAGGCGCCCTGGAAAGAGTGCAGTCCGGGAAAGATGCTGCCGTCCTGGTGCTCGTCGTAGATGTAGTCGAGGTTGAGGTCCTCGGAGAAATCGTCGGGCAGCTTGCACCTCACGTACGGCAGGTCCGCCTCGAGCACGGCGCGCACCGCGCTGGGGCCCGGCAGCTTCTGGTAGGCGACGGCGCGGCGCTCTGCAATCATCTTGGCGTCCCCGCAGCATCCCGTCACCTGCTCGTCGCAGTACCAGGCGTCGTTGTAGTCGGCGCGCGGGACGCCGACGCCGATGCGGAGGCTGGCCGGGTGCTGGTCCACGAAGGACACGGTGTTGACCAGTGTGTAGGGGTTGTATGGGGTGCACGAGGCCGAGAAGCCCTTGCGCATCGCCAGCGCGGCGCTCACGATGCACTGCCTGGTGGGCCATCTGCCGTTGGTGACGGCCAGGCCGTACTTTTGCACCGCGTCCTTGATATCGACGGGGATGGTGGTCATGTCCGTGTTGGCCGTGCCCGCGAGGGCCAGCTTATCGAGTGCGTCGAGGTCTTCTCTGGCGACGGCGTGGAAGAGCTCCTCGAGGAACTTGTCGTCCGGGGTGAAGGTCGGCTCGGGCGGCACGCGGCGGCTGGCGTTGACCATCACCTTGACAAAGTCCTTGGGGAACATCTTGCTGTCGTCTGGGATCTCGACAGCCGGCGTGAGCGTCTCGTCGTAGCTGTCAAACATCCTATCGGACCTGGGCAACATCCCCGTCAGGTTGAGCGGCTGGTGCCGGGGCTGAGCGGGCGGCGGTGGCGGCGGCAGGGGTTGAGGAGTCCTCTGGGGCTGAGCGGGAGACTGAGCCGGGGGCTGATTGGGCTGATTGGGAGGCTGAGCCGGGGGCTGATTGGGCTGATTGGGAGGCTGAGCCGGGGGCTGATTGGGCTGATTGGGAGGCTGAGCCGGGGGTTGAGTGCGAGCGGGACGGATGGGGGACCTGGACCTGTCCCTGACCCTGTGGTGGTGGTTGTTGCGCGAGACGATGGCGACGGGGTACCTGTTGGCGTTCAGAGGGTGATCGTGGTAGCGGCGGTGGTACTGTCGAGCGTCTTCGTAGTCGGTGCGATGATGTTGGTTGCCGCCGTGGAGAGAGAGGTTGGGCAGCCGCTTATAGTCGTAGTGATAGTTCGAAAAGAGCTTTCTGCCCGAGTTGAGCAGGGGCTGCTGCTGCATGTTGTTGCCCTTCACGTTGCTCCCGATCTGCGTGGACACCCTGAGCGGGGTGACCGTCGGGTTGAAGCGCGCGTTAAGCGCTGCCCGCTCCGTCATTCTTGCTGTGTCTGAGGCTGAGCCAGAGAGAGTACCCGCAGATGCTCCGCGGAGACTTTCAGGTAGCGACAAAAGTGTTTCTCTAGATCAGGTCGCTGCGCTACCAGCCACCTGTAGAAAGCGCCGTACGTCTGGAAGCAGGAAAGGATGTATTCTTCTCGCGAGACGCCCGACTCGTTTACCTTGCAGGGAGGCACACCGCCCTTCGGAGCCGCGGTGGACAGTAACGTGAAGAGGCACCAGATGTCCTCGTAGTAATCGTAGGCGCCATCGGGTGATGTTTTCTTTTTCTTTTTGTCCTGCTCGGGTCCCGGCCGTTGCGCTGCGGACTCCGTCTCAGCCGTCTCCAGCCCCAACTCCTCTCGCCTGGCCTTCTCCTCCTCCTGCTTGCTCTTGAGGGCCATCACAAAGAACATGCCGACGGTGTCCGTCGCGGGTCTGATGTTCTGGGCCCAGTCCAGGACGGTGTCGACGGTGAGGTTCTCCGGCGGGTCCTGTCCGAAGACGGTCTCGTAGACGAGGTTGAGCTTGGCGTCGGTGCGGTCCTCTGTCAGGTAGGCCCCCACACACACCTTGAAGGAGTTGAGCGCGTAGGTCTTCCAGGCCTCCACCTGCCTGCGCATGAGGGTGAACTGGAGCAGGGCCTGCTGCTGGTCCCCGAGCGCGCCGAGGCCCGCGATGATCCCGCAGGTGATATCCTTGTACTCCTCGGCGCCGATGGTGGTCAGGTAGCGCTGGTAGGCGCCGAAGACGGCCTCGGCGAAGAGCAGCTGCCCGTACGAGCGCCAGGCCTCGAGCGCGGCCATCATCAGCTGGGAGCCGCGCTTGCCGTGGCTCTGCGTGGACTCCATCTTCACCTCGGGCGGCTTCACCACCACCTTCTGCGCCATCTCGGCCCCGACGAGGGCGATAAAGTAGCGCAGCAGGGAGGTGTCGTCGGTGAAGCGACGCTGCCTGGCCAGCATCAGCAGGCACATGAGCGTCTTCTTGTTGACGGCGCATTCTTGTTTGATCCTGGCCATCTCAAGGTCGAAGGCGCGCGCCCAGTGAGCGTACTGGGAGACGGTGATCAGCAGAACCCTCTGAGTCTCGACGGTGAGCTCGTCGGGCCCCTCCAGATCCACCACATGAACAGAGCCATAACACTGAACGAATGAGTAAGGAAAGCCGTTTATTACAACAGGGGCGCCAAATTCGCCCGACAACAATTCACAAATGGTGTCTACAGAGTCTAGTGCTGCCCGCTGGGCAGCGTTTTCAGTCGTTCCAGCAGGGTCCATGCTAGGTACTCGAAGCGTACTGGCTGCTCGAGGTCGGCGAAATGGTACCTGTACCACTCTGGGACGTCGTTTTCTTCCGCGACGGACACTGTTAGGGCGTGTTTTAGAAGACCCAGGAAGGTGTGCTCTGCGCGCGCCGAGGCCACGGTCTGATAGGCCATGGCGTGGGGCAGGGACAGCACGGCCGTTGCGGAGTCCCTCGGCGGCGCCTCGAGACCGGCGGCCTCCCAGAACATCTCGACGGCGAGGTCCCTCATCTCCCGGGCCTCCTCGCTGTAGTCCCCGATGGCCTCGTAGATGAACCTGGGCCTCTTGTAGGCCTCGGTCAGGGTGAGCGCCACGAAGAACTCGTCGACGTGCCCCGCGAACCCTCTGCCGCCGCTGCTCTCCTCCCCGTCCCCTCGCTGGCGGTGTGGCGGTGTTTGCTGCTGTTGCCGTGAGGGATCCCTGTAGTTAGTCCACCCCTGTTGCTGCTCCTGTTCGGTGAGGAGGGTGCCGTCCACCTGTCCTTGCGGCTGCTGCTGGTGCTCCTGGAGCATCTGCAGGAGGGTGGCCGCGTCCATGTTCAGCGCCTCTGCCATGAGCTTTGTGATGGAGGCGTCCACCTGCGGCGGTGACGACGGCGTGTTCTGCTCCGAGTTCATCCTCGTGCGTCGCTGATGGCGGCCGCTGCTGCTCCGATTTGACGGTCCTGAGCTGGTGTTCGAGGGCGACGACGGTCCTCTCGTGCTCCTGCTTGAGGTGGTTGTACGCGCTGGTGATGGACTGCAGCATCTTTTCTAGCTTGCTGATCTTTATCTCCTCCCCCGAGCCCGTCTTGTTGATGAAGAGGGACACTTTGAAGAGTTGGCTGTCGTCGATGTGACGCCGGAAGCCCGGGATGATCTTGTACATGCTCCAGATGATGTTCTTGAGGAGCTTCTCGCTGCCCGTCAGGTTGTCCAGCGTGTGGTTCTCGTGCACGCTCATGCGGAGCTCCCGCTCGGGCTTGTTGTACTTTTTGGTGAGGTTCTTGATGCCGTACAGCGACTGGTACACCTGCGACGCGTGGCCGTTGTGCAGCTTGCTCAGACTGATGTAGCCCTCCCTGATTACGTTCATGAAGCAGAAGAAGGTGGTGGGGCTGTTGGTGTGCGTGCTCTTGGGCCTGATGAGGCTCTCCTCCTTGCGCTTGAGTCTCAGGGCTCTGCTCGGCGAGTAGTTGTGGTGGTTGTTGCTGGTGCTGAACTGGGCAAAGTACACCACCGGCGGGTCCTGGCTGGGCTTGTTGTAGAGGAACTGATTGAAGCGCGCGATGGCCTCCTTGGGGATCTCGTAGAAGAGCGGTATCTCAACTGTCGTGCCGTTGATAGTGATGCCGTCCAGGTTGGGCAGCGTCCCCACCTTGTGGTTGAGCGTCCGCGTCGAAAAGTACGTGTGGCCGTACGCACACAGGGTGTCCACGTTGCCGTTGGGTCGCATGAACTCGGCGGTGAAGATGTTGGGCATGGTGTTCTTGGTGTCCTCCTGGTTGTCCGGCATCAGGTAGACGACGGTCATCAGGCTCTTGGTGCCCAGCACTTTGGCGTCGTTACCGGAGGGGTTCCTGCACCAGTAGTAGATGTGCGTGCGCGAGAAGAGCAGGGTGCACAGGGACGGAGGCCTCTCCAGGGGCGAGTGCGCGATGGGTTTCCCGCAGCCGCACAGACCCGTGGAGGTGTCCGCCGAGGCCGAGCCCGCGCAGGAGTTCTCCTCGCCGGCGCCGCCTCCCGCGACGCGTGAGGTACCGCCGCGCTTGGACTTGACCTTGGCCTTGGTCTTGTCGCTCACCAGGTTGGCGTTGTAGGTCGAGTAGACCTGACTGGTGGGGCCGTGGTAGTCGAGCATGTCCCAGCTCACGGGTTCGGCTCCGGGGTGCTCCCTCGGCGGGCCCATGCTGGGCGGCTTGTACATCGGATCGACGCGAGGGTGCTTGCACTCGCCCGGCAACGGGCCCAGGGCCACTATGATGTTGCTGATGTCGTCCCGCGTGCGGATGAGCTCGTCCACCTCCCTGCCGTAGCTGATGGGCACCATGCGCTTGGTGAGGGACTGGCAGAAGCAGTAGCACTTGGTGAAGAGGTTGCCCAGGGCCGTCTTGAGCATCTCCCTGGGGTACAGCTCCGCCGCCGCCTTGCACAGCGCGGCGGTGTAGCTGGCCGACAGGGTCTTGTTGTGGACGTTGCCTGCTACGTACGCCGCCTTGCCGAGCACGGCGTCGAGCTTCACCTTGACCATCACGTACGCGTAGGCGCCCTCCTTGTTGAAGAGCACGGGCACCTTGACGTGCATGAGCTCCCTGCACTTGGTGAGCACGGAAAAGTCCGTGCCCCTGTTGAAGAACTTGCCCAGCTGATCCTTGGACTCTGGCACGCCGTTGATACCGGTCAGCACCCTCCCGTAGAACTTGTCCACAAAGTTGCAGCAGGCCTGCGTGAGGGTGTTGGCCGGCACGTGCTTGTTGGGCGTCCACACGCCGGGCTCCCTGGGATCCTGCGTCGGCCGTCCGAGGAAAGCGTCGAGCTGGTGGCTCTCTGTGGCTATCACGTAGATGCGGTTGAGGTCGGTGTCGTGGTGCAGGCCCTGCGCCTCTGGGGCGATGGCGTGGTTGGTGCAGTTGTCGGGCCAGGCCGCCGTGTTGTCGAAGGCCACCCTGTTGGTCACGTTGAAGCGGTCGCTGTCGTCGTCTGTGCGCGGCGTCCACCCGAAAGAGTCGTCGTCGGGACCGACGAGGTCCGTCTTGTCGAGGTCCAGGCATGTGAGCAGCCACTCGACGCAGGCCGGGTCCGAGTACACCCAGCCCCGGTTCTGCTGCGAGCCAAAGTATAGGTCGAAGAGGCCCTCGCTGTCCCCGCAGATGGTCTTGTGGTAAAAGTAGTTGATGGCGTAGGTGACGACCGTCTCCGGGTTGAAGAGCAGCTCAAAGTAGAGAGCGGTCTGCGTGTTGGTGTGCACGAAGGAGCGCCACTTCTCGGCGTTGGCCTCGAGGAAGAAGGATTCGATGGCCAGGCGCTTCTCGTGCGGCTCTGGCGTCGGCGGCAAGACGGTCACGGAGCCGGGGCTCAGGTAGATGGGCGCCTTGTTGGGCGCGACGTAGGCCATGTTGGCCTTCTTCATGATGCACATCTTGGACTGCCAGACCTGGGTGTCCGAGTGCGCGTCTATCATCAGGATGTTGCTGATGTGGAACTTGAAGAAGAACTTGCGGTTCTGCTTGTTGAGGTGAGCGACGTGGATGTGCTGCGGCTGGGCTATCCAGTCGTTTTGTTGGTCTGCGACGAAGGCGACGACGTGTGACGTCGTGCTGGTGGTGGTGCGTGAGGCCCTAAACAGCTTGACCACCTGCACCATGCACTCGAAGGTCGGGTCCGCTCTCTCCTGCGCGCCGGGCGTCCAGGCGTTGATCTCATCTATGGACTTGACCTTGAGCTTCTCCGTCTGGATGTTGGTGGTGTACTGCAGCTCGTGGTCAAAGAGGAAGGCCTCGTAGTAGATCCTGATGTTGGTCTCCTTGTCCTTCTGTATCACGCTGCAGTGGTCGCCCAGGCTCGCCGGGTCCGATAGGAACGACGACCTGTCGGCGTATGCGATCTTGGGCAGCACCCTGGCCAGGTGCTTGATGGTCTGGATGCCTATGAAGTACACGTACGGCGGCTGCTTACCCTCGGCCTGGTCGGTGAGCAGCCAGTCGTTGAGACGCTTGAGCTTGGCCGAGCTCTGCATGTCGCGATCCGCAGTGGGGGTCACGGTGGGCGCAACGGCGACGGTGGGTTGCGCAAATTCCAAAGCCTGGCCTGCAATGTGCGAATATAAGCGTCTCATTTTGGCAGAGGGTTCATCATTGTCAAAAGCGATTCCTCCGCTGGTACAATCAACCACGCCGTCGACTACCTTGGACTGCTGTTGTTGAGAGCGCTTCATTGCTCCTCTGGAATTTGTGATCTTCACTCCTCAGCTGTTCTACCTAGACTGATTGACGATGGCTACCATCCTGCCCGTTTGTACCGACATCCCCTCCAAGCCGTTCCTGCCCCTCTTCACGGACAGCCACCCGGTGTTCCTCTTTCACCTGGGCGACGCCACCACCGTCTACTCTGTCCATAGAGAACACATTGGATTCTTTGATCGAGAGTGCCGCAGCGATGACGCCCGCACGTTCGAGCAGCTCATGTTTGCCTACGCCTCCAAGTACGTGGAGGGCGCAGCCTCCGTCGCTGCCGCTGCGGGCAAGGGCACCAAGGACAAGGAGGGTACCAAGGACGACGGGGCCAAGAAGGACAAGGTGGCCGTCACCTTTGATGGCATCTGCAAGATGCTCGGCGTCGACCCGGCGTCGCCCGACCTGAGCAGGACGGTGCTGGGCGCCGCCATCGAGCACGCCACGAAGACGAATGCCGCCGCCAAGGTCCACATCAACGACCAGGTGAACCCCGAGGACATGGCCGAGTTCAAGAAGCAGTGGAAGAACCTGGCCTGGGTGCTGCTGGTGACCGCGGCCGAGAAGCTGACGGAGAAGCTGGCCCCGCTCGAAGACCAGCCTCTCCTCCACGCCGTCTGCAACATGCTGATGGGCGCCTGCGAGGCCAAGTTTTTGGCCCGGGAGACCGTGGCCTGGCTGTTCAAGCCGCTGCTGGTGCCCGTACGGATCATGAACACCAAGAAGCGCCTGGGCTTCGTCGGGGCCGACATCTACAAGGGCCTCAAGACTCAGCCTGCCATGACCTGGTCGGCGCCGTCTGACGCGACGTCGGGCTGCTGCGACTTTGAGACCTGGATGACCTACATGGGTCCCTCCAGCCCTCACTACTTCAACAGGAACGGTAGGCCCACGCTCGCCGAGGAGTCCGTGTACACTCTGGCCCAGAGTCCCCACTACGTGGCCAGCGTGCAGAACCACATGGAGGCCGCGCTGGTCAAGTCGTCGGGCTTCGGCTACGGCACGCTCAACTTCAAGTACGACAAGGAGAACCTCTACGACATGGGCCTTATCATCTACACGGGCCTCATGCAGGACCTGAACCTGGCCCGGCAGTCCAACAACATCGTGTGGCTCAGGGACATGAAGCACAACTTTTTCGAGCCCGCAGAGTTTAACCTGCCCGACGGCGTCGTGCCGCCGAGTCCCAAGACGGGCAAGAGCTGGGGCAAGGCCACCTACTATCAGATCAAGGGCATCCCCGGCCCCGACGGCCAGACGCACAGCTGGCAGTCGGTGGAGTTGCACAGCGGCAACCAGGCCCGCCTGCACGAGTCGCTGCAGTTTCTGGCCAAGACGGCGACGACGGCGCTCGGCGGCGCCGCCAACAAGCTCTTCACCACCAAGTTCTCTGACAAGGTGGAACGCAGCGTGACGATGGCCGGGGTGATGACCCAGGCCAGCTTTAACGCGTGCAGCGAGAAGGGCATGTTCTTGGAGGGCAAGGACGAGTACAAGATCACAGACGTGACTCCCGAGACACTCAAGGTGCTCAAGTACAAGCTGGGCGTGCGGCTGGAGAACACACCGTCGTCTCTGTTGAGCGCTTGCATGGTGTTCAAGTTTGCGGCGTGCGCCGAGTACCTGCACCTGCTGTTCCCCGCTCTGCGAGGGGCCGGGGACTGCGGGGTGCCCATCCAGGCGTACGAGGACCTGTCCCACCTGAGGACGGACGGTCAGGAGTTTAGGTGCGTGGAGCTGAGGGACATGGTGGCCGGCATCGAGCGGGCCTCGTTCGAGGCCATCTGCGCCGTCAGCCCCAAGGACGACACCAACGCCGCCGCCTGCACGGGCTTCACGGGGTTCGTGCCCCGCACCACGGGAGTGAGGTGCGCGATGGTGAAGCCTGCCCCGGCCAACGCCAGCGCCGCGTCCGTGTCCAAGCCCGACATGTACGACTGGTGCGAGAAGATTGTGGCCAAGACGCCGCCTGCTCGCCGCGACGCTCTGCCCCGCCGCATCCAGGAGCTGGCCGAGATTAAGATGTACACCCTGGTCACGTCTGCCATGGCCGGGTCCGCCAAGGCGCTGGTGTACCAGCGTCCCGCCGTCTACACCATGACCGGGGTGCCCATCGGCTACGAGTCGTTCCTGGACGACAAGTACAAGAAGGCGCCCTGCTTCCCCCGCGTGTCGTTCGACTTCTTCTGCGGAGCTGGCCAGAACGCCAAAAAGTACATGCGGTGCACCTGGCCCGACGAGCGCGGCCAGGGCGGCAGACAGGGCCCAGTTCTGACGCTGATGAACCCCAAGTCGGTCTTTTCGCAGACGTACCTGGAGGGCAGCGCCGGCGAGTCTGGCGTGCAGCAGCTGCAGCTCTCTGACAGGATCCAGGACGCGGTGATGATCCTGCAGCAGAACCGATCGGTCGGGGACGAGGACCTCGAGGACTACGGCCTGGACGAGGACAGCAAGAAGATGGTGGTGGAGCTGCTTAAGCAGGCCGGGGTCGAGTACAAGGGCTCGGAGCTGCGGGACGCCCGGCTGGCCAAGAAACGCGCCGCCGAGGACGAGGAAGAGGACGACGAGGAAGGCGTCGAGGGTAGCGGCAGCAGCAGACCGGCCAAGGCCGCCAAGACCTCTTCGTACCCCAACCTCTTCAACAAGGGCGGCACGTCGGTGCCTCCCGCCGACTCTGCGTCCCTGTTTAGCGTCTCGAACGGCAAGAAGGCCGCCGCAAAGTCCGGCGGAGACTTTTTGGACAGTTTCTTGGACAACATGTAGGGCCTCGTTGGTGGTGTTGCTTGTTGTGGGTGGTGTGACAAAATCTAATAAAGCATTACATTATCTTATACTAAGTCTGTTTTGTGTCGTGGTGTCTGTGAGTGCATTTCGGGAGGGATAGGGAGATGGCCTCCACTTCAACCGCTGTGCCCGCTGTGCCCGCTGGGTCCGCTGAGTCCGCTGAGTCCGCTGGGTCCGCTGGGTCCGGTAAGCCCAAGCAGGTGATGAGCGTCAACCTGCCCCGGCTCATGCACAATAGGACGGCGCCGGGCGCTCCCAGGCCGCCGCCGTTTGTGGCGAGGGGCACGCAGTACTTTCTGCTAAACAAGGACTGGGACGATCTCTACGCCGACCTCGAAATTTTTCTGAACAGTCTCAAGGACGCCGTCGTGTACGAGGTGGCGGACAGGAGCAACCTGCCCATCAAAGAATCGTCGTGGATGGAGACTCGCGCCATCCCCGTCAAGCGCCGGTGGTGCGTGATGGACGACGGTAGGGAGCTCTCGGACTACATCATGCTCATCGATGTCATCTTCCAGAAGAAGGGCAAGGGCCCTTCGTGCCGGCTGGTGTACGGCGAGTCGCACAGGAACGCGTACATGTACGCCGTCCACAGGCTGATCGACTTCAAGGATGGCGTCGTTCCCAACGTTGTGCATCGGCTCGAGGAGTACTTTGGCGGGGAGGTGGTGAAGCTGGCGCCCCAGGAAGATCCCGAGGTGATCGCCATGAGCTCCGGCTCGGGCTCCTCTTCTTCGTCCTCTTCCGAGGACGAGGACGACAGGGCCCAGGCGTCCTCCTCTTTGTCCTCGTCTTCGTCCGAGGAGGACAGCGGTAAGGGTAAGGGTGAGGGTGAGGGTGAGGGTGAGGGCAAGAAAAAAAATATGCCTCCAAAGAAGCCCGAGCCCAAGAAGCAACCAAAGTCCAAGGCCATCATCTACTCCGATGATGATAGCAGCAGTAGTAGCAGCAGTGGTAGTGGTAGCGACAGCAGCGAGGATAGCGTCGAAGTGCCCGCAGCGGCTCCCGTGAAGCCCAAGAGGGTCAGAAAGCCCAGACCCAAGCTACCGGAGGCGCCCTCTGAGACGATCGACGTTAGTATCAGCGACGCTATCGCCATCTCCGTCGCCGAGATGGACGCGGCAGAGAAGGAGAGGGACAAGGAGAAGGAGAGGGACAGAGAAAAGAAGAAAAAGGCCAAGAAGAAGACCAAGGACAGCGAGAGGGTGATCTTGAAGGCCAAGCGCACTCTGCCCAACCTGACACCCGTGGCCATCAGCCTGAGCAACAGCGAGCCTATCGCCCTCACGGATTCCTCGGACGAGGAGCGCGACGAGGGACTCGCGGGTAGGATGACCTCGGTCGAGGCGGCCCTGGCCTCGGGAGACAGACAGAGGGTACCCGTCCAGCGACAGGATCTCTCGGCGGCGGTCGACAGTCAGGCGACGCTGCCCGCGGACGCGCTGATCCTCTCCTCTGGCGAAGACGACGCCGGAGACCTTGTGATAGACGTGCTCGCCGAGCAGAGGAAGCGCAAAAAGAACAAGGACAAAAATAAGAACCCGAGGGGACTGCTCGCTTAAAACCTTTTCTTTATTGTTGTTGTATAATAATTAAAAAAATGTAATCACAAGAAGCATTGTTGTGCGTTGATGTTCCTCACGATAGCTTGACGGCACTCGTCGAGCCGTAGCCCTGTATGCCCGAGAGTGCCTGTGAGGGCGACGCAGACGCCGTTGCCTGTAGCATAGAAGATCCGTGCGGCGGCGGGCCGGTGGGTTTCTGCTTCTTGGGTTTGGGAGGCCCGCCGCCCTCGCCGTCTTCTCCGGGCACGGACTGCACTCCTCCGATGGAGTGAAACTGGAACTGTCTGATGAGCGTGGGGTCAAAGTTGCACATGGGCAGTCCGCTGGCCTCGGAGAGCATGACGGCGATGGAGTTGGGGTTGAGGAACAGACTGAACTTGTGCACCTCGTCTATGCTCACGGGCCTGGCGTTGGAGAGCTGCACGCAGAAGCCCGAGCGGTTGAGCAGGGCGATGACCCTGCTCAGGATGAGCTTGATGCTGTTGGAGCCGATCCTCATGGTGTCCTCCTCTGCGTTCTTGCCCTTGTAGGCGATGATGTTCTCCTTGGACGAGAGAAAGTTCTCGTTGAGCAGCACCAGCTTCCAGAAGCCGTGCCACACGTTGAAGAGTTCGGCGACGTCGGCCATGGTCACCGTCGTGTCGAAGGCGTGCAGGGACTCTGTGGCCTCGCCGAGGTGGACGTGCCGAAAGTCCACGATGCCGCTGAAGGATTCCGATCCGGAGGAGAACTGCTCGATGGTGGCCTCTGCGGAGGCCTTGATGGTGCCGTCGCGTATGCCGTCGGTGATCTCCCTCATCCTCATCAGGCACTCGTCCTTGTTGTAGATGTCTCGGTTGTGCGCTATGCGCAGCACCTCAGCCAGAGCGGAGCCGTCGGTGGCCCTCTTGCTCAGGTCCGTGGTGGCCCTCCTCAGCATGCCGGCCTTGGTGGTGTACATGGCGCTGCGGAGGAGCTCCTGATTGAGCAGCTTGCCCCTGGCGTCGCTGGTGTCGGACACCACGTCGCTACCCGACGCCGCTTTGAGCTGCTGCAGGAGGTTGTTGCCGTAGATCTCGTGCCTGTTGGAGGCCGCCACCACGTTTGGATCGTTGATGAGGGACTTGACCATGTCCTGCCTGTCCTGGGTCTTCTCCTCGCGCGGCGCCGTCACGAGGCACTTTTGGTTGCCGAAGATGATGTTGGTGAGCTGCTTGAAGCCGCGCTGGAAGCGCTCGGCCATCTTGAGGGCCTCGTACATGTTGGTGCGGTTGAGGGTCGGGTCCTGAGAAAGAAAATGACACAGTTAGACGGCGTGGTAGGATTGAGGTTTGGGTGCGTGTGTGGTTTGCGATATCACCTCGCTCAGCATGAACATGTGGTAGTGCTGCAGGCTCTTGTCCATGCCCCGGCACAGCTTGGTGCACTTGTCGTACATGATGGTGACCTGATCCTCGAACGGCGGGATGTACGTGATGTAGCCCCGGCAGAGCCTGAAGGCGAAGCACACCAGCTTGCTGAGGCCCGCGTTCTGGAAGAAGCCGGCAAAGTCGTGCGCCTGGGCGTTGCGGGCGAGCAGCTCCTGGAAGAAGAGCTCGATGGGGTACTGGACGGTCGGCGGTAGCTTGAGCCTGCCGATGAGCTCGTGGACGGCCCGCGCCGGGTTCTTGGACTCCCTGCTGGCGGCCACCATCCGCAGCTCCAGCTCCTGAAGGCGTCGTGTAAAGTGTTCGACGGCGCCGTCCTCGACGAAGACGAGGTCCTCGTGCGACAGGTCGATGTCGTCGCTGGAGATGGTCCTGTAGGGGATGCAGTTGTAGACGATGGCGTACAGAAAGTAGCGCTTGAAGAACTCGGTGAGGTAGCAGCGGAACCTGAGCTCGACCTGCTCCGCGAGCTTGCAGACCAGCGTGCGGACCATGGACATGCGATGGTCCTCGGCCTGACTGGACTCGGGACCCGTCACCCAGTCGATGTTCCGAAAGCCGGCCGTGTCAGCAAAGTTGATGTTGCTCATCATGGTCTTGTTGATGTGATCGCACAGTTCGACGTCCGTGATAATCTTATTGACCGTGCTGGCAAAAACCACGTCCGACCTCGACACCTCCAGCACCTTGACGAACTCGGGCCCTGGTCCTAAGAACAGAGGCGACGTCTTGCGCGCCACCTCCTCCGCCATGCCGAGCCGCTCGAGGATACTCTGCTTGAACTGATCGTTGCCCGTGCCCCCGTTGAGCCGGGCCACGTTGAGCCTGCACTTGTTGTAGAAGGCCGTGATGGGCACCTGCCTCTCCTCTCGGATCAGCTCCTCGAGGGTGGCCTTCTGAAATTGCAGGGCGGACTGATCGAGCTGCTCGCCCCTGGACTGGCTGTTGCTGCCACCGCCGACGCCGCCGAACCCGAAGCCGCCGTCGACCGAGTAGAGGCTGGGGCCGCCGCCGGCGCCCTTGCTCGAGTAGGCCCTCATCCTAGGCATCTTTTACTCCTTATACAAGAGCTATGAGCTGCGGGGCGGACGTGTGCGGCACCGTAACGGGTCTGCTCACCACCCTGTCGGGACGCTTCTTACACTGGATGAATTACGCGGTGAGCAAAGATATTAGGGAATTTGAAGAAGAACGCGAGTTCCTGCTCAGCATGGACCCCGATGAGCGTCTGGTGCTTCTGGAGCGAGAGGTGCAGGACTCGGCGAACGTCATACGACAGCTGACGAACCAGCCCCATCCCAACAGCGTCGACCGCATGAAACTCAAGGCGGCGCGCATCCAACTGCGCAACAAGGCCCAGGCCTTCGGCGCCGAGATGATCTCCCAGGTGAACATGGACCGCACCAAGGACCTGCTCGTCGATCAGGCGCTCACCGAGAAGCGCTTCATCGTGCGGCGGAGCTTGCGCCAGTCCATGAAGCCCCAGCTGGCCTACGAGCGGCTCAACGAGCTGAAAAGGGAGGACGCGTTCGGCCAGCACCTCGAGGACCTGCTCGGGGAGCAGCTCCAGGATCACTACTCGGACATTAAACAGGAATTTTGCGATTTGGCCGAGACCAACGAAGATGTAAGTGAAGATGAGGGAGACGACATCGCTCACCAGACTCTGGAGGAACGCAGTCGCAGCATCGGTTGCACGTCGCCTCCCGAACTGATCGGTTTGCAGCTCGACCAACTCAAGTTGGAACTCGACGCCTGATCCCCGTTCCGTCCCCATCCCGCCTGACGGAGAGATAGAGAGAGAAAAGAAGCAAAAAGCACAAAACCCGAAACCGATCCCGAGCGGGCCGTCTGACTTAAAAACTTTTTTACGCGACCGTCCGACAGCACAAGCGGCTGACAGACACACGACGCACCACCCGACATGGCGAGTCAACAGTTTATCATAGGGCGCCAGCCCGCCACCATGGGCACCAACTTTAGCACGGACGACTTTGGCATCAACCGGGGCTCCGTGACCGACGGCAACCGCTTCAAGCAGCTGCGGTCCCTTAACTCGCCCGGCGTCAAGGACTTTATGAAAAAGTTCAACGGCTGGACCGGCGAGAAACTCATCAACAGCTACCTCGACCTGGGCATGGAGGACATGAAGTACGCCTGGGGCGCCGACACCAACCTCAACGACTTTCTGAGAGACGGCAAGGCGTACGCCGTCGCTCTGGGTCGTCTGATGGTCGGAGGCTCCCTCACCGAGCTCCAGACCAAGAACTACGTGGGCCTGAGCCTCATGTCCCGCATGCTGCTGCCCGACGGTATTCCCGAAGACAACGCCGTCTTCTCCCTGTCCATCGTCTACGACCAGATGACCATGGCCCTACCCGGCGCCATCCGTTCCCTCGCAGCCGACGTGAACGCCTGGCAGACTACCATGTCCTTCGGTCTCACCCAGTACACCACCAGCATCCAGTTCCTGCATCAGGAGCTGCTGTACCTGGTCAAGTCCGAGCCCGTGACCGAGCACGCCAGGCGCAAGTTCGGCCAGATGATGAACCGTTTCAGGCTGAGCATCATCCACTCTCACGCGCAGGCCGCCGTCAGGCAGCCAGGGTTCGTCGAGACCATCATCGGCAGACAGCTGGGCAAGTCCATCATTGACGCCGCCGGAGTCGTGTACAACATCGCGAAAGCCGAGGCCCTGCTGTGCGGCCTGTGCACCCGTAACCCCGCCACCATGACGCCCTTGGTGGAGATTGCCCTGATGGCCCTCACCAGCCGCGGGGACCTGGACAACAGCAACACGCACTACTTTGGCGCCATGAACTCGCAGTTTTTCCTGCCCCAGCTGGTCACACACACCGCCGTTGTGAGCACCGTAATGCCCACCTTCACCTACAACACCAGCCGGGACCGCGTCGAGGCCGCCAAGCGCTCAGAGATCCTCTCCGTGGCCTGGGAGAGCGCCGTGATCGCTCCGCCGGGCTCGGGCCCCGTGCAGTCCGCCAGCGCCGGCTACACAGCCAGCCTGACGGTGCCAGCGGCCTCCATCCCCATGGACAGCGTGACTCTGCCCGCCGTCGTGGTGAGCGGAGGCGCCGTCGTGCCCTTCATCCTGTTCGACGGTCAGCCCATCTGCAGAGACGGGCCCTCCATGGGCAGACCGTTTGTGAGCAACGGCCTCCAGTACAGATACTTCACAGTGGGTTGCCCGGCTCCCATCACCTCGGGACTGAGCCCGGCCACCCTCTTCGACGAGAGCGTGTCCAACCCCATCAGCGCTGCCGCGCTGTCCATGTACACCCCACGCAAGACCTGCGTGTTCGACGAGCACGGCGACACCCGCTTCGTCGACCTCGCCACCCTGCACGTCAAGGCCGAGGTGGCAGAGCTGTGGGACATCAACAGAGCCCGCCAACGTTTCAACGCATTGTCCACCGAACAGAGGGCGACGACGAGGGTCGAGGCCTACCTCAACAGGGCCGACGTGCTCTGGGTGGCCCCCACGCAGAAGAAGCTCCAGAGCCAGGACTGTCCCTACGAGTTCTCCCCTCGCTTCATGACCAGCCTGGCCCTCAACAACGGCAACCTGCAGTCCATCGTCAAGCACAGGGGAGTCATGTGGAACCAGACGGCCATGTCCGAGCCCCACATCGAGAACATCGCCGTCGCGGCCGAGCTCTACACCGCGCTGGGCCTCAACGACCAGCAGCTCAAGAACACCGTTGCCTTCATCCAAAGCTGCGGCGCCGCCGCCGACGCTCGCATGATGCGAGACTGCGTGGCACTCAAGATGCTGGCACACGAGGGCACCAGCCTGGACGACCTCGAGCAGCACCACGGCAACGCCGATCCCGTCGTGGCCATTCTCGACTTCCACGAGCACCGCGCCACCCCCGTCGCCAACACGCCGAGCGCACGCGCCGACTCCGCGTACGACGTCCTGAGCGAGGTGATCCCGCGTCTGCTCAACAGGCTGCTCGGAGACACGGGCCACCTGCTGCTCTCGGACCCGTGCGGCTGGCACATCTTTGGCCGCGTGCTCAACTTCTTCGAGAACCACATCGGGGAGCGCGACGCCACCAACAATCAGCGCATGTCCCGCTACGGCTTCCACATGACACACGAGCACTTCTCCACGCTCATCAAGATCAGGGACACCCTGGCCCACTTTGAGGCCGTCGTCGGCAAGTGGCTGTCCCCGCTGCACCTGCCCAACGATCCCTACGTGTTCCTCGGCGACAACGAGCCCATGACCGTCAGATGGTCCTGGATCGCCTGCGCCATCTTCGACACCGCCGTGCTCTTTGGCACGGAGGTCGGCTACCTCAAGTCCCGCGTCGTGGCTGGCGGCGGCGGCAACCACTTTAGGCTGCACCACGCCACCTGCGCCGGGTCCCTGGCCTTTGTCGGCACCAACCTCCCCAACGTCTTTGAGGGCATGGTGGCCGCGGGCGCCCCGAACAGGAACATCATGCAGGGCGCCGTCGCCGGCATCGACGTCTACTCGCACAGCGGGGCCACCTTCCTGTACCAGACGGGGTACGTCGCCCGCTCGGAGGCAGAGCACGACAGCGCCGTGAGCTGCCTGGGACACGCCAGGGCCAGCCGTCTCCGCCGGAGCTTCAACACCTGCCCGCTCGTGGCCCTGGCCATGGCCACCCACTACTCGCTGGTGGTCAACCAGAAGAACGTCCTCAACTTTGACAAGTTCTACTACTCGGGATGGTCCTACCTGGTGGTGAGGAGGCTCGAGTTCGAGGCAGGCGGCTTCTCCGTCATGCCCGTACAGAGCCACCTCTTGGTCGTGGGCAACAGCAAGTTCGATCTGGCCCAGGAGATCGGCCTCGACGGACAGTTCTGTCTGAGGTCCATGATGAGATACGCCGTCGTGCCGTTGGGAGTGCTGGGACAGGGAGTCTACTTCCCCGCGTCCTTCATCCGCAACGTCAAGGGACTGGGTCTCGAGTACGTGAACCACCTGCAGTCCAAGCCCCGCTACAGCATGAACTCCTTCGACCACAAGTCGGCCTGCATGCACGCCTTCATCATGGACTGGGCCCCGTCCATGCACCCTCCCATCCAGGGAGCAGCTACCGGAGTGGGACCCATCCTGTCCGCCAACGGTCGCTTCAACCCTCTCCTGGGCAACGTGAGCGCCGCCGACTTCTTCAAGCCGGACGCCTTCAACGTGCAGCGCTTCTACACCACCTGCCCCTTCCAGAACCCCTACCTGAACGAGATGCAGGCCGCGCTGCACAGGATCCTCGGCCAGCTCGGCGATCCCAACGCAGACATGTTCGCGCCGGGCAAGCGCAACGCCGTGCTCACCACCACCATCAAGCACTACTACCAGTTCCTCACCGAGAACACCAGCGTCATGAGCCGCCTGGAGAAGAACCTCCAGACCCGACTCCAGACCATGGGCGAGGAGTACTTTGCGTCCCACGGCTTCAACAAGAGCGCCAGCGTCTTCTACGTGGACAACAGCACCATCGGCGCCCAGAGCGAACAGCTCCTCAAGACGCCCATCGACTCTGACAACCGCGGCACCTTCCTGATCATGTGCAGGACGGACAACATCACCTTCGATCCCAAGACGACCGACGTGCCCATCAACAAGCTGCTGCTGGACCTCCAGGGACTCAACCCGCTCAGACTGCTCGAGGTCAACCCCACCAACAGAGCCAACCTGACCAGGCAAATCCTCAACAACGACCCAGCGCACGCCGTTTAGGTCCGCTCCGGGCGACGGCCGCCGCCGTTTCAGTACCGAGTGAGTGTGAGAGGAGTGAGATGGGGAGCTCCATGTCCAACCTGGAGACGTTCCTGGAGTGCTTCAGCGGCTACTTTGCAGAGTCCGTGCTGAGCGGCGCGCACATGGACTGGGTCAGGGCCATGGACGATCATGTGGCACGGCGCATCGCGTCCCTGCAGCTCGACCAGATCCAGAGCAAGGTCCGCGAGCAGCAAGAGTGGGAAGAGACCCAGACCGAGCTGACGGCGCTGGACGAGGAGGCCAAGCGCCTGGCCTCCGAGATCGAGCGCATCAAGATAGAGCTCAAGGCCTCCGGAGTGGACGAGAACATTCGCAAGCTCCGGACGGTCAGGCTCCACAACCTGCAGTCGCGCTTCGACAACATCTACGAGATGGTCGCGACACAGGCCGTCAGCAACACGCAGTACATCACCGCCAAGCAGCAGGCAGAGGTGCTCAACCACCTGGCCAAGCAGCCCAGGGTCAGGATCGATCCCACCAAGGCTATGGCCGCGCAGAGACACACCAGACGCGTGTTCGAGCTCAGCAAGCAGAGCATGACGGTCATCAGCCGTCTCAACCAAAAAACGGCGGGCATCCCTTCGGACGACGTCTCTGTGCTCCTGGGAGACGACGACGTACCCCCTTCTCCTTCTTCGCACAAACATCACCACCACCACAGTATACCCATGCTGGGCTGAAACGACGGGCTGATTTGTTTATGGTTTTATTGTAATGTTATAATGTCATGTGAGTCACTGTTCTTGCTGTTGTTACTGTTTTTGACGTCCAATAAAAAAGATTGCATGTCACGCACTGTGTACGTGGGTTCTTTTAGGTTGTAGGCCCTCACGTCGGTGTAGACGCTGAGCCCGTTGCGGCCCCTCACGCAGGGGCGACCGTAGCTCACGATCCCCAGCTGCCGCGGCCTGTGGTCCCGCGAGGACTCGCACATGAGGGGCCCGCCAGAGTCGCCCAGGCAGACGTCGTGGTCAAAGGACCCGGCGCAGACGGTGAACGGCGGCGTGCGCTCCGGCATGTCCCTGTCACACCTGAACTTGTCCACCAGAGGGACGTGGATGGTCTTGACTGGGTGCTCGAGCTCGGCCATGTTGGCGCCGAGGACGACGGGGTAGCCTCGCAGGCCGTACCCGGCCACCAGGCACTCTTCCTCGCCTTCGTGCTCCCCGCGCTCAAACAGCTCCACGGGCTTCTTCGAGGGCGCTGCGGGCCTGTCGAGCTCCATCAGCGCGACGTCGTACCCGTTCCAGTTGAAGAGCTCGGCGATGGGGTCGGCGAGGATGCGTCGTGCCCTCGCCATAAAATCGGGTGCGTAAAAGTGGCAGGCGACGACCTTGTGCCGCACGACGCCCGGCTGGTACAGCTCCGTGATGCTGAAGAGCCCGAAGGCCACCACGACCGAGTCGAGCTTCTGCGTGCGGCCGTTGATGCAGCAGTGGCCCGCGGTCAGCGCGTGGGTCGCGTTGTAGAGCGTGGCCCCGCAAAAGAGGCCCAGGTTGTCCGAGACGACTCCCAGATATGGCGGCACGGCGATGGCCACCATGCCGCCCATGAGCTTTGAATGTTGCCCGTTCGCATTAACAGTAACCGCGACATTGGTAGTAGCGTGTAAGGCGTTTATTGAATCATTGTCAACAACATCAACATAACGATACATAGGCTGGTTCTGGGTCGCGGCGGGCACCACGATGACCAGGACGGGCGTGCTGCGGTACCACAGCAGCAGGACCAGGGTGGCCAGCACGGGAAAGAAGAAGCAGCGCCTGTTACCAAGCAGGCTTAGAAGACGGGGGTTGGGTACCATAGTTGGAGCCGGCGTAGGCAGAGGGCAGGACGGACTGTTGTTGCGCCGATGCCACGTCCTTGAGCGTTCTGATGCGAGTGAGGCACCTCTGCACGTAGATCAGGGCTTGACCGATGTGGGTCTTCGTTGCGACCACGGCCGCTTCGGTGGGAGTGTTCTTGGTGGAGTTGTAGATCTTGTCTGCCGTCGACAGGAACGCGTTTGCCATGTCCTCGACGGTCCTCCTCGGGAGCATCTTAGTGGCGGCGCCGCCGGAGACGAGCCTCTCGTAGCGCTCGTGGTGCTCAAAGAGCATGGTGAGGAACCACAGCAGGGGCATGGAGACGGGGAAGGCCTTCTTGTTATCCCTACCGTCGGGTTCCAGCCGCTTCGGAGCCGTCTCGGAGATGCCCAGCTTGCCCAGGAGCATGGAGAAGAGCTCGTACTCGTTGTCCACTCTCTTGATGAGCGAGTCCCTCGACCCGAAGGCGGCGGCGAGCTGGGCCTCGATCTGCTCGGCGCTGGCGTCGAAGGGCACGACGTGGTAGGTCAGGATGGCGGCCACGATCTCCCTGGTCTCGGGGAACTGCTCCGTGACATATTTACAGATGCAGACCGTCAGCTGGTCAAACATTTTGATGAGGCGAAGAGGGTTGAGAAGGTTGCGAGGATTGAGGCAGTGCTTGCGAGGAGAGCCTGAGGTCCACCGAGAGCTTGAAGAAGGGAACGCTGGGCTTCACCAGCAGCTCGCAGGCCCAGGGTCCGTGGAGTCCGACGTTGCAGAGCAGGCAGCGGGGCAGGACGCACTTGCAGTGCTGGGGCTCCTTCTCGCAGACCAAGCAGGGCAGGCACCTACAAAGGGCGAATCGGTTGTAGTAGCGGAGGACGGTTCTGGCGAGGAGGCTGTGTCCGCACGCTCTCGACAGCTGGAGCCACTGAGCCCTGTCCAAGTCCCAGGCGGGAAATATACCGTGCCTGGACGCTGCGAACATGAGGACTGCCCTCGAGGTGTCCCCGGACACGAAAGGCCCCACCTCGTCCGCCCTCAGACATAGCTCCTGGATCTTCTCGGGCTCGAGCCTGGGCGCCCTCGGGTCCGCGGGCTGCATGTAGTCCCTGAGCACCATGTAAGAGTCCGTTTCGGAGGGATCGCAGCGCAGCGCCCCGGCCTGAGAGTCGTCGTCGAGGAGCTTGGCGACGCTGGTGTAGGGCTCTGGGTTGTGCGGGTCGACGGTCAGGGTGTCGCAGTTGAGCGTCCTCGAGAGGGCCGCGAGGGCCTTGGCCTGCCTGCGGTGCTCGCGGTACTCCGAGCCCAGCGTCTGATAGTACCGCTTGACGGCCGTCTTGACCTTGTCAGTGGGCTCGGAGACGGTCGCCGCCGTCGCCTGGCCCGAGTAGTCTGGGGAGCAGTGTTCGTGCTGGACGGCCTGCGAGAGGTTCATGCGGATCCATCCCTTGGGCACGGTGCGGCCGTAGGCCTTGAAGGCCGAGTTGGGCACAAAGTTGGTCACGAAGCTGTGCGAGAGCTGCGAGAGCGGCGTCGCGCGGAGCGTCACTTTAAAGTCGGTCCTGGGGCACATCCACTCTGCCCACCTGTGCCTGGGGTAGGCCCTGCGCGCGCTCTCGGCCGGCAGGCTCAGCACGCAGCACCATCCCTCGTCAGTCGCGACGAGCACGACATGAGCGCCGGGGTGCGCGGCGAGGAAGGCCTCGTCCAGGCTCCAGACGTTCGAGACGTTGAAGCCGCCTGGTCCCGCCGTCACTAGCGTCTTCTTCTTCTTGGCGTTGACCGACTTGATCCTCAGCCACACGTTGGTGCGCCCTTCGACGTCGTAGTACTGGTCCCCTGGAAACTTGACGGCGTGCGCCAGGGGAGAGGATCCGTAGTTGGCCGGGTTGCCGTAGTGGAGGTGAGGGATCGGGTAGAACCTCGCGCGCTCTCTGGGGCACGTGAGGTTGGGTTTCTTCCTGAGCTCCGCGAGGCAGGACTGAGCAGAGTCCCACACGCGTCCCTCGAGCAGGGCTGCCAGAGCGACGCAGTTGGGGCACTCGCACCTCTTGTCTGTGCTCTGTCCGTTAGAGGTCGAAGAGCTAGAAGAGACACAGAGGGCCTTCTTGATGAGGGACCTGACCTGCTCCACGTCCGAGGCCACCGAGTCGGGGATCCACGAGAGGCTGAAGGGCACGAACACGGGCTCGGGCCTCCCGCATAGGAGTCCGTGGTCGAGGTCGACATCGCACCAGTCGCACCATTCGGCGATGGGGTCACCTCCGCACTTGGCCGAACACTCGCATGTCGGGTAGCCCCATTCGAACCTGGCCCCGCACCCGACGCAGCTGGCCCATCGGGTGCAGGAGCTCTCGCACGAGTGGGCAGAGTTGGGTCCGCACTCTGTGCAGGCCGTGAGGCCGGCGGGGCGCTGCGGGATGCTGGCCTTGAAGCGCTGGACGGCGAGGCCCGTCTCCTTGACGACCGAGCGCCACTTTTGCACCGCGGTACAAAAGGGCCTCGAGGCCAGCGAGGGCACCAGCTCGGGCCAGTCCAGGTCCACGTAGGTGGTGCCGTTGTACGCCGCGGACCAGGCCGAGATGAGGTTGTTGGTCACGGAGAAGGTTTTGCGGACGGCAGCGTCGTGCAGGTCGAAGCCTCCGAGTAGCACCTCCTCGTCCAGTCCGTGGGACGCCGCCGTCTTCTTGGGCACGAGCAGGTAAGGGCCGAGCTGCGGCAGGCTCTGTGGGAGCCGCTTGGCGCCTCCGAGCTTGTAAGCGTCGCAACGGTCCCTCATTACCTTGACCGACTTGCCGTCTGCGACGGGCGACCCTATGGCCGTGCGGGTGTCCGTGAATGTCCAGGCGAGGTTGGCCTGGTAGCAGGGGTGGTTGGGCACGTTGACGTGCAGCCAGGCGTAGAACCCGGACTGCTGCTCGAAGGGTACGGGGCAGGTGTTGAGCGTCGCTCTGCACCTGCCGCACGACACCGTCCAGTCCGCGTGGTTATGTGTGGTGATCATGTGGGACACCAGCCCTTCGAGGCTGATGCCCATGGTGCACAGGGGGCACCTCAGCTTTCGCATCCCAGACATTTGTTTTAGTTTATACACGAAGGAGAGAGAGAGAGAGAGAGAGAGAGAGAGAGAGAGAGAGAGAGAGAGAGAGAGAGAGAGAGAGAGAGAGAGAGAGAGAGAGAGAGAGAGAGAGAGAGAGAGAGAGAGAGAGAGAGAGAGAGAGAGAGAGAGAGAGAGAGAGAGAGAGAGAGAGAGAGAGAGAGCCCGTCGATTATAATTCTTCGTCCTCGATGTCTCCCATGTAGGTATACGCGGAGTAGTAGACCTTGTGGCTTCTACCCGTGACCTTGAGTATGTTGTCCCTGACGATGTAGCTGCTGCGGGTGATCTTGACGGGGAACGAGGACAGCGCGCTGCGGGCCTTGCGTCTGAAGGTCTTCCTGAAGATCTGCGCCAGCACCAGCATGAACTTGTTGGCGACGGCGATAAAGTCCTCGATGTCCTTGCCCAGGTCCTCCTTGTAAGGGGTGAAGGTCGCGGCGGTGGAGATCTCGAGCGCCCTAGTGAGGAGCTTCCTGTAGTATTGGTCCACGCGCTCGCACACCGTGAGGAAGAAGCCCTCGTTACCCTCCGTGATGGTCCGCTGCGGGTGATCATCGCCCATGAGCAGCTTGGACTGCTCGGCGGCGACGTCGTCCAGGTTGCCCTTCTGGGAGTAGGCGACGACGAGGCAGTAGAGGATCTTGAGGTCCCGGCACCTCAGGAAGGCGTCGGTGATCTCGTCGGGCTTGAGGGGCCTCTCGAAGAAGGCCGCGTTGGCGCTGATGAGGAGTCTGGGCAGCTGCTTCTCGACCACGGCCACCTCGCTCGCGTTCTCGACGGTCCTCTCCACCTCGTAGCGCCGGGGCGGCAGCTCCTCTGGGGTGAAGGTCGCGAGGCCCATGTCCGCGGGAGAGTCCGCGATCATGAACTCGTCGTCCTCCAGCGTCTGCACCACGGGGCTCACGCTGATCACGTTGGCGAACTCGGTGATGAAGGCGATGCTGGCGCTGGACCTCACGCCGGTGCGGCCCTCGTCCGAGACGGCGGTGGTGGCTCCCCGGCGCCTCATCTTGTTCCTCAGCGCGTTCATGTCGTTGCCCCCGTACTCTGACTCGGAGGCGGCCGAGGATTCCTCGTCGGACTGGGTGGCGACGGTGGACCTGAGGTTGACAGTCTCGAACAGCTCGTCCCAGTCCACCGGGTTAGAGACTGTGGATACGCCGCCTGGGGTCTGTGGCACGGAGGAGGCCTCGGCGTACTCTCGCTCCATCAGCTCGAGGCCCGTGAAGCGGTTGCTGCCCCTGTCCCAGGAGCGGGACCTCGAGCGGGATCTCGAGCGGGACCTGTCGCCTCCTCTGTCCTCTCTCCTGCCTCCCCTCTCGCCTCGGTCTCTTCCCTTCTTGGTCTTGTCTCTCCTCTCCTCTCCCTCTCTTTCGCCTCTTTCGCCCTTGTCACCCCTGTCCCTCGATTTTTTCGGAGCGGACGGTGGAGGAGGCATGAGCTGAGCGTCCATGTCGGCGTCAACCGGCGGCGGCGGCGGCTGGGGCCTCTCCAGATCGTCGTCGCCCATCACCTGCTCCTCGATCACCTCGACCTCCGAGACGGCTGGGACGACGGCAACGATGGACGGGGTGGCGGGCCTGGACGCGGAGAGGGCCTGGGCCTTCTTGGTCTTGTCCCTGCTCTTGTCCTTCTTCTTCTTGGCCTCGACGATGTCCTTCTTCTTGGTGTGGCGGGACTTGTCCTTGCGGGCCTTGACCAGGTCCTCCTCCTCGCTCTCGCTCTCATCGCCGTCGCGGCGAGACGGCGCTGGCGACGGCGAGGGAGAAGGTCGCGCAAGGACGGTGGCGCCGATGAGCCTGTGCGTCTCGTAGGGAAACAGGCCATCGGCGTCGGGCTCGTAGTCCTCGTCCGAGCTCATGTCCGAGTCCTCGAGCAGCACGGCCTCGCAGTCCTCGGCGTTGCAGTGGGGCATGTCGAGGTGGACGTCGTGCACCCTGATCACTTCGCGGACCTTGACGGGGAAGAGTCGCCGAAGCTCGGGCAGGTCGGCGGTGAGCCTGTCCCAGCGCACGCGGCTGTAGTGCTTGGGCACCAGCTCCTCGGTGAGGTGGCCCATCTGCCGGAGGAGCCAGGTCTGCCGCACCAGGGTCTGGTAGAGGTGCGTCGGGTAGAAGAGGTCGTTGTCGTGGTTGATGGGCGCGTTCTTCGGGTCGCAGAGCAGGAACCCCGCGAGGATCCTGGCCTCGGCCGGGGCGAAGAGCAGCGCGGCCTTGATCAGGGCCTTGAAGAGCTTGACCGCTGCGGCGGTGGACGACGTCTTGTGCAGGGCCATCCTGTCCATGAGCTTCACCAGGTCCGTGGGCATGTCGGTGTTGCCTTTGGTCTTGCCGTCCCTCGCGTAGACGGCGAGCAGCGAGAGCAAGCGGGACCCGAGCATCTCGACGCAGAACTTGGTCTCGGGCCCCGTCCTGAAGCTGGGCGGCATGGTGCGCACGGGCTGCAGCAAGGACGAGAGCCTCATGCCCGCGGTGACCAGGCCCGGGCCGGGCGCCTTGTACTTGACGGCGCTGCTCTTCTTGACGTGCAGGTAGTGCATCAGGGCCAGCTCGCCGGCCGTGAGGGCGAAGGTCTTGAGCCTCGAGTAGCCCATCTTGGCGGCGTCCTTGAAGAGGTTCTCGCCGTAGCTGTTGGTGCTCTTGTAGATCCACTGCTTGTTGATCTGGTACTCCTTGTAGAAGCCGTACTCGCCGTCTCTCCAGCACAAGCCCAGCGCCTTGTCCCAGTACTTGGAGCCCTTGCACACCTCGTGCACGAAGGTGATGCGCTTGAGGAACCTGTAGTCGAACTGGCAGTGGTAGATCTGTCGCGGGGCGCTCACCACGGGCCTCCTGGTGCCGCTGTTCATCTTGTCCGAGAGCACCAGAAAGTCCACGGAGCTGAGCTGCGAGGGCTGCGTGAGCTCCCTGAAGCGGAGCATCGGGGGCCTGGCGTTCTTCATGGCCTGCCTGTCCTCGAACCAGCCGTAGTCGCCGACGGCGTGGGGTAGCGGCGTCCCGTACAGCTGCGAGTCCTTGAGCGTCGCCAGTTCGGGGTACTTTTCCAGCGCCGTGCTGTCGGGCAGCTCCCTGATCTGCCGCAGCTCCACGCCGGTGGCCCCCGGCTCCGAAGCCCGGGCGGCCCGCAGCGGCTCTGTGAGGAGCGCAACATCCAGAGGGGTCAGTCCGGCGAGAACGGCCTGCCGCGCGAGCTCGGCTGGCACTTTGACTATATCGAACTTTTGCTGCGGTGGCACCGATGGCGGTACCGATACTGATGATGCAGGTGGATTCTGCTGTTGCTCATCCATCATCGCCGACGGTGGCGACGACGGTGGACCACGTTCAAATTCAGCAGACTCTGACACGACTAGAGATACGACAGCGGTTCAGGGGAGAGAGAGTAGACATAGGGATAGACACTGAAGATATTGACCATTTGAAAATCAACCACGAGATCTCGGCGCTCAAGCGCGAGATACGCAGGGAGCAGTTCAACAACGAGGACGACGGTCCGCCGCCGCCCGAACCCGAGGACGAGACCGTGTTCGAGCTGGTCTCGGCACTGCCGAGGGGTCGCGGCAGCTGGCACGAGTTCTTTCTGAGGGAGCTAGGCAAGGCCTACACGGTGGAGCTGCTGGACCTCCTCAGGGAGCGCAGGGACCGTTTGACGCCTCGCCGCCTGTGCGACGTGCTGCGGGCCTTCTCCTTCTTCAAGTCCCCCAGGCAGGTGAGGGTGCTGCTGCTGGGCAACAAGGCCCTCAAGTGGAAGGGCTACAACGGCATGGGCTTCGGCACGGAGGAGCGCTCGGACTCTTACCAGCTGACCAACCTCCGCAAGGAACTCGGCGGCGACTACGACCCGACGCTCGAGAGTTGGGCCAAGCAAGGGGTGCTGTGCCTGTCCGTGGGTCTGACCTGCGCCGGGGAAGAGGATCACTCGGAAGCGTGGGCCAAGCTGGTGGAGGCCGCGGTGGCCAAGTGCCTCTCGGCCAACAAGCAGCTGCAGTCCATCGCGATAGGGTACGACGCCAGAAAACTCTTCAACACGGCCGTCGCCACACTGACGGGGAGCCTCTCCAAGGAGCAGTGCGTCTTCACCACCGACTACCTCTACAGGAGCGACTTTATCGCCAGTCGCGTGTTTGCTCACACCAACACCCAGCTCCAACAGCACAAGATCCCGCAGGTGCAGTGGACGCTCGACACAGCGGAGCCGCGTTGACCAAAGTACAAGGCTAATTAATGATTGTTTTGGTGCTTGTGTGACTTGTGTGCGGCGTTGTAAATAAAGTGCAGCATCGATCCCTACCCGTCAGTGTCTTGTGGTGGTTGTCTCCCAATTTTTTTGTAATATTTCTGACAAGTGATAACGACGATGAGGGCACTGCTGTGCCTGTGCCTGGTCTCTGTCGCCGCTCTGATACTTTCGGGGAGGACGACGGACGCCCAGGCGTACGACGCTTCCCTGCTGCTGCAGACACCCTCCAAGGTGCTGCCCATGTGCATCACCCAGTTCAACTTTAGGGGCTACTTTACGAGCGACGGCGTGCAGATTCAGACGCCGGCGCTGGGTCAGACGGTGCGGGTGGTGGCCGCCGTGACGGAGCTGCTGGTGTACAACATGGCAGAGTCGGTCGAGGACGCGATGAGGGACTACTGCACCGTCGCGACGCCCGTCACCAAGCTCACCACCGACCTCCACCTGACTATGCTCTACACGGGCCTGCATACTCCTCTGAGGCTGTGCTACCCGAGGGTGCCCATGACCTCCCAGCTGGCCAGCAAGTCCTACTACTGCCCCAGCGTGTGCAGCCACCGCGACACCGACGAGGCCATCACCAGTCGCGACGCGTGCAGGTTGGGCCAAAACAGTCTGGCCGGCAAGGCTTGGGGACTGCTCATGCGGGGCGATCCCATGGACCCGCTCGTCCTCTCGCAGCTGCGGCAGAGCCCGATCCTGGGGCCCTGCCTGCTCAAGTATTTCGGCCAGAGCGCCGTCAGCCCCAACAGCACCTGCTTGGGGACCGTCGGCGACTTTTGCTACAGGGGCATGTGCATCAGCAAGACGGCGAGGCCGCGCGGATTCACCAACGAGCCCGTGCTGACCGGGGTGCCGCACACGTACTGCTCGGTGGACAGCGCTACCCAGCGCCAGCAGAAGCCCGCTCAGTTCCAGACCCTGGCCTCCAGTCTCAACGCCAGCCTGTGCGACGCCTGCCTCTACCGCTCCGTGCCCATGACCCTGAACGCTTCCTGGGCTGAGGCCGTACTCGTGCAGCAGGCCGTGACCTCCATGCGCCCCGCGTGTCCCTCCGTCCACCTGGTCCTCACCGCCGCCGACGCCGACTGGTTCAACCTCGTCAACGATACCGCGGTGAGGGCCGCCGTCGTGCAGAGGGCCGTGGACATGGTCACGGCCAACGAGCTGCAGGGTCTGGTGTTTGAGTTCGGTCCCGGGGTGAGCGGCCTGGGCCTGGACTTCTACACGCAGTTCCTCATCGACGTGCGCGTGAGGCTCTGGACGCAGAACCTCAACGGCGTCCTGCTCGGGGTGATGACCTACAACAGGGTGAGCACCGGGTTCCTGAGGGTTGCGACGGTGGCCCCCTTCCTCGACAAGTTCTTTGACAGGAGCGTGGACATCAAGAGCTTCACCACGCCGAGTGACTGCGACTACAACATGCGCACCAAGTGCACGGCCGCTCACAACACGGTGAGGGACTTTGCCGAGAACCTCCTGGCGCAGGGCGTCCCTCCCGTCAAGCTGGTCGTCGGCGTGAGCCTGTACGGGTCCATGGCTCCGGGCTCCACCGCCTGCAACTCGGTCCTGGGAGGTGAGGGCGTCCAGGGAAGGATCCCCATCGACTACATCACCCAGGGCGGCTACAACCTCAACACGCAGCCCGTGTGCGGCGTGATCGACCCGACCACTGGCTACTGCACCTTCTCGGTCCAGATCGGCTCCGACAACTGCGTGTGGCGCACCATGCGTGAGGCCCACATCCGCTACAGGGTGTCGCAGCTTATGACCAGGTACCCGTCCGCGGACCTCCTCGTGCTGGACGTGAGCGTGAGCAGGAACGGCTACTGGATCGACGTCGTCAAGCAGACGGTGACGGCCAACCTGCCCTCCGTCTCCAAAGCGGCGATCGTCGGCGGGCCCTACTACTACGTGGGGAGCGGGCCGCGGGTGCAGTGCCCCGGCATCCTCAACTTTGTCGGGGACACGATCATCACCTCGGTCGAGTACGACAAGACGGTCAAGATCCCCCTCCTCGGAGGCTACCTGGCGCTGGACGGCTTCACCTGCGGTACCGGCGCGGCGATGACCCCTTCCACCTGTGCCCAGGTCCCCACGTTCGCCGTCGACATGGTCACCCTGCAGACGGTCTCCTCGGCCACCTCTCGCAGCGTGCTGTACGACCCGGTCAACTACTGCTTCGTGGTGCCCCGCTCGCAGCAGCTGTGCCAGTTCACCGCGACCGAGGGCTCCAAGGTCGACGTCTACCAGCTCGGGACGGACTTTACCGACAAGCCCGTGGAGCGAGACGTCTACTGGCTGGGCGTGAGCGCGTACATCACCATCGTGGACGACTGGACGACGGTCATCGAGGCCATCCCCGTCGACTACAAGTGCGTGAGCTTCGACGTGTCGAGCATTCCCGACTGTCTGCAGGTGGTGTGCGGCGGCGACATCGGGTGCCGAAAGCGGGCGGCGAGCGCCTGTTCTATGGACGTCTCCACGCGGGTGGCCATCATGGGCCTGCAGCAGCAGTTCTACGCGGTGAACGAGGTGTACCAGCTCATGGTGCGCGAGCTCACCCAGTACAGCGTGAGTGACATCGACCCCTTCACGGGCCAGTCCCGCGCGCCCAGCAAGTTCTTTGGCGCGCTGCTTAGCCTGTTCGGCATCGGCCTGGGCGCCAAGAACGCGTACGACATTGCCCAGCTGCAGGACGCCATGCAGACGGTCAAGGGCATGCTCAACACGCAGTCCGTCATGCTGGACGTGCACGACCGTCTGCTCAAGAACCTCCAGGCCCAGCTGGTGAGCCACGACCAGCAGCTGGTGACGGTGCAGAGTCAGTTCCAGGGGCAGCAGACGCAGCTCAACGGCCTCAACCAGGCCCTGAACGCCACCAACACCTACGTGAACCAGCTGGTGCAGGCCACCGCCGCCAACGCCGAGATGTCCAACAACCTCCAGACGCAGATCAACTCGCAGCAGGCCATCATCGACCTCATCAACAGCAAGATCGGCGTCAACTCGAGGGCCATCAGCCACAACTCGGACCAGATCATGAAGCTGGGCAACGGGCTGGCCAACATCAGCATCGCCCTCGACAACAACATCAAGGCCGTCAACGGCAGGGTGACCATGCTCGAGGACGAGGTCAACGACAGGTTCTCGTACGTGGCGAGCCAGCTGACCAAACTCAGGGCCCAGCAGGCGTCGGACGTCGCCGACCTCAACTACTCGATCGAGCTGCACAACGCCGCCATGCTCTACTACCAGCAGCTCAACAACTTCGCCGTCACCCTGGCGCACAACGCGCTCAAGCTCACGGCCATGGTCGAGTCCTACAGGACCTGCTTCAGGTCCCTGGCCTCGGGTTACCTGCAGGGCTGCCCCGTCAACCAGCCCTTCCTCAAGAGCAAGCCCTTCTTTGCCAACTTTAGGTCCGTGCTGGGCATCGTCTACAGGCAGGACCTCGGCGTCGCCGCCGTCCTCTACAAGGTGCCCAAGTCCTTCCGCGATTTCGCCCTCTACGCCATCTCGGCCAAGCCGCTCAGGGTCAACGGCGAGTGGTACGTGCCGAGGAGCGACGACGTCGTGATGCTGGGCGACGGTAACTTTTACAGCAAGCCCCAGTGCGACAGCAACATCTGCGAGCCGCCCGCGCTGCACCCGAGCTGGACCGACTGCATGGCCGCCATCACGGTGCAGTCCGTGTCCCAGATCTTCAACTTTTGCCGCCTGATCAAGTGCGCGGCGGACCACTGCACGGACGTGATCACCTCCCCGGTCACCTACACGGGCGTCGTCAACCTGCCCGACCGATCCGTGGGCGACTTTACCTTCTACAACGGCGTCGCACCCGTTGGCGCCGTACAGCCCGTGCCCGTGCCCTCGGTCAACATCGTGCCCATCCAGACCAGCGCCACGCTACAGGACATTGCCCCGGCCGTGGCCCAGGTGCAGTCCGTGGTGACGGACCTGAGCGGGAGCATGACCCAGTTCAACGCGCAGATCGCCAAGCTCCAGGCCGACGTGCAGTCCAAGCTCAACGACCTCTACACCACGCAGCTGGCCTTCAACCTCACGTACGATCAGTGGCAGCAGCTGGTGACCAACCTACACAGGAACGAGGCCCTCTACAAGCAGGGCATCGACCAGTTCAACGCCGGCGCCCAGCAGTTCGGGACCAGCCTGGAGCAGTGGAAGCAGCAGCAGGGCGAGTGGCAGGGGCTGAGGGACGAGTTCAAGAACGTCTCGAGCATCTACGACGAGCTCAAGAAGGTGTACAACGCGCAGGCCGCCCGCTTCGCCGATCAGCTCAACAGGATGATGAACGGCGACTGGACCGACGCCTTCACGGGTCCCGTCAAGAACCTGGCCATCGGCCTCACCAGCCTATTCGGCCTGGGAGGACTCGGAGGCATCCTGGGCGCCCTCCGGTGCGCCTTCCCCAGCCTGTGCAGCGCCTGCGGAGGCTGTGGGGGCTGCGGCGGGCTCTGCGGCTTGTGCGGCGGCGGCTGCGGCGGCTGTGGGCTGTGCGGAGGTTGCTGCGGCGCGTGCAGCTGCTGCGGGCCCTGCATAGCCACAGCCTGCGCGCCCTGCATAGCCTGCTGTGCCCTACCGTGCTGCGTCTCGCTGTGCAGCTGTTGCAGCAGCTGCAGCAGATGCGGTGGCTCGTGCAAAAAGTGCTGCAGCGGCTGCTCACACGGCGGCTACGAATACGACGAGTACGAAGATGAGGAGCACACACACGACGACTAGATCAAAGATACACACCTTTACCTTTATTGAAAAAAAATAAAGCTTGTTACAAGAGTGTTCTGTGTTTCACGTGGTGATAGATGGGTGATTTGGTGGGGGAGCAGATGTACTTGACGAGGTCCAGGGGACACACGGGACAGTCCATGAGCCCGGATAGGTCTTTGCTGTCTCCTTCTCCTCCTCCGCCATAAGCGGCGTCGACCAGTTCCCATACCCTGGCGTCGAACGAGTGCTTGATCCGGGCGACGTTGGGTGTCACGTTCTCGTAGTCGGGCGCGAAGAGTCTGGCGGGAGGAGGCACGAGCGCGAGGTCCCAGTAGCTCTGGAACTGGAGGTACAGCACGCAGGCCAGGGAGCTCAGCCTGAAGCCCATGTTGCCCCTGTGGTGCTTGCGCGAAGGCCAGTAGTCCTCCTCGAGTATCTTGGCGGCGTCGTGCTCCAGTGGGCACGACGGCGAGTAGAGGCTCAGGAGATGCGCCAGCCTGACGAGCTCGTGCGGGCCCTCGACCGTACCGGACCTCGCGCAGCCCCTGAGCACCTGCATGAGGAGCCATATCGCGGCGGCGACGGCCTCCCGCCTCGACTGCGTGTCGTGCTTGTCGAACCTTCGGAAGGCCTGGGTGATGGTGTTGGTGGCCCGCATGGCCAGGTCGCAGTAGTCCCTGAGGTCGAACCTCTCGCCTCGCCTGAGCTTCTCGAGCACGTCGTAGGTGACATGGCTGTGGCCCACTCGGATCACGGGCGCGAAGGCGCTGCGGTGCTCGGCGAATGCCCTGAACACCCCGGACGCCAGCGGGCTGTCTCTGAGCTGGTCCATGTCGACGACGTCTTCGCCCAGACGGATGGGGTGCTCGACGGCGATCCAGACAAAGAGGGACTGGTGCACCATCATCCTCTTCCAGGCCGTCCAACACTCGACGGGCTGCGTGAGGACCTGGAGCACGACCCGGTCTTCCTCGGGTATCTCATCGGCGTCGAACGGGGTGTTGGAGTTGAGGGAGACGTCTGGGGACTCTGGTTCGATCGCCGTCGCCACGTTGCCGGTGTCGGCGTCGAAGATGGGATCGTGTTCTATGGGTTTGGGTCGGGGAGGCAGCCACGGCGCGTCGTCCAGCCACAGTCCGTGTTCGACGTCCACTATGGCCCTGATGGTGCCCGTCTTGGAGGGCGCCTGGATCTCGTCGTCTGTCATCGTCGGTAGTGTTGAGTGGTCAGACGTACATTAGAACCACAGGCTCCAGTGGCCTGGGTGAATAGTGCTGCGCGGTATATAGCAAACGCCCGACCGGTCCCACGGAATCCACCACGTACAGCGCGCCCTGTCTGAGTGCTGCGGGAGGCAGTGCTCCGGGTAGTCTTATTAGAGAGGTGATACCTCTCCTCACCACCAATTTAGCTGGAAGCCATACTGTGCCATACGAATCAATCACGAGGAGCCATCTCAGTTCAACGAACATGTCTTCTTCTTCTTCTTCTTCTTCTTCTTCTTCTTCTTCTTCTTCTTCTTCTTCTTCTTCTTCTTCTTCTTCATCAGCATCGACAGCATCGACGCCATCTCTCTCTCCTCTGAGACTGAGTTCTGGTCCGACGTCGCACACCGACTTTCTCCTCAGGCTGCGGCAGACGCTGGAGCAGATGAAGGCCTCCCGCGACAACGACGAGCCCTCGTCCGTCCTGGGCCCTTTCGCGCGGGGCTCGCAGGTGATGGATTTCAACGCGGCGATGCCCCGCAACCAGCCCGACTTCCAGAGCCTCTGTATGCTGGCGGACGTCGCGTACAGGTCCGAGCACCCTGAGGAGCACGCCGGCTTCTCCGACGACGAGGATAGGCTGGTGATCGATGAGGCGGACGAGGAGGCCCCAGCAACGCAGACGGCCGTGGAGGTTGAGGCCGCGACGGTGGAAGAGCGACCGCTGGACCTGTCCGTGCCCAGAAAGACGTCCTCTCCGACGGTGGAAAATGGTCGCTTAGACGCGATCTTGAAGCGGGTTATAGAGGACGACTTTGAGTACGTGAACGCAGAAGACGAGCCCCTAGATCTGAGCAGAAAGTCGTCCGCAGCTGCTGGCTCGTTCTCGTATCCCAAACCCGCTTCTGCTTTCTCGTACCTCAAACCAGCTTCTGCGTACCCCAAACCCGCCGCGCTGCCGCTGCCGCTGCCGCTGCCGCCGCCCAAGCCGCGCACGTTCGGGCTGCCTCCTCCGAAGCCTCCCAGTCTGTTACAGTCGCCCACCGAGGAAACCTTTGTCAGTGTGACCGTACCCAGGAAGCCCTGGTCCGTGGTGCCTCCGATCTTCTCTCCGGGCGAACGGATCGCGTCTCGGGCCGAGGCCTTCTCCACGGCCATGCCGCCTCCGCCGGGCTGCCCCTTCGAGGCCATCGAGTACGCGAAGCGGGCTCCGTTGGCCTTTGACAGGTCAAAGAGACGCGCGACGGCGCGGTCCCATCCGAGGTCTGCGATACTCTCGGGGCAGGTGCCCGACGAGCCCTTAAAGTTGACGGCTCCGTACTCTACGACGGTCGGCGGCAAGGGATCGTCAAAGATGCCCCCGTGCTTCGACAACAGCGACAACATGCTGGATAGGATCTACACGCTCTACTACAACGGCAGGAAGCATGAGGTGCCCTGGGTGATGCTGAACGGGATGACCCTGGCGGACGCGATCGCGCGGATCAATGCCGGGGAGCGCGGCTGCGACATGCCTTATAACAGGCTGGCCACGTCCTGGTTCAGGTGCGAGCCGCTGGTGCCCGTGGACGACCCATCGATGCCGGAGGAGAAGCGGACGCGCCGCTATTGCTCAGGCAACATTGACCTGGCGGCGTGTCCCAGCGCCTGGGCCAACTACACGGAGGTGCCGGCCGACGACCCCATATGGAAGGTGGTAAAGACTAGCGCTACGGAATCAAGACGCACATTCAAGTACACTCAGGGTTTCTTGGTTTATTTGACAGTAAACATGGCAGAGAACAGGGGTGAATACAAGCCCCTCACATTCGGCCTCTACGGGGCCAGTTACAGGGGACAGCAGATCAGGAGCTGGGTGCGTTACAAGTTGGACGGTCAGTGGCGCTTCTACGGGGACCCGTACTGCCTGGACACGGTGGCCAAGGACTGCATCTTCGGTCTCGGGGAGGTCATCTACGGCAGGCGCTACCTGGATCAGCAGTCGTTGGATCTGTGCTCGGTGTACACCAAGTACGCGCTCAAGATGTTTGGCGGCAAGCTGGGCCACGCGACGAACGGCGTCGATCCCTCGTACCTGCCGGGTCTGGGCGACATGGATCACCTGTGGGGCTGGCACCGTCCCTGCGCCAAGGACCTGGTCTCGGGCAAGTACTGGCTCCCCGACCGTCCCGAGGCCCGGGACCTAGACAAAGAGGAGACGCCGAAAGTTGCTTGCGTCCGCGGCGGCTCTGTGCCTCTCGACGTCCTTCTCATGGAGTCTGAGCGCCCCAGCAACACTCAGAAGCTTGGACAGGCACGGCATCCTGCTGGCGGGATCCACACCGCCCCACACGGGTCGGACCGCGCCGTCGTTCGCGTGCCCGAGTACAGAGCGCTTGTAGGTCCATCCGTGGTTCAGCTGCAGGCTCCTCACCACACCGCCGGTTCCGGCTCCGGCTCCGGCTCCTCGAACACCTCGACCGCCGGCGGATCTCTTCCTCTGCGGTTTGTCGTCAACGACGTACATCAGCGGAAGATCGTTGTGAGGGTGTCCCAGCACGCCGTCGACCGCTTCACCAAGAGCGGAGTCGTCTTGGCGTCCACGGCCAACGTCGGGAACCACCTTAACGTCCATGCCAAGCGTCAGAGCCCCGGCCCTGCAGACGACGGTCGTGAGTCCAAGAAGGTCAGACTCGGAGGGGCACTCGTGCCTGGCGCCGACCACGGACAGCCCGGCGCACACGCACAGACAGCTGCAGCACACCATCAGGTCCGAGTATCCGGCGTAGAGCAGTCGCTTGTCCCCGAACCGCCTCGCGTCTCCGTCAAAGAGCTCGGATCCGAGGATGCACCTGTTGTGATCGGCGGCCTGCGCGTGGGTCACGGCGGCGAGACGAGCGGCGAGAGGACTGTCGAGGGGCACCCGTCCCACGATGCCGCTGCCCATGACTTCTAGGCGGCGGAGACGATCCCGGGGCGCGGGTTTGGGGCACTCATGCTCGCAGGGCTTGAACTTGGAACCCCCTGACATTAGCTGCGCCATGGTGGGTGGACTGTCGCACCAGGCGCAGCGCACCTCTCCCTGGAACACGTACAGTCCCTGTCTAGACCAGTTTTCGTTGGCCCTGTAGGGCAGCTTGGCGACGTCGCGCGCCATGCTCCACGTCTGAAGTCGGTCCCTGAGCTTGAGCATGCGGTGGGGAAACCTTCCCTGGCCGATGCTGTACAGGCTGTACCGCTGATTCTCGTGGTTGTTGTTGGAGGGCTCGAATCCTCTGGCGTACACCCTGACGTGGGACACGGCGACGGCCACCTCGCGGATCTGCTTCAGGACATGGGGGTGCATGACGGAGAGATCGCAGCGCTGCGTGCATGCGAAATCCGCAAAGCCAGGCAAACTCCAAAACTCCAGCTTGGCTGACATCCTCGCGCCACAGGTCTGACACTGCACTTCAAAAACCCCGTCCTCGCATGTGGTGATGACCAGATTGCGCGAAGAGAGCTCGCTGGCCACATCAAACTTTTTCTCCTCACCCTCACCTTCACCCTCGCCGCAGCTGGTGTGATTGATTGGATCCAGACGACCCACCGCAAAGATGGACTGTATCTGCTCGAGGCTGAAGCCCTGCGTGCTGAGCTCCTTGACCACCTCGTCTATGGCGTCTCCGAGTTCGTCCTGGAGCCTCTGCTGCTCGGAGGCGAGGTGGGCCGCCAACGCGCGGTCCTCCTCTTCCTCTGCGCCGACACCCGCACCGACGCCACAGCTGTTGGACGCCTCGTCGGCGCTGATTTCGGAGCTGGACGTCGTGGGCGCCGAGCTGTTGCCGAAGGGCCACTGGATACTGGAGTCTTCGAGGCGGGAGGCCATTGTCGAGGTGGAGAGTTTTCCCCTGTTGCACCTGTGCGTGGTGAGACTGTTGCAGGGCAAACCTAGCAGGCTGAACAGACTGGGAGTCACGCACTGTGCCGTCTCGATCAAGTGTTTGGTCGAGAAGGTAGAGCCCCAGTTTTATGCGACGCGGCTGGTCGGCGAGGACGCCTCCGCCTTTTTCGCTAAACGGGGCTTGCCTCCGAACGACGTGCACGCCGTGCTGAGGGCTGCGGCCCTCCGCCTGGCCGAGGATCCCTCGACGGACTGCGCCTTCGACACGGGTATGATGGTGGACGCGGCCGGCAGGCGCTTCAGGCTGGCGGGGACGCTCGGGCTGATGGACTCTACGCTCCTGGTGATCCACGAGAAGACGCTGAAGGGAGTCGTGCTCGGTGCGTCGCTGTGGACGGCGCACAATGTCAAGAACGAGACGGTACCCTTTTACCCGGCCCGGGACCGGCCCTCACTGAGGGACCAAAAGAGCCACATGCAGATCCTCCTGGCGAGGAGCGAACGCGAGCTGAGGAAGGTGTCGGCCAGCTGCATGAGCTTTTCGAGGACGACGAGGAGCTGCCAGATGTGGACCAGGGGCGAGCTCTTCAAGGGCTACGCCGGCGGCTTCGCGCACGGACGCGACGCCGTGTTCTGGAAGCCGCTGTCCAGCAACAACCCCAAGTGCCTAGAGACCTACACTGCCTCGGCGGGGGACGCGTTCGAGCCGCTCAGGGTCTACTCGACGCCGGGGTTCCCCAAAGAACTACTCGACGGCGAGGGCGACTGGCGCGCGACGCTTGATGCTTGCGCAATGCACTCCGAAGAGGCGATTGCGAAACGCCTGCCGCAGCGGGTGCGGTCCAAACGCAGCAAGCCCTCTGAGGTTTCAAAGGCTTCACAAGGCCTCTCGGTTTCTCCCCCTATCAGAAATCCTCAACGACCGCTATCTCCGGTGGTGGTGATCTCGCCTTCGTCTTCGCCTTCGTCTTCGCCTTCGTCTTCCAAGCCCAAGCCAAAGCCAACGAGACCTTCGCCTCCCAAACGCAGGGCAGTTTCTCTGACCGCACTGTCTTCTGTTCCCGTTCCCGAGGTAGAAGAAGGAGAAGTGGATGAGGAGGACATCAGGTCCATCCAACAGTTTCTGAGCAGGGCCAGCCTAGGCAGTCTCAGCAGCAGCAGTAGTAGCATCGGAAGGGATCAAGATCCAGAAGAGGACGTGTGTGCCGCCTACAAGGTGTTGGGAGATGATTCTCTGCAGTGCTTCGGATTCGTCTGTCAATCCACCGCGACGCCTGCCGCTCTCCATCGAGCTTACACCCATGGAGTCTCCGGAGGTCACGGAGATCTTCACGATAGATGTGGACGGAGAGGAATCGCGGCACCCATCGCCACAGCTGCCAACCCAGCCGCCGCAGAACCCGCAGCCCCGTCCCCTCCGGTTGCAGTCATGTTTACATCTCCGCAGCGAGGTTCGGATCTCCTCTTCGGGATGCGTGCGAACGTGCTCTGTGATAAAGAGCCCCAAGAAGTTGAAGCGCACACTGACCCAGACTTTAAGCCCTGCAGTATCGAGCACCTACCAAGCTGCATCGACTCGCCTTCAGTGCGACGGTCGGATCTCTCCTTCCCCTTCTGGAACGTGTGGCGTGATTTCTGCCGTGCCGACCCCGCCTGTGTCATCTACACCTTCTACGGACAGCAAGTGTACATTCAGGTCGTCGCCGACAAGTCGCTCTATTCCCCCGAAAAAGCGGAGGCGTTCGGAGTCCCCGACGACAGAACCTACGCCAACCCCCTCAAGAGACTCTCGCATCCTCTCAGACGAGACGATGTCAGAAGACGGGGCCTCTTCTTCTGGTACCAAAAGTCATCGGCGGTCACGGGCCACCTACTTTCAGAGTACTGAGGAGGCGGCGGCGGCCCTGAGGAGAGAGTCCCTGTTCCTGAGGACGCTCACCGTCAGGCAGGCCTTCGCGCCCGACACGCTCAGGACCCTCACGAGGCTCTTTTCGGACGCGGGCACCAAGCTCACCTACATGATCTCGAGCAGCCAGCTGATGCACCAGGAGGACCTGGACGCTCTGCAGCCGCCACCGTCGTCGCCGCCGGAGGAGAGCGGCGCAGAGGACGAGGTCGAGGTAAAGCACAAGCGCTCCAAGCCCAGAAAGACCAAGCCCCGCGCGGTCTCTATCCGCATGGACAGGGAGGACAGGCTCGGGGAACCCACCGCCGTACTGATGGTGTCGACCATGCCGACCGGCATCAAGCGCGTCGTCTACACGGCGGACCACAGCCTGGGCTCGGGTAGGTACTCCAAGGTGTACCCCATCTCGTCCTCTACCCGGGGAGAGAAGGCGCCCTTCGCCTCAGAGTGCGTCAAGACGTGCATCAACGTGAACGACTGGCTGGCGCCCATGCTCATGAACCACCCGCACGTGATGCCCGCCGCGACCATCTACTCCAAGGCCGAGTTCTGCATCAGGATGCCCCGGCTGACGATGACCCTGCACGACTTTGTCTTCTCGTCGGCATCGGGGAAGCTGTGGCTGCCCGTGTCCAAGGAGGAAAAGAGCGCGATGCTGAAGGCGGTCGTGCTCGGGGTGCTGAAGGCGATCGAGTACATGAACTCGCTGGGCCTCTACCACAACGACATCAAGCCCGCCAACGTGCTGCTGACGCCGTACCCCTTCGACGTGAAGCTGTCCGACTTTAGCCTCACCACCTACCTGCCCCAGCCCGGCACGGTACACTTCTCCGCGCCGGAGGTGGCCACCTCGGACAGGAACTCTACGGTGCTCCTGAACGCGGACGTGCTGCACCAGCTGAGGCCCTACAGGACGGACGTGTGGAGCGCCGCGATGCTGGCGTTTGCGGCCTCGGCGAGGAACCGCGAGATGAACTCTCTGATCCACTTCAGCCCCTCTGTCTACCCGTCTCCCTCGCACCCGGACAACCACAGGCTCACATTCAAGCCCAACTGGCAGCCGTCGAGGGTCGCCGTCCAGGCCGTCAGCTTTGCTCCCGAGGACACCTTCTGCGAAAAGGTCTTCAGGCTGGGGACGGCACATTTCACGGAAAGGCTCGACGCGACCCAGGTCCTGGACCAGCTCGTGAAGGCCAACGTGCTGACTGGTCCCAAAAGACAGAATTTGTTCCCTATTGACCGTACAAGCTGTTTTGTGACGGACACCTTCACACTGTCGCGAAAGGGTACAAGATGACCCTAGCGCCGGCGTGACGGGTGTCCGGCCCCACCATGTATACTTTTGTATCATATTTCTTGTCGTTGGTGATGTTTTTTGCCGTGTGTGGCGATGCTCAACAAATAAATCAAACTTCAAAACCATATACCGTACTCTGTCCGTCTGTCCGACTGACGTCGTTATACTACTGTAGGCCGGACTCTCCGATCGCCATGGACGCCGGCATCACGGTCACCTGGAACCTCAACGACAGGAACGGGTACGTGCCCATCGTCTCTGACGGGCGCCTACACTGCCCTGACGGTGGTGACTGCGTCGCGGTCGGTGGTGGCCGTCGCTCCGAGGCCTCCCAACGCAAACGGCGCCCTGCAGCTGACGGTCCGTCCAGCTTCAGGAGCTTCAACGGGCAGATCGTCATGTACGAGTACGGCTACGGGCCCGACTGGGGCACCCGCGCCACCCGCAGCGTCTTCAACCTCATGACCCAGCCCAGAGTCCACGCTGTGCGACTCGAGGTGGCTGCCCTACACCGACAAGTGCGTCAAGACGGTGAGAGTACCAGCTTCACCGCGTGCGGCTTCGGCGTGCAGCGCTCGGTCATCTGCCCAGTCGGGTTCCAGTCCGTCAACCAGCCCATGGTCGACCTGGTGCGCGTCGCCAACGGTGCTCAGCCCGTCGTGGATCCCGCCGTGACACTCAACGCGCTGAGCGGGGCCGTGGGGCTCGGCGCCTGGACGAACGGCAGCGGCGTCTTCAGGTTCGTGTGCTCCGACAGGAAACAGACTGTCTACAACTATGACGCCGAATGTCCCTCCATCGCCCCTGGCCTCAAACCTTATAGCTGACACCTGTCACAACCACCACAACCACCATCACCGATCGGAACATCGTTCCCCTCGAGACGACCACGACAGAAGCGGCCACGACCGACGTGCCCTACTACTCGCCCACCGCCTTATACAACTTCACCGCGTATCCGCCGTACATCATGGTCGCAGCAGCAGCAGAAGTGCCACTCGGCCTCGTCGTCGGCGTCTCCATCGGAGGCGCCGTCGCGGCCGCAATGATGGTGGCCCTCATCGCCTTCGTCGTCTACAAGGCCCAGCACCCCGTCAAGATTCACGCGTCAAAGAACGGAGGACAGGGGAGGACGGGAGGACAGGGAGCCTTCGGAGGCGGCCAGGGAACCAAGGCGACGGCCAAGATCGGCCCCAAGACCAACTGACCGCAGCGGTATCGTCGGGCTCATCCCCCGCAGCGCCCTCTACCAAACCCGCACTGTTGCTTTTTACTTGTATGTGCAGCCAACTCTAAATATAATTCATGTTGTGACAAGATTTCGAGTCTTCCTTTACTTTTAATTAACAATGGCGACCAACCCGAGACGGTTTGTCCTCACGAGTGAGACGTTCGAGGAGCCCATGGTGCCCTTCGCCGTACCGGTGGAGACGTGCCATCTCACCACGCCGTCGAACCCCAGGACGCTCTCCTTCGCCAACTGCCCCTCGCACGTGCGGGACGTCCTCTACATGTTCTGCTACCTGTCCCACAAATTCAACGGCAAGATCTACATGGTGTACAATGAGCCGTTCCTGGCGCTGGAGCAGAGCGCCCTGCTGAACCCACACCAGCGCGCGCTGGTCTCGACCAGCGTGACCTTTGTGTTCCTCATGGACCGCAAGAAGCTGTGCGAGGCGCAGGACGTATCCGATCTGGAGGGTGGCGGCGGCGGAGGGTCCGATGCACCCATGCCCTTTTGGATGAGTGGCGGCGACTCGAACGCGGCCGGAGGGCCCGAAGCGTCCAACGGCGCCTACTCGCTGGCGCACTACGAGGACTCTATGGGCCCCTTCGGCTCGAACGGCTCCACGGCCGGCGCCAGTCCAACCAACGACGTCTTCTTTCTCCCCTCTCAGGCGCACAAGCGCCTCACTGACGCAGTGCTGGACCTCCTGGCCGTCAAGCTCGGTGTGGCTTCCTTCGCGCACATCATGGCAGGGGAGATCAAGCCCGCCATCCGCAAGCGCATCGACTTTTTCAGGTGGAAGGTCGACGGCGTGCAAAAGAACGACGTCAAGAACATGGGAGGCATCATGTTCCAGGTCGGTATAGGCGCCAACAGCAACGGCGGCGGATTTGGCGGCGGCGGGTCTCAGTCCAGGATCAGCCTGCCCGGGTTCACCCGCAACAGCCTCAACGACCTCATCGACGCTCTGGAGGAGTTCATCTCGCAAAAGACGCGGAGCCTGGACAAGGGACGCGTGAAGGTGTCGTTGTCCAAGCGCACAGTCTGCGACGCCAACACGGCGCTGTGGCTCAAGCTCAAACCCTTTCTGGCCATGCACGTGTGGAACTCGCCCGTGTTCCGCAAGTACCTCAGGGAGACGGCACAGCGCTTTGCCATGACCCTGGACCTGCCCGTGCCCTCCAAGCTCACCCGGACTGAGCTCGAGAGCCTGCCCGACTTTGCGCCCATGCTCGACAAGGGCACCCTCAGGTTCATGCGCGAGGTCTCCTCCAGCAACCAGCTCAGGAAGGTGACGGTGCTGAGGCCCGTGGACGTGCTGGCCTTCGAGTACGAGCCGCACGAGCTACTGAGATCGGGGATGCTGGACGGGCCCTTGCAGGACGTGCCCCACATCGACCTGAGCAACTTTGATATCCAGGTGGCCATGAAGCAGCGGTACGGGCTGGACGTGGTCGAGACGCAGATCGATCCCAGCTTCGAGACGTACGCGGGCTTCATCACCAACTACGCCGTGATGGAGTCCATCAACAAGGCGGCGGCGAGCGCCAGCCACATCTACAACAGCAGCTCGCCCGAGTACATGGCCACCATGTGGCCCCACATCTACTTTATCAACGCCGTCGTGCAGACGAGGGCCGTCTCGGAGGGACAGCAGACGCTGGATCCCATGAGGCTGAGGAACGCCGTGCCCATGCTGGACTCTGTGTGGTCCCTGGGCCTCACCAAGGCCTCGACCATCATGAACAAGCTCTTTACGCTCTACAAGAAGAGCGCCAGCGCCAAGAAGGACAACTACACCGAGGCTATGGCCTTCGGGGAGAGCACCATCGACTCGTTGGCGCGCTGGCGGTGCCAGGACTCCGCAGTCGCCGCTTACTCTTCGATGATCGTCAAGCTGTTTGGGTCCCACGTCTTTGTGCAGAGGCTGCTGCAGGCCGAGCTCACGCTCAAGCTCATCGCCGCGGCGACGGCGCCCAGGTGGAGGACGGCGCGCTGCATGTTGGTCAACTACACCCCCACGGCGCACGGCAAGTCCCTCTGCAACCACATACTGGCCCTCATGTTCCAGAACGTGGACGGGCTCATCATCAAGAAGACCTCGTTCACCCCGGCCTCGCTCAAGTACAGGTCCGAGGTGGAGATGGACGGCGCCGGCTGCACGGTCATCTTTGACGACGCTACCGTCGCCGGCGTCTCATGCAACAAGACGGCCAGCGAGGAGGACTCGAACATGAGCGCCATGCTCAAGAACATTTTGGACTCTGGCATGACCGTCTCCAACATTGCCGGCACGACGGGCGGCGGCAACAACGGCAGGAACAACAGCAACTGTGAGTTCAGGAGCAAGACCATCACGGCGGTGCACAACGTGCAGTGGATCTGGAACGTCAACACCATCAGCACCTTCAGCACGGCCGTCAAGGACAGGTCCCTGATGGTGACCCAGCAGCAGCAGGCGCACGATCTCAAGCGGGTGCCCCACAACCCTTCGACGGTCATCAGCCAGACGGAGGTGTACGGGGACAAGCTGGACGAGAGGGTCATCATGGAAGCGGGCCTGCACACCCTGGCCGAGAAGTGGCTCACGCGGCTGCACGTCCACCTGACGCTCTTGAGCGTCTTTGGGCCTCACCTCGCCGCTCCCGCCGCCGTAGAGCGAGGGTTCCTGCACGGGCTTCTCTCGCACCACCTCAAGCACATCTTCCACATCTCGGACGATCACCGCAAGGACGCCAATAGGCACATCGACAAGGTGACGGACGTGTACGCGCTGACGGCTCACGCGATGGGCGCCTTCCACGTCTTGGACACGGTGATCATGCCCTACGTGCCGCTGCGGCTCCCCTCCAAGAACGAGCGTCTGTCGGACTACCTGAGGTCCATGCGGGCCAGGGCCAACAAGGTCTACTCTTACAGGACCCGCGAGGACACCATGCTGGACACGGTGTGCGGCTCCATCCTCTACACGGGGCCCGCTCTCTTCGACGCCTTCTCGCAGGTGATGGTGCCGGGACAGGGCATGCACCTGAGCGCCATGAGCGCCATCATCCGCTACATCAAGAGTAACAAGCTGAGCCAGTGGACGGTCGGCGCCGACAGGGCGAGCGTCACGCTGCCGTTCGGGGTGCTGAGGAGCTACTACATGTTTGACGAGAACTGCTCTCAGCTGTACGAGCTCAAGGCCTGTGTGCTGGGCTCGGTGGGTCGCCTCGCCGAGCACCTGGTCGAGTCGGTGTCGGTGCACAGATCCGAGGCCGGCACGGGCGGCGGCGGGTCGAATTCGGGCGGCATCGAGAGCGTGACCATCGACTTTAAGACGTCGGCGCTGTACAGCCTGGCCGCCTACCTCTTTGCCGCGGACCACGAAGAGTTTGAGAACTGGTACGAGGAACAGGCCTCGGCCCTGGAGGCCCTCGACGACAGCGACGACGACAGCGATGGCAGCGACAGCGAGTCCGCGGCGGCGGCCAAACGAAAGGGCGCCAAGGGAAGGGTGCGGGAGGTGGACGCCAGCTCCGCTCCCTACTTTCACATCATGTTCGCCCAGCTCAGGCAGGCGCTGGGCTACGGGGTGCGGGTGCAGCTGCAGGACCGCACGGACGAGCACAAGTTCATCTTCAGGAGCCCCTGCAAGTTCTGGTGGTTCAAGCACGCTCAGGAGGCGGCGAGGGACGCGTTGCGGGATCCCCTCTCGTGCAAGGTGGACAGGCACGGCTTCCTCGACGTCCGCACCGACCTGGCCAAGGAGGCCAAGTTCCAGGCCCCCTTCTCGGTGCAGGAGATCAACAAGGAGGCCAACGCCAAGGTGCAGAGGGACAGGGTGCTGATCCACTGGAAGTGCCTCACGACCGACGTGCTGTCGCAGCTGGACCTGTGCGGCGAGGAGCCCCTGTTTGAGGACAACTATTACGGCGTGCCCGACAACGACTGCAACGTGCGGGCGGTGGAGAAGCTGATGGGCGAGAAGCCCAGGATGCTGGGCAAGCGGTTCAGGCCGACGGGTGGCGAGATCCTCATGTGGGAATCCAAGAAGCTGGCCATCCTCGCCGCCTTCATGGACCCCACCGTGAGGCCGGCCAAGGTCTTCTCGGACACGTTCCTGGTGGAGAGCGGCTTCGCGCACTACTGCGCGCCCAAGACCTTCTGCTACACGGCCAACGAGCAGAAGAAGCTGGTGGCCCTCGGCGAGGACGAGCCCGTGCGGCACAGGTCGCACGTCGTGTTTCAGCAGGACCCGTCGCGCCAGAGCATGGACACCTTCTCCCGGGTCACGGAGGGCTTCTACGAGCTCAGGCAGGACTGGGAGTACGTCAAGATGGCAGAGCTGTTTAGGACGGCGACGGGTCGCACCGACGTGTCGCCCGAGCACATGAAAGAGTGGCACAGCATCCACTGGCCCACCGGCGTGTGCGAGGTGCCCTCGTCCTACACGGACTACTGCAAGGAGATGAAGACGGAGAACGCATACCTGGACGACGAGCTGGCCCTGGCTCACTTTCCAGAGGATCACCCCGTCTTCACCCGCATGCGGGACTACTACGACGGCTACTCTTCCAAAGTGGAGAACTGGATAGCCGGAGAGACGCCGGACTGGGCCGTCGTCAACGAGGCCGTGCGGCGCCACTACAACCACGGCTCTGCGAGGACCAACGGCGGCGGCTCCCTCTCGGGCACCCCGTCGAGCGCTGCGGCTCCCCAGCCTGGCATCTTTACGTTCGTGGACGACGAAGAGGAACTCTCGAACCTAAACGGCTCGCAGGAGCTGGACTGTTTCGAGGGCCTGTGCGAGGGTACGGAGCCGGAGAGGGCGACGAGAGCGACGTTCATACAACCCATGGCGCCTCCACCGCCGCATCAACCGCAGACCAAAAAGAGGCACGGGGACAGGGACACGGACGCCGACGAGACCGCCGGGGATAAGAGGTCCAGACATTCGGAGTCGTTCACAGACAGTTTTTTGGGGGACGGGGACGATTTTTCATTGTGACACTTATTGTTAATATTGTTGAATTGTTGGTGCTATGATGTTGATGATGAAGGGTGTTCATGTGTTGTCTAAAATAAACTATTATTTTATTGAGTACAAAGTTTAGTCTACCACTCACTTTACCTTACAACCACTTAGTCTACCACTCACTTTACCTTACAACCACCCAGACACCAACACACCACACCACCCACACTACGAGCGAGATGGACACCAACTATACCAACTACACGACCGTCTCGGGCGGCGACTCGGGAGGCAGCGCGTGGAGCGAGATTCCGTGGGCCATCATGGTGAGCACCAAGCTGCACGAGCAGGCCTTCGTGGACACCACCAAGCTCTGCGTGGAGCAGGCCCGGGACGCCCTGGACATCTTTCAGTGCATCGCCTGGCCCATCGGCGTGGTGTGCATCTTTCTGACCCTGGTGTTTGGGTTGATGGTGGCCTTTGGGTTCTGCGTGAGGGCCTGCCACCTGAAGAGGAGGAGAGCGCTGCAGGGGCGCACCGCCTCCACCTCCACCACGATGGTCGACATCGACGACGTCGTGGTGGTTCCAAAACGGTCTACGCTACTCACCCCGACTCCCGCGGCTCAACCCTACAACAACGTCCAGCAGGTGCTGGTCCGCAAGACCAGGGCTGCCCTCAACTCTTCTACCTACACCAACCCGGCCGTCGTGGAAGACGAGGCGGTCCCCGACCACATCCCTCCACCACCACCACTCGGCGCCGTCGCCGTGCTACCGGCCGACGTAGTCTTTCACAGATCACAAGACGAGTCCTTTGTATCGTAAATTACGTTTATTGTAACTGTAATACATCAAACAACATCAACAATAAAAAAAAATCACATGAACGTGTTGCTTGGTGCGTCCGATGACACTAGGGGCCTGAGGTTGGTCGAGAAGGCCGGGTTGTCCGACTTGTAGATGTAGCAGCCCCAGCCGGCGGCGTAGCGTCGCATGGCCATGTCGCCAAAGTTGCGCTTGAACTTGTGCTGCATGAGGTCCTCGAGGCGGGCGGCCTCCAGCTGCTCCACCACGGGTCTGTAGAGCGGCTCGTCGCACTGGAAGCGGCTGAGGTACCGCCGCGTCTCGGCCGCCACTTCGAAGGCCTCCTCGAAAATCATGTTCTCGAAATCCACCGAGGGGTTGTCGATGGTGCGCTTGAACCAGTCGGGCTCGCCGTCCTGGTCCCCCAGCCAGAGCGGGCTCCACTCGAGCGGGAAGCTCAGGATCGCGTCTATGATCCTCGCGAGCTCGTAGGGGGTGAAGATGGCCTCGCAGAGCTTCTGCACCTTGCCCGTGCCGAACATGAGGTAGGCCATCACGACGTTCCTGGGGAGGCCCTCCAGGTACGCCGCCGTGGCCAGCGGGTGCTCCCCGCTCCTGGTCAGCATGTGCCGCTCGGTCTTCACGCAGGTCCGAAAGATGGACAGCCGTTTGCGCGGAGGCAGGTCGGCGTCGACCAGGAGCCGGCGTCTCTCCTTTGGCGTGATGATGAGCGGGGGCATGGTGCCGCCGAGGACGGCGTCGCTCTCTGCCTCCGTCGCGGCGGCCTCCGCGCGGGCAACGAGCTTCGCCTCGCGCTCTCTCCGCAGCCTGGACCTCCGGGCCCCGATCAGGCACTCCCCGGCCAGCTGCGCCCAGAGCACCGACTCAAAAGACGGAACGTCGACCGAGGGTACAGTCAGTCTGCTCGAGTTGCGGGCCTCGCGCGTGTACCGCGTCCGTCTCGACACCTGCTTCAGACATGTTTTCGCTACGGTTGTGCGACTCTGCCGAGGTGGCATGTTGCATGGGGTCCGTGTCGGCCGTATGGAAGTGTATGGACTACTACGCCTCGCCCGAGCTGGACCTGTCTGCTGTGACTCCCGAGAGATGGGACCTGAAAGCTGTGGACCTGGGTGTTGGGCACCTCTTTGAGCCAGCGGGGCTCCTCGGCTGGGGCTTCTCCGAACCGCCGCTTGCGCCCTCGTCCGAATCGGCTGCGCTCGACTTTGGGGCGCTGCGGAGGTTCCACACCACCATCCTGAGCGACCTGGTGCCCAACGGACTCAGGCCCCACGAGTGGTTCGGCGATGAGGAGGACGTCGATCGCGCCGTCGCGGACCTCTGCAAGGACCACCCACGCCGCTCTCCCAAAGACGTCGCCTTCCCCATCAACATAAACAATTTCGCTTGCCTGCCCGTCAACCACGCCGGCATGCCCCCGGACCTCGCTCGCTTCGTGAGGACGGGTGTGAGGTTCGCGGGGAGCTGGCACCTCACCGGGTTCCAGATGTCCTCGGAAGACGGCGTGCTCAGGATGAGCAGAGCCACTCTGGGGGACGACGGCGATCCCAGACTGGGCGCGGGTGTGTTTCACCTCACGCTGCGCGTGAAGCCACCTAAAGCGGAGCAGCTGTGCTGCGTGATCTCTCACATGTGCGTGTATCTGCCCAGGTGCGAGTGGATGCGTTTTGTCTGAACCCTCAACACTCGTCCAATCGTCCAAACCTCTCTCAACACTCGTCCAAACCTCTCAAACCTCTCAACACTCAACACTCGTCCAACCATGCCCCGGCGGAGGATAAGCAGCACCAACGACGACTGGTGGATGGAGGGCCTGGAGCAGGCGTGGGGCACGACGCTCTGCGACGCTCCGGTGAACCGCTCCTTCACCAGCAACCCCGTGTGCGTGCCGATCTCCGCGGGCTGCGCGCAGCTGAGGTCCACCACCAAGCCGCACTGGGACTCTGAGACGTGCCGGTCCTCCGTCTATGTGGCCCTGACGATCACCCTTCAGCGCGCCGTCGAGTACCTCAACAGCCAACCCAAGGTCTACCTGTGGCCTCGCGGAGAGTCGCCGCCGCAACCCGAGAAGGACGACTACTGGCTCTCGGAGGAACCCATCCCCGAGCTCAGCGCAGAGTGCCCGCACCTCACGCTCAGGACGGGCTCGGGCCTCTGCCAACCGCTCTACGTGGAGGAGCGCCTCGACATCTACACGGCGCCCTGTCTGATGGCGGTGTGGATCGCCCGAGAGTCCGAGCCCGGCGTCGTCGAACCCACGGTCGTCGCGGACGAACAGCTCTTCGAGACCTCCGCTGCTGCCGCCGATGCCAAGGACCAGCGGCTGACGGCCTACACGCGCAAGCACTGCGTGAGGGACTCCAGGTTCGACTTGTGGTCCACGCACCAGAACTGCGGCCCCGCGGTCTGGGATCCCAAGAAGCCCTCTAAGCCCGCTCGCTTCGACCTGTGCAAGAGGGCCCTCGCCTACTCGGACTCTGCCGTGGGCCCGCCGCCCGATCCTCCGCGCCGGGACTACGACGACCTGCTCATGAAGAAGGGCTGCATGCGGCACTTTGAGGCCCTCCGAGGCTTCAGGTACCTGCAGAGCACCCCGTGGTGGGTCGAGACGCCGCGCCTGACCGAGGATGAGATGACCTCTGCCGACGCCTCCGTCGACCGTCGCTACTTTTTCACACCGTGCGACGACCTCAACGCGACGGCGAACGTGTGGTACAGGGCCGACCAGCAGCACGGCTACAGGCGTCTGGGCACTCGCATGAGGCCCCACGCCAAGCCCGTCTGGCGTGTGAGGCCCGTGCCCATCGTCAACGTGTACAGCAGGGCGCACGGGCACTGCTTCTTCACATGCAGGCTCTGGGGCGCCTACGAGCAGGCCGGCGCCAAGTCCCTCACCTCGCCGACCATGAAGGCCCTGATCTACGCGATGGTGCCCGTGATGGCCGTCGTCGGGTGGAGGACCATGGATGCGCCCAAGCGCAGCGGCGGTGCTCATATAGGCGTGCCGAAGCTGCGGGACCTGATGAAGTCCTACTGCCTCGGGTCGGACTACAAAACTGAGATGTTGGAGTCCCTCGGCCAATTGTCTATCGGCTACGAGCTGCCCTACTATCACAGCAGGCCCCTGGTCTCCGTGCTCGATCTCCCCGACTGCATCGACTGCAAGAACTACGAGGCCTTCCCTCCGCTCGACTGAGACCATGGCGTCCGACACCAACGGCACCGGTACCAGCAACAACAACGGTACCTACCTGACCCTCCGCAAGAAGAAGTCCGAGCCCAAGTCCGTCACTTTCAACCTAGCGGACGACGGCGCACGAGTCGTCACGGCTCGTGGCACGTCGTCCGCCGCACTGGCCTCCTCTCTCCTCTCCTCGGAGAACGCTCGGCTACAGCTCCAGATCCAGCAGCGCCAGATCCAGCAGCAGCTGCAGCAGCTCGAGCTCCGAGAATTTCAAGATCTCAAAGCTCAGACTCCCCTTCAACAGCCTCAGCCTCAGCAGCACCAGTGTCAGTGCCAGTGTCATCACCACAAGCACGACAACCGCGGACACGGTCACAGTCACGGTCACGGACACCGCGGAGGCAAGCGGGGCCAGCTCAAGCGCCAGAACGCCTCCAATAACCTCCTCGCGCAACCCTTCAGGCCGCCCAAAGAGCCGTCGACCGAAGTCGTGGTGTCGCAGCCACAGATGAAGCCGCCGCCGCTGCCCCTGCAGTCTCTGCGAGAGCCCCTGGACGTGGACGCCGTCTTGATACCCAGGATGTCCGTGGACGACCTAGACGGCCTCGACGGCGCGGAGAAGGTCAAGACCACGGCCAGCGAGGCGATTCCCGCTCTACCTCGCCTGAACCCCATCTCGGAGGAGATGAACCTAAAGATCCTCGCCTACCTGGGGACGAAGCAGGGGGCCAAGGCCGTCCACATTGCACAGTCCCTGGGCGCGCAGCGGTCCGAGGTCAACAGGCACCTCTACAGGATGTCTGAGGATGGCCGCGTGCGCAAGCACCCGCAGCACCCCGTTTGGTATCTGCCGGCATAAAGGTTCACTGTTCTACTCTGCAAACACACTCAACCACCCAACACCAACCTTCCCCTCGAGAGGAAAAAAATGGCGACTTCCACGACTTCTTCTTCTTCTTCTTCTTCTTCTTCTTCTTCTGCTACAACAACCTCTCCGGATCCCGAGGAGCGCTCCGTGCCGACCGGGATGCTGCTCTTCGTCCCAGAGTCCCTGCAATTTGGGCTCAGCATCAACCCCCACGCCGTCGTGACGGCCAACATCACCTGCGACTGCAAGGGCAAGCGGTTCCTGCTCATCAGCGTCGTCAAGCCCGAACAGTTCTTCTCGGGAGGCAACAGGGTCTGCATGTTCCCCGTGCAGTGGCCAGAGAACATGAGGCACAGGATCTCAGTCATGTGCAAGCACGTCTACGAGTGTCCTCCCTGGTCTCCCGTGCTGTTCTTCGAGGCCCTGCTGAGCAGCGCGCCCTTCCCTCCATCCAAGGGACCCGACGACGGCGAGGACGTGCTGGAGCTCGAGATCAACTTTCAGAGGTTCTGCGTGCTGGGCAGCGGCGGCAGCAGTTCCTCTCTGTGCTCGACCTCCGCCTCTACAATTACACCGACCGTCTCATTCTCTGAACCTCCCAGACCCAAGCAGCAGCCGCAGCAGAAACCCAAGCCGTCTCCGTCGACCTCTGGCCCGTCTCCGGCTTCACTGGCTGCCACCTCCATCACCTCCGTCTCTGCCTCTACGGAGAAGAAGCCTCCCAGCTACGCGGCGGCCGTCACTCCCAAACAGTCGCAGCAGCAGCTGCCCACCCTGAACCAGCAGTTTAATCCGCCCGTCTACTTTGACGGAGCGGTTCCTCCACAACCCCAGCCGTCGTTTGTGATGCAGCAGCCAGAGTTTGTCTTTGTGGATCCCAGCGGTGTGCCCATAAACATGCCGGTGTTTGTCGATCCCACTCAGCAGCAGTTTATAGATCCGCAGTTTATGGTGGCGGGTCCAGTCGCGCACCCGCAGCTGGGCGCTCCCGTGTCGGCCTCGACGCCTCACCACCATGGCGGCCACCACCACTTACAGCAGCACGGCAACCATGTCGCTCCTCGCCACCAACAGCAGCAGCGAGGAGGAGGTGGTAGAGGTGCCGGTGGACCTGGTCGAGGATCACCCGGCGGCGGCTTCAGAGGCCGAGGCGGACCAGGCGGCGTGTCTAGAGGCCGAGGCGGCCCGGGTCGAGGCGGCGGCTTTGTCACCGGCAACAGCGTCAAACAGGGATCAGGTGCTTCGGGGACTTTGTGAGGAGTGGCGGCTGCTGCTCCTTGACTCTGGTACCACGGAAAGCTCGAGCTTATCTCAAAAAAAAATTGGTGTCTACATGTTTTGTGTATTATGTATTAAAAAAATAAAACACTCAAAATGTACAGTTTTAGTTTTATTTGGTTTTATTCGACAGTAGAATATCATAGAATAATAATGATCAGATGAAGGTGTGGGACAGGCACAGGGCCACCTTGATACAAAACACCAAAAACATGATGCCGCCGAGTACGGCGGCGTAGATGGTGGGGTAGGTGTAAGTCTGGGCGAAGAGGATGCCCATGATGCCCCACATGAGGCTGATGTGGATGGTGTAGAGCTGCTTGGTGTACTTGATGTACACAAAGTCTAGCACCACGTATATCACGTAGAGAGCGGTCAGACAGACCAGGGCCAGTATGCCGGCCACGTCGTCAGCGCCGCTGGTGGCGGTGAGGCCCTCGTGCTGGATGGCGGCGGCGAGGCTGGTGACCGTCTCGAAGGTGCACCAGCCGGCGTAGAGGCCCAGGGTGTTTTTGATGAGGATCCTAAAGTGATCCATGTTGGTGATGGGTTCTCTCAGGGCGAAGACCAGGCACACCGTGATGCAGGCCGTGAGCAGGGTGTAGAAGACGATGGTGCCCGCCGCCGCGCCAAACACCTGAGCGTCCCACATGACGAGCCTGAGTATGTCCAGGACTGTCACGGCCAGCCAGACCGGGTAGTAGAAGACGGAGGGCCATCTCTTGCCGGCGTCGTCCAAGTGGTGGACGGACGGTCTCCAGAAGCGGCAAGCGAACAAGTGTAGATTTATCACAATGAGACACACGTAAACGAAGCCCCATATGCCCGGCGTCCAGCCGCTCGCCGTCAACTTGGTGGGAAATCTGTTGAGCGCCAAATCGTTTGAGGTATTGTGGAACGGACCGAGTCCCACGGCGGCCAGTCCGTTGAAGCACACCGCGACCACCGTCATACACAGGCACACGCCGACCAGCAGGGTGACGGCCAGTTTCTTGCCCTGCTGCAGGGAGGGGAGTCTCGCGGGTAGCATCGTGTCCTCCGTCTCGGTCATCTCTGTGGTTTTTTCCAGCTTTGCGCCATGCGAGCGCTGCTTATAGGGCGCCCGCCGGGCCACAGAACATCAATTTCAAATAACAGACGCAGGAGAACGCCGCCTCTGCTCTCACCAGCAACATGTTTCTGGATCGTCTTGGCCTTTTCCTCCACCGGGGCAAGGGCCCAGCCCCAGCAGCCGTTCGTCCCGGCGGTGCTGAGGGGGAACCACTACACGCAGCCCATCTTCTTCACGCCGGCGCCGACTGTCCCCGACACACCGAGCAAATGCTCAGGCTCCTTCGTCGGTGGCGGTCCGTGCGCCCTCTCCTTCAGGCTTCCCAGCTTTGGGGCCATGTCCTCGGAGCTCCCCGTGTCGACCGGTGTGGCCTCTGGATGGCCCGACGGGGAGAGAACCGCTGTGACTATCCGGTGTTCCCCGCAACTGGCGCGGTTCGAGAGGAGTCCTTCGGATCAGTATTTTTTCTTTTTTATGCATTCTGACGGGACCGCCGAGGTGTTCGCCGTCGCGCACGCAGGTCCGGCCCTCTCGTCTAACAACAGGGCCCTGATCCGCGTCGGGGACCCGGCCACCTGGGGCTCGGCCGCGGACCTGACCGACCTCGCGTACGGCGCCAGAGTGTTCCCCATCAGGGACTACCTCATCTACTTCACCAAGCGCAGCGTCTACATGAGCCTCAACGTCGCGCTGGGCTCTCTCTTCCCCGGCTCCACCGACGTCACCGTGCCCAGGGTGGCGTGCGGCATGCAGAGGGACCTGGTCCTGTACTCCCAGACGAACGTGCTGCCCGTGAGCTTCTACGCGCCCAAGTGCAGGCGCTCCTGGCTGTACGGCCCCACCGGCGTGTGCGGGCCCCGTCTGAGCAGGACGGTGTCGTGCGCCGCTTCGTCCTGGATCTTTGTCGGCAGCGAGAGAGGCACCGAGCTGCCCCGCTTCACTCTGGCATACTGGCGCACGTACTCGCGGGACGTTCCGATCCTGGTGGCGTCCGGCAGCTTCGTGGAGCACATGCTCAGGGGTGTCACCTTCACCTGGTCCGAGACCGAGGGCGTGAGGGTGTTGGTGTCGAGGAGCTTCTTCGACGTCTTCAACGACGGCGTGGTGGAAGGCGTCATCTCGGTGGCCTTCGGGAACACGGTGCACCAGTACAGGATGGCCTGCGACCGATTGGACGTGGGCAGGTACCACACCACGGGCCCCATCGAGCTCTACGACGAGGATCCCTACGCCAACGACGAACCCTTCCCGGACCCCACACCGGTGAGCGTGGTGGTGGACGAGGCGCATCCCGTCTACTGCGTGCGGGACGCCGTGTTCGTGAGCTGCCCCGTCGGGGCCTCCAAGTCGAAGGAGGCCTCCTTCACCCTGTGGACCGAGCTGAACGGGGTCCGGTCGCTGATGGCCCGTGTCTTCTACGCGGGCAACGGCGTGTACGACGAGCTGGGCGATGGTCTGCAGCTGCTGGCCTCCAAGAGGATCCTGGGCCCTCGCCGGGTGTCCTACACGCCCGAGTTCGTGTCGGGCAGGGACTTTCAGACCTACGCGGACGCGACCGGAGTGTGGTTCGTGGTGCTCACGGGCAAGGACTACTTTGATCCCTGGCGCGAGCTCTCATACGGCTGCGACTACAACGACGGTGGGGAGACGAGCTCGTATAGGTACCGGGTGACCATCGGGGATCCGACTCTGTCCACATGCGCGCCCCGCTGCGCTCCGACCTGGGCCGCGTTCCTGGGCCGCTGCGTGCCCCAGGACGCGTCCAAGGTGTCGGTGGAGGTGGTGTCGTGCACCGGAGGCCTGATCCTCGACTGTCCCCAGAACGCCGTCTCGCCCTCGGACAGCGTCTACTGGTACTACGTTTCGGGAGCGGGGACCGGGGCGACCAGCAGGAACCCTACCTACATCGGGTCTAGCGTGAGCGGGGTGAACGACGTAGTGGACGGCGTTGAGAGCAGGGAAGGAGGCTCGGTGTTTGTTACCAACGACTACATCAGGAAGGTGCTCAACTCTAACGCGAGGGGAACGTTCGAGGGCCTGTGCGGGCTCAAGCAGGTGGTGTACAACATCAGGGTGCCCATCTGCGTGAGCGTCGTCACCCTGCCTCCGTGGGCCCTCTTCTTCACCACCACCGTCCGTCCTCCCGTCCCCATCTTCACACTGGGTCCGGCCGTTCCCGTGAAGCCTACCATCGCTCCCCAGCAGCAGCCTTCTGCGCCTCTCAAGAACCAGGGCTCTCTGGCCGCCATCGTCCTCTTTACACTGTTTTCTATCGTGTGTATATTGGTGCTCTGCGTGCTGGTGTACCACTTTATCAGCAAGATTCTGTTTAGGGACGAGGTCGACTACGACATCATGGATAAATAAATTATTGAAACAAGATGTAAAGGTCCAGACATGTTTTTTTTATTTTGAGCAAACTTTTTTTACAGCAGTGCATTATACGGCGATCAAACTTTTGGTGATGAAAAGTAGTATTCGCAGTTGTTGTATATCTTGGGTTTTTTTTTCCTGGGTATAACAGCCGCCACGAATCCAACAAACATAAGCAGGCTGATCACCGCTGTTAAACTCACACCTAGACCCATGTTAGTTGAAGGTGAATAAGATGAAGATGAAGAAGATGAAGAAGATGAAGAAGATGAAGAAGATGAAGAAGATGAAGAAGATGAAGAAGATGAAGAAGACTGTTCTTGATCTTGAAGTTTCTCCACGACTGGTTCTGGGAATATCTCGGCGCCGTCTTCGACAGTCTCATCGTCGGTTTTCTCCGCTTGTAAGACCATTGTCTCTTCGCGTAAAGCTGCAGCCTTTTCAGCTTCTATAGCTTCGTAAAAAATTTTATACTCTGGCGACTTAGCGTCGCTGCTGATTGCGCCGGTGTAAGAGACGCCGTCGCATGTTACGCTGACATTCGACGATGATTGTTTCCCACCCATAATACAAGAGAATATACTCTCTTTAGTGATTTTTGTGATGACTACAGTTTTGGTAGTATTGGATGTCGAGTTCGTCACAGTGTAGGTTCCAGCGACCACGTTTGCGTTGGTGACCACCGAGAATCTAGTGATGGTAGTTGCTGTGCTCTCGTTGTACATCGTCGACTTCGCAATGCTGCTGATGGTGCTGCTGGGGGAAGTCCCGTTCCATAACAGAGTCGCATCACTATCACTGTGCTGGCCGGGTCTGGAACATCGAACTACAGCGGTCCCGTACATTTGCGAGCAGTATGCGGTCACTCTGGTCTTGTCCTTTCGGGTGGCACAGGCACAGCCGAGGACGGCGACGAGGAGAAAAAGTCTCATGGTGAGGCAGTGAAAGCGGATGTGAAACGAAAAGTCGCGACTCGATTTTTATACGACGGGCGCAGCGTCTAGTCTACCGCTGCGGGGCTCAGCCGCCATGCCCATCGACGATCGATGACGATCATTGGCCTTGAACTCCAGGTGCCTGGTAGAAAAGTTTCTTCTGGCGAGTCTGTTCGCGATCTTCTTGTAGAAGGTGACATGGAGCATGATCATGACCACGAAGGCGATCAGATTGAGGACGAATGTAGCGCTCGAGACTATCAACACCGTCACCACCGGGTTTTCGAGGACCCAGTCGGCGGCGTTTGCCGGGGTCGGGGTCATGTTCAGCGAGCTGTGATCGGAGCCGAAGCCGGGAGAGAGGTAGAGATGAAACTGGTGAGAGGAGAAGGGAAACGTTCCTTTTTGTCTGTGAGGGTCCGTCAACCTGAAGAGTGTCCACACCCATGCCATTGTTTATCTGGGAGGTGTCTGAAGATGGAGGCGTCGAACACCGTCGACGAGAGCCTGGAGCCGCTGGTGCCAGACGAGTTCAAGCGGGTGACCGCCTGGTACGACGAGAAGCTCCCCGCCGTCAGCGAGCGCACCCGGCTGCGGATCAAGTACTTTGCCGAGCTGTCCGCGGACGATGTCCTCCGACACAAGGGCTGGCGTCGCACGCGACACAATCAGGTGGCCATGGAGTCCGCGGGGATCCGCGTGTCGCTGGAGGATTTCGAGATGTACTGCTTGGCCGCGGACTGGTACTATCATAGGAGCTTCGCGCGGAGGGACCTGCAGGCCTGCACGGCCGTGTGGTGGACCATGCTGAGGTTGTTTGTGCACGCGTGCTGGCGCTTCGACATCGTCAACTCGAGGTACATCGAGACGTCGCTGGAGATCGGCGCCAATCTGTCGCGTTCGGGCCTCGCGCCGCCGATGCGCGTGATGCCCATGCTGCTACTGTGGTGCCTGCACGCGTTCCCCGTGACCCCCGTGTGTCTGAGCAAGTGGGGCTGGGTGTGTGAGGACGACGAGTTCAACGTGCCCTTCATGGAGCGCGCCAAGGCCGTCTACCAGAGCTACAGGGATCCGCAGGACCGCATCATGCGCAAGTTCCCCGTGACCGAGGGCCTGCTCTGGGTCGTGACGGCGTCTCGTCGGCCCATCCACAACGAGGACCTCTTCTCCGGGGACTGCTTCGCGCCCAAGTGCGTGGTGACCTGGCTGGTGGAGCGCTACACGCGCCTCTCGGAGCCCGACACGCTGAGGCTCACGGAGACGTGCCGGGGTGTGATCCGCAAGTCGCTCGCGACGGTGCGCTCGGCGATGGACCGCTACGAGGAGGACCTGCTGCCCTGGCGGGTGCAGGAGCTCAGCAAGAGACTGCGTCGCCTCAGCGACGAGTACGCTCGCTCGTCCCTGGACCCCTCGGTGAACATGCTGGGCATGGTCAACAAGATCACCGCCATCGACATGGAGCTTTGGTCGCGCTCGGCGAGGCCCAAGTGACTATTTTCTAGCGATGGCGTGTCAGAGCGGGCGCCGCGCCGTCGCGCAGTCATTCACCCCCACCGCGACCTGGCCCTGTACCACCATGCGTCCCGCTCTCGCGATCTGCTCCTCGGTCTCGCTGATCCTGGGCCTTCTCTGTCTCGTCCTGCTCTCGGAGGGCTCGGATGGCCTCGAGAGATCAAGGGGCCTAGAGAGATCAAAGAGGGGCCTCGAGAGATCAAAGAGGATGGTGTTCCTGGACGATCAGACCGTGAAGCCCATGCAGTTTGATGTGGAGCTGCTCGGAATGGCGCCCGCTCCCGGAGCCCAGTCTGTGCCCGACAACCCCGCTCTCAACAGCTACCTCGAGGGAGCCGTCGAGAGGGAGAGAGCCGCAGCGGACCAAGCCATCTCACTCGACGACCTGGCTCGCAGAGCCGGCGAGCGTCGCCGGTGAAGGCTAATCGAGGGTAACTAACAACGACGGCGCGACGGCGGATCCAGCAAAGTATCAAACATTAACCCCAATCACTCCCCGCGACGGAGCATTCCTGATGATGAACGACGCCGAGGACGACAAGAGCCGAGTGCTCAGGGCCCTCCGTGAGTCGGGCTCCGATCCCATCGACGGCGCCGTCTTTCAGAGGGTGGTGAGGCTAGCGCCCAACGAGTACCTCCGCATCGAGAGCGCAGAGTGCCCCGATGTCTGCTACTCTCTCTACATGTGCCTGGACGGTAAGAGCTTGCTCGTGTCGAACTGCTACAAGGTGGTGGACGCTCAGGCGCCCGTGCAGCCCGTCAGGGAGGGCTGTCTGCTGCTGGCCTCCAACTCTGCCGAGCTGCATAGGATCGCGGTCGAGCTCGCCTCTCCCTACCCCTCTCCTCATTCTTCGTCTTTCCCCTCTCACCCTCGCGCTTCGTCGAATTCGCCAGGGGTGGCCCTGGTCCCGAGGGACAAGCTGGTGCTCTCGTGCTCGCTCAACCTCAGCTCGGTGGCCAATACGGGCGGCTGGGCCTTCGAGACGCTTCAGCACCTCGACGCCGGCGACCGCTCGACGCTGGTGCAGGCTGGCCGATGGGCCGACTACAAGTTCTGGGCCTCGTGCGTGCCTCTGATCAAGGCCGAGCCCGAGAGCTGCGAGGTGGTGGCCACGGACTGGGACCCTTCGGTGGAGTGCGTGCAGTACGCGGAGCAGTGGCTCAATTTCCAGGGCGTCAGCTCCGAGGGCATCGCAGTGTGGCGCGCCGCAGCGTGTGTGGCAAAGTCCAAATACTTTACAGCGCTCGGGAACCTGTGGAGGCACGGCGTCAGGCACAAAGCGATGCTGCCCTCGACGGTCTGAGCCTGAGCGCAACGCTCCGCCTCGTCCGAGGTCCTGTATAAGAGGGGCCCTGCCCGAGAGCTCACTACTTCACTACTCCACTCCTCAAGAGCCACGGATCTCTCCCAGGACTCTCGACTCTTTGCCGAACGCTACCTCAACTCAAAATCAAACTACTCAAACACCTCAAACTCTAAGATGGCATCAGAAACCGAGATGGTCTTTGTCGATGCACAGGAGCAGGTCGAGGCTTCGCCCTCACCCTCACCCTACACCGCTCTGTTCGGGGACAGCGTCGCCGCCGCCGCTGCCGCCAGCGCCCGCGTCGAGGCCATGGAGTCCGAGGCCTCCTCCGCTGAGGCCTCCGCTGCCTCATCCTCCGGAGCGGACCAGAGAAAGTCTGGCGGCGGCAAGGCCCGCAGATCCCGCGTGAGACAGACTCCCTTCGAGTACGCTCCCACCTTCAGCAAGGAGCAGAAGGAGCAGGCCAGACGCTTCGTGCGCGTGTGCACCGAGGCCATCGACACCATCAAGAACCCCAACGCCAATGTGCAGGTATTCCGCGAGAACTGCCAGAAGCTGAACCAGGTGGCCGCCACTCTCATGTCAGAGTCCGTGGACGTGTCCCTGACCAAGTCCCTGATGGCCTCTCTGATCAAGGACCTCAAGAGTCCACCAATGGTGGTGGAGAGCACCGAGCTGGTGAGCGGCGTGCACGCTCAGATGCAGGTCATCAAGTCCCTCTACAACATCAGCGACGCCTCTCAGCAGGCAGCCGTGGCCGCCGCCGCCAAGAAGAAGGCATCCGGCAAGCAGCAGCGGGAGGTTCAGGAGAGCGAGAGCGAGATGCGGGTCGAGACCGAAGCAATCGCCGCCATCTCCGAGGAACCCCCCCAAAAAGAAAAGAAAGAAAAGAAGAAAGAGAAGAAGGAAAAGAAGGAGAAGAAGGAGAAATCTTCCTCAGAGGATAAACCCAAAAAGTCCAAAAAGACCTCAGAGGAAAGCAGCGAGGAGCCCAAGAAAAAGAAGGCTGCATCCGCCGTCGCTCCAAAGAAGGAGAAAAAGTCTAAGAAGTCTTCAGAACAGTCTGAGCAGTAGACGTCTTTCGTCAACGTCTTGTTTGTCCAATGTCTTGTTTGTCCCTTGTTTGTCCAATTGTCCAATCTTGTCCAATTTGTCGTCGTCCAATGTCCATTGTCATGTTTGTTATTGTGTGACATGTGTATAATAAATATCACGTCAAAGTTTAACCTCAGTCTCACGTCCGTCTTTTGAAGGTGACAGAGCTCTGCTCTTGTATTAAACCGCTCTTTTTATTTGTAAAAAAAAAGCTCGACTTTGACAAAGGGAGATGCTGCTGCTCGACGTGGACGCGGACAGAGCGTCTACCGTGCATCCCAAGGGCCTCGTCGAGTTTTACTACATGGAACACGTCGAGCGCGCTCCGTACTCGGACGTCAGGTTCTTGGACGTGTCCCTGCTGAGGGTAGAGTCCTACGTGAGGTTTCACCTGCACAAGATGAGCGTGACGGAGAACGAGGCCGTGCGGGTGTATGACATGACGGCGCCCCAGAAAGCCAAGTACAACACGCCGCCCGCCTACGCCGCCGACGTGTGGCCTGGACCGTCGTACGGCGTGCTGATGTGTGACGGATTGGTGGTGAACCTGCTGAGCACCCGCTCCGACAGCATGGCCAACGTGTTTCCAGTTGTGAGCTCGATCGACGGCGTGCGACCCGAGTTTGTGGAGGCGCCGGCCGCGGGTAAAGGGTTCACCGTGTTCTGCCACACGGACGGCATGTACGTGTGCCCGCCGTCGCCCGACGGCGTGATGGCGAGAGGAGAGTGGATCGTCGGCAAGGTGGAGATGTCCCAGGATACTTTGGTCCTCCACGCCATCTGCATGACGGCGAGGGGTGCCCAGAACGCGTTCGGGCTCCTCTACATGCGCCTGAGACACCACTTTACGCTGCCTAACGCCAAGACGTTCAACGAGCTGATCCGCGAGTCGGTGGCCTACGGCAAATGGCGCAGCGCTGTCAGCCCGCAGCTGATGCGGGTCATCTCCGCCCGCGAACCATTCGCGCCCATCAAAAGAAGGGGCAAGGATATATACCGACCACACACCAACAAGGCACATCAACAGCAGCAACAGCAGCAACAGCAGCAACAGCAGCAACAGCAGCAACAGCAGCAACAGCAGCAACAGCAGCAACAGCAGCAACAGCCGACCCATCTCATCTAAACTTCCTTCAGCACCTTCAGCACCTTCAGCACCTTCAGCACGATGGAGTTTTCAATGTGGCAGGCTCCCCTCCGCGTGAAGCGCGCGATGTCCGACGCCTTTCTGCCCAGCCAGGCCACCCCAAAGTCGGCCGGCTACGACCTGACCTGCAGGGCCGACGTCGTCATCCCACCCAGGTGCAAGGCCACGGTGGTGGACATTGGCATCACGATGGAGATCCCCGAAGGTACCTACGGCCGCATCGCCGGCAGGTCGGGGCTCAGTCTGCGGACCGGGCTGTCAGTCCTCGCCGGCGTGATCGACCAGGACTACAGGGGGTCGATCGGCGTCATGTTCCAGAACCTTACAGACGACGCCGTCCCCCTCAAGCGCGGGGACAAGATCGCCCAGATCATCTTTGAGCGCATCTGCCACCCCAACGTGTGCCTGGCGGACGAACTCAGCGACACCCAGCGCGGCGCGGGTGGCTTCGGCTCGACGGACTTCTCGTCGTCGTCGTTCGCCGCCGGCTTCGGCAAGAGGCACAAGGGCACCTTCACCACCTTCAGGGACGTGAGGAGCGGCTGCAACGGCGGCGGCACCACCAGCTCCATCTCGGTGCGGGTCAACAGCTCGGGAGGGAGCAGCGTCTTCTCCCCCACGATCGTAGGCGGCAGAAACATCGACGGCGTCGAGGTCAAGTACTGCAACGGCTGCGAGGAGACCTGCCAGGGCTGCACGGTGGCGGACGACTCTTCGGACGATGACACGGTCTGGGCCGAACGCTTCCCTCTAGGCCAGCGTCCCATGGACAAGGCCAACAGAGGCAACAGGGGCAACGGCAGAGGCAACAGGGGCAACGGCAACGGCGCCATGGAGCACTAGCGCAGCGGCATACTCTGAACCCGCAATTGTAGCTGTATTGTGTTGTACTATATCATAGTGTGCTCTTAATAAAGATGTAGATCAACTCTACGGTTGTTGGTTGTTAATACATTAACTACTATCACTCCACTCAACTGAGACCTCATAATGGGACCTTTGACCATCTACACAGTACTGATACTGGTGAGTCCGCAGGACAACTCTACGGTGACTCTGACGGCCAGGGAGGGCTGCCTGTGGCGGCACGGCGGCACCAGCGAGCTGACGGTGGAGGTGCCTCGCAAGGACTACGCGTCCACCACGTCTAACCAGCTGGTGTGCACCAAGGCCGGCGTGTTGTTGCGGGTCGAGGTGGGTCGCTACTTGTCCATGACGGAGTGGATGCCCAGGCTGCTCGACTCTGTGCGCTACAGCGCCGACGGCATCAAGAACAGCACTTACTTTGTTCGGGCCACCCCGGACAGCATATCGCACATCCTCGCGACCAACGACGAGCACCTCGCAACGGACGAAGGGGGACCCGAGATGCCCGGCGTGTACTACAACACGTTTTCGGGCAAACACTATGCGTACTACCCCCTGGGAGTCAGGGCCGAGTCGCGGGACCTCGGAGAGGACCGGTGGACCGTCAGGTGCGTGACGACCTGGCCCGCGACGGCCGAGCTGGTGGTGGCTGGAGGTGGAGGGGACGGTACTCGAATGATACAGATGGACGAGAGCCATCAGATCACGCTGCCCTACCACGAGGCGTACGGGGCCTGGTGCAGGGCGAAGTGGCTGACTCATACGACGTCGACTTATGTGATGACCACGCCGTCGAGCTCTGTGCTGCTGCAGCTGATCCTAATGGTGCTGATGGTGCTGGGTCTGATCTACGCGAGGAAGGCCATGAGGAGCAGGATGGGCGGCATACAGCTGTCGGTGGTGAGGCCTCCGACCAAGTGGCTGTTCGCGCCGCGCGCCGTCCTCACCCACAACGGCGAGCTCAAGTGATACTGTTGGTTGATGATGAAGGATCTTGTCTAATGTGTCTAATGTGTCTAAGGTGTATAAGGTGTATAAGGTGTATAAGGTGTATAAGGTGTATGCAATAAAAAACTTGACTTCAAAATTCACTTTGCCTCTTTGTCTCTATAAACCTATAAACCAGCGCGCCGCGCCGATCAACAATCACAATCACAAAGCAGAGCGCAACATGATTCAGATTTTAGCAGTGGTGGTGCTCGGCCTGACAGTGTGCCTCAATATAATCTGGGGCGTTCAGAAGCTCCTCCGTACAACGGACGAGATTGCCAGGGCGCATGTGGAAGCGGCCAAGCAGAGACTCCGTCAGCAGCAGCAACAGCAGCAGCGCAAGAAGCGAGCGGCCAGGCTGAGAAACCCCACAGACGACGAGTACGCCTTGCGGAACCCTTGCGCGATGGAGACTGAGGAATCACCCGAGAGAGGGACAGAGCGAGAGGAGAGAGGGACAGAGGAGAGAGGAGTAGTGACTGACGAGGACCTGGGCGAAGGCGCCTCTACCTACATCAACACCTTGGAAACTCGCTACCCAGAAGACGGCGACGACATGTCGGTACCCCCGATCCCCGACGACCTGATGGAGGATATCGAGAGGCAGAAGAGGATGATTGAGGAGCGCGAGGCCACCGAGGCGACTGGCGCAGCGGTCCAGACCAAGCGCAGGGGCAGACCCAAGGGTAGCAAGATAACCCAAAAGTCCGCAGCGTCCACGTGCGGTTGCGGAAACAAGTCCTGCTGATGGTTTAAAAAGAGTAGAGACTGAGAAGGGGGAAAGGGGAAAAGGGGAGAAGCGTGAACTCGACAATTGACAAGTATCAAAATCTGTCAGCACCATCCACCGTCCACACCCACACATCCACACACAACGACCACAGAGCTGTGATGATGAGGATCCTTCTGCTACTGGCCGCGGCCGCGATGATCTCAGTTTCTGTGGCGGAGAGACTCATCCACGCCATCGACGGCGACCTGAAGCCTTACGGGAAGGGTCCGAGGATCAAGCAGATAGACGTCGACGAGTCTACCTTGGTGAACATGAAGGGCAGGAAAACGATCGAGGAGCCCGAGATCAGGAAGGTCTGCTGCGACGCCTTCGAGTTCAACTCGGTCAAGTGCGACAGGCTCAGATTCTTCATGAGCATCGGCAACGGCATAACCGAGTTCGACCCAGCCGACGCGCTGGAGCCAGATGAGCTGATCGTCTACATGAGCGCCGTGCCGCCCGCCGATACACTACGGTACAGGGGCAAGGAGGACGACGGCGATCACGGCAACTCTGCCGCCGACGAGGCGGCGTACCAGACCAAGCGTCAGCTGTTGATCGACGTCGCCTTCATCGCCTGCGTGGGCATTGCCGGCTTCGCCATCATGAGCATGTTCTGCATTACCAAGGTCAAGTCTGACTCCTTCCCCACTGTGCCCTCGATCGGCGGCGGGCCTCAGAGCAGCAACAACAACAATAAGGGCTACGAGCTGCTGGCCGGGACCGGGGACACTGTGGTGCACATGGACTCTCGGGGCAGACACAGGAACATCGTCAACCTCTGCGGCAGGATGACCGTCCTGATCAACTCTCGCGTCGAAGAGGACGTCGAGGACGAGCCCGTGTCTCACGATACGCACGACCACGGCACGCACCACCCCGACTTGGAGGCTCCCCCGCTGCCGGATAAGAAGCCTCTGGTGGACCTGATCACGGCTTAGATGTTGTTTGACGGTCTGACCCCGCTCGAAATCTGGGGCTTTCTCCGAGCGGGGTCCAGACTCGACATCCAGCAAGGATGAAGGATACCCGGGTGATGGCGGCGGCGATGGTGGTGGTGATGGTGGCGGCAACGGTCGAGGCCATTCAGCCCGACAAGTGCATTATACTCTGGGCCCGGTCCGAGTTCGGGAGCGACTGCCTGACACCTTGCGACGACGTGGATCGTGGAGGGTACGTGTGCAGCGTACGGTCGTGGTCGTTCTTGTCCTGGATGGGCTCTAAATTAGGGATCCAAACTGAGGCGTACGCGTATGAACCCTGTGCCATACACGACATCGATCCGCAACCCGGGTACCAGAACGGGACCTGGGTGCGATGCGAGCCCAACAACGTGGGATGTGTGATGAGGACCGTCAGTCGACGGCGCTGCAGGACGGAGCCTGCGTTCGGCTTCAGCCTGTACATCTCCGTTCTCAGAGCCGGATGGTCGTGTCAGCTCGACACTCCAGCGTTCCTGGACGCGCCGTCGCCGTCCGGAGAGAGACCCTGCGCGCTGAACGGCACCCACGCGGTCTTCACAGTGGACGACGCTGCCTGTAGCGAATTTATGGGTTCTAAAAGGTGTGATTCCATCTGATTCCGGTTTTTGATGATGTGTGTACTCTCCTCTCAATAAATAAATATCTTGCAACGTACATCTTTTTTTGCTTTATTGATATTGTACACATTATACAGTCTGACACACACAATACACTACATGATGGAGGCTCTGCGCTCCAGGGAGGCGGAGGGGTCAGTCTGAGTGCTTGGGCTTGGGCTCCGAGAGGATCATCGGTACGGACTCTGCGATCTCGGGGCAGAGGAAGGCGTGCATGGGTACGTTGCCCACAGACTGGGACTGGAACACGTAGAGCGTGTCGTAGGTGACGGCGTCGACAAATTGCACGGATCCGACCTCCGGGTCCAGCAGCACCCCGACCTTGGACATGTAGGCGTTGCCCTTGTTGATGGGCTCTCTGCCGTTGTCCGTGTTGGCGCACACGTTGCCATCTTCTCTGAGCGAAATGGTCCAGGCTCCCCGCACGGGAGCTGGGACGTACATGAGACGGTCTACGTTGTAGGTGCAGACGCCGAAGGTCCAGGCCTGCTTGTTGTCGACGTGCACCTCAAAGTAGAGCGCCGTAAAGTGGCCGTTCTTTGTCATGACGGCCGGTATGTTGACGAAGGTCCTCTTGGTAGGCGCCGGCGGCACGGAGGATCCGTGCTTGGTGTAGTAGCATAGCACGCCGTCGTATCCGACCTTGACGTTGGGATGAGCGGTGGCGACGTCCAGGCGCGTATCGACCATGTACTTGTGGCAGAGTAGCCTCATGTGCCACCTCTCCCTGAACTCGAGGTCGCTGGCCAGGCGTCTGAGCTTGGTGACCAGCTGGTATTTTTTGTTCTTGGCTCCCGAGCTTCCGCCACCGCCGCTGTTCTGCCGGGACATGGACCTCTCGAGCAGGGACCGCGGGGCCGGCGGCGGCTGGTTTCCTCTCGCGCCGCCGCTGCCGGGCGCCAGAGTGTGTGCCAGAGTGTGTGCCGGGGTGATGGCCTTGACCGGCACGGGTAGAGGCGGTGGAGGCGGCGGCGAGAGTGGCGGCGACGGCGATGGCGTCTGAGGTAACATGTGGAAGGGGATGTTGGCCGGGCAGGGTACGGGCGGCGGTGACGGTGGTGGCGCCTTGAGTCGAGGCATCGCCACGGGTGTCTGGGGTGTCTGGATGAAGGGGTTCCTGAGCCCGTCCGGGGACGGTGCTGCTGCTCCGTAGGGCTCGGGCGAGCTGACCGTGCTGTCGCTGTTGCAGCAGTTGACGTCCGCGCCGCACGGGGCGAAGGCGGTGATGGTAGGTTTGTTCCGGACCGTCGCCGAAGTCGGAGGGGCCACCACGTTGATAGCGGCGTACACGGCGTCGACTAGTTCTTTGAGGCTGTGCGAGGTGGTGAGCTCGTCCGGATGGGTCCAGAAATCGATCATGCACACATCGCACTGGTCCCCGACCTTGAGGCACGCTCGGCACACAGAGTGGCCGCACGGGACGGTCACCGGGTCCTTAAACAGTCCGGAGCACTTGAGGCACGTCAGGTGCCGGCTGATGTCCTGGTACTCCATCGTGTGGCTTTTTGGCTTTTTCTCACTCTCACTCTCACTCTCACTCTCATCTATCACTCTCTCGCTCTCTCCTCGTGCATGTATCTCTCTCTCTCGCTCTAACGCACCCTCTGCGTCGTCGTCGCTTTCATACGGGATCGGGGCGCTGCGCCTCGCCCCCGACGATGTCCAACCCATAATTCACCGTCGCGACGGGTTGGTCGGCGCCGTAGTAGTGGCAGGATGTCATCTTGATGCGGATGGTGGCCGCGGTGTGCGGGGACCCGGCCGAGTCCGTGAGGGTGACCGCGGCCTTCTCGTCCTTGAGGAGGCCGAGGAGGCTGGTGAGGATCACGGTGCACCCGTACCAGGTGGCGCACCTCCGCCAGCACGGCGCGTCGGGCCACCGCATGTCCAGATTTCGGTGCGACGCTGCGCACAGGGCGAAGCCGACGTTGACCATCTCGCCTCCCGTCGTGTAGATGAGAGAGGCCTCCTCGTTGGCGTCGGGGGACCTGTTGGGCGAAGAGGAGCCGTCCCAGGCCGCGTCCGAGTACTTGAGCGAGAGCTTGAGCATGGCCAGTGTGCCCAGGTTGGGCCTGAGGTGGTTGAGCCGCAGCGTCTCGCCGACGGCCCTCGACATGTGCATGGCCATGACCAGGTGCCCGATCTCCACCAGCTCCTTGCCGAGCCTCCACTGCTGCTCGCACGGCATGCCGCCCGTGGTCGGGGCCCGCCTGTAGCACCTGCTCATCTTGCCCATGGCCCAGAAGCCCTGGGCCTGGATGAGGTTGAAGGGATCGTTCTCGTCGGCATCCTCCTCGCTGTCGTCTTCTGTGGCGTCTTCGCAGCCGGTTTCATAATCGACCTCGCCGTCGCAGAGAGCGATGGCAAAGCGGAGAAACTCGGAGGGAGTCTCGCACGCGTTCACCCTCTTCTCGAGTGCCCCGACGAATCGGTCGGCGCACCACTCTGGCGGGTCCTCCTCGTCCAGCAGCCTCGCGTGCCGCATGCAGTGCCATCCCATCACCCATATGGCCGCGGCCAGCACGCGGCTGTCGGGCGTCGAGGCCGGTAAGGGCTTCACGCGGCCCTCGAGCGGGAAGCCCGTTTTGCTCCACCAGGACCTGGCCGGCGGGAAGCCTCGCTTGGGGTAGACCTTGTCTAGCATCAGGTCGATGGCCTGCCTGGTGTTGTTGTCCCTGAGCGTGCGGCAGAGCTTTCTGCCCTTGTCGGGGTGAGAGCTCAGCCAGCCGCCCATGAGCCAGCAGTGCCTGCCGAACCTGTACACCTCCCTGTGAGCCTTCGAGCGCGGCTTCCAGTCCAGCAGCCAGGCGGCTCGGCTCATGGAGGGCATGGCGGGAAAAGGGCTCTCGGGAGAGAGCTCCAGTCCCCTGCAACACTTTCTCATCGCCATGATCTGACGGTTTGCACGGTAATGATAGACTGATAGAGAGACTCAACGGACTGTTCATATCAGGGGTCGGAGCTCATCTTTATTTAATTTGTGTCAAATTTCATGTAAGCGCCGCCCGTGCGACATCACGTAAAAACACCATAAACACCGTACTTCACCGCACATACACCAAAAAAATAGCGTCAAACGATGGACTCGAAGCTGTCCGAGTCAGAGTCCGACGAAGATATGTCAGACCGTTCCTCGACCGTGAGGTCGTCGTCCTCCTCGTTGGTGTCCTCGGCCGTCTCGTCGTTGTAGTCGTCCTGCTCCTCGTCCGTGTCTGTCACCTCTCCCTCGTCCTTGTCGGGGAGGACGGCGTTGCGGACCAGAAAGCCCGACTTGAAGGCGTCCTCGACCGTCTCAAAGGCTGTGGCCTCCATCTCGCTCCACGCCACTTTGGTCACGACGCGGGGCCTGGCGTCCGTCTTGTCCGTGAGATCCACCGTCATGTAGCGGGGCTTCATGAAGCGGTAGAGCTCCCGCAGCGGCACGTCGCTGCACGGGGAGGCTACGTTGTAGAGGCTCCACAGACGATAGTGCTCCGTGTTGAGGCACACGTTGAGGTGCGAGAGGGCCTGGACCGTGAGCCCAAACTTGACGAGCCGTTTCGCCAGTCGCAGCATCTTGTCGCTCTCGTCGTCGTTGGCGGCGTCGAGCCGCTCGCAGGCCATGCGAAAGAAGCCCGGGTCGATGTTGTCAAACTGCGCCAGGTGTGAATCGTACTTGTTCCTGAGGTTCTTGATCCGCTGCAGGGTCACCCGTCCCCTGGGCCTCGCAAAGTCTCCCGTGACCAGCGCGAAGGCCACCTCGTTCATCACCCTACCCTTGACCCACTGGTCGCAGATGAGCTTGTCCCAGCGCGCCTGGTAGTGCGAGGGCAATAGGGGTTTGGTGGTCGCGATGAGCCTGAGGAACCTGGGGCTCGGGACGGGGAACTTTTGCGCGCAGTAGTCGTTCATGGTCGGCGAGCCGACGTGGTGGCATCGAGGATCGGGGTGGCACTCGACGTCGACGAAGTCGAGGTCCGTATCGGCGGGATCGTGTACGCAGACGGACATGGACTCTTGCCACAGGTGCGACCAGTGCATGCCCCTCCACTGCCGGGCGACGGGCCTCCCGAGCCAGAGCATGATGGAGCGCACCGAGGGGAAGCTGCCCGTCTTGGGGTTGGCGACGGCGCGGCCGATGATCCTGGCGATGCTCCCCAGGGTGCCCGTGCACTCGTTGAGCTCGTTGTAGAGGCCCTGGTCCTCGTACTTTTTCACCGTCTCGTCCGAGGCCAGCCTGAAGACGATGTCCTCCATGGGCATCGAGAGGTTGTTGAGCATCTTGCGCAGAGCCTCCTTGTCCGAGTAGGCCGCGAGCCGAGCAAAGGCTGCGGCGAGCTTGGTGAGGCTCTCGATGTCCTCCTGGGCCCTGCGTCGTCTAAGTGTCACAAACTCGACGGCGTCTGGGTGTTCTGCCATTTCGACAGTCTCCCTCTCAAAGGCTGTGAGACGGTCGTCGGGTTTGTAAGAGGGCAGCAGGGTCCACCAGGGTCTATGCTGCTTGGCGGCGGGCTCCTCCGATCGCGAGGAGTCCATCTCCTCCTCGGTCTCCTCTTCGAGGGACCTCTTGAGGCTCTTGGTCTCTGCCATTCTTGGGTAGGTGGTGGTGGTAGGGCAGGTGTAGAGAGGATAGAGTGAGGGAGTGATGGAGTGAGGGAGTGAGGGAGTGATATGGAGTGAACGTAAATGGAGGGGCGCTGCGGAGGTTCTACTGGAGCGGGTGATAGTTGACGGGTGCGTTGCGCTTCTTGATGAACTTGTAGAGCGTGACGCCGAACAGCGTCAGGACGATCACGCAGACGCTGATGACGGAGACGAAGGCGACGGGTCCCTTCGAGCACTTGAAAAGAGCTTCGGATCCGCTGCCGCAGTTGTGGAACTGATTCGCGAAGCCGGCCGGGTTGAGCCAGTGGAGAGTGGATCTGGGTACCGTGGGCGTAGTCGGCGCGGTCGACGCCGTGGTGGATGGTGGCAGGGTGGACATGGCGACGGTGGGTGCATGGGTAGGCGGTGGGTCGGTCACCTTGTAGCGGATGGTGGATGGTCCCGCGATGATCCTGGCCACCTGCGGCTGGGGCAGCGGTAGGGTGTCTGGGGCGAGCGAGGAGTAGTAGACGGGGTCGAAGGCTTCGCGGAGCTGTGCGAGAGGCACGACGAGTCCCGGGGTAGGCGCCGGCGGAGTGGTGGTGCCCGGTGTGGTGGTGGTGGTGGTCGGGAGTGGAGTGGTGGCCTGCGCGAGCCACGCGGCGATAGAAGCGGCCTCGTACACGGCCCTGGATGCTGCTAATTGTTCTAGCGACGGCGTCGTCGGGGTGGTGGGTGGCAGGGTGAACGTGGTGGTGGGCCGCGTGGTGGTGGGGTCTGCGACGTTGATGGTGATGATGGGTGGTAAGGTGGCCGCGGTCGGCGGCGTGGGTCTGGTCGTCGGAGGGATGGTGGTGAGGCCGGCGGTCTGTATCAGGAACTCTTCCTCGGGGATCATCACCCTACCCGACTGGTACAGGATCACGTTCAATCGAGCGGCGTCGTCCGCGGCGTCGATGACTTGGGGAGTGTTGCCGAAGAGCAGGATCATGCGGACCTTGACGTCGTTCACGTAGGCCTCGACCAGTTCGGGCGTCTCGAAGCTGATTGTAATATCTCGAGAGATGCATTACTGCAACAGTTAGGCCATACACATGGCAGTAAATTGCGGTAATTTTTTTTGAAATATAAACAGCATATGCCATACCTGATATGTCTACAGTGAATTCTGTTTGTTTCATTCCACACTTTGTTTGCACAAAGAAGCTGAATTTTTCTGTCATTGCTGTAGTTGTGGTGTAGCGGCATGTGAAGCTGTTACTCTGTTCACAGGAGTCATTAAGAAGCTCTTGTTCACAGATGACTGAGTCAGTAGGGGATCGAAACTTACACTTTTTAATGGAACAATCAGGGCACTGCAGTGAGATGTTGCAGGTGAGAGTTACTTCTTTCCCCACAGATCCAGTCACATCATCACAGCTTACACTGATATCTGAAATATAACAATGTATATCATAAAATACAGCAACTGAACAATAACATTTTTTATTTTTGGCGTCTCATGAAACTCTTGAACTTATCTGTGTAACTCTCACACATAGCTGAAGTTTATTCTCTTACCATCATCACCTTGACAGACAGCAGTAAAGCTCCAAACCAGAAAGAACAGTTGCACAGCATTTACAGCATTCATGGTTGTAATTCTGCAGTCTGTGTGCTCACCGTCTGAGTTTATTCCACTCTGACTCTCTCTGCCTCTCACACGAGCGTTTATAGATGCTTTCACTTAATTCTTTGATCCTATCTTCAAGTACATCTGCTTTGTGTAATGATGACTCTGGAAGATGAATTTATGTTTATGTTTTATGATAGTGTTAAAGTCATAAACTCAACGTCAGCCTATCAATCTGCAGACAGTCAGATTCTCCACAGACCTTCACAAAACACTTCTGCTCCTGAGAATCTGATCAGACTGATTTACAGGTAAATAGGAGCGAGCGAGGGCTCATGGCGTCGTCTAGTGTGCACTGTCGACACTACCACTCGACACAACGTCTCATTTTACGGATCAAGTCTTTATTATTACTTTATTTAATGGGGTTCGGTTGGAGAAGAGCAGTCAAGTGAGCAGAAGAGAAGATCGTCATCTTAGACCTTTTAGACGATTTTGGTTTTTGTTGGTGACGACGCCCACTATAGAAGCCGCTCTGGTGTCGATGCATCTGTCGTCGTCCTCCTCCACGAACGCTGGGTTGTCGTAGCCGTTGTCGTTGTAGCGGGTGGCGGCGTCGATCACGGATCCCGTTTCGGCGTCGTCCCGGATCCGTTTTCTGGGTCTGAGTTTTCTGAAGTGCCTCGATATACGGCGTCTGTGACAGCAGCAGCAGCAGAGGAAGGCGAGCAGGCCCACTCCGAGGAGCAGCAGCAGGCCGAAGACGATGGGGCCCGACACGCAGTAGGGGTTCTGCGCCGGGGCGCACTTGTCAAAGTTGGCGGGGTTGAACCAGTACAGAAAACTGTTGGCGAAGTCGGGCGGTAGAGTGGGGACCGCGAGTCCTTCCGTGAGGTCGGTGAGGGATTGAGCGACGGCGTCTCCGATCGTCGTTAGGGACGTCGCCGCCGCAAGCAGGCCCGGGCTAATCTTGGAACCCGTCATTGCGGCTGTGTGGGGGTTCTGGGGTAGTGGCGGGCGGTATATCACTCGGTGCGGATAGCCGGAGAGGCCTCAGTTTAACGAAAACCGAGATCACTACTTGTCGATCAGCCCGTTGCGCTGAAAGATGTTTACATCTTAAATGCAATGTTTTAGCAATGTAGAAAAAAGTTTGAGCTTCAGTATAAAACGCTCATTTTAGCGCTTCTGTGACCATTAACACTCTGTTAGTGCAACTAAGCAAATGAACAGAAAGAAAGCTCAGAAGTGAGATGGGCCAGAAGCACGACAAGTACCAGGGCGCCGATCTCGAGATCAACGACCTCGAGATCAACGTACCTATCAGCTTCATGACTCCCGAACAGATCGCGGCGGCTGTGGGTAGAAACGGACAGGCCGTCTTCACCTTCGACGCCAAGAGAAGTCGACATAAGGTCAACAGGCGGCGGAGCGAATTGGGTAGGCAGCGAGCGCTCCCTCCGCCGCCTCCGCTGAGGACGAGATCCCTATCCGCAGCGAGCCTGCCCCTGCTCCCCGACCTGCCTCTGCCTCCTCCGCCGTCTCCTCCGAGCCGAGTGCTGTCCGAGGACGAGGCTTCCAATCTCCCCGAGCCTCCGGTCGAGTGCTTGACCCTGGACGGCGTCGAGTCAACCACGGCGCCGCCGTCGTCGTCGTCAGTCCTCAGCAACAGCAGCATACGCATGTCGAAGCCTCTACCGACCATACCCGAGGTCTCTCAGAACCTGAGCAGGGTGAGGCGCATGATGAGAAGGGGTGGACAGGGCAAGAACAAGAGGCTCCAGAGCATAGGCCAGCAGTCCAACCACTCGGTGTCGAGCCCGGACCTCTCGGGCGGCGACGACAGCGACGCGTCGTCTGTGTCGGGGAGGTCCAGGTCCGTGAAGCAAGACCTGGACGGGACGACGGCCATGCGAGCCATCCTGGTACAGCTCAAGAACGTCCAAGAGAAGATCAACGACTTTCACCGCGAGACGGTCAACATGGACGAGCGTGAGATCCGGGAGCAGCTGGCGAGGCTGGTGAAGGAGAAGAGGATGTGCGAGATGAGCCTTGCGGCGGCCAGGCAGCTCAAGGAGGCCTACGCTCATCAATCGCAGCAGCAGCTGAGCGCCCTGTCCAGGCCGAGAGCCGCCTCATCGTCCTCGCATCAACCAAACAGCGTGAATATGCCCAAGAGGGTCATGATGGATAACAGCTATTACTACGTGACACAAACAGGCAGAGACAGTGATGTGTGATCAATGGGTATGGTTTTTATTGAAAGATGTGGACACCAATAAAAAAAGTTCAATGTTTGCGCTTGGTTTTCATGTTCTTGACGTCTTTTGCGACCAGGAACTTCTCGACGGATTGGAAGACGAAATCCATTTCGGAGAACCCTTGCATGGGTTTCTCTTTGTAGTTTTCCGCCATCTGATGCCAGTGTGGTAAATCTTCGCATTTCAGAAAGTCTCGCTAGTATTAAAAAAAAGTATATTAATAATGAGGTATTTTAATCATAATATATTAATCATAACACAAGTGTTGTGTTCGACTTACACAGTTAACTATATTTTGATGGAGTCTACTCAGGTTGTCTCCAATTTCGTCCACTTCGGACTTTTTATCTGGATAGGCGGCTGTCACATTGGGTAGTATTCCGATGTTCATTGTGAGCACCTTTTTAATGGCATCGCAAGCCACGGACGTTGAGGCGAGTTCGTTCATGACATCCGACGGGTATATAGGCATATCATCCTCGTCTACCCCACTACCGTCCGCTCCGATTATCGCCTGGTACGCGTTCCGTAGTTGTCTCAAAAGTTGGGGTGTTTGTCCGATCAGGTACACGCAACTATCTTTCGGCGTAGTAGCTGGGGCACCCCGAGCCTCGAAGAAGATGGTCGCGGTTAGTAGCACTGCAAGGAACATGGTTGGAGTGAAGTTGGAGTTGAGTGATCACAGGTAGTGGTCTTTAAATTTATACCAACACACAGGAAACACCCATGACAATTTGCGTAGTTTATCGAAACTGAAAATAGATCATGCGCCCGTGCATTCGCGGGGTAGTAGGAATGGAGTGCGCAGCACCCATACAGTGACCCAACAGGATAATGGCTTGACTCTCTATTTTGACGAGTCCTTAATCCCACAGAGTCAGACTCGACTAGCCATGCACAGAAACACCACCAACACCACCAACGAGACATGCTGCGGCCGTCTGGGCCCGTGCGTGTTTGATATCCCCACTATCGAGGAGCAGCGGCGCCTGCTGCTCTACAGGTGCGAGATGCCTACTCACAGCGCCCTGCTCAAGGTTGGGACCAGGGTGTTTCAGGGCGCCCAGTACCTGAGCACCTCGTCGCCAGAGTACTGCAAAGAGATGATAGGGGACCTCTACGCGGGCGTGAGGCTGGCCATCGTGATCGGCGCCGTGTGGCACAGGGCCTGCGCCGCCGGCACGTCGGTCTTCTGGTCCGAAAAGGCGCTGCGCAAGAGCATCGAGGTGCGCGAGGAGCTAGCCCGACAGAACGAGAGTGGCGAGAAGGCCGAGAAGGTAGAGGTCGAAGAGGAGCTGCACAGGACGGTGCTGTGCACGGCCTGGTTCAGATTGGGCTGGGGCATGGTGCGGAGGGCCTACGACGCCGACCGTGCGTGCGCCGTCAGCTGCATGGACATCAACGCCGAGGTCAAGGGCTGCAGCGGGATGGTGCCGGCTCTGTGCGAGCAAGCCCTCGACTTTAGGTCGATCAAGACGCGACACCACACCAAGACCTGCCAGGCCTTCGCCGTGCTCATCGCCGTCAACCACATCAACATGGGCATCACGGCCCGGATGGAGGTGCCTCCGCAAAAGTGGTACAGGGGCGAGTCGCCTCACGGGCTGCTGGGCTGGGACGGCGTCAACCCCATCTCGCTCAAGCGCGAGCCGCCTCACCTGTGCGACCAGTGGCGCGACGGCATCGGCCACATCGAGTACGGTGTCTACGTGATGAGCGTGTGCGAGACGGCGGACCTCAACGGGGACTCGATGCACTCTCTGCAGATGGTCTTTAAGAAAGCCGAGGACGAGGACCTGCCGTGGGTCCTGGGCAAGCCCTTCTTCATCCCCACGCCGCCTTTCAGGTCCTCGACGGCTCATATGCAAAACCAGCAGCACAACAGTGACGGCAGCATGACGGCGCGAGGGTTCTACGACGCCGGTGTCAAGTACGTGGAGCGTGGACTCAGACAGGTGTTGGCCGCCTACGGCGTGCCTCAGTGTTGAACCCCAACCTTCAGCCGCTTTGTTGATAAGTTAATTAAAATAAAGCTTGCCTTTGAAACATGGAAAAGAGCTCTCGTGTGTTTCTTTAGAATAAGACGACGTCGAGCGACGACCATCATGAAGGCCTCTAAACTGCTGCTGGTTACATGGGTGGCTTTCGCGGCCGGCCAGAACGCCACCACCCTGGCTCCGCTCGCCGCCACTAACGGCACAACAACCATGAACTCTACCGCTTCAGTCATGAACTCTACTACCTGGTCCTCTACTATGAACTCTACCTGGTCCACCACCACCGCGGCGAGCGGCGACTCTTGGTGGCGCCCAGAAGAGGTGCTGTCTAGGTGTAGGGACCAGGCCGGACTGAACTGGCTGGGGTGCGCTCAGGGTATGGTGGTGGTGATGGTCATCTTCGCTATCATCTTTGCCATCATCGTGATCGTCGTGGTGTGGGTGCTGATGCACGTCGTGATCGCCCGTCGCGACCCAGCCGGCGCGGCAGGGCCAGGAGCCATGTCTGCATCCTACAACAGGGGCTACGTCGAGGATGAAGACGACGTCGTGCACTTTAGAAAAATCTAATGATGTATCATTGTCAAACAATAAAACTCTTACAAATGTGATTTTTGTGTGCTATCAAGCCAAAGCAAACCAACACCCTTCACGTACAACTCCGCGATAATAGAGCACTAATAATGAACGCTTCACAGGGAGTCGTGTCAACCATTTTTTATTATTTTTCATTTTTCACACGTAACTACAACAATGCAAAGCAATAACACATTCAGAGGCCGGCTTCGGTCAACAGTTTTTTGACAAACTCGACGCGGCCCTTGTAGAGGGTGCCGTCGTGGTCGCACTCTTCTTCATCGTCGGCAACGTCCACTTCGGCCTGAGCGTGGATGCAATCCCAGACCATATCCACAAAGTTCTTGGGCACCTCGCTGTACTTGATGGAGGTGGTGTCTCCGTCCTCGTCGCTCACGATGAACTTTTTGTCGTCGTCCTCGACGAACTTGGCCATGTTGACGCTGCACATGACGGTGGGGCCGCACGCCGCCTTCACCTTGATGTCGGTCTTGAAGTCGTCGGCGAAGGGAATGCGCTCCAGCTCGGCTGTCAGACGGGCCCAGGCTTTGCGCTGGATCATCTTCCTGCTGTGCTCCGTCAGGTCGGAGGTGCACGACTCCCAGATGTTCTTGACCTCCGCAGAGTGGAGGTAGGGGAAGCTGTCCCTGGTGCCGTACCCGAAGCAGCAGGCGGCGCCGGTGATTTCGAGCAGGTCCACTTTCGCGATCTCCAGCTTGCCGATCTCGACCGTGTACCTGAGCCACTCTTCGATGGTGCTGCCGACAAAGTCGATGATGGACTCGTCGTGTCGGCTGTGGTGCAGCACCTCGGCGTACTTTTCGTCCCCGACGGGAACGTGACAGGGTTTGCGCAGGTCGATCCACCTAGACCACCCCGTGCAGATGCAGCCCTCGCCGCAGAGGAGCTTGTGGGCCCTCATGCGACAGTCCCACAACCCGGCCCTGATCTCGCAGTACTCGAGCGCGACGGACCCGTAGACGGTGATGCTGAAGGGTTTCCCCTCGCTCGGAGTGGGGTCGTGAGTGGGGAGCTCCTTGGTGTGGGTGATGTCGTAGCCGCCAAAGAGCTTGTTGTAGGCCGCGACGGCGAGCTTGTCGCCGGTCATCTTGAGCTTTTTGGAGACGGAGGACCGGACCTTGTCCAGGTTCTCCTCCGAGACCCACAGCACCATGTCGTAGACGAGGCAGCAGTTCTTGGCCTCGCAGCTCATGGAGACGAGCTCGATCAGCTCCAGCCTCTCTGGGTCCTTGAGCGACGACTGCGCGCCGTGCACCCAGACGTGGTGCAAGTGCTCGGGCATGTGGTCAAACTCGGCCGTCATGCCGGGCTTCTCGAGGTATAGTTTCACGTGGACGCGTTCGCCCTTGGCTCCCTCCGGCGTGTACTCGGTGACGGTGTGCTTGGTGCCCCGTTTGGTCCACTTGTGTCCGCGACGCCTGTTCATGGCAACCATGTCGTCGGCGTACTCTAGAGCCTGCCCCAGGATGATGGGCTTGTCGTAGTGGCGCGGGTTGTAGTGTGTGCTGGATCGGTAGGGGATGGTGTTGGGTTCGCCGGCGGCGAGGCCCATCACGCGCTTCTTCATGTCGTCGCGCTCGATGGTGGGGCCGCTGTCGTATGTGACCCACCAGCGCTTGAGCTGCTTGATCTCGAGCTTGCCCAGGGCCACGATGAGCTCCTTGAGCTGCTCGTCCGTGATCTTGTGCTCCCCAGACTCGAGCTTGGTCAACAGCGCCTCGAGTTTCTTCATGATGTCGACCAGTTCTGCCTCGTCGTGGTGCTTCTTTTCGTCCGTCTCCTCCTCGGAGTCGACAAAGCCGTCGTCAGAGATGGTGGGGTACTCGGACTCTGTGCTGGTATCGCTGCAGACGCTCTCGTCGTCGTCCTCTTCACCGTCTTCCTCGGAGAGCTCAGAGTGAGCGACTGCGGCGACGATCTCGTTCACCGCCTCTTCGACTTGTGCGTCTGTCAATCTGGGCTTCTCGTTAACCTCAGTAACGTTTGTGCTGTCCATGGCTCGGTTTGGAAGGCAGGGTTGTTGGTTGGCTCTCGAATGTGTATATGTGTATGTGTGCTTTGCTTTGATTTTCGCTATTTACAGACTGGGGACCGCTGCGGTGCGTGGTCTCAGACCTGAGGTGGGTCCGGCGCTGCCGGCGCTGCTGCTGCGGCCTCGGCGGCGACCTGTCGCCTGTAGATGTAGGGGACCGGCCTGGTGTTGTGGGTGTAATTGAACATCGGCGTCTTGCGTTCGGGGCACAGCAGCACCACGACAAACAGAAAGAAGACGAACGACATGAGGATGACGAAGCCTCCTATCCAGTTCTGCATAAACTCCGTGTCGAGGTCGAACGGCCTGGTTGGCTTGGGCGTCCGTCGCGGCGTGGTCGTCGGTCTGATGGTGGTTGGAACGGGTATATGGTACACACAGTCTACCGGCGTGCCGTTGTTGGACACGTTGGTGTACCCGTACCCGTGCAACATGTCTACGTTGTAGTTGAACCATTTCAGCGCGTGACGTTTGGTGAATATTCCTCCTGTGTAGTTCAAGCACATGACGGGTTGTGAGCTGTCGAGCATCCTCAACCAAATGTCCTTGGCGCTGACATTATTGTGCGGCGAATCCGCCATGACCACGAGGTCCATCTCCTTGATGGTGTCGCTGACGGGTCCTGTGTTGAACGCGACCGTGTAGTACGCGTCCATAGAGTCCTTGTACCAGTAATTGGGGGCGAGCCGTCGGTGTAGTCCATCGTAATCGACGGCGTCCAAAGCAACCAGACGGAATATGGTGGGGTCGTAGTGAGGTCCGGTCCTCCGCGACAGCACGTTGCACACTATGCTCCCGTAGGTTATGCCCCAGCATTCAGAGTGGTGAAGGGAGTCGCTATACTTTTTGATAAAGTAATCGGCTATCAAGTCGACGTGTTCGACCGTGGTGGGCATGTGGTAGTCGCACGACCAGTCGACACCTACTGTTATCCTCGGTTGTATCTCAGCGGCTAGCGCCTGCATCTCAAAGAACCAGCCGTAGTCCCTAGTGTTATTCTGTTCTGTGCATACGCCGTGAAATATCCATGTGACGGGTATCCACGGAAAATCGTACCGGCTCGGTAGGTTGCATCGACAGTCTTCATCGTCAATGTCGCAGGAGCAGACCGACGCCGGCCATGTATAGTTTTCCATCCTGGCATGGTTTATGTAGAACGTGATGTTCTTGATGTGGTCGGGACTCAAGCACTTGTGTCGCCTCGCCTCACACAAGACGCACAAGGTCAATAGTGGTAATAGTATCAGGATGTTCATGTTGATGGTTGGTTGGTTGATTGTGTGCCTGTGTGTTCTATAGAGCTATATAGAGCTGTATTATACACTCCTACACCCAAAGTGGGCAGTACTTTCGCTGCGCAATCCACAAACCAAAAAAAAACATTTAAAAATTTTATAATTTTTTTTATTGAGCATAGCACATCACAGTACAGTACATTGAATGATTGGTTGAAATGTTACACTAAATCATACACACATATTCACACAATTAAAAAAAACCACTATAAGGCGGCTGGCTGTTTGTTGGTGTGGAAGTGGCGCACTTGGGGCTTCTTGGCGCCCGGTGCGATGCCCGGCTTGTTGTTCCAGGCGCCCTTATGCACCGGCGGCGGCTCCGTCCCGCGAGACAAGGTGTTCCTCAACTGGCTGTTGATGCTCACGGAGCTGCGGCTCATGTCCAGCAGTTTGATGCACTCGGCACCGTCCGACGACCTCTCATCATCGTCGTCGTCCATTTCATCCTCGTAAGTCTGTTCTCTGCGAATGACGATGGGAGAGTTGGCGGTAGACACCATCAGCTTGGGCTCGAGTTCTGTGCCTGTTGAGCACGTGTTGGTAGCCTCGTTGTCAACCTCGACCTCGACCTGCACGCCGGCGTTCGACCACAGCATGTAGGTCTCTCCCTTGGCCCACCGTCTGAACTGCTTCTCCAGTCGGACGTGATCGTTCAGCACCAGCTCCATCGCCTGCTTTCCTCCCCACAGCGCCTTGGCGATGTCGAGCCTTCTCCTCAGACCCAGAATGGCCAGACCCATCCTCTCCGTCATCTTGCTGATGCGCCTCGAGCCCTGTTGACGCCGTCTTCTGCGGTTCTTGATTCTGAAGACTATGGCGATCAGACACAGCAAGATGACTGTGCCGACGACCGCTGCGACCACAATGGCCTCCGTGCTTATTTCTGACTCCACGTAGACAGTGGCTCCGCGTATCCCTTCAGTCACCGCTCTCTTTCGCCTGTTGTGGTGAGTCTCGACCTCGTCATCCAAGAGTTCAGAAGGAGCCGATCCGAGGTAAACGTTGTATCGCCTGAACCAGCTCTGTCTGTTGAGCTTGTCTGTCATATTGATGCCGTATTCGACGGCGTTCTCCAATTTTCTCAGCTCGATCACGCTTTCCCTCTCAAAGATCTGCTCGTACAGTGTCTTGTTGAATTGTTTCTCAATGTCTTCTGTTTCGAAGATGATCTCTCTGTTGTTCAGACACACCGTCCAGCTCCTCATACTCTTGGAGCGAAGGTACTGATCAATGTTGTCCGGCGTCTCGTATGTCATCTGCGGGCCCCAGATCTTCCCAGACGTCTCGTTGTAGTTCAGGTAGAACGCTCTCGGTAAGGGACACTTGAAGAAGGCGTACATGGGGTCGAGCGCCTCGACGAAGAGAGACCATGGTTGTTCGCTTCCAGAAGGTGCATCGTTGAGGCTCAGAACGCAGCACTTTTTCTGAATATGGAAGATCTGCTCCTCGTACCATTTGGAGGCGCTCAGAGCGTCGACCATCAGGTCCATCATCAGCTCGTTCACTTGCTCTTCCAGGATCTCTATCTGGGCCAGGCGCTGCTGGTCGCTCTGGAGCACAAAGTCGTGTGGGACGTTGACTCTGGCCACCTGGCGTCCTTCGGCCGTGAGACCAGACGCCATGCTGTTGATTGCCTTTACCAGAGGATCGTTGATGAGATCATAGATCTTGCCGACTGCGTCGTGCGCCTCTTCCATCTTCTTGTACTTGGCGGCCTCGATCACCAGGTCGTCGGATCCCAGCCTGTTGGCGGACTGGTAGCTCTTGGTCATCGGCGGTGTGTAGTCGTACATTTTCTGGTAGACCAGCACTGTGCTACGCGTCTGACCGTCGAGCGTATTCCTGCGCACACCCTGGTCTTGACAGAAATAGTAGTAACCGATACGCGGCTCAGAGCCTTCGCACCAGTACCAGTACGGCGTGTACATGGTCCACTCGGGATCCTTGTACATATCCTCCCAGTAGGCCTTCTTGAGTTTCTGATCCGCGAATTCACTTGTGCGGGTACCACACGCCGCCTTCTCTCTAGCACAGCTGTCCTTTGCGGGAGACACGGTCACGCACATGTGTGTGTGGCGCTTACCGGTCGTCGTCGACACCAGATCGTTGACGGTGAGGTCAGTGGTTGGACAGTCTATCTTCAGAGATCCAGCTTTCAGGTCTATATACACGTTACATTTTTTCAGTTTGTGTGTGAACGTGTAATCGGGCATTGTTTTGATCTTTTCCTCTTCTTCTTGCGAAGTGGGATCTTTGGCTTTCTTGAGTGTCAAAGTGTCTTTGCCGTCTGGGATCTTGAAGACCCAACTGTCGGTGTCGACGGCGAGGGTGCCCTTACCCCACGGTTCATCCACCCATCCCCACCTGAACCAACCGACAAGATCCATTTCAACATGATCTTTGACCGTAGAGCAAAAGCCGATGTTCACCTGGACAGAAGACGTCGCCTTACACCCTCTCTGAGCCCAGTCCAGCCACTTGCGACCGACTTCGTCATCAAAGTGGTCGTCCAGGTCGTGAAGAGACATCTCAGTCTTGAACGAGAACGTCTCCTTAGAGTCAAAGTTCTCTCCGTTTCCTCCATTGATGTCCATCTGTACGACGTCTGACATGGGAATGTGCCTCTTGATCTCGGGCAGAAACTTGATCCTGTTCTCGTCGTCTTCGGGAATGTCATACTGCCAGCGTGGTCCGATCCTGGAGATTCTGAACATTATAGAGTTGGCCCAATTCTCTGAGAACGCGTAGTTGTCAGTAGCCAGAGACACCAACTGTCCGGCAGTGTCCGTGTCGTCCAGCATGAGCTCGATGATGTCCGACTTGAACGCCGGCATGCTCATATGCTGACAAAAGATCCAGACAACAGGTGCCTTCTCCTTCTCAGTGTCCTTGAGAAAGAAGGTGCGGGCAGTACCCATAGAGTCCAGGTTGAGCATGTGCATATTATCAGGCGAACCCTTCTTGATGATGAAGCTGGCGATAGAGCCCGGCTGGCAGGTCATCATGTAGCCCTGGATAGCACCGTCGAGACTGGCGTTGACCGGCTTGGCGACGTGCACCCTGAAGAAACGCGCCTTGTTGTTGCACTTGCTGGTGTCCTCCACCCCAAACACTTCGGGCAGTCGACACAGTCCAGGCTATTAGAAAAAAAGCGTTAGTACAGTGTCAAACACAACTATAGTTTAAAGTGGGAGATGTCGTGCTTACCTTTATGGCGTTGGAACACAACAGCTTGTGTTGGGGATCCGAGTTGGGCTTGATGGGCATGTAGGTTCTGAAGTCTCTCCTCGAGAAAGTGAAGAGCTTGCGGTCGCTTCCCCTCGGCGTAAAGGGGTTGGGGACCATCCAGGTGCCGTTGACGGGGTTCCAGATGGCTCTCTTGAACATCATAGAGCATGTTGTCCAGCCGTAGTGCGGCTCTCCGGGTTCATAAGAGCAAGACGGCATAGATACGTAGAATTTTTTGAAGGGGAACAGGTCGCACACGTCGCTCGGCATGGCTGCGGTCAGCGCCGGTTCTCCAGGTCCACGTTTCTGTAGTAGGATCATGTCAGCCTCTGAAATGAACTCTCGCTCAATGATGAGGTTGGTGGCTTCGCCGCATCGACCATGGATGACCGGCTCACTGGCCACCATGCTCGCCAACTGGGTCACGTCCCAGACGCTGGTGCCGACGCTGTTGGCTCCCCTCGTCCTGGCCATCTTGCTGTTGAATTCGTTGAAGCGGAGGGCGCCGTCGCCGGCGCATGTCACTTTGAGCTGAGCGTTGAATGTGATGAGGGGGTTGTAGAGGACCTTGATGCGAGTCTCCCCAGCCGGTGCCCACAGAGCTGTGGTCTGTTTACCGTCTTCGCGTCGAGACCCATCGAGGTGCACGGATCGGTTGAAGAAGCCCAGAGTCACTTCCAGCTTCGACTCGGGCATCATGCACCATCTGTTACCGGCGGCGTCGGCCAGCATCAGCTTTCTGTATTCCATGTACTTGTCCAGGATGGGATCTCTCGGAGGATTTGTAGGATACAGCAGCTGGTGGATCTGGATGGAGAAGGTGACCAGAGAGGTGATCATCTGCAGGCCCAGGCCGACTCCAGCGACGGCGATAGCGGCGGGGTTCATGGTCATCATAGCAGCCATACCGCCTCCCATAGCCATCATGCTTCCGAACTCGTTCAGCTTGTCCATGGTGGCCAGGGTGACGGCTAGTTGCTTGTCTACGCCAGCGTATTTCCCAGACAGAATGTTGTCTATGGAGCGTGTGTTAGATGCAGACAGACTGGTAGCCATCATAGATGCCATCATACCACCGGCCATGACAGCCATGGGGTTCACGCCGCCTGTCATCTGGATGTGTGGTCCGGGAGGCATCAAGCCGGCGCCTATGCCTGGGTGACCGTCACCGTCTGGATCCATTATTCTCAGCACGTCTGGTTTGCCGTCACCGTCTATGTCCATAGCTTTCAGCATATCGGGCTTGCCGTCCCCGTCAATGTCCATCGCCTTCAAGCCGTCTGCCGTACCACCGAATGGGTTACCTTCTGGTCTGATCATACACATAGCGTTGGCATCGCGTTTGAATCGTCTACCACACTGTGCCGAGGTGGTAGTCATATGGTTATTGTCTCTGGCGTGTGAAGTCAGTCTCTCATTGATATCGATGTCACGTCTGGCGTTGTATCTCGGCGGCTCTTCGTAGACGTCTCCCATGCTCATGCCTCCTCCCATGCCTCGCTGTTTGTTCACTGAAGCGTATGCGGCTCCTCCACCACCACCCTGGGGGTGACCTGCCATACTGTACGTCTCTCCACCATAACCGGCCATACTGTATGTGCCTCCACCAGCTGCTCCGCCAGCAGCTGCTCCTGCTCCACCAGCAGCTGCTCCTGCTCCACCAGCTGCTCCGCCAGCTCCGCCATAACCAGCCATACTGTAGGTACTGCCGCCGGCTTGGTAGCCTGTCACAATTCTCCCACCACTCGCAGTTCCTTCCAGTGAAGAATAGACGACATCAGATGATTGACCCAGTCCATATTTTTGTCTAAAGTCGTACATGTTGGTCGTAGCTCCGCCATTAACTTGATGCTTGACTTTCTTCATCACGTCGAGTAGCTTGTCATTTGACATGGTTTTGAAATCTTGTCCCTTGAGAACATTCGTTACTGCAGTGTCCACTCTGGCTTTCGTGTCGATTGCAGCGTGATGATTAATTTCACTGTAAATCAGTTCACCCGATGTGCCGGGTCCCACCGCCACTCGACCAGGCTTAAGTGTTCTGTCGACTGGAGGTGGTTGTCCGGCACCGCTATTGCCGTTGCCCTTGATCCTATCCCACAGACCTCTTTTTCGACGATTGTGGTGGGTACAATCCGAGCCGACTTCGCCGTGGTGACCCGACTGAAAGGCGCATAACATGGTCTCATCGGTGTGATCCACCACGGTCAACAGCGCTCGTCTCGTTCTCTTCCTCGCCTCCTGTTGTGTTTTGTTGATGGGCTTCTGACAGTTCAAGTACGTGAGTGATTTCACAGTCAAACTCGGTCCACTCACCCTCCTGTATTTACGAGCAGGTTTAAACTCTGGGTGTCTGGTTATGATCTCGTTCAGATTGTAGTTGTGTGCATTACCGTTGGTTATGAGTGATTTGTGCCGCTCGACGGTACGAAACGTGTAGTATGGGTCGAACATTTCTTGAATGACGGCTAGTGTTGACACAGCCGTCTTCTCAGCCGACGACACTGCCACAATGGTGTCCAGGTACAATTTTGAGCTGATGACAAGCGCCAAGTCTTCCCACGTGTTACAATGAGACTCTTTGAACATTTCGAAGAAGTCTGCTTTGAGACGGTTTGTGACATCCAGAGTAGCCAACGTGAACACGTTTTGCTTGAGATCTTCTTCCAACAAAGAAGCATCTTCGGTGTTGGTTTTCATGTATTTAGCTACATCAAACATGTAACGCCAATACGGGTACATAGTCAGATAAACGTCCCCGTTTGTTATAGCTTTGATATGCCGTGCGAGACAAAACGTTTCCCAGTTGAACTTCCCCACTGTGTAGTCAAAAGTTCTGTTGACTGCTGCGTACAAGGAAAAGACAATCTCGTCCTGTTCTGGGTCATATGTCACAGGCAGTGCAATCGGCTTGACGAGCTCCACTTGCAAGCAGTCGTAGTCGACGGTCACCTCCTCTGGTACAGTCTCGTTTGGGTAGGAGTTTGGGCAGTCTGCCGTGCAGTTGGTACAGTTGGTGGGCGTTGTACAATTGATGGTCATACTGACGATGGTGGTAGTCTTTGGTGCTTTAGTTGTTTTGGGCATTGATGGCACCTCGGCGATGGAGGTCTTGGTCCTGAGGTTACGACTCTCTCTGTAAATATCATCCGACGTGAACCACAGTTTGTTCTCGGGGCAGGTGTCGTTTGCGTACTCTTTAGTCTTTAGGATACACTCCGTGATGATGTTGGGCAAACCTTTGCCTCCAGTCGGTATCCCCGTCACATTGAAGGTGATAACTCGTTGAATATTGTCCAAGAGAATCAGCTCGTTGTCGTAGTCACCCTGGATGGACTCAATCATGATGGTGTAGTTGAATCTGACCAATGCACAATAGTCGTCACCGGGTGGTGGACTAGTGTAGAACGTCTGGTTCATGGGTCTCAGATACGTCAAATTTTCGGAGTAACCCCGAGTGACACCCTGTCGAAATTTGTAATCAAAAACGGCCTTCTCCACCACCACCTCCGTCTTGTTTAGGTAAACTGCGACCTTTTCTGCGTCGAGGATTATTCTAGCTCGAACATATGCCCTTTTCAAGTCATCTTTGCGTATGAAATCAAAGTCGAACCCAAAGCTGAATATCATGTCTGTCAGATTGAAAGTAGCAAAGCCCATATTGTTGAGGCCTCCTATTCCGATGGCTGCTTCGCCGGTGAGCTGCACGGGTAAAGCATCTGGTGATCTCATGGGGTATGTTGTGTTACGGAGGTTGTCGCAGGATTTTAGGATGAGGTCCCTTGCAAACTTTTCGTAGATGGCCTGCTTGCCCCCATCGAATATCGACTTGTACACTCTGCTCCAGCTTTCGTCGGCGGATTCGGCGTCGTAGTAGAAGCCGTCGAGCTTGAGCCCGTCGACAGAGTCCACTTCGACGTCCAGGTTGACTTGACTGAGAGCCGCCTTGTTGCCCATTGCACTGGCACCCATGGTGTTGTGCACATAGCAGACAGAGTCCTTGGGTCGCTCTCCCTCGGAGAACTTTTCATCCAGAGAGAAAGTCGGTGGACCTGCTGATGCGACTGCGGCGCATAGTAGTAAGGTCAGGACCTCGATCCAAAGTAGTTCATGTTTGTGGCGACCCATCCTCCTCGAACAATGAAGACCACTCAAGTGCTTTCGTCTTGAAAACTTGTTATTCTCAGGTCCTTATTCTCAGTCTTCTTCTCTCTTCCAACAGTAGAAGAAGTTCAATAGTGGAGAGTGGTGTGGGCCTGTCACTTTTATGCCAAAGTACACACCCACCCTGCGCACAGCCCTCCGAACGCTTTTTTCGCTATGGGGACCAGGTGACATACGAGAAATGGTGGCATTTACAGTTCAAACTCACACGAGCGACAACAACAATTCTCTGGAATGGAACCCGAGACCTCGACAGCGAGAACCGCCGAGCATGCCCTTTCATGGACACGCCGGGGCGCCCTGATCATCCTGGAAGGCGTCGATCGTTCGGGTAAGTCGACGCAGTGTCGCATGCTGGTCAAGGCCCTGCTGGAGATGGGAGTCGAGGCCGAGCTGATGAGGTTCCCGGACAGGACCACTCCGATCGGACAGATGATCAACTCGTACCTGCTCAACAAGAGCGATCTGGACGATCACGTCGTACACCTCCTGTTCTCGGCCAACCGATGGGAAGCCGCCTCCGACCTGAAGCGCAAGCTGATGAAGGGTACCACCATCGTGCTCGACCGCTACGCGTTCTCCGGCGTAGCCTTCACGGCGGCGAAGCCCGGGTTCGAGCTCGAGTGGTGTAAGCGAACCGACGTGGGTCTGCCCAAGCCCGACCTGGTGGTGTTCCTGGCCATCGAGGCCTCCGCCGTGGAGAGCAGAGGCGGCTTCGGCGACGAGCGGTACGAGGTCAGCGCCTTCCAGGCCGCCGTCCGAGAAAACTTTGAGGTGCTCATGAAAGATGTCACCGTCAACTGGCGCAAGGTGGACGCTGCCCGGACTCCGGAGCAGGTCCATGGTGACATCCTCAGGCTGACGGACGACGCCCACAACGCCATCTACGACTCCAGAGACGGCTTCGACGACACCATTCCCACTTTATGGTCTTGATGTACTGTGTGTGCTTGTTTGCTAATAATGTGCAATAAAATCCAAATACATTAATATGTTTCATGGTTTTTATTGAATTCAATGTGGTATAGGGTACAGGTATAATAATGGTAACAACAGTGCAGTGTAACTAGCTGGAGCACATGGTGCAGACTTCTTCGTTGCACACCACCTCGAGTTTGGGTTGTTTGGAAAAGGCGGACCCGTCTTCTGCCCTGCGCTTGCGAGACGCCTCGGCCGACACTTCGGGAGCCACGCTGAACTGGACGGGTGCGACGGCGGCCTTGGTCCTCAGGTAGTACATGCCGGTCTTGAGTCCACTGGACCAGGCGTGGAGGTGCATGGCCGTCAGCTTCTTCATCTTGAGCTTTGGGTCGTCCTCGCACAGAAAGAGGTTGAGGGACTGGCTCTGGTCGACGAAGGGCGCCCGCTCTGCGGCCATGGTGATGAGGTCCTTCTGAGATATCTCATACGCCGTCTTGTAGATGGGCTTGAGGTGCTCGGGGAACCCTTCGATGTTCTGCACCGAGCCCTTGTGGACGATGAGCTGGGTGCGCATGTTATCGTTCCACAGGCCCAAGCGCTCCAGCGCCTCGACCAGGTGCCTGTTCACCACCTGAAACTCTCCCGACAGCACGCGGCGCTGGTAGAGGTTGCTGCTGAGCGGCTCGATGCTCTCCGTGTTGCCCAGTATCTGCGCCGTGCTCGCAGTCGGCATGGGCGACACCAGCAGACTGTTCCTCACGCCGTGCCTCTGGATGCGGAGTCTGAGCTCGTTCCAGTCCCACATGCCCGAGAGGTCCTCGCGTTTGAGGCCCCACATGTCAAACTGCAGCAGCCCCTTGCTGACGGGGCTGCCCTCGTAGGTCGGGTAGGGACCGTCGCGCTGGGCCAGCTTACAGCTCTCGTCGAGGGCGGCGTAGTAGATGGTCTCGAAGATCATCTTGTTCATGTCGCGGGCCTTGCCGCAGGTGAAGGGGATGCCCATCATCATGAAGACGTCGGCCAGTCCCTGCACGCCGATGCCGATGGGTCTGTGTCGCTTGTTGGAGCGCATGGCTTCGGGCACGGGGTAAAAGTTGCCGTCGATCACCTTGTTGAGGTTGCGGGTGATCATGCGGACGACGTCGGCCAGCAGCTGAAAGTCGTACTCGTAGGGATCCTCGGCGATGGTGATCCTCACAAACTCGTTGAGGGCGACGCTGGCCAGGTTGCAGACGGCCACCTCCTCCGAGTTGGTGTACTGGACAATCTCGGTGCAGAGGTTACTGCACTTGATGGTGCCCAGGTGCTGGTGATTGGACTTGGCGTTGCAGGCGTCCTTGTAGAGCATGAAGGGCCCCCCGGTCTCGAGCTGGGCGACGAGGACGCTGTTCCAGAGGTCCCTAGCCTTGACCGTCCTGCGAGCCTTGCCCTCTGCCTCGTAGCGGGTGTACAGGGCCTCGAACTCGGGGCCCCAGACCTCGTCTAGGCCGGGGCACGACGCCGGGCACATGAGACTCCACTCGCCGCCGTCCTTGACCCTCTGCATGAAGAGGTCGGGGATCCAGAGGGCCTGGAAGAGGTCCCTGGTCCTCTGCTCGTCCGAGCCAGTGTTCTTCCTCAGCTCCAAAAAGTCAAAGACGTCGACGTGCCAGGGCTCCATGTAGACAGCGAGGGCGCCGGGCCGCTTGTTGCCTCCCTGGTCCACCATCCTCTCGAGCGCGTTGAAGATGCGCAGGGTAGGCACTATGCCGTTAGAGTGGCCGTTGGTGCCCTTGATGTAGGCGCCCTTGCCCCTGAGGTTGCTGATGGACATGCCTAGTCCGCCGGCGTGCTTGGAGATGAGGGCGCAGCTCTTGATGGTGTCTGCTATGCCCTCCATGCTGTCCGACTTCATGTTGAGCAGAAAGCAGGAGGACAGCTGGGGCTTGGGGCTGCACGAGTTGAACAGAGTGGGGCTGGCGTGGGTAAAGTAGCGGCTCGAGAGGAACCCGTACGTCTGGAGCAGAGCGTCGATGTTGTCGCCGTGGATCTGCAGGGCGCACCTCATGAGGGTGTGCTGGGGCGTCTCGATGGGTCCCTCGGGTCCCTTGAGCATGTAGGAGCGCTCGAGCGTCTTGAACCCAAAGTACGAGTAGCCAAAGTCGGCGTGGTGCCTGACGGCTGCGTCGAGTCTCTCGGCGTGCTTCTGACTGACCTCGTAAAACTTTTGCGCTATGAGGGGAGCCCTGAGCCCGGTGTCCGGATTGACGTTGAACCAGAGCCTCTTGCACACCTCCGAGAACTTGGGGCTGGTGAGCTTATGCAGGTTGGTGACTGCTATGCGCGCCGCCAACTTGCTGTAGTCGGGGTGAGTGGTGGTCATGTTGGAGGCCGTGTGGGCCAGCAGCTCGTCAATCTCGGACGTCTTGCATCCGTTGCCGATGCCCGGCTCGATCTTCTGGGCCAGGAGCTGTGGGTCCACAGACTCTGACCGGAACCCGCACTCGTTGATCCTCTCCACGACCTTGGCCATGTCCAGAGGCTCCTTGGTGCCGTCGCGCTTGGTTACGTAGATTGTGTCTTCCATAGTTTTGGTGTAGTAGTGTAGTGAAGTGAAGTAGTAGGTGAAGTATAGTGAATTGCTGTACGGCAAAGACGAATTCTTCAAAAAATTCTCCTTTATGTGAAGTTGTAGTGAAGTAAGTTGAATGACACTCAACACCAGATGTAAGTATAGATGACATTTTATTCAAGCTTTATACGTAACATTATTCACAATAACAATATGAGAACAATAGAGGGCGTAGTCTAGCGGTGGATCACGCTGCGGAGGTCTCCTCGGGCTCAGCCGGCGTCTCAGACATCTCGGTGGTAGCCTCGGTGGTAGCCTCGGTGGTAGCTGTCTCTGTCTCGTCAGCGGAGATGTCCACCTCCACGTACCGGATCAGGGCCGCCGACTCCTCCGGTGTGAACTTGAACTCTGCGTCCCCGACGGCGCCAAAGTCTTCCAGCAGTTCTTGCTCCTCGTCCTCGGATAGAGGGCTTCCAGGCTCGACGCCTACTGTGCGGATCCTCTCTGCGCGTGCAGAGACGGCTCTCTTCATGATGCCTTCGAAGCGATCGATTACCTCGTCGGTGAGCAGGGCCGCTTCCTCGGCGGTGAGTGCGTTGCGACGAGCGTCTCTGACCCTCTGCTTCTCTGCGTGTTCTGCCATGATCTTTGCGACTGCGTCGACGGTCATGTCCCACGCTTTCCTGAAGACGTACTGCTTCAGCCTGTAGAGTCCGTAGACAGCCAGACCACCGATGAGCACAGTCTTGTAGTTGACCATTGTAGGCTTGTTGTAGGTAGGCTGTTAGTTCTTGGGAGGTGTTGTTGTTGAATGATATCAGAGCTGGGGCTTATGTACACCCATGGACCAATCCATTGAGGGCTTATGTACACCCATGGACCAATCACGTTGCGTTATTATTGCTCAATAGTGAATCATGACATTGCGACATACTGGATTTTACTTTTTATTAATCATCCACCACAAATAGTATAATAACAGTATAACAGTATAACAGTATAACAGTATACGTTGACAGTATTAACAGTATTCGGATTCGACGGCGGCTGCTAGGGTAGGTGTCGGTTCAGAGACGGCGTCTGCTTCAGCCTCCTCGATGGCGATCGCGACGGATCTGGGTAGAGAAGACTCTGCGACGACCAGGTAGTTGTAGGCGTCGATCACGTAGCGTAGCATGAAGGGCGCCGGCGGTCTGACCGTCGTCTTGAGTTCCCACTCGGCGCAGTGTCTCGCTGAGCAGAGCTCGGTCAGGAGCATGGCCAGAGTGGTCATGGGGTTCCAGTTGGGAAGGCCCAGCTTCACCCTCACCAGGTCCAGCGCCGTGGCGGCGAAGCCTTCCCAGGTATTGCCCCTGTGCAGCCACACAGAGCGCTCAGACCACTTGTCGCAGTCCTTCCACTTGAGGTCGAGCGTCAGGTCCGAGGCCATGATCAGGCAGGCGCCGCCGAGCATGAGGTTGGCCCTGAGCTTGGAGAGGTTATCATCGGACTTGCTGTGGTGCTCTCGCCACTCTTCGTTGGTCATGTGCGGCACGTCCAATCTGTGGGTCATGCTGAGCAGCAGCTCGTTGCTGGGTCTGGCCTCGTCGCTCAAGACGGTGAGCACTTCCTCGGATTCGAGGGCCAGGTGCTGCAGCCGAACGCCCATCTGCTTCTGGTGTCTCATCTCCTCCCGCATGGGGCTGAAGAAGCAAAGCTCGAGGAGCCTCAAGCTGGCCCTGGCCTCTGGACTCTTGTCACAGTCTGGGTCGTCTTCGATGGCTTTGATGGTGACGGGCGCATCGTCGTCACCCTCATCAGCCCCAACCTCTCCAGTCTCAGTCTCAGTCTCAGTCTCGTCAGCAACCTCAACCTCTTCAGCCTCAGCGATGGGCGCAGTCGTCTCTCGTGCAAAGACGGCGTCGTCCTCGTCGAATGAGACCTTGAGTAGTTGCTCGAGTGGCAGTGGTGCTGACATGGTATTGTGTGGGAGAGGTGGTGTGGGGGAATAGGTTAAAGAATAGGTTATTAGAGAATAATAGAGCCGGGCAGAAAAGAAAGTCAGAGGATGGTGCAGAAGGCGCCCCAACCAAAGTCCACTGTCAGGAGTAGCACGACGTTTTCCGGAGTGGTTCTGATGTGAGCACTGTTGGTCTCGATGTCCGTGAAGGATAGAGTGTGTTGCGCGGGATCGTACTGAACGGCTAGGTGATCGGTGAGAGAGGCCTTAAGAGAGCTCACGTATATATACCTGTCCTTCACACCCTCTGTTGCGCAACGGACGGTCACGCCCACAGACCAGTAGGCGTTCTGCTTGAGGCTCTGAAACTCGAGCCTGAAGGGTCTGGACGTCGGCAGCGGCTTGTCCCGCCACATCTTCCAGTCGAGTACGTCTTCTCTGGTGGTGCGAGGCGGCAGCCTGTCGCCGTACATGCTTGCGACGACGTTCTGGAGCGTCTTGTTGACTTCGAGGGACCTGGGGCACTCGACGAAGCAGACGGGGCACAGGTTGCGGCTGCTGTTGAGCCAGGCGTTGAGGTGCCTGCTCCAGCAGGGTTTGCAGAACGTGTGTCCGCACGGCGTGGCGACGGGGTCTAGGAGCACCTCGCAGCAGATGGGGCACCCTAGCGCGGCGGTGAAGTTGAGCTCCTCTTTCATGAAGACGCTGCCACCGTCGAAGACGACGGGCATCTTTTGGGGAGAGGAGAGCGGTGAAGAGGAGAGCTGAGGTGTGGATAGAGGAGAGGGTGAAGAGGCGAGAGGAGAGAGGAGAGGTGAAGCGGTCTCGCCGACGTCCGAGACGACGACCGTCTCGGACTCTGCCATGTCCAGCGCCTCTATGTATCTGTCGACCCGCTGCGGGGTTTGATGGTGATGGTGAACGTACGAGGCGTCGACACAGTCGCCCACAAAGATCACGGCGGCGTCCTCTTCCATGGCTGGTGCGGGTCAGAGTGGTGCTCCGCCGCGGCGCGCGAGGTTGCAATAACAGAGAGGGGAGACGGTGTCACAGCTTAATATATATTTTATTGCTTGAACAGACCGTATGTACACAACATGATCTCGAGATAAAAGTGCAACGGGGTGGTGGTGGCGGCGGTGATGTTCGGTGATGTTCACCGGCACGCTCTGGCCCTGGCCTCGGAGGCCCGTGCAAAGTGTCTGGCGGTGAGCGGTCCCTCCGCGCCGTCCATGGCCCACAGCAGATTCGCATGCTGCAGATGCGTCTCCGCCGATCTGACAAAGTAGGCGCAGGTGTACTGGAGAGCGTCGCACAGCTGCCTGACCTGGTCGTTGGTGCAGGGTGCGAAGGGATGCGTGTTGACGGCGTACACCTGCGCGCCGGCGACATCCGTCTTGATGTGGTTGACCCTGACCAAATCCTCGCTCACGTACGTCTGGACCAGGGCAGAGGGACTGATGGAGGGAGCGGGAGGCGCTGGCTCGGCTCTCTTGGGGTGCAGGGCGAGCAGTATCTCTCTCCTGAGAGCGGCCTGGACCATGTAGGACTTGAGCTCGGGCGATGCCTCGTTGAACCACAGCAGCCTCAGCTCCTTAGAGGAGGGCATGTGGCTGAAGATGTGGCTCATGTTCTTGCGCTCGGTCGGGTTGGGGCGAAGGAACACCTGCAGAGAGGACGCGGGCAGGTCCGAGGGAGAGGACCCGATGAGCGCGGCGACAAAGTCTGAGGCCTTGAGGTCCGCAGCGCCTCCGTTGGTCCTCAGAGCAGAGGCGATGGTCGACGCTCGCTGCACGACGGTGCGGGTGGCCTCGAGTGCCGTGAGGGCCCAGAGCTTGAGCCCGTCCTCGTCCGCCTCCGAAGGCAGCTTGCTCGAGATGAGCTGAAAGGTCTGAGAGTGGGACGATGATGAGGGTGTCTGAGAGGTTCGAGAGGGTTTGCCCCTGAGAGCGGTGAAGAGGCACCCGAGTTTGTCCGGGTCGATGAAGGACTCGAGCTCTCCCGAGCGTGAGGAGGCCTCGGCCTGCGCCTTGATCCTCGGACCTGCCAGGGCCTTGGCCAGCCTGTTCGGCCTCTCGATCCTCTTCACCGAGGAGAGCTCGAGGAGCCCCTTCTCGAGCGCGGTCTCGAGCCTCCTGAGGGACCTCACCACCCTGAGCCTCTCTTCGTAGAGCTCATCGTCCTTCTCTTTACTGAAATCAGCGTCGAGGTCGACGGCGTCCTCGTCGTCCTTACCCTCGTCCTCAGAGTAGAGGTAGGCCCAGGGAGCGCGGGCCTCCTCATCCCTTATCCTCTCGAGCTCGGGGTCCGAGCTGTCAAAGAGCATGGGCTCGTAGTCGGGATCGTCCATCGCGTCAAAGTCTGGGTCAGCATCGTCGACGGGGACGGCGACTTCGACGCTCCTGGCGGGTCTGAGCCCATCTCCCTGGAGGCTGGCGTGTGGCTGGAGCACGGCCGTGGCCACCTCGAGGAGCTGGGTCATGGTGATAGCGTCAAAGTCCGCGCCTTCGAGGGCCATGAGCTCCCGCTTGACTTCGGACTTTGTAGTAGAGTTGTACGCGTCGAGCTTTTTGAGCAGGTCCAAGACGGCCGTCGCTGGCACTGTACAAGAGTCGCTGCGGCGCGCCTCGGCCTTGAACCAGGCCTTGGACATGTCGACCAAGGCGGCGCGCCGTCGTGCCCTGATGGGGCCCAGAGCCTCCGAAAGGGCCTCGTCCAGGCTCTGCGCCGCTTTGTTCTGCTGCTGTTGGAGCCTGGCATCCGGGGACACCGCCGTGATCTTGACGGGAGAGGGCTGTGAGGGTTGTTGAGAGGGCTGAAAGCGTGAGGGTTGAGAGGAAGGTTGTTGAGGGGGCTGAGGGGGTTGAGAGGGCTTACGCTTGGTCTGGAAGATGGCCCTGACGAGCTCCGGGTTGATCTCGCCAAAGGTCCCCGGAGCTTTCTTGGGTTTGGTGGTGGCGGCGACAGCGACGGCGGCGACTGTGGGCAGAGGTGTTTGTGGCGAGAGTGTGACGGCAGCTGTGTCGATGATGTCGGTGGTGTGCGGCGTGGATGTGAGGATGTGCTGCGATGTGACGGTGTTGAGAGAGAGCGGCGTGGTGGCTTTCTGCCACAGGCTGAGCGCCGGTATGAGCGGCGGTGGTGCGACGGCGACCAAGTTGGTGAGGAAGCACTTGGAGTGGTGCTCCGAGGCGATCACCGCGTTGAGCAGGGCCTCTGTCTTGGCCCTGATGGGTCCCGGTTTGTTCCAGCTCGTTTTGAGCGAGCCGGGCATAAAGTTTTTCAGCTGGGCCTGCCACTTCTTGACGCACTGCTGCACCGTGGGCAGGTCTGTCATGAGGCTCTGCTTGAGGAGGCCCAGCTTTGCCTGTGAGGGGCTGATGGGTTTCGCGCGAGGCGGCGAGATGAGAGGCGGCAGCGGAGCCATCTCCTTTCGGATGATGGCCATGCTCACATCATCAGAGTCCGAGTCCGACGAGCACGAAGACGAGGGCGACGGGTAACCCCTCGAGGCCCGTCGCCTAGTGTCGCGCTGATTCTGAAAGACGTGTGTGGTTGATTGTGTGGGTTTGGACGGTCGGATGCGTTTGATGGGGACGGCGTAGTCCTCCTCGTACTCGTCCTGCCCCGGATAGTACCTGGGTCTCGCGGTGCGTTGTCTCTTCATGGTGTGGTAGGTTAGGTGGGGTTAGGTAGGTAGGGTGTTATGCGGTAGGTTGCTGTAGGTAGGTTATGGAGGGTGTAGTGTTGGTGAACGTTTTGAGAGGTTGGAGCAGGTACCTGGTTGAGGATTCCGCAGTAGCGCACTGCTGCGCTCACCTCCCCTACACTGCGTGAAGGGTGACCGTCTACCGACTTTGTAAGAACATACGAGACGCCAGAGCTCACGTTAAAAACGATTGTTCTTTATTGGTTTAACACATAACACATAACAGTTTGCAATCAATTCACAATCATGGTAGCAACATTTTGTCGTCATCGTGGTCGACGCGCAAGACGGTGACTCTCTGTGCCAAGTGTCTCTTGAGCAGGGCCAATCCCAGCGAGATGGCCAGGGACCCGCAAACGAAAAAGATGAAGGCGTTCGTGTTCCTCACAAAGGTGACGATCCTCTCCATGCGTCTCTGTCGCTGGCCCTCGTCGAGGTGCCTGTCGGCCTCCTCCTCCAGCGCGTTCTTTTGGTGCTTGCCCGGTCTGAGGTCGACCGCTGCGGTCCTCTTGACCGAATAGTCGACGTAGTCCACCGTGACAAAGACCCTGTACACGTCCTCGTCTCGCCTGGTGAAGCGTCTGATGCTGAGGACTCCCCCGTCGCTGATGCTCGCCCTGTGCCCGAATCGCCTGAGCGCGTCCCTACTGCTGGTGTTGAACTCTGGCAGGGTCCCTTCGCCTCTGACGAGCAGCGCCAGCTTTCTCCAGTTGTAGGCCGAACGCCAGTCTACGGAGAGGCTCTCGGCGGCGATCAGCTCGACGGCGTCGACCGGAGGACGCAAGACGGAGACGCGTCCGTCCCTTGAGTCTACCACCTCACGGTACGAGGCCTTCGCCTCTCCCTCCACGTTGAGGGCAAAGAACCTCGCGAAGTCGGTGGCGCGGTCCCTGCAGATGTAGACTCCTTCATCGGCGGCGGTCACGTAGAAGAGTGTGAGCGCGTCGCCTTCGGCTCGGGTCCACGGCTTGCCCCTGACGAGCGGCGCTCCGTTCTTAGTCCAGGTTGTGGTGTCGTCAGGGGAGGTGGAGGAGTTAGCGGTGGAGGAGTTGGAGGGTTGAGGAGGACGACAGCGGAGGGTGACAACGTCCAGCTCCTTCAGAGGTATGGCGCCGTCGTAGTCCTGCATGTCTACCCACACGACGTAGTTGTTGTGCGTGAAGAGGTCAAAGCCTGCGAAGACGGTCAGCCCGATGGCCCACAGGATGAGCGCCGTGGACATCTTGGTGGCGTTGTTCATCATCTTGTTGTCAAGGTGTCAATATGAAGAGTGGAGTGTTGTCCGCGCTTGATGTAGTGGGGAGAGGGCGGATGTGGTGCATGGGGGAGGGTGTGTGGCGGCCATTTTGACTAACCGAGGGAGATCAGAGTTCGTCTCTGATGGTTTCTACTCGAGGGTACTGCGCGAATGAGGATTTGGGTACGAGGTGCTGCGCGACGAGTTTCCTCACGCGCGAGAGGCCCTCTCTCCGGACGTGTTCTTTGATGTGGTGTCCCTCGACGCCGTGGTCGACGACGGTGTGAGCGGTGAAGAGCATCCACTCTCCCCTCTTGTCGGTGTGGGTCACGTCTGTCTGGAAGAAGTGATCCTCGATGTCCCTCCAGGCCTCGGGGACGATGTCTCTGGCAGGCAGCGTCCAGCGTCGCCAGTCCATGTCGTCGTAGGGGTGCGAGAGGACGACGTCGTGAGGGTACTGGCTGGGTCTGGTGAGGCTCTCCCTGGCGATCATGAGGCACTCGCACGCGGGCCACCTCTGGGCCGAGAGACAGAGAAAATCGTGATGGGCCGAGTCCTCTCCCCTCACGTCCGAGCACCTGAGCTCGTTCTGGTCCCTGACGTGGTCGTAGTCGAAGAGCTGGTGGTGCGTGAGGTTGAAGAAGCGCAGGGCGAGGTGGACGCCGCTGCGGGTGAAGCCGTCGAGCGGTCGCTCGGGGCTGCCGCACTGGCAGGTGGTGGACTCGGCGCCGCCGTGCTTGACTGTGAAGGGGAACCCTGTGCGGTGCAGGGCCACCATCTGGGGCCTGTGCAGCTCGGCCGGGGTGAGGGACCAGTCTGAGCCCTCGAAGGTATCCTCTAGGGATCTAGTCGCCGCCGCTGTCGCCGTCGCGAGGATGAGCACCGCAATCGCTGCTGCTGCTGCCATGGTTCGAGGTTGTGAAGAGGGGAGAGGAGAGTGAGAGGCGATGAGAGGGGCGAGGATTGAAGAGGCCGAAGAGGGTAGAGAGGGCTGGAGAGTAGGAGAGGAGAGAGGGGAAAGTTTTGAAGTTCTTGCACATGTTGAGGGGAAGTTATTTGAAGTTCTTGTAGGGCACGCTCCTGTTGAGGATCCACATGGCGGCGGCGACGGCGACGAGGATGCCGCAGAGCGTCGACCCCGCAGAGATGATGATGACCATGAGCCAGTCATGCTCGACGGCATCTGCGACGGCGGGTGTCAGCGTGCTTATGGGAATGAGCGCTGCGGAGGTTGAGGTTGAGGTTGAGGTTGAGGTTGAGGTTGAGGTTGAGGTTGAGGTCGGAGTGCTCGGGGTTGTTGGAGTAGTGGTGCTAGGAGTGCTCGGGGTTGTCGGAGTGGTGATGTTCGGGGTTGTCGGAGTGGTGGTGGGGGTTGTAGGAGGAGTAGGAGTGATGCTCTGGTTTGTGGGAGGAGTGATGACGGTAGGAGTTGTAGGAGGAGTACTGGGGGTTGTCGGCGTGGTCGCCGTCGTGGTGGTGAGCTGCGTGACGTTAAAGAGCCTGGTCCTGATGCCCTGGCTGTCTCCGGGGTTGGTGAAGACAGCACACTCCCAGTCCGTAAAGTCCGAGAGCTCGGCCACCTTGATGAGCTCCGAGGTGCCGGTGGAGACGAGGAGCGGGTTAGCCGGGGCGCTGCGCTTGACGAGGATGGTAATGCTGGTGACTTCGGGGCAGGTGATGGTGAGGACGTCTCCGAGCCTGAATGAGAGTGGGGTGACGGCCGAGACGCCTCCCGTGTTCCAGGAGAAGGGAGCCGTGACGAGGGGGAAGGTGGTTGTGGGTCCCGGCGGAGCGACGGCGGCGCAGGGCGCGATGATCTCAAAGTCGTTGCCGCAGTATATCCTGTAGACGGTGCCGTTGGTGCCGGGCATCTCTATGCGCCGGGGCTCATTCGCGTCGACGGGTGTGAGTCCCAGGCTGGCTCCGGTCGAGTTGACGGCGGTGTAGGAGAAGTAGTAGTGGTCGGGGCAGAAGTAAGAGTAGACACGGTTGCAGGTGTTGAGGACGGGGATGGGTGCCTGGTTGGCGCAGGTTAACTGTTCGTTGTTGTTGCAGGCGCTGAGCTTGACGGGACAGTTGCCTCTGGTAGAGACGGCGGGCAGGCTGCCGTTGGTGATGTCGGCGCCGCACACGAACGTGGTGCCTATCATGCGCGTGTGGATGTCGGTGTAGGTCTTGGATGTGGCCTCGTGGATTCGGGTGATGGCCCCGTTGGGGCACCAGGCGGCGACGTCGAAGGGACAAGAGTACATCGGCGCTCCTACCCAGACGGGGTCCGAGAGGGTTCCCGTCGAGCCCGTTGGCTCGCAGGTGTACCTTCCCGCGACGACCGTGATGTACTCGTTGGTCGACGTCGTGTCCGCAAAGACGCCGTTCCTGTACCATGTGTAGGCCGAGGCCCCGATGTCGCAGGGCATGAGGCATCGGAGGTCGGTGCCTCCTCCGAGTGCCGCACTGTTGTATTTGAAGATCCTGATCGAGGGCCTCCCGGCCAGGACGATGGCCGGGGAGGACTCTGTGAAGATGGTGTTGACAAAGATGAGCCCCGTGATGTAGGTGATCTGGACCCTGTAAAGGGGGAAGTTGGTCACGTCGTCTTGTGCGACGTTGGTGAGGGTGAGGGTTGCGGATCCCGTCGTGGAGGTGACGGACGCCCTGCCGCTGGTCGCGGCCGCCTGTCCGAGGATGTCGGTGGTGGGGGTGAGGAACGTCATGGCGCTGACGTCTCCCGAGATGCCGGACGAGTTGAAGAACGCCTTCAGAGTAAAGTTGGTGCCAGGCGCGACGCAGTCCGCGCGCGAGTAGGTGACCTGGGCCCTGACCACGGAGGCGGCGAAGCCCAGGAGGCCGAAAAGGAGCGGCGTGGACCCTATCATGATTGACGGCGGAGTTACTGGACCGTCGCCTCGGTCGCGCTCATCACGATACGATAACAGAAAAATTTTGGTTTTGATGGGTTTGCTTTTTTTATTATGTGATGCTGTAGTGTACACACGTATTAGAAACAATAGTAGAGCAAGCAAGCAAAAGCACTAAGAGACGAATGCTGGGTTGTCGACCCCGTCTGCCCTGGCCCTGTTCTTGGGTTTCTTGGCTCCCTTGGCTCCGGCCGGCTTTTTGTGCATGATGAGGATGGCTGCGATGACCGCGGTGAGGGTGGCTGAGAGGATCATGGACCCGATCACGGAGAAGATGACGATGAGTAGCCTGTTGTCCGCATCGGCTTGATCGGCGGCGAGGGTGGTGCCGGACGCGATGGTGGTCGGAGGTCCGGAGGGTAGAGCGGCGGTGGTGTAATAAGGAAGAGCGGTAGAGGGGCGAGCTGTGGTGGTAGGAGTGCTAGGGGTGGAAGGAGTAGTAGATGGTGTCTGTGTAGTAGGTGTAGTGGTTGGAGTGGTGCTTGGTGTCGTCGTGCTCGTTGGGGTAGGAGTGGTACTTGTGGTTGGAGTGGTGCTTGGTGTGGTTGGAGTGGTACTTGGAGTGCTTGGTGTGGTACTTGGAGTGCTTGGTGTGGTTGGGGTAGTCGGAGTCGTACTTGGAGTCGTACTTGGTGTCGGAGTCGTGCTTGGTGTGGTTGGGGTCGAAGTCGTACTTGGAGTCGTGCTTGGTGTGGTTGGGGTTGTCGGAGTCGTGCTTGGTGTGGTTGGGGTAGTGCTCGGTGTAGTCGGGGTGGTGGTGGGAGCGACGAGGTTGACCAGCTTTGAGCGCGTGCCGGCCGAGTCCCCGACGTTGACAAAGTTGACGCACTCCCACTGTCCGTAGTCGCTGGATGTGACGGCCTTGACCATGGTCTTGGTGGTGGCTCCGCCGCCAGCGAGGGAGACCATGGAGCCGTCCTTGAACACGACGACGACGTTGGCTGTGTTGGGGCAGTCCAGCGCAAAGACTTCCCCGATCCCGATGATCATCGTCTCGGGTGAGGTGATGCCGCCCGTGCTCCATGTGGGGCTGCCGCCGATGAGGTTGAAGGTGGTGGGGTGAGCTCCGTAGTTGCTGGCGATGCCGCACCGGGCGATGAGCTCGTAGTCGTTGCCGCAGAACATCTTGTAGAGGGTGTCTGTGCGCGAGACCTCGTAGCGTCGTGTGTCGATGACGGACGCCCCCGCGAGACTGCCGACGAAAAAGTTGGGCGCAATCAAGATGTTGGCTGCGATGTTCCCCTCCGGACACACGTAGTTGGTGACCGTGCCGGAGCAGTCCGTGTTGACGATGGGGTTGTTGTCGGCGCACATGAGCGTCGTCTCGGTGGTGCAGGTGGTGCGCGCGGGGCACCGGCCTCGGGTGGAGACGGCGGGCGAGGATCCGTTTGTCACGGAGCCGCACACGAAGGTGTTTCCAAAGTTGCGCGTGTGGACCGTGTTGTAGCCCTTGGTGACCGTCTCGAACACCCTGTTGATGGCTCCCGAGGGGCACCAGGCGTTGAGGTTGAGGGGACAATCGTAGACGGGCCTCCCGACCCACACCTCCGAGGACCTGCTGTTGAGCGCGCCGGTGGCCTCGCAGGACCATCGTCCCGAGGCCGTCGCGCTGTAGAGGGACGAGGCGACGGTCGTCACAAAGACTCCGTTGTTGTACCACGAGAAGCTGGTGGTGCCGCTGGCGCAGGGCATGGTGCACCTGAGTTTGGTGCCTCCGTCGCTGGTGTGATCGTTGTAGCCGACTATGCGGATGGTCGGTGCGCCGGCGAAGACGATGGCCGCCCCGGACCCGGAGAAGGTGCCGCTGCCGAGGCTGGACGTGTAGGCCAGTCTGAAGGAGGGAAAGTCTGTCACGTCCGAGGGCTGGGTGTTGAAGATGGTGAGCACTGAGGATCCCGAGGTGCCTCCGCCGAGCTGGAGGTAGTAGACGTTGATCCTGCCCGCTGTGTTCGCCGCCGAGGTGGTGATGTCGGTGTTGGGGGTGAGCCACCTGACGCTGGTGACGGCGGCGGGTGCAGTGATAAAGTTGGCCGTGAGTCTGAAGTTGGTGCCGGGCACGACGCAGTCGTTGGCGGGGGTGAAGGTGGCCGACTGTGCCTGGGCGACGGTCAGGAGGGCCGCTGCAGCGGCGCACAGCAGGGCCGTCGCTTTTAAAGAAAGGCGTCGACGGAGCATGGTCCTCAGCCGTCTGTGACGTATCGTCTAGGTAGCCGTCACTTGAGCCGTCGGTCATTGCGCGTCAAAAGAAAATCACTCTTTGGCTTGCGAATGGGTGTACTGTTGGGAGGGTAGCAGAGGAGTGGAGAGGGGTGTGTTACGACCGTTTTCTTTCACGCGGGGCGGAGTCCCGGAGGAACAGTAGAACGAAAGGGGTATGGAATAAAAGGATGAACCCGCAACACTGCGCAGCTGCGATAAGTGGTGTGGTATAAGGACGAGGTCAGGTGTGTGGGTGAGCAGAGCAGAGCAATAAGCAGGCGATCTTCTTCTACAACATCATCTTCACCCGGAGACTTCCTCTAAATGGAAGAATCACAAGAGATGGACGCTCAGTCGTCGGCACCTCAATCGCAGGACCACTCGCCGCTCGAGTGTCCCGTGTGCATGGAGACGGTCAGTGGCCCGGTGGGGTATCCGTGTGGACATACCGTTTGCTGGACCTGTCACAATTCTATGGACCTGGAGCGCACTCACCGCGCCATGCGGTGTCCCGTGTGTCGCACCGTCGTCAAGCAGTGGACGACGGTCAACCGTCTACTGGACCAGATTCTGCGCGGCGAGGTGCTGATCGAGATGAGGGACGGCTCCCCGATAGCGCACGTCGTCGACCCGCACTCGAACGGAGCGTCTCCTCTCCCCTGGTACTCTACGGCAGCCTCGCAGCCCAACCCTTCGCCGCCTTCGCCGCCGTCGACTCAGCAGGGTCGTATTAACAGGATGAGGGTACTCACCACCACCACCGATACGCGAGCCGAGGCCGGCCGCACCGAGGTGGTGAGCAGGGAGCGCATGGACGTGGTGCTGGGCGAGAACGGCAGAATAGTGAGCATCGCGCGGGAGGTGGAGAGGGAGCAGCACGTCGTCCGTCCCGTCCCTGCGTCTGTGCCTGTGACAGTGACGGTGTCGACTGTGCCCGCGCTGTCAACGCCGCCAACGCTGACATCATCCCAGCGCCGTCGCCAGCACGAGGAGCGACTGTTGGCGGATCAGCGCGAGCGTCGGGATGCGACGAGAGGCGAGACTCCTGCTGGGACGATCGACCAGCACCAGTTGGTGAGGCGTCAGGTGGAGCTGCGTCAGGCGGCGGCTCGCCGCCGTCAAGAGGAGCGATCGGTTGAACGTCGCGAGGAGCTGGAGCTGCGCGCCAGGCTGCTGAGTGTGGCGAGCGGCGCCTCTGCGATGAGCATGTCGGAGGGTACGGACGACATGGTCGGGGTGTCGATGCTGCCGAGGATGCGCAAGCTCTACGCGGAGAGCATGCTGCCGGGCCACACGCACAGCGGCTTTCCCTACTATGTGGAGTTTGACGTGCGGCACTGCGAGAACTGGACGGTGGGTTGCAAGACGCTGAACGGCGACGGCGCGGTGATGCTGTGCGGGACAGAGGCTGGCCTGACGTGTGTGACGGTGTGCGACGGCGTGCAGCAGCTGCGCTACGTGTTGACTGTACGGAGGATGCCGTCTGTGGTGGGTCTGATGGTGACGAGCGGCCTGAGGAGCTTGACGTTCTACGACGCCGAAACGTGCGAGCGTCTGCACTTTGGGTTGGTGGCGTCGTCGGCGAGGGCGACGGACGAGAACGGGCTGGAGGTGCACGCCGTGGTGTCTGACCTGGAGACGGACGACGCCGTCCCGGAGAACTCTCTGATTCCCCGCAAGGGCATGTCTCACGATTACCTGTACTCGACGACTATGGGGGGCGGCGGCGCGGCAGCTGTGCCGACGTTCAGGGGAAACGAGTGTGTGGTGGTGCGCGGCGTCGGCGGCGTGGCGTTCTACATGCACCCCCTCGCGAGGGCCCAGCACAGGCACAGCCGCGACCACATGAGAGGCCTGCTGAACCCTGTGCTGAGCGAGGAACTCTACACAACGGCGTATGTGGAGCTTCATGTGAGGATGCAGAAGCAGTGGATGTTTGGGACGGAGTCGTACGCCTTCCAGGCCGGCTCTGAACCCAACTGCGTCGTGAGTCCCGATGGTCTGCTTTACCCTTACCCCGCAGACCTGGAAGTGGAGCAGCTGGGTCTCTACGTGAACACGAGGGAGCGCATGCTGTGCCTGTACTGCGTGAAGCCCAGGCTGCTGTGCCTGGTCAGCTACCTGATGCCCGCCACGACGCATCAGCGAATCGCCGTCGGCTTCGCCTCGACGCTCGCCAGCAACTTTGCCATGATCCTCGCGACCCCGTAGTGCGCTTACGCCAACCTCACCATCTCAGTGTCGCCGTCTTGTGTTGTATTTGTGACTTACGACTATGTCTACTGTTACCGTCAATGATAATGTGTCAATGAATGATAATAAAAATGTACATATTGAAAACTACGCCACTGCGTGGACATTGTGTGGTATGACATGGTATGCTGGTATGGGGTGGAGTTGGGTTTGGCACTGAATCATATTTTCGTGACGTCACATACTTTTAGAGCGCAGCGCTCCCCGTTGTGTGTCATTTGGTTTGGTTTGGTGATACTACCATTACCACTGCTATCCACTCACAGGGAAAAAGAAGAATGGCAACGGCTTACTCTTTCGAGTACAGGTGTCCTGCTCTCTACAGGGACGAGGGGTGGTCATGTCACGCCAACGTGGTGCTGAGGCCTTTTGCCAGGGAGATCTACGCTCTGGCCAGGTGCTGTAACATGTCAGAGGAGGCCAGGAGGTTCGGGCAGGCTGCTAACCCTCACTTCAACCATGCAGTGAGGGTGGGTGCTGTACTGCTGAGGGACGACGACGTGAAGAAGGTGGTGTTCGCCCAGCAGCTGCACTTTACTCTACAGGGTGCTGGTCCCAAGTTCAGAGGGATGGCTGAGGTGGCCTACCAGCTGGGTCTCATGGACATCATGAAGATCACCTGTAGCAGTGAGGAGCTCCAGAAGTTGGCCTCTTGCTGCCTGGCCTGGGAAGAGTTTGCCGCCCTGCTGCAGACGCTGGTGGAGGGCTACTACAGGAAGGTCTGTCAGATCAACCCTCGCGCTCCGGAGGTCAAGTACTACGATCTGAGGATGTACGAGGGCATGCTGGAGCGGACGGTGCAGCGCGAGAGCAGGGGACTGGTGAGGCTCCACAGGAGCCGTCGCGTGGCCATGTCCTACGAGGACTACGACAGGAACGACGGCGTGATGGCGGCGCCTGGCTGGCCTGCCGTGCTGCTGGAGTGCACAAGAGAACTCAACAAGACCTACGTGAGTCCCGCCACTGCTGATGTGCCAGACTCTGACCCTGACACTTCAGAGGACGAGGATGAGGAGATGGAGCAGCAGATAGACTTTGAGGCGCTGGGTATCTCTGAGAACGGCAGGAGCCTGATTGCGAGCAGCAGGTGCGGGCTGACCAACGAGGTGTGGTGCGCCGCGTACGGCGTCGAGGAGTGTCGCGTGGTGCTCGACAGAGACGCCGTCGCCAACTACATGCGACACTATGTCGCACCCTCCGTCTTGGAAGACTCTGACTCTGACATGGACTCTTAGTGCGCCATTTGTGACTGCGTCTGTGTGTTGTGTATATTGTGATTATATATAAAATAATAAAAGTTGATGTGTGAAACGTATAGTATGATGGTGGGTTTTTTATGGGGTTGTGACAATGAGGGTGGCATGATGGTTTGTGACAATGAAAATGAAACGGAGCACAATGAAACGGGCAGGTTTTGTGACGCGCAACAGCATTCCATAGGATCCCATTGGGTATAAAGCAGTGACCCTGTCACTCTCACATCATCACATCTTGTGTTTTACTATACTACTACTATACTACTACAACAAACTACAACAACCTACAACAACAAAGAGCAATGGCATCTCAGCAGCGTCCCATTCTGTGCAGACAGAACGCCGTGGATGATTCAATGGATACAATGGGTCTTGAAGGGGACTATTTTGATGAGTCCACTGCCACTGTGTTGAATCCAGAAGAGTCTGGGCCTTCTCCTCCCAAGCAGCAGCCGAGGGAGCAGTGCTGTGCTGACGCCTCTGCCTCCACCTCTGGCTTCTATACCTCTGAGGCCGTCGAGGTAGGCTCTGAAGACTCTTCCGACTCTGACGACGACGGGGGTCCTTTTGTACCAAGAGCGACTGCGACGTGGAAACCGACGAGGCCTGTGCGTGTGCGTCTGTTCAAGGTGGGGATTGACATGGCCCGTCTGTGTGACTGGATGGGGTACAACGAGGTGTGCGTGCGGCAGATGTACAAGATGATGACCAGGCCGGGCGTGAGACTGGACGAGGCGCTGCACCGTCTTGTGGAGACGCTGGTGGACGAGGAGGGTGAAGACTATGAGGCGTCGAAGGGGAAGCCGTGCTGCGTCGAGCAGGACCACTGCAGGTTCGTCTGCGAGCTGGATAAGCTGTGCAGATCCCTGCTGCTGCTGAGTTCTGTGATCATGGTTGAGTGTTCGACTGCGGACCAGATGCTGAACGAGGACTGGCGCGAGGAGGTGATCACGCTGCTGTGCGAGTACCTGTCTGTGCCCAGAGTGTTTGGCAAGTGGGGCCACTTTGACGCGGTGTGGGGCGAGTTGTGGCTGCTCAAGGCCTTCACGCTGAGGGCCATGATGAAGACGCACCAACTGTCCCAGATCCTGAGTCTGTGGGTGGAGGCCGGGTGTAAGGGTGAGACTGTGGCGCCGCTCGACGCTCACCTGCCCAAGGCCTTGCGACACAAGGTGCACACAGAGTGTCCCCTCGACGCCACCTTCGACTGTATGGCCCAGTGGTCGGACGCGTACAAGCACGCCAAGCTGGCGTGTCGCATGGCCTCTGCCGGCGTGAGCTGCTCTGTGCTCGCGGTGCAGGCGTCGAAGGACAGTTCTGCGGCGACGGAGGAGCTTGTGCGGGGCCCCTTCCTTCTGCTGGACCAGATGTGGGAGCAACATGTGGCGGTGCAGAAGCAGTGTTACCCGACGTCTCCGTCGCCGCCTTCCAGTCCCTGCGAGAGGGTGAACCTGTCCGAGTTTGAGTGGCTCATGACTGGTCAGCCGTCTGCCTTTGTGGCGGCTCCCACCATCGAGAACGCCAGGTTTGTGTACGGGACCCACGCGAACGTGGTGCGGGTGTGTTACGCGATGCAGCTGCTGGCCTACATGAACATCAGGCTGTACTGGGACAAGATCCAGTGGATGTCAGAGACGGCCAAGTTGCCCTGGAGGGAGCTGGGCCGTCGCATGTACGAGATGCTGCAGTATGTGGCCCGCACCTACGGCGTCGCCTCCGACACTGACGAAGAGGTCGATGCCAAGGCGGTCGACGGCGTAGTGCGCTACACGGACAAGGCGGACCTCATCTCTTGCGTGGACTGGGCGCTGGTGAGGGAGCGTCTGAAGAAGAGGGGACTGCAGCCTGCCCAGGCCGTGTGGACGTCTGTGGAGGGTCGGGAGTACACCGTCTGCAAACTGATACCAGAGTATTTCATGTGAATGTTGTGTGCTTGCTTGATTTTTTGACCCCAGGTGGTTTTTGTATATAAGAAAAAAAGAAAATAAAAACCGAAATGTAATGTGAAACGCATGTGTGCATTGGGTACTTTTTATTATTAATGAATAGGTGAATGGAGAGTGAAATGGAAATGGGAAAGCGCAATGGGTGTGAACACAAAATGGAAAACGACAAAGGGTGTGACATACTTTAAGTGTATATAGGGCATGGGCTCTCTACCACTCATCATCTACTCACTACTACTACTACTCACTACAACCAACTCACTACAAGAGAAAAAGGAAGATGATGGGTTGCTGTCCGAGAGTGATGCCCACCTCGACGTTCCTGTGTCTGTGCGGGGAGTACCTGATGCTGGCCGTCTTTGTGACTGTGATCATACTGGGGACCATGAACGGCGCCGTCATCGTCTCTCTAAGTGGAGCAGTGGGTCTGATACTGACCAAGATGACTTCTATCCAGAGCGCTGCGTTCGGGGACAGGACCAATGTGTTGAGCGTGGGTCACGAGATGGCCATAGCGACGCTCACCGTCGTGTTCCTCATCTGCATGAGCGTGGTGATTGCCTCCTGCGTGGGCTACGCCTACATGGTAAAAAACCACCTGGAGCCCGCTAAGGAGTACCCTGACCCCATCGCCACTGGCATGCTGTGGATGGGTATGGCAGTCGCTGTGTTGCTGATTCTGATAGGCATCTACCTGGAGAGGCGTCGCATCATGAGAGACTCAACGACGGGCGACGGCTTGCGCCAGGTGGTTTCTTGTGACAACCCTGCTTTTGAAGGGGACGACGCTGGCTTCGTCATTCCCCCTCCACCCTTTGTGCCTGTGGATCCCTGTCCCAACTTTAACGGTGACAGCACTACCAGCACTACCAGCAGCAGTGTGCCACCATCCTACGGTCAGGTGCAGGCTGAGAAGGAGATGGAAGCCTCTCGGCTGCTGCTGCAGCCATAAACTTAAAAAAACAGTCATTAAAAAAATAAAATTGTATATCATGTTCATAAGTATAATGTCTATGTGTGGATGGGGATGGTAGTGTGTAAGTGGGAATGGAATGGGAGATGCACGCCATTACATGACCTACATGATCTTCTCTACTCTTTCCAAAAATATTCAAGAGATTGAGCCTGTCATAATGTTATGTTTTGTTGCTGTTTAATGTGTTTGTTTTTGAATTGTTAATAAAAAGGAGACCAAGTTTATAATAAGAAGAAGACTGTTATATTGCACAACACTTAGCAGAAATGAAACATAGCACTATGAATGATGATACAGAATATAATACAGTGAATATAAATATAATACAGGCTGATTCTAATACAGTGAATATAATACAGTAATACAGTTTTACAACACATGAACCACCATAGGCTGATTCTGATTAGACAGTGGTCTGCTTTCTGCAATGAGTCTTCTGTCCTGTAGTTCTCTGAGGTCTCTCATTCTTCTTCTGCAAAGTAGAGTCAGGTCATCTTTGAGACTGTTTGTGGTGTAGGCCAGAGTGTCCAGCTTTGTCCCAATGGCAAACAGTATGAGTTTGACCTTCTTGTTGTGTTTAAAGTTCAGCACAGCACTGATGATAACAACTATCAGAAAAAAGACCAGCATCAAAGAGGCTGTTATGGTAAACAGCCGCCTGAGATCTTCGAGTTCTTTTCTGAGTTTAGAGCAATCGTCCATTATGTCCATTATGTGTGTTTAAGTTCTTGAAGTGTTTAAGTTCTTGAAGTGTTTCTTGAAGTCTCAAGTCTCAGTGAGCTCATGTTATGTGAGCCTATAATATATATAGTGTCTGGTAATGTGCGGTGAGGATGAGAGAGAGCTGCGCAAGTCAGAGGTATAGTTCAAACAATAAAACTTTTATTGAATAAAACATATGATACATTCACCATGATTTTGTTTCACACCAACACATGAACAAGTTTTAATGTAACATCACAAGTTTAATGTTTAATGTAACATCATACATCATCACACATCAAGTTAACAGTGCAAGATAGAGAGTCAGAGTCTTAGTGCCTTCTTTCATCAGGGGTTCCCTGTTGGGGTGTTGATGAAGCAGATGGCTGCTGTTGCTGCTGGTAGTAAGAGGAGTTGGATGCTGTTGAAGAGCCATAGTACTGCTGGCCTTGCTGTTGCTGCTGCTGATAGTATGATGGAGCAGTGTACCCGTACTGGCCATACTGAGCCCCGCTGGTGTAGGCACTTGGTGGGGGCTGCTGCTGGGGTTGCTGGGGTTGCTGCTGGTGCATCTGCTGCTGCATCCAAGTCAGGCCAGTGAGAAACTGCTGCATCATGCCCTCCATCATGTCTCCACGTCTGCTGCTGCGTCTATCATGTCTCCTGCCTCCACTGTTGGAACAAAAAGAGAGAGACCATAAGTATGTTGCACCATTTTCACCATGTCAGTAATAGTAATAGTTGTAACATTGTATAAAAAAAAACATAATGGATTAAACTGTACCTTCTAGAGGAGAAGCTGCTGGCTCCGCTGCGTGTGGACAGGCCATCATCAGAGTCAGAGTCCACTCTGGACCTGGACCTGGACCTCACTCTGCTGCTTCTTCTGGAGCTGGGTGCGCTGACCCTCACTCTCCTTCCCCTCTGCTGCTGCTGAGGCTGCTCATCATCAGAAGAGTCTCCTCCTGTGGTGGCTGCAGCGGTGGCAGTGGTGGGTTCAGGTGTCTTGAGTGCAGACTTGCGTGGTACCTTGGAGGCAGTGGTTCTCTGCTGGACTCTGAGGTCTTCCACCAGGGGTTCAATCTCTGCCCTGACAGCGTGTGAGGAGCCAGTGGCAAAGGGTTTCTGGGTGCAGAGGTAGGACACGTTTCTCAGGGCCACAGACCTCACCTCACCGCTAAAGTCATCGTCCAGACGCCACATCTTGACCTCGTCAGCGGTCATGTCTCCCCTCTCCACAGCCTTGTGCTGATTGACATAGTGCTCAGTGACTGCAGTCAGGCATCTCCTGGGTCTGAAGGAGTGTAGCCACCTGAGGGTGCAGACCAGAGAGGTGATGGAGGGTACAAACGGAGTGTAGGGCAGCTTGCGGTTCTTGACTGCAAACATCCATCTCAGGGGCTCTTCTCTGACCATCAGCACCTCTGGAGGGTTGTTGCCCCAGACCTGCACCATGGAGGCGTAGTGCAGCAGCTGCAGGGAAGACAGAGTGGTGAACTTGGCCCAGTCTGTACCTGTAAAGTCCATGGACACAATCTCGGCCAGGAGCTTGGCCTCCCTGTGTCTTGCAGCCATGATGACCCCAATCATCTCCATCACAGTCACCTCCATGGACGTGGTGCTTGCGCCAATGACGGCACCATCAGTGGCGGGCAGCTCGGGTGATTTCTGCAGGGCCACCAAGAGGTCAGCAGCCATGGCTGCAGTGCCACCAGCCTTGCCGTACACAGAGTCCAGGATGCCGTTCAGGCACTTGAGCAGCCAGGGATACATGGTGGCGGTGTGCTGCCTGTAGCCAGAGAGGTTTGCGTGGTACAGTTCGCACAGCAGGGTACTGGAGGCCTCAGACAGCTCCCTCTCAATGGGAGACTCAAACTGCATGGGGTCAGACGTCTCGTGCACATCATCTCCCCTGTTTTTGCGCTCTCTGGCCATCATGTAGGACACAACGTCTGCTGGGGACATCCTGGTCAGGAGGCTGTTCACCACTGGTAGGAACTTGGCGCACAGTGTGAACTCGTGCTTGTTGAAGGCGTGCTGCATGATGATGTGCAGAGTGACCACGGAGGCTGGTAGGGGTTCAACTTCTTGGTCTTGCATGATGGAGGCTTGGAGGGCAGCCCTAGAGTTCCAGAGCGTCTCAGCTCCACACACTTGCAGGGCATTCACAAAGACGGCCAGGCTGTTCTTCCTACACTCGCTCAGGGCAGCCATTCTCAGGTTGTAGTCTACAGAAGTCAGTGCGGGCAGCTTGGCAGACGCCTGCATGACTCTATCCTTGACCTGCTTGAGGATGCTGAGCTGCTCATCGTAGGACATCCTCTGACCCTGTGGCATGATGGGCTGAGGCTGCTGCTGCTGTGAGTGTGAGTGAGAGTGTGAAGAAGAAGAGGGTGCAGGTGACCTTCTCTTGGGTGGTGGTGTGGGAGACCTGTCTCTGCGTCTGGAGGATGGAGTCTCATCCTCCCTGCACCTCTCTCTCTTGGTGGCCTTCTTGTCCTTCTTGGTGTCTTTGCTTGAGTCTTTGCTGCTGGCTGCAGAAGAGTCTGTTCTTGGCCGCTGTGCTGCTGCAGAAGAGGGAGAAGAAGTGTGAGTGTTTTGAAGGGTTGTTGGAGTGACTGGAACAGCTGCAACGTTTTGCTGAGTTTCAGGCGTCTTGCTGCTGGTGCTCTTTGTCTTACCTTTTTGCTTGGCGGCGAGTGCGACGTCTCTGAGTGCAGCCTCCTCCAGCTCCTCAGCCTCGCGCTGTCTCTCTTGTCTGCGTCTTTCAAGGGCCACGTCTCTGAGTGCGGCAACCTCGGCGTCTGCATCAGCCCTCTGTCTGTCTCTGCGACGTCTCTCCCTCTCCCTCTCCATCATGGCAAGTCTGGCCGCTTCAGCACTCTGCTTGAGGTCCTCTTGCTGCTGCTTGGCCTTGGAGGGTCTGTGAGAGGCTGAGGGTGAGGGTGTGGGCTGCACCACCACAGACTGCACCGTTGCGGGAGTAGTTGTGGGTGATGAAGTGGGCATGTTGGGTGAGCGACGGCTTGGAGGCGGCGTGGCAGTCTCTGCCACAGTCTCACACACCATCGTGCACCTGCTGCTGTGTTTGCTCGATTTCTCCCTTCTCCTCTCCTCCCTCTCTCTCTCCTTCTTGTCCTTTTCTCTACGTTCTTTGGGTCTCACCACCTGTTCCTCTCTCTGCTCTCTCTCTCTGGTGTCTCTGGTGTCTCTGTCTTTATGGGTTCTTGGCTTGGGCTGCTCAGGTTTCTTTATTTCTTTAGGGGTTTTAGGCGTCTTGCTGCTTGCAGGTTCCAAGGGCTCAAACTCTTGCCCAGCACTGAGCTCCAGCACATCAGCCACTTCAGTCTCATCCTCACCATTATCAGCATCAGCATCAGCATCAGCATCAGCATCAGCATCAGCAGCAGTGTCTACAACAATCATTTCTTCTATGTCACCCAAGCCTGGGATGATCATAGAGACCATGGTGGCAGGTGGTGGTGGTGTGACTGAAGTGGGTGATGCAGGAGGCTCAGGATTGCAAAAAACATTATCACTCACACCTGTGCTTGCACCATTTTTAGAGTTGTCTGCATTGATAGAAGCAGTGACCGCCTCTGCCTCACAGACTGTGATGGAGGGTTTGGATGTGAGGCAGATCAGAGAAGTCAAAAAGTCTAGAGGCTGCTGTTTGGGAGGCTGAGGCTGAGGCTGAGGCTCTGGTTCTGGTTCTGGCTCTGGCTGAGGCTCAGGTTGAGCAGTGCATGGTAAGTCTCCAGCCATAGCGGCCAGGACAGCGAGAGCAGGTGAAGGTGATGCTTGCTCCATTTCCTCCTCCTCCTCCTCCTCCTCCTCATCATCATTATTATTACCATTATCATCACCATTACCATTATCATTATCAAGGATGCTCTGAGAGGCTGCTTGGCATCCCTCATCAGAAGCATCATCAGCAGGCAGAGGGCTGACTGGCCTGACCATCATGTCAGAGTTTATCATCTGCTGCATCTCTCTCATCTCAACATCATTAACATCGTCATTATCCTTAACATCATTATCTTTATCATCAGCAATCTCAACTTGAGTCTCATCCTCATCCTCAGAGTCAGACATGGGTATATCAGCGGTTAGAGCATCCAGAGTCTCAGTCTCATTAGCCTTAGCGTCACTATCATTACCATTATCATTAACATCATCTACAACAACAGGTACAGGCACAGGTGTGGGTGCTAATGATTTAGAAATGGTCTTACCTGCAGGCAGCTGAGGCAGGGTGGGATCGTACTCTTCAATGACAGGGATGTTGGCAGTGATGGGTGCAGCATGGGGAGCAGGTGGCGACTTGGAAGGCGCCTTCACAGGCGTCCTGCTCTTGGACCTGACAAAGGGTGAGTCGTCCTCCTCGTCCAGGGTCACTCTCCTCTGTGTGCTTGCGGGATTTTTGGGTTTGGGTTGTGATGTGGTATTGGTCTTGGCAGGTGGTGGCTGCTGTGGTACCTTGGGTTGAGGTTGAGTTGTCTTGGCAGTCTTGGCAGGAACAGGAACAGTAGCAGGAGGAGCAGTCTTGGGTTTTTGAGGGGTTTGAGTAGTGGTTGGTTTCTGGATGGTTTTTTCAAGTGTTTGTGTAGTCTTCTTGGCAGGCACAGGCACAGGAACAGTCTTGCTGGGTTTTGCAGGTACAGGTACAGACACAGGAACAGTTTTAGCAGGAGCAGGAGCAGCTTTTTTGACAAGCATTACCTTGGTTCTGGGTGCAGGTGGTTCGTCTTCAGAGTCTTCAGAGTCTGAAGAGGCAGAAGAGGAGGATGCAGAAGAGGACGAGGAGGAGGACTCTGGCTGCTTCTTGGTGGCCTTGGCCTTGCCCTTGGAGGGTGCCAGAGCGGTTCTGCCTTTGATCTTGCGGTTGATGGGTGGTGCAGGGGCATTCTCGTGTTCAGATTCTGGATCAGAGGATGGTGGCTCGTCCTTGTTGTACTTGTCACCGCCGTTGTCAGAGTCAGAATCAGAGGCTGAGGATTCAGAGGAAGAGGCAGAGGAGGCAGAGGAGGCAGAGGAGGCAGAGGAGGCAGAGGAGGCAGAGGAGGCCTCAGACTCAGAATCTGAGGCAGAGGACTCAGAGACAGAGGAGGCAGAGGACACCTCCACGACCTCCTTGGACTTGGGTTTGGCAGGCTGCTTCTTGGGTCTGGTTGGAGCAACAGTGGTGGTGGTATCCTCCTCCTCATCAGAAGAGTCAAAGGCGCTGAGTGCAGCAGGTGCAGGCCTCTTGGCTGGCTTGCCCTTGCCCTTGCCCTTGCCCTGGCCCTGGCTCTTGGCTGGCTGTCTGTGGCTCATCTTGTGTGCTTGCGGTATTTTCACAATCTGCGCACACAGTCAACACAACACACATATAGTATATAGTATAGAGTATAGCAATAGAGTATAGAGTATAACATTAGAGTATAACAGTATAGCATTAGAGTATAACAGTATAGCAAGTATACGTCTACAGACTACAGCGACACAGACTACAGACTACAGCGACACAGACTACAGACTACAGCGACACAGACTACAGCGACACAGACTACAGCGACACAGACTACAGACTACAGACTACAGATAGAGTAACTACAGTTTTCAATGAATCAAAAACAATTTATTGTAACTAGAAAAATCCCAATACAGAGCATACAGATAACACAGATCCAGAGACAGAGACACAAGACAGACACAAGACAGACAGAGAAACAGACAGTGACAAAGTTGACAAGTGGCACATACCGCTTTAGCAAAAAAAAAATTCAGTTGTGAAGAGTAGATTGCAGTTCTTTGAGGGCAAAGTCCTTGTAGTCTAGCAGGAGGCTGTGGGCTCTCTGGGTGAAGTCTGGAGTGCAGAAGCTGGTGCTGTGTTCGTAGATGCTCTTGAGTCTCTGTCTGAGTTCGAGAGTCTTTTGCTGGACCAAAGTGTCAAAGAGTAGCGACAAGTCGTCGGAGTCAACAGAGTCAAAGACAGTATCAACGGTAACAGAGTCAAAGACGGTGTCAACGGAGACAGTGGCAGTGGCAGTGTCAGTGGTAGAATGCCGAACCTCTCCAGAGTCAGGGTTCTTATACCCCATATGGGGTGTGGACGAAACCAAACCGGTATGGGGCGTGGTTGCCAGTAAACCAGTATGTTGGGAACAGTCATTCCCGTTATTGCTCAATAACCCCACCCCTTCTGTGGAAATTGGCTTCTGATTGGTTACCACTCCCCTTTGGCGTGATTCAGAGGGGAGGAGTTTGGGTGTGTGCGGTGACTGTACCGGGAACATTTGTTTGTCAGATACTGCCCCCTCCCTTTCACACGCGATATTTGCGCAATCTTCACCCCCGGCGCCAACGGCAGCTGCACCCTCTTTCCGTTTGTCACCACCCTGTTCGTCATCACTACCAAGGGTAGTTGCGTTTTTTCCATAAGTTTCGACAACACCTTTGTCATTGGTTTCAATGGTCACTTCAGTGTCCTCCTCAGTGTCCTCCTCAGCGTCAACCATGACCACATCAGTGTCCTCAGCAGTGGTCACAGTGTCAATGTCCACAGCAGTGTCCTCAGTGTCCACAGTGTAAGTGGTCACAGCAGTGTCCACAGTACCCTCAGCGCCGTTGTGCCCCATTGTCACAATTAGTGCTTGCGCCATTTGTGACTCCCCGCCGTCCTCCTCCTCGACGGTCACTGTGGTGGTGTCCTCTGCCACCTCTGCCACAGAGTCCTCTGCCACAGAGTGAGAGGCGGTGGTCCTTCTCTTCTTGGTGCCCCAGCACGACGCACGTCTCTTGCGCCTCTTTCTCTTGACCAACGGTGCTTGCGCCATTTCTGCCTCGTCCTCGACAGTGTCCTCCTCGACGGTCCCCTCAGCGTCTTCCTCTACGGCCCCTTCAGCGTCTTCCTCTACGGCCCCTTCAGCCCCTTTAGCCCCTTCAGCCCCTTCAGCCTCCACCTCAGCAGCCCTCCTTGCCCTCTTGAGAGGACGCCTGGCCAGCAGCGAAAGTCCACTCTCGATGCTTGCGCCACTCTCCCCGTTGCAGTACTCCAGTGCAGCCACAGGACGGCGCTGGTACTCCACTGGTACTGGTGCTGCTGTGGGTACTGATGCTGCAGATGCTGCTGTGGGTACTGATGCTGATGCAGGAGAGTTGCTGTACTCACCAGACGCCACGAGGCGGCGAGTGATGGGCTGTGAGGCGAGCGTGAGCGTGAGGGGAGCCCGCCCCAGACACAGCAGGCTCCTCTGGTCCCTCGTCTGCTGGTATTGCTGCTGGTACATCCTCCCTCAGTGGTGGTGCTTGCGCGATTTTCGATTCTTCTTGCTCTCTCACAAGGTCAAGTAGGTGTCCCTCTCTCAGTCCCTCTCACAAGTGTCCCTCTCACAATGTCAAGTAGGTGTCCCTACTCGGTCAGCGTCCTCCTCGAGTCTGTCAAGTCCTCTGCCCTGCGTCCTACACTTATAGTACTATTGGACAGTCTCTGGACATGGTGGACATGGTGGAAGGTTGAACATGGTGGACACGGTGGAAGGACCTTGCCACCCTACTTTTCTCTAGAGCTTAACCCTAATTTTTCTAACTGCCCTAACCCTAACCTAGCCCTAGCCCTAGCCCTAGCCCTAGCCCTAGCCCTAGCCCTAGCCCTAGCCCTAGCCCTAGCCCTAACCCTAACCCTAACCCTATTCCGTCGTCCAAGACGGCGTGAAACAGCCCCAAGTAGGGTGTCCGCACCACACGACGGTCATTTGCTGGGTGGGAGGAGCCTAAATGGCCTTAAAACTGGCTTCTGCAGCCATGGTGGACACTTCCAACCCTACCTGGAGCATCAAAACTCATCAAAACCTCTACAAAAACAGCCGCTTCTACTCAAACCTACCGTCTCAAGCCCTAACTGGACTCAACCCTACCACTTCTAGCCCTAATTCTGCTCAACCCTACCACTTCTAGCCCTAAAAATCATGCTGGTCAAGGCCTACTGCGACTTCATGCGACGCCTGGACGACGCCTTGTGGGTCTCTGGCCTCAAGGAGAGCGACGTGGGGCACGTCAGGCACTACAAGGACAAGAAGATTCTGTCCAAAATGACCAAGGTGAAGCAGTGTGCGCTCAGCAAGAAGTACCACGAGTGTGAGAGGGCAGTGGGGGACGTGTTTGAGACAGTGTTCAAGGGCCTGACTCTGGTCATTTTCGTGTGCATGCTTGTGTTTTTCAACTACTGTGCGGCGAGCGAGCGTCGCGTGGCCAGCAAGGGACCCGTGGTTAGGTGCTCAGACGGCGTGCAGAAGCTCATGGGCGAGTACCCTGAGCACAGGACTGCTGATTTCTGTCCCCTGGACGCGGACTGCGCCTGGTACAAGGGCCCACACGCCGGCGTGATCCCCATCTACCACCCTCTGGCCCTCTACTACAACGACTCTGACGAGGTGAGATGCTTCCCAGGCTTCACACTGCTGCCCGTGGAGGCCCCTGCCTACATCCCCAAGACGCTGGACGCCTACCCAGAGCTGTGTCAGATGATGGCAGCGCACGCAGGGATGTGTGAGATGGACTGTCCCAGGGCCAGGATCACCTCTCTGAACAGAAGGAGCCTGCAGCTGACCTTCTCCAACAAGAACGGGTTCGAGATGAAGACCCTGGTCCCTTCATGGGCTCATGACTACGCACACGACGTCGTGCTACCCAACTTTGACTACGCTATGGTGCTTGTGCACAGGGCCTACCTGTCATTGTAATTGTTATCATTGTTATTGTATGTGTATACGCATGATTTTCAATAAAAAGTTGAACTCTATCTATCTCTCATGTGGTTTATGGTTTAAAGTTTTTTTTATATATAGTACCTTCATTTATGTACATGAAGTGTGTATGCACTAAGTTTATTTAATGAACATGATGTTTATGACTTCATTTATGTACATGAAGTGCACTAAGTTTATGACTTCATTTATGTACATGAAGTGCACTAAGTTTATGACTTGACCTCGTTTATGTACATGAGGTTTCTAAGTTTAAGACCTTTAAGTTTTATTATTATATTGTTATACCATTGAACCATTGACCATTGATGACCATTGATGACATGAGAAAGAAATAAGTTTAAGGGTTTTTATTGAGTATATTCGCATCAATCATACACATTCAACAATAACAGTAAAACATTAAACAGTTTAAGAATCAGCAAGGACGATCTCAGCATCCAGGTCAGCCAGGGTTCTCTCCCGACTCTTGATGGGGACAGGTGAGGTGATTCTTCTAAGTGCCTTCTTGTCTCCCTCTCCCACCATCCACTCCACGTCGCATCTGACCCTCACATCAGCGTATCTGCGGCTGCCATACCCGGTGCAGGTCAGCTTGCCCTCAGTGAAGGTGTTGCGTTGGACTTTGGTCAGGTCAATGTAGCAGCGGCGTGAGTTGCCAGTCACCATCTTGCCATACTTGCTCACCTCAGAGGAGATGTTGTGCTCAGCCAGGGGAGCCATTGGGTCCAGCATCACCAGGAGTTCAAGGTGGGCAGCCAGGCACATGTTGTGTCCCAGCTGGATGATCTTGGGTGCCCTGTGGTTTCTGTTGAAGTTAGTGGCCATCTGGATCATGGTCTGGCTGAGGACTGGAGCGTCTCTCTTCTCAATCAGCTTGATCTTGTGGACTCTGACCTGTCTGAGTGTGAAGGGGTGCATGAAGAAGAGGTCATCATCATACTGGAACCTGCTTGTGATGCCTCCAGTGGTGGCATAGGTGCGCAGAGCTTTGATCTGGTCAGGGATGTCTTTCACAGTCATGGTGGAGCAGTCAAAGGCGACGCCAGTCGCAAGACGCATGACGGCGTGGGCCCCAATCTCCACCAGCAGCTTGCCCATCTGCCACTGCTTCTTTATGTCAGGGTTGTAGGTGTTGGGAGGGTGGTTGAAGGCATAGTCGTGGACAGAGGGCATGTGCACAGAGGCCTCAGTGGCAGGGGATATCTCAGAATCATCGCAGGATGCAAAGATGTCGTCCAGCATGAGGGAGCTGTCTCTGGTCAGGTGCTCGAACCAGATGTCTGTCCAGGACTCGTAGCTGCCCAGCCAGTTGAAGCGTTCGGTGGATGAGAAGATGGGTCTGCCAAGGAAGATGCACACCTGCATGGCGCTGGCTGTGGTCATCCTGGTCCCACAAGAGTACCGGTATGTGCCATCTGGTCTCTCAGTCTCAATCACCACGGCGGCTCTCATCAGGATCAGGCCGATGGCTCTCAGCTGCAGGTAGTCTCTCTCACGCCTCTTTCTCACCTCAGCCATGTCAAATGTCTCTTGGGCAGGCACAGGTGCAGGAACAATGTGTTCATCTTCATCATACCCGAGCCTGAGGATGTTTCTCAGCATGGGCAGCTCATCATCCACCATCTCAGCACGCACCTTCTCCAGGAAGACGTCCTTCTCGTCATCTGGCTTCTGAGAGTAGGAGCCTGCAATGCTGTAGATGGCATAGCCCAGATCATAGAGTTCTTTGGCTCTCACCGTCCTGGGCTTGTGCTTCTGGAAGATCTCAAGCAGCTCAGTGTGTGTGAGGTACTTCTTCTGCATCAGCTCATTTACCAGGAGACGCTGTGCCTCTACGGCGTCCTTCTCGACGTAGTAGTACTTGTGCAGATCAGCAGGGTTCAGCTTCTCCAACACCTTACGCAGGTCTTCAGGACGCAGCACCCTCAGAGACACCTCAAAGTCTGTGACATTCAGCTCAGGGATGTAGGGCTTAAAGTCAATGTCAGGGATGCCGGTGATAGGCACACCAGCGACGCCTGGAACGCCGTCTTCAAAGGTGAGACGCTTGGGAGACATGGTAGGAGCAACTTGAGACTCACCATCGTCAGAGGCGGCAGAAGAAGAGGCAGCAGAGGCAGGACGCTTGGCACCACGTCTGGACTTCTTGGTTGCCTTCTTTTTGGGAGCCTTGGGAGTTGGTGGAGGAGTAGAGGGTGCAGGTGAGGCAGGTGCAGCAGCATCAACTTGCATCTCTTCAGGTGCAGCAGCAGCAACGTTCTCAGCAAAGTTCTCCATTGTAGTTGGTAGAGTTTGGTAGTTGGTTGTGTTTGGAAGAGTTTGAGTAGTTTGACGCACGGTCAAGCAGCAGTAACCGATGTGTTGTGACACTTTCAATTGTCATTACCCATTTATACCACTGGATGTTGCGCAAGTTTCCCGCAACAGTCTAGGCGCGGCAGTGCGGTGACGTATGACAGTTGATGACTAATGTCATAACCCATTTTCCGATAACACTCATGACTCATGACACACCCTTTCGGTAACACCTGTGACTCATGACACAACCTTGTTGCCATGACTCACCCGCGAGGTAGGTTTCGGTATCAACCAAACCGGTATAGCAGATTTCGCAATGACCAAGCCCCTTTCGGGTTGTACCTTTATAAGGTGGCGCAGCGGGCCACTCCTCATTCATTCTGATAGACTGCCGCGAAGCACTCTGCTCCCCAAGTCTCCGTTCATTTCTATTGACACTTTGTCATTTTTTGCAAAACCTTTGACCACCCACCGTCTGACCATGTCTTCTGAGGTCCCTGTTGTTGCTGTACCTGAGGCTGGTGCACCCGCACCTGTACCTGTACCTACACTCGCACCCGTACCTGAACCTGAACAAGTTCCCATCGAGGTAAGGCTCTTTACTTTTGTGTGGTGGTTGGCTGTGACTTGTTAGAGGAGTATAGAATGGGTACTAATGGTGTCTTGTGCTTGTGTGTTTAGAGTGATGTCGAGCAAGACGTAGAAGTAGACGCTCAGACGTCCTACTCTCCTGCTGCTACTACTGTTGTTAAGCGTAAACGCAAACTTGATGATATGAAGAGTAAGAAAAGTGACAAGAGTGCAGAGAAAGTTTTGCTAAAGGCTGTCTATGTCAAGAGTAAACTGAGCCAGATGATTGAAGATGATAAGAAGAAGAGTGGCAAGTGTCCCTATGGCTGGGACTCTGATGATTCTGAATCTCATGTGTGGTCTGATGGCAATGGCTTTGACTCTGAGGCTGTCATCAACTCTGACATGTCTGAAGATGAGATGGAACAGACCCTGACAGACCTTGCCAATGAATCTGATGACTCTGATTGCTACTGCTTCGACTGTGACGTGCGTAGTGAGTCTGATAGCAGCATCGGCAGCGTTGGTGACAGTGATGATGATGAGGAGGAGAAGGAGAGAAAGATGAAGCTGCTGAGAAAGCTGAGGAGAGACCTGGGCATGGACAGCACTGACTCTGAGGACGAGGCACCCAAGAAGAAAAAGAGACAGGCCTTCAAGCCCCTGAATGCCAGCAGCAGTGAATCTGATGATCTTTCTTGCTCTGAGAGTTCTTCTGATGATGATGATGTGTACCTGAGAACTGCCATGCACAAGCTGGAGGCTGAGGAGGAGAGAAAGAAAGCATCCAAACAATCAGGCAAGAGAACAGCCAAGCGCAACAACATTGAACCCTCTACCTCTGTACCTGTACCACCTGTACCTGTTGAAGAGTATGACCCAGCGAGTCCAGCGCTCACGCCTCAGGTAGTTACCGCAACGGTACCCTCCACACCAGCAGCACACAAACCCAAGTCCAAGTCTGCTACAAAGAGCAAGAGATCTGACAACTCTGCACCTGGACCAAGACCTTCAAGAACCATGGATCCCAGTCCAACACCCAACAAGAGAGAGCTACTTGCCATGTGTGAGGGGATGGCTGAGCTGAGCAAAGAGTCTCACAGAGAGGTGGCTGGGCTTGGTGCTCTGCTGAGTAGACTGGGTCTCTTCTTGGTGTCTGGTAGCAGCGCGGACACTGAGCTGATGAGTCTGAACAGCCTGCACAGAGCCCTTTTCAGGGCTCCTCTCTATCGTCCAAGACGCAGCGACCACAGGTGTGAGCTGATGAGAAGTCTGCTGAGGCTGATGGAGAACAAGAAGACTGTGAAGCCCAGATCCTATGCCCACATGATGCTGTTGGCTGATATGAAGGAGGATGAGGAGGCCATGGAGGTGGAAGAGGGAGAGGTGGACGAGGAGCAGGCAGTGCTGGCTGAGCTGGAGAAGATCATCCTTGAGAGAAATGGCTGTGATGATGAGAGTGACAAGAAAAAGAAAAAGAAGAAGAAGGCTGCTGCTGCTGCCAACCTGACCAAGCCAAAGAAGCAGAGGAAGGGTCTGACTGACTATCAAGCCGTCGCACTTTGCCTGTACAATCTGGGCTACTACCTGATGAGGATGGCCTTCAGAGGTGAGCGCATCACACTGTCTCTGCCTCTGGGTGACAAGGCTCTTGAAGCTGCCTGGGGTATCATCGGGTGTCCTGGCTCTGCACACCACCTGGCCATCACCTGCAGACGTCTCATGGAGCAGCTCAAGCGTCCCACAGTCATGAACCACTCTCTGTTCGAAGCTGGGCCTCAACTGACTGCTCCCTTCTCCTTCTGGAACCTGGGCATCCACAACAGAGTCCTGTACCGTGAGCCCCCATGCTGTGCCAAGAAGACCTGTCTGGGGTGCGTGAACCAGCCTGACATCTACACCAACACCAAAGAGCACCTGGATGAGGACTTTGAGCTGAGCAACTACACTGGCTGCGCCTTCCCTGAGCCCTGCACCTCAGACGCCTGCAGAGACGCCGTGGCCTGCACCTGCTCTGACAAGGTACCTCACCTCCCCATCAAGACCATCAGACCCAACACCAACCACCAGTGGATGGCAGGCAGAGAGATGATCTTCAGGGGCTGGGAGTACATGGCCAAGTACACCAGTCTGTATGCTGCTGGCTATTCCAAGATCCCAGGTCCCTTCCACCCAGATAAAGACTGTCTGGAGAGTGTGCTGCATAAGATGGACTGGCCCAGCTTCGTGGCCACTCACGCTGAGTTCGAGGAGAAGCAGCACAAGGATGCAGAGGCTCTGTTCAAGCTGAAGGCAGGCAGGCGCAAGGTGACCAGTCTGGTGGCCAAGAGAAAGCTGAGTGAGGAGATCAAGGCCATCAAGTACTCCATGGCTGTGGCCGAGGAAGAGCAAGAGTCCCTGCGCCGTCTGCACCACGTCTGGGTGCGCTGTCATCCTGACAGCAACTACCCTTTCACTGTGCCCATTCCCTCAAAGGGTGAGTCTGAGAGAGACTGTGCTGTGAAGCTGTTTGTTGAAGCTAGGAGCATGACTGATGCTGGCTACCTGCTGTGTGTGGCTGCTCACATGGGCGTCCTGCTGGACTTCAACAACATGTACAAGTGGGACCCAGAGAGGATGCTGGATGGTCAGCCCAGCTTCATGACCTGGCTCGACTTCAGCACCAAGCTGGAGGCTGAACTCAAGAGAGTGCATCTGCACCACCAAAAGAAAGACTCTGTCACTCGCTCTCTGCTGTACTGGGACCTGAACATGGGCTACACTGGCCCCTTTGTGCTGCCCTACGCCGGCACACAGGAGAGCACCATGAACCCTCAGTAGTACTGTAACTGTTTGATTGTGTCGTTTGATTCTGTTTGATTCTGTGTGTTTACTTGATTTCTGACTTGATGTAATGTTCATGAGCTTCAATAAAAACACTCAACTGTATTTCTTTGTCTGTCATGCTTACATGGTTACCTAGGTCTCTAATACTTAGACTCTAATACTTATAGACTACTTAGACTCTGAACCATAAATGGTGCAGCATAACATAAACTGGTGAGATAAACCAGTCAAAAAAAACTTGTACTCAATCAATATACAGAGAGCTCAGTGGACTGGTTCTCTTTCTTTCACTCTCTGAGCTCCTTATATTGTGACGTAACAGGCGTGGTGTGCTGTGATTGGTTTGGAGGAGGAGCTTAGTGGTATAAAGGGGGCATCATGGCTCCACTCTGCATCTCATCTCAACGCAACAACTCAACAGCAGCAAAGAACCCAAAGAACTCTTCTAAAAACAAAACACCAAACATGTTCAAGCTACTGATGCTGGTGCTGTGCAGTGCATGCGCACTGTGCAACAAGCCGCTCATGAAGGTGCCTGATGCGCCGCCACCCCAGGTGCCTCCTCCTCCCCAGATGCGTCGTGCAGTCGTGGACCTGGAGCAGATGGTGGCTGATGCCTATGCTCTGGACGTGTCTGAGTGGTACTTTCGTCCCACTTATGAGCACAGATGTCCCAATGGTTTTGGTTCCTATGGCTGGGTAGAGGACTTTATGGTGGCCACATGTGACTCTCACAGCAACAAGCAGAGAGAGCTGTATGGGTTAGATGCTGATAGGAAGATGACACACAAGTGGTCCATGGTGATCAGAGAGCACAACGAGTCAAGGACAGTGTCCGACTTGTGCGACGTCTGCAACCCCTGCGACAGGTTTGAGTACCTCTCACCAGCCGGCGTGTGCTGCAAGCCATGCTACCCTGGGTACTACGCCGTCCAGCACTGCGCCACTGCCCACACAGCCAGCGTGTGTGAGGCCTGTCCAGTGGGCACCTACAAGAGCAACGCACATGTGGGCACCACCAGCCACCTGGAGCTGTGCATGGACCATCATGAGTGTCCCAAGAACACTCATCCCAGAGACGGCGTGTTCGAGGCCAGCGCCGTGCAGGACGTCTTCTGCGACCCAGACCACGGCTACTACTGTCCTGCCATACAGGAGGGAGCCTCTTGCAGCCTGGTCAGTGGAGCCAAATGGGCTGGCTGCTACCCTGGTTCCTACATCTTCAAGTTCCCCACTAGAGAGGCCTCTGCAGTGTGTGCCACCTGCGATTCAGAGAAAGAACACATCTACATCTCCAAGTCTGGCCTGGCCAAGTGCATCCTCCACACCAAGTGCGAGAGGGTCCAGGAGAAGGGCAGCCTCAACAAGGACACCATCTGCCTGGAGCTCAAGCACGAGGAGCTCTAGTTTGCTTGCTTTACTTTTGATATTTTACTGTACTGTTTACTGTTAATGTGTACTTGTGTGTATATGTATACTGTTGATGATGTTAAAATAAAAGGTTGAAGCTATGCAGTGAGTGCAGTCTATTTTTGGCCACTAGGCGCTGATGCGCAGCGCACCTGTCCGCAGCCTCGACCCTTCACACCCTGCACACCGGGCCCTTTCAGCATAAAAGGCAGGGGCGAGTGCGGATCCAGCAAGCACACAGCAGGACTCGAGAGCAAGAAGAACAAGAACACGCCATGCCTGCCACCTTTGGCAGGCGCCCTGACGGGGATGACCAAGTGTACCTGGAAGAGGACACGGATGACGGGGGATTCAGTGGCAGAGCACCACCCCAGGTGGCCCTGGCCCTGGACCTGGACTTTAGGGACAGGCTTACTCAGTTTCCTCACCACTCTGCTGCAGTCAGGGGTGGCCTGAGAGGCTGCCTGGGCAAGGTACTGAGCATCTCCAGGGGCAGGCTGCTGATGGGGGTGGTGGGCCTAGGCCTGCTGCTGGCCTTCATCGTGTTCATGGTGGAGAAGACGGACTCCAGGCTGCTGGACGAGGCCAAGTGTCCAGACCAGGCCCGTGTGTACTACCCTCTGAGGACGCACAGGCGCAAGTTCATCTTCATGTTCTGCTGCCACTGCTGTGCCCTCAAGCAGCCCCACATCTGCTACGAGGACATGTTCAAGTGGCTTGACCACTGGTACAACGACACGCTGTCCCAAGAGGAGCAGATGGGCTTTGCCCAACATGTGTGGGCAGCCGGCGTGGTGAGAGGCCACCTGGAGCGCAAGGCTGCTCCCCTGTCTCAGCAGGACCAGGACTCTTGGCCTCAGAACCTGCGCCAGATGGTCAAACGCACGCGCTGGGTTGAGTGGCTGGTGGGGGAGCACTACACCAAGAGCCTCAACCACACGCTGGCTGGTACAGAGGACTACGAGCACCTGAGCAAGCACACCATCTTTGACGACTCCGAGCAGCTCAGGCCCATCAACAGCACGCACAACGGTACTGCCAAGACCTACAAGCTGGAGACCTTGGTGGTGGACAATGTGTACGCAGCGGACGAGCTGGTGGCCTTCATGGTGGAGTCTGGGCACGCTCAGGACACTACCATGTTCAGGATGGCCTTCAACCAGTACTACGGCGCCTACAACGTGTACGACGAGCTGTTCCACAAGGCGCTGGACCTCGCCGGCGTGGTGGACTCTGTCGCCTACATGCCCTCTGCGGCTGAGGTGCTGATCGAGGCTGCCATGGACGAGGCCTTCTCGTACAACCCTGACGAGGAGGATGCCAGGCTCAACGCTTCCAGGGCCAACGCAACCAGCAACAGCACCCTGATGAACGGCACCTGCTCTCTGGAGCAGCTGTGCAAGGCCTATGATGTTGCTGCGACTACCACGCCGTCTCCCTCTGCTCTCCTCAGCACCAGTGACGTCACAACACCCAGCATCAGGCCCAGGACCAGTGACGTCACCGCGCCCAGCAGCAGGACCAGTCACACCACGCCCCCTTCTGGTACCCATGATGGCTCCACCGTGTGGACTGTTGGTAACATTACAATGACTGCTAATGGTACCTCTGCGGGGTGATGCTGAGGCTGAGGGATGAGGGAAGAGACTGCTCCTATTGTACAGAAGCTGTAAATGTCTAGCTTTGAATGGCCTCGTCGCCCAACCCAGGGGACATCGTGAGGCCGCTGTCCTGTCTGTTCTCCGCTCCGCTTCTCTGTCTTAGGTCTAGGTTAGGTTAGTGCAGTGCATGATTAAGCGTTAAGTTAAAGGGGTTTAGTGTTAGGTTTAGTGTTAGGTTTAGTTGTTTAGTGTTTAGTTAGGCCGGTGCATGAAGGAAAAGGTGCCACTGGCACTGACAGAGTAGGTACTGGGTACCTGAGCTTTAGCAGAACAGGTGTGGGGGCCCAGCAAAGCCACGTGCTAGAGGCTGAGGGCAGGCTGAGGTCCCTGATTCGATGGTAGAGGGTCCAACATCGGTAGGATAGCGCAACGTTGGTTTTTAGTTATCTATTCATCATCATGAATCCAATTGTCACAGGATAATTACATTCAAACAACATTGTGTATTCACAGGTTACTTTACTTTGTGCCTTTATTTGCCCTCATTCTGATGTTGAGCATCTTATAGTTTTGTTGAGCGCTGGTCTGGAGGGGGCCGTCGCTTGGGGCTGCCGTCTGCTGTTCCCGATGGGGCTCTGGTGCGCCACGAGTCCCCGGTCCTCTCTGGGCCCTCGTAGTTTAGTTTGATTATTTAACCTTCATGGATTAGGTACCATTATCATTTTTCGTTTAGTCTCTACGTGAAGTTGCATATTTCTAAAAGTGGTTCAATCGAATGACTGAGTTATGAACGAGTGGTTATCATTTTATTTGGATACTTATGGTTACTCGTAATGGTTACATATATTACATATATTACATATCATACTATACGGTTTACTTGTTTATTTTGCTCGTTACTGATCTACTTCAGCTGACTCTACATACCCTTTACTCTACAAACCCATGACTTTATCTTTACCTTGTTATGGCTAATTGAAAGACCGATAAATTTTGTCAGAATGTACGATGTGGTTTAACATCTTAGCATCGTCTCTCTTTGCTTGCTTGATTACCATTATTGTGATATATTAATGGTCTTTGGAAGAAACGAATAAACAAGCGATTTAACTTTGGGGGTCCGGTTCCCAGTGTATGCGTACCACTGGGCGACTCTAATGTTATACTTTGTCAACCTTATTATGTGGTTCCCTATTTTATTGACCAAACATAGTGTTAGTTTGTTATACAATCTTATACAAAAAGTTCATTTTGTAATACTACCATACTGATAGTGTCATCTCTAGAACTGAATATGAATACTATCAATACTTGCCTACCAATACTTGCCTTACTCTAATAAAGAAAATTATTTGACCTTACACATGTTCTTGTCATCATTATCACAATGTTTATTGATTCAACATTTAATATCCATCCACATTCAACATTGTATGTATATAAGTAAGTACATCAATTGTTTGACACATCAACTGTAAGTACATCAATTGTTTGACACATCAACTGTAAGTACATCAATTGTTTGACACATCATCAAGAACTTCAGCAAGACAAAGACATTAGTCAGAGTCAGAGTCAGAGTCTGGCTCCACATACTCTCTGGACTTCTTCTTGGACTTGTCCCTCTTCTCGCTCCTCTCCCTCTCGCTCCTGTGCTTCTTGTGCTTGTGCTTCTTCTCCTTCTCCTTGTGTGATGAGTGAGCAGAGTGAGCAGAGTGAGCAGAGTGAGCAGAGTGAGCAGAGTGAGAGGGAGAGGCAGGGGGTGACCCAGGGGACAGCTCTATCCTCTCTGCAGACTTGGGCGTCTTGGGAGACGGCTCAGCAGACTGAGACGCTGAAGACGGCGCGGGGCGCTTCTTGGACTTGGCCTTGGGGATGGCAGGGGCAGCCTGGTGCAGGGGTGCAGGCACGTGTGGCTCAGCAGAGGTGGCTGAGGTGAACAGGGAGTGCTCCAATACTGCAAAGGAATCAAAGAACACAACACATCAGACACTGTGCTGTACAGTGTGACAAGTGTGAGAAAGCAAAGAACTCAATAATTACCTCCAGCCAGGACTGATGCAGGGGTGCTGGTCTCTGCAAACTCTTGCCACTCTGAGGCAGTGTTGAGGCCATCTGGGATCTGTCTGTCCATGGTGCAGAAGCGCCACTTGTACCACTGGTTGTCCATGCAGATGGCGTCCTGCCAGTCTGACTTCTTGAGGATGAAGCTGGTCTGGCCCAGGGTGAAGTTGTGCACGGGCAGCATGGGGCCTGTGATGGGAGGCAGCCTTGGTGGACCCACAGACTTGAAGAGTGTGATGCCAGGAGGCCTGAACCAGGTCCACACGGTGGGGCCCATGGTGGACCTGTCAATGACCCAGTACGGGTCCCAGTCTGTGGTGTAGTAGCGCATGGACATCACGTTCTGCTCTGGGGTTGGAGGGCCCTCTGCCTGAGAAGTGGCTGGTACTTGGGAGGGCATCTGTCTGGGTGCTGGTGCTGCTGGGTGCTGTGGTATCTGTGCTGATTGCTGTGGTTTGGTGGGTTGCTGAGGTGGCTGAGGTGTGGGTTGATGAGGTGGTGGTGTGGGTTGCTGATGTGGTGGTGTGCTTTTAGCAGGTTTCTTACTTGGTTTCTCTTCAGGCTTTGCTGTGAGCTTGGCCAGGTCAGGCTTGACGTCCTCTGTTGCTGCTTCATCACATGAAGTGTCTTGTGGCTCAGTCTTTATGGGTACCTCTGTCTCAGCATCTGAAGTGGGTGCAGGTGTTGTGGTGGTGGTGGCTGCTGTGGTTGAAGTTGAAGCTTCTTCTTCTTCTTCATCACTGCTGTCCTCCTCCTCTTCAAGGTCAAAGTCTGAAAGGAACTCTTCCTTGCCATAGTTTCTGCCCTGGTTCACACTCTCTTCAAGCTCTTTGCCAAACAGTCTCACCTGCACTCCTTGAGGTACCTCGTCCTTGGTCATGACGTGCCATTCCCACCAGGTACGGTCAGCGCCAGTGATGTGACACAGCTTGACTTTGTAGAGTCTGAAGGCCAGGCTGGAGGTGGTTGAGCGCATCCAGATGTCAGAGTCTGAGCCCTTCTTCTTGTACAGGCAGTGCTGAGTGTCGCGCCAGTGCAGGATCCAAGAGCCTCCCTTGAAGGGCAGAGGTGGGCAGCGTGTGCTGAGTGCGCTCTCGCTGTCGTAGACTGGAGGTCCGTAGGCCTGCTGCTGTGGGGAGAGACCTGTGGGCTGCAGAGTGGTGAACTGCACCCAGTCAAATTTTTGCTGAGCGTTCCTGTTCACGATGAAGAAAGCAGCGCCGTCTGCCTTGACTCTGTAGATGGGCTTCAGCGTCTGGTGCTGAGTCTTGGGCAACTTGGGGTCAGGCTTCTTCACGGGGCTGGTGCCCAGCTCAAACTTCTCCTCAGCAGTCAGAGTGTGCGTTGGAGCAAAGTGGTTAGGTCTGCCGTTGAGCAGCGTGCCAGTGGGTACACTGCACCACTCAAACCACCACTCAGTGTACAGGTGAGACTCAGCATGATCAACCAAGTCAGCTCTAATGCAAGCAACAGCGTGTCTCTGGTACGGAGTACCCTCAGCGTTCTTAGCACACCACCACCCATCAGTCAGTCTCTTTCTAATCAAATAACCACTGTTTCCACACGTCACATGATAACACTCAATGTCATTCTTCGAATCGTTGAAAGCCTTTCTAGGGTTTGCAAGTTTAGGACCAAAACTCTTTACCGTGCTCCTGTGTCTGGCACCAGCGCTGAACTTCTTCCATTCCCAGTCACCATTCTTGCGAGGTTTGATCCAGAAGGCATCACCCTCGTACGAGTGCACGTAGAAACGCATGGCTCAAGTGTTGAGGTTGAGAGAAGAGACAAGGCGAGAAAGTAAAAAAAGACAGAGTATGTCAATGACTCTCGTTGTACAAACGGACAGAGTTTCACCCTCGCGCAAAAGTGTCAGAAATTGAGAGGTACGACGCTCGACGCCCTTATCAAGGGCAGCGCCGCCCACCACAACCCGAAACTGATCCTCCCTCTTCGCCTTCAAAACCCTCCTCTTTGACGTCAGACCCTCCCTTATTGCCACAATGCTACCACATCAATAGGCGTTAAATGCGTCATTAACGGTCAGTGTCGCAATCAGTGGCAACAGTCACACCCTTTATTAGTCATCCTTTCCTCGTAATCGCCGTTAAATGCGTCATTAACGGTCAGTGTCGCAATCAGTGGCAACAGTCACACCTTTTTCCTCGTAATCGAGTCACCCTTTCCTCGTAATCTAATCTAGTCACTTCACTCCTTCGCCATGTATGCCCTGGCCATGTATTGCCCCTGACTGTACGCTACACCCTGGCCATGTACGCTGTATAGTACACCCTGGTCATAATAGTCTATGTCTAAGTATTATGTCTAAGTATTAGTATTATAGTATTAGTATTATAGTATTATGTATGTGTCTAAGTACAAGTATTTGTCTAAGTATAATGTCTAAGTATAGTAAGTTTAATGTCTAAGTTTAATGTCTAAGTATTTGTCTAAGTTTAATGTCTAAGTATTTGTCTAAGTATAATGTCTAAGTATAGTAAGTTTAATGTCTAAGTTTAATGTCTAAGTATAAGAACTTTATGGCCTCTTGTGCCTCATTAGTTCTTCATTATTTTATTATATTATTTATGAACTACCCTCATCGTGGTAGGATTATTGTTATATGTTATACTTGTGTACTTGTATTACACATGAGTGCAATGAGAGAGTCAGAAAAACAATTCAACATCATTTATTAAAGTAAATAGTTACACACATGAGCATGGTACTGTTTTGTATTTTCACATCAGCATCAAACATCAAACATCAAACATCAAACATTCAAGAATCAAGTAATAATATCTGCATAGCATATAGCATAACAATGTACAAGGATCAGATCTTTGAGTGTAAAAGTGTAAAGAGAGTCTATTTTCTTGCTCTTCTGCCCCTCTTCTTGTTCTTGCTGCCAACTGGTCTACCTGGCCCACGCTTAGCAACCTGGGCAGCAACAGCAGCGACCACAGCGGCCTCTTCCTCCTCTGCATCAGGCTCCTCTGGCTCAGGCAGACCACTCTCTCTGGCTCTCTCAGCTCTCTGCTCTCTGTCACTGCGTCTCCTCACACGCTCAGCTTCAAGCAGTGCTGGGTCAAGTGGCTCGGACACAACACGAACAAACATGCAGGCGTCCTCATCACCGTCCGACTCGTCAGCGTCTTCGTCCTCCTCATCATCAGCCTCCTCTCCCCTGGGCTCTTGCTTGATGAAGGCCAGCACTGCGAGTTGTTGGTGCAGTGATGGTGTGAGAAGTGTAGAGTTAGGGGTAGAGGGCTCACCAGCATCAGCATCAGCAGAGGACCTCTGTGTCTCTGGAACATGTGTGACTTGTGTCTCTGTCTCTGGCTCTGGTGTCTCTGGCTCAGCAGTGGCGTCTTGTGGCACCTCACCCTCCTCAGCATCCTCACCCTCCTCAGCATCATCAGCAGTCTCAGCATCATCAGCAGTCTCTTGTGGGTCTCTGTCTGCAGTGGACATCACCTCCTCCTCACCAGCATCAGCAGCAGGCTCATCATCATCATCAGAGTCAGAGATGAGGATGGTCTCAGTCTGTTGTGGTGGTGGTGTGGACTTGGCTGCACGGCGCTGCTCACGGCTTGCAAGACGGCTGAAGTACAGGTCTTCTTGCTCTTGCTTGGGTACAGTGACAGTGACAGGTGCAGGTGCAGACTCTTCCTCACCTTCTCCATCACTCAGCTGTGCCACTTGGTGTTGTGGTGGTGGTGGTGGTGGTGTGGGAGTGCGTGGTGCAGGTTCAGGTGCTGTCTGCTGCTGTACCTCTGCTGCTGCAGTCTCCTCATCATCACTGCTGGATGTCACATTGTCTGCATACTGCTTCACCTTCTTCAACAGCAGGCTGGAAGGGTCGTAGGGTGCAAAGCCGCGTCTGACAGTGTCCCATCTCTTGGCAGCCAGGTCACACACCTTCTGCATGCTGCCAGTCTTGTTCATCTCCCCCATGCTGCCAAATCTGTAACACATCTCCATGGCAAGGCACATGAAGGCCTTCTTGCAATCTGCACACACAATACAAGAGAGAGCACACATGAGACACTGAACATGAACACTGAACACAACAACATTCACAATATTCACAATAGTATTGAGTGTGTGTGTGTGTGTGTGTGTGTGTGTGTGTGTGTGTGTGTGTGTGTGTGTGTGTGTGTGTGTGTGTGTGTGTGTGTGTGTGTGTGTGTGTGATAAGAGTATGGAATAATACTTACGGGTGATGGGGATGGATTCACGCGCAGCATAAGGCCCCAGCTTCTCACGTCTCTCCTGGCGTCTGTGTTTACGTCTGGAAGGACCTGGTGCATCTTCATCACTGCTCTCTTGCGGCTTCCAGTCAGCTGCCCATCTGTCTGCGCTCTGCTTCCATGGCTTGTCAGCTCCCTTGTCACTCTTGTCAGAGTGCTTGTGCTGCTTGCTCTTGGGCTCAGAGGGAGAGGGTGAGCGCTTGCGCTTTCTCTTGCCACCTTCCTTGGCTCTTGGTGGTGACCGCTCTTCAGGTACCATTTCAACCTCACTCCTATCTAGCATCACAACAGGTGTTCTGGACTCACCAAGTCTCTGCTGACCAGATGAATTGGGTGGTGTGGACCTGGACCTGGACCTGGAGTCTTTCCTCACAGTCTTGGGCTTTTGCTTGGGTCTTGCTCTGCGTGTGCCATGCTCCTTGATGTACTGTCTGTAGTCTGGTACTGTCATGTCCATCTCAGCAGCTGCAGCCTGCTCCTTGGCCTTCAGTCTGGCTCTGTAGTGCCTGTCCCTCCTGGCCTTGTACCACTTGGAGCGTCTCTCAGGCTCAGTCAGTGGTGGTGCAAACTCAGAGTCAGATTCAGGACGCTTTCTGGGTTCTTCATCAGACTGTTCAATCTCACTCTCATCCAGCTCTACCCTCACACGTTTTGGCTTGTGCTTGGGTGGTGGTGTGGGCTGAGAAGGTCCAGACACACTCACATCATCTTCCTCCTCTTCAACAACATGTTTCTTGCTCTTGTGCTTGCTCTTGTCTTTCTTCTTCTTGTCCCTCTTCTCTTTCTCTCTCCTCTCTCTCTTGTCTTTGCTTTTGCTTTTGCTTTTCTTTTTCTCTTTCTCACCATGCTTGCTTGACTTGCGTCTCACAACAACATCTTCACTATCTTCTTCTTCTTCAACAGCAAGAGCTTCTTCTACAACCTCTTCTTCAGTCTCTTCCCCACCACTCAAAACAACAAGAGTCTTACCATGGGTCAGAGGCTGGTTGTCATGCTCAAGAGGTCCTTGCAGATCAGTCTCTCTGTAGCGCTGTCTCATTTGCTCATGCAGACGCTCGATCTCATCAGGCTCATAGTCAGACAAATCAGTTGCTCTCACAGACTTCTTGGCTACTGGTACACGTGCTGAAGAGGTACCTGCTGTTGGAGGTCTTGCTGATCTGGGTGTTGAAGAAGCGAACTTTCTTGCTGCTTTCACTTGCTGCTGGCGCTGCTGCTCGGTCTCGCTATCGTACTCGGATGAAGACATGGTACTAGTTGTAGTTGTTCAAGTATCAAAGTGTCAAAGTGTTCAAAGCGCTCAAACGACAAAGTGTCAAAGTCTCGAAAAAGTAACAAAGTGTCAATGAAAGTCTACGAACGCTAAGCGAAAATGCAAGGCGGCGTGCTCTGATAAGAATGGCAGCTTCCCGCTCAGTCTCTCCTTTATGAGCGCGCCGGCTCCGCCTCCCAGCCCCGCCCGCACAGAGGTGACTCAGTTAAGTTTCGATTCACGCCCAAGGCGTCGCCCACGCCGTCTCACAGGGCGTCGTCACAACAAGTCCAAGTATGTACAATATTTACAATAATTACAGTCTTGCAATGAATCAGAGTTTCTGTCTTACTCAATCCTGCGACGCCTTGCCTGCGGGGCAGCTTCGGCCTCGTTGCCCTCCTCGTCGCTGTCCCTTGTACGCCGTCTTGCCTGACGCTCTTGGTGCTCTCTGTAGGCCCTCTCCATGCTCTCCTTGCGCCTCTTCACATCACACAACAGACTGTAAGGTGTAGCATAAGAAGTAGACTCTACCTCACACTCCACTCCGTTGATCACTCTGTTCATGGTCAGGCTGCTCTGCTCAGTCACCCTCACATGTGAAGAGTTGTCCCCATCATAAGACGTCGTGCTGTCAGGCGCACACTCGTCCTCATCACTCCATGTATGCACATCAGCCATGCTCATTGAACGTACACTGGTGTCACTCACTGTGTTGTCTTGTAGAGGAGCGTCTACAGCGATGGTGCGTCTCCATGAGCTGGTCTCCCCCGTAACCAGATCCTTGAGGTGCCTGGGCAGCTCATCTAGTCTCAGGCCTACCAGTCTGAAGGTGTCTACGTGCGTGGTTCTGAAACACTCGGTGTAGATGGTCAGGCACAGCATCTTGAGCGTGGTCAGGGTCAGGTTGAAACCAAACAGTTCACGCACCACTCTGAACACAGTGCAGGCGGCTTGTCTCACCTCACACTTCAGCCTGTCGTCCACCTGCCATGCTGGGCTGCCCCTCGCGTCTCTATGGATGGAGAAGACGCTCTTCAGCCTCAGCCTCAGCTCAAACATGGTCTCTGGTGTGCACAGCGTGCGTCCGTGGTCAGTCACACCAAGCACGAGTCGCGTCGCCTTGATCACCGTCGCACACGTCGTCCTCACGGGTCTGAACATCTCTGGGATGATGTCCCTCAGTCCAGCCATCACAAGCACTGCGTTGTTTGCCATTGTAGGTTGTTGGTGTAGTATTAGAGCACTAGTATTAGAGCACTAAAAGTATTAAAGTGTTAGAGTACAAACGACGTAGCGTCTAGGTCTATAGTCTAGAGTATGAATGAAGTTGAGCGGCAGCCATTGCGCATGTCCCACATTAGCTCCTCCCCTTCCCACCCAATGAATAATCGAACGGTCATCACACACCCTTCCCAGCAGTGGGTGACTCATAGTAATTAAGTGGTGTACAAAACGAAACATAGTAATTAAGTGTTGCGCAAAACGAAAACCACAGTAATTAAGTGTTGCGCAAAACGAAACAGTTGTGCGAAACGAAACCACAGTGATTAAGTGTTGCGCAAAACGAAACAGTTGTGCGAAACGAAACCACAGTGATTAAGTGTTGCACAAAACGAAACAGTTGTGCGAAACGAAACCACAGTGATTAAGTGTTGCGCAAAACGAAACAGTTGTGCGAAACGAAAACCACAGTTAAGTGTTGTCAAAACGAAACAGTTGTGCGAAACGAAACCACAGTGATTAAGTGTTGTCAAAACGAATCATAGTAATTAAGTGTTGCGCAAAATGAAAACCACAACGATCGGTGTCATTCAAAACATGTTTGTTTATTCTCACATCACACGCAATCAATCACAATTCAATACAATACAATTCAATTCAACGGTAAATTGGACAAAGACATTATGGACATGGCACTGGGCAATGGTGTGGATGGTGTGCTTGGTTCATCTTCATCTTCTGTGGTAGTGGAAGTGTGGGGCAGCCATCTCAAGCTCTGACCAGTGCGTCTCTGTAGTCTCCTCTGTCTCATCAGTGTCCACAGCTCCTTGAAGTCACAGCTCTGCCTGCCCTTCATCAGCTCAAAGTGTGAGGCCTGTCTGTGTGTGGGGTTGGGTATGGCCTTGTGCTCCATGTATGTGGGCTCATCCTCACACAGTGTCCCTGTACGTGACATGCACCATTAGTATAAAGTGCCAAAGTACTAGAAGTGCCAAAGTACTAGCAATATAATAATATAATAATATAATAATATAACAATATAACACTTACGTGTGTTCATTGTAGTGTTCATAGTTGTTCTAGTAGTTCTAGTAGTATAGTACAAGTGTAGAGAGATGTGGTCTCAAGAGATGCTCTGTCTGATCTGAGTGTGTGGGCTCTGAGTCTGGCTCATATAGTGTCCACTGACTCAGTTCATAGTGCATCATCGTGCATCATAGTGTGTGGTGAGTGTACCAAGTACCAAGGATGACCATGAGAGGTATAGCTCAAGTGCATTTATTGATAAATCATAACATATCAGTGCAATGGTACAGTACAACAGTGGCATCAAACACCAATGCCTCCATCAATAACAGTGTCCATAGATTTACGTGCATTCACTCTCTGTATTCTAGTAATTTTGGCACGTTTGCGTGCCAGCAGCTGTTGCTTTCTCAGATAGCAGCTATCATTGCGACCAAGGTAAGACGCACCAGCCCTGTGCATGATCATACTATCAACACTTTGACACATCTTAATAGAATCAACTACAGCAGCATTATTAGCATCAACAAGAGAATCAGCAGGGTAATCAACCAGTGCATACACATGCTCTTCTTCTTCTTGCTGTTGGAGTCTGTCCTTCACCTCGCTGTACGGCTCAAGCATGGGCACCTCAGGCTCAGGCACTTCAGGCAGAGGTCTCTGGGCCAGCGGGGCAGCAGCATCAGCTTCAGGTGTCAGGGCATCACGTCTCCCCACTGTAACATGAGATGCACAGTCAGAGTCAAGCAAGCAAGCACGAGTATATAAGAGTATAAGAGCATCAGTATTATCACGAGACAACAGACACAATACTTACAAGCACCACGGACTGTGTAGAAGGCTTTGCTGAACTTCAGAAATCTGGAGGCCATGGTAGTGGTAGTGTAGTAGAGAGGCGGCGTGCAAGACGGATTAGATAGAGTGAGAGTGTTATGTCCTCCATGCCATCAGCCTCAGCTCTTAAACCCCTCTACGCGCGTCAATGTCTGAGTCAATTGGGTGTGCTGATGCTGCGCCCATCACGGTTGCACGCGATACCTGACTCACAGGGCGGCGTGCACGCCGGCGCACCCTAACGACGCCTTCCACCCACGCACCCACGCACACACGACGCACGACGCTTACGACCACAAGCCACACCTATTGCGACATAAGCCGCACAAGGTGCACGATTACTCACAAGCCACACCTATTGTGCAATACATGGCAAGGCGGCGTGCGTCGTGTATGTGTCAACGGTGTGTCATGATGTGGCAATGGTGTGGTGTGTCATAGTATGCCTAGGGCTCATGCTTGTCCCTTTATTGTATTATATTGTATTGTATTATATTGTATTATATTATATTATATTATATTATATTGAAGACATGAGAGAGTAGTACAGTTCAACTCATTCAATAATTTATTATATATGTACAATACACATCATGGTACAACATCACACAGTACATCAGGGACTCATCCAGTTGCCATCACGTTCAACAGCATCAGTGCCATCATCATTAACAAACTTATTCTGATTCTTATCCCAACGCCAGCTATAGTACACACAACGCTTCTTCTCAAGATCACATGAATACACAGGATCAGGTACATAGTCAAACAAGCCAAGCTCATCAAAGTCCTCATCATCCTCATTCTTTGGTGTGGGGTCAATCAGGGCACAGTGTACAGCCACTGGACAGTATGGCCTGCCTGGATCGCTCCTCATCACAGACCTCATGCCTTTGATCTCCATCCTGTTCAGTTCAAGCATGCATTCAGCATCATCCTCCCAGTCAGTATCACTTGGTCTGGGTCTCACTCCGAACTGTTTGTAACCTGTAGAGGTAGAGACACACGTTAGTATCACATCAAGCCGTCTCACACGACGTCTAACAGTACAGCAGTACAGCACACAAGCACAATCATACTCAATCATACTCACTTCTGTCAGGCAACAGTTCTAGAGACTCCCACAGCATACTGGTGGCCTTGGAAGCGGCAGTGGCCTCTCTCTCTTCCACTGTTCTCTTTCTTTTCTTGAGTGGTAGGCAGCTCTCATCAATAGACTCGTCTCTCATCCTCTTGACGACGTCGTCCACTGTCTCCCAGGGTCTGAACATGGCTTAGGGTTGTGAGTGTTAGGGCTACAGCTGTTAGAGTGTTAGGGCTAGTGTTAGGGCTAGAGCCATTAGGCCTGCTGCTCTTATACTTGGCCCCTCCTTCAATACGTCACACACCCTCGCGCCATCTGGGACAGCCCCACCAACGTAATTGGTACAGCCCCGTATATGACGCCGTCGATGCCGACGCAATTAGGGTTGGCGCGGTTCCAATTAGGGCTACTACGGTTAGGGCTGTGTACTATGGTTAGGGGTATGTGTGCCACATGGTGTTAGGGTTAGGGTTAGGGTTGAGGATTCTGTTAGGGTTAGGGCTCTGGTTGTCTTTGCGTTAGGGTTAGGGCTGTGTGCTGAATCTCCCTGCCAAGTGTTGGGGCTAGGGGTAGGATTAGGGTTAGGGTTCAGAGTGTTATAGTTGGGACGGTTATGGCTATGGGCTAGGGCTAGGGTTAGGGCTGGAGCTAGAGCGCACTGCTAGGGCTGGTTAGGGTTAGGATTAGGGCTTCGGACTGTGTTAGGGCTAGGGTTAGTGTTAGGGCTAAAATTAGGGCTAGAAGTTGGGGCGGTTTTTAAATGGAGCTAACCCTAACACCAGGGGTCTAGGTAAGGCAAGG